GGATATTATAATTTAATATTATTATATATCCTATAATTGTTTCTAATTGATCGTGTTCGTATAAATTATTAATATTTATATTTGGTGAATTTGCAACAATATTATTATATGATTCATATGTTAATAAACGTAATCGATTCATTAATTTTTTTATTTTATCAATATTTTGTTCATTGATTGGTTGATCATTAATATTAAACTTAAAAGCATAAACTATTTCAAATGCAATCTTTTGTATTTTTTCTATAAGTATTTTATTATGTGGCATTTTATATATTTTTTTAATAATCATATCAAAATTAGTTAAATTTGGATTGTCATATGATTTTTTTGAAAGAAATTTTTTAATATATTTAATATTAGTTGAATTTATGATATAATCTAATAATTCTTCTGTTTTAACTAAATTATTTTTTATTTGATTTTTAAATCTATTAAATAAAAATCTAAAATCACTATTTAATTTATTATCAACACCTACCATGTTTTTGTTAATTTATTATTTAATTATATTATTAATAATTATTAAGTTAATTACAAGTAAAAAAAATTTAATCTGTTTATTATTTATTGTTTATAAGTATTGATGTTTATTTTGCCAAAAAGTTTCATTATTTGTTTTATTCATATATTGGTATCCGCATCTTTCTAAATAATCAACATCTCTTACAATTAAACGAGTATTGCTACCACCACGAATCCATCCTGCTTGAACGTATTCAGGAACAATATGAATTGGGTCTTGAACATTTTCACGAAGATGGTCAACTAGAGGAGTAAAGTAGTTTTCAATTGTTATACCTGAAAGGGTGCTGCATTGACGTTTTTCTTTGGTTGGTTCACCTGGTAAAAGTTGGGTTTCGAGGTTTTGGTCACCTGCACCTCTTCCCATGTAAGGAACAGTTAAATAAGGACGTTCAAATAATTGAGTTGGGCATTTGGGGTTATTTTTCATTTTACCAACGCGAAGATTTGAACTTTCATCAATGATGCAACTGCTGACACCATAACCATTTTGGAAAAAAGTTAATGGTTGACTGGTGGCTTTGTCTACAACATCAGGAATATTGCATTCACATTGGTAATGATTGCTGACTTGGTATTTACCAGGACCTAAACTTTGTTTAGCTTGTTCAGTTATATAACAAGTATCATCATGATTTTTGGTGAAATCACGAAATTTTAATTGACCTTTCGCGGGATCAACACATTGTCTTTGTTCTTGAATTTCTTTATAGGGTTGTGGATTAAGTAATAAATTTGAACTCATATTCTTTAATATATTACGAAGAGAAATTTTTTCATAATTAATCTTTATTTTTCTTTATTTTTTATTTTTTCTTTATTTTTTCTTTATTTTTACGAGTTGGTTTAAAAATGAAAAATAATATCCTATTCTTTATCAAATATCAAATATCAAAAATTAAAATGAAAAATAAAGCAGTAAAACTATCTAAATTAAATAAAAAAACACAAGAAGAACTCAAAACAAATATTGAAAAACATTTTAAACTTAATAATTTACAAACATACTTTCCACCGATGACTTATTGGGAAGATTTTGAAAATAATTCATATTATAATAAATTATATATCCTAGATTCTAAATATAAATTAATTTCTTTAGAAAGAAAATCTGATAAATATGATTCTGACCTAGATTATTTAGGATATATTCAAAAAAGAGGTGATAAGAAACCAATTGATAAAAAAATTAAACATGAAATTCATTTCAAAATAAATCCACTTCTAGAACCAATTAATACAATTATGAATAAATATCAACTTCAATCATCTATGTTAATGCCTAGTGTATTTGATTATATTACAAATAAAAAAATAAATTCACCTCATAATTTTTCATATGTAGAAACCCTATTTTCATATCTGGCAAGTGGTTTAGTAGAAAATGGTAAATGTCCTAGTTTTCCATATTACTACGGTTCATATTTAGGTGTTATGGAAGAATTTAAACACAATATATCTGATGAATATGATTCTATTAAAAAACATAGTTGGTTTTCGGACCATATTGGAAAATTATTTGAATTAGAAAAAGTTAGTATTGAAGACACAATAGCTGCATCGATTCCAGATTTACCTGAAATTAACGTTGATGAACAAAAAAATAAAGATATTATTTTAGGTGCTGAAGAAATAGATTTTGATTCAATTGATATCTCAAATATTACACACAATAAAAAAACTAGAAGATGTTCAGCTAGTGATAATGAAAGTGATAATGATGAAACCACTAAAACCACAACAAATAAAGATGAAAATGAAGATGATGATGGTGAAGATAATGATGAAGATGATGATGGTGATGATGATGATGAAGAATCCGAATGGGAATCAGCAACAGAATCATCTGAAGGAGGTTCAACGCTTGATAATATGAGTGAAAATGATGATAATATTTTTGATGAAGACATGGATGATTCATATCATTATGTAAAATTAAAAAATTTTCCGGTTCAACTAATTGCAATGGAAAAATTGCATAAAACATTAGATGAATTATTAAAGAACAAGAAAATAAAAAATGAAGAATGGTTAAGTATTTTATTTCAAGTTATATTTGGTTTAGCAGTTGCTCAAAAACATTTTAATTTTACACACAATGACCTCCATTCTAGTAACATTATGTTTAAACCTACTAAAACATCAAATCTGTATTTCTGTGTAAAAGGAGTATATTATAGAATTCCTACATTTGGTAAAATTACAAAAATCATTGATTTTGCAAGAGGTGTATTTAAAGTAGATAATCAACAATTCTTTAGTGATGTCTTTAAAAAAGATGGTGATGCTGAAGGACAATACACATACCCTTATCAATCATCAACTCATATTAAACACTCACCAAATCCTAGTTTTGATTTATCTTATTTAGCAATCACAATCAGAGAACATTTTACATCAGATTCACCTATTTTTGAGTTATTAGAAAAATGGGTAACTGATAAATATGGAAATAATTTAGGGCATCATAATATTGACTTTGATTTATATGTTAAAATTGCTCACAATGTCGATAGTGCAGTACCTAGAGAACAATTCAATGACCCTCTATTTAATAATTTTAAAATTAAAAAAGATAAAATACCTAAAGACTCATACATTTATTATTACTAATCTTTCCCTTTAGTTTCTTTTTAATTTCTTTAATTTCTTTAGTTTGTTATTTTTTGTTATTTTTTGGTTTAATATATACTAAAAATTGATATTTTTTGGTATTTTAAATAAATAGTAATTTGTGCGGATCTCCATCAAGATGTCTCTGGTTCAAGTTTCGTACGAAGATTTTTCTCGTTTTCAACTGACGACAAAGGGGATCATGCGAAAACTCATCTCAATCATGAGGGGACGTGTTGTGGACCATCAATTTATTGATGACATGAAAGAGTGGCTTGAGAAGCTGGTTCGTCTGCTGGTGACAACTGTTGATCCTGAGTTGCAAAGCTCAGTAATCAATGATGTCTCTGGTGTCCGCTGTGCTTTTGCTAATCTGGATGTCTTTGGTAATTTTGGCGAGTTTTCATCACACCTCTTCAACATTGTCATGTTTATTCGGGAAAATGACATGAAAATGTGCCGTGACGAGTTGCGCTACCTTATCAAAATGATTAAGTACTACTACTAAAAAATAAAAAATATTTATAGTAGGCTAGGTTTTTTTATTTTCCTTTGTTTTTTAACGTTAAATCTACTTATTGATTTTTCTTATTGTAATGTAAAGTAAAGTAAATATGCCTGGAGGATTATTACAATTAGCAGGTTATGGGAGTCAGGATATATATTTAACAGGATCTCCTTTAATATCATATTTTAAGATTGTTTATAGAAGATATACAAATTTTTCAATGGAAAGTATTAGTCTAGAATTAGATAAAACAGAACTATCCTTTGATCAAGAAAAAATATTTAAAAGAAAAATAGATCGTAATGGTGATCTAGTTACTAAAATGTATTTTACCTTTACATTACCTGAAATTCAATCACCAGCAAATGTCCAATTTCAATGGATTAAAAATATTGGAACAACTATTATTAAATCAGTTTCTTTTTTTATTCAGGGTCGTAAAATTGATGAACATTATGGTGAATGGCTTCATATTTGGCATGAACTTAATTTAACTGCTGATCAAAGAGATGGTTATAATACTATGATTGGTAATATTCCAGAAATTTATGATCCTGCAAATGCTGATGGAAATAATGGTATTTATCCAGGTTCAACTGTCGATGTTGATTTTATTCCATCAATTAAAAGTTATCAAATCTATGTCCCGATGATATTTTGGTTTAATCGTCATCCTGGTTTAGCTCTTCCTTTAATTGCTCTTCAATATCATGAAGCGGAAATTCAATTTATAATGAGACCAGTTAAAGATTTATATACAATTATCGATACTGTTCCAACATCTTTAAATTATGGTTACCGAATTAAACCTTCTAGCAATTTTTCATATCAAGGAATTGAAAATTTCTTGACTAGTACATCATTGGCTATTAGTAACCCTGATGGTGGTCGTAATCTGATTAGATTTGATATTAATCCTAGATTAGAAGTCACATATATATTTTTAGATTCTGAGGAAAGATCTAGAATGGCAGAAGTTGATCATGAATATTTGATTGAACGGGTCTTTAGAGTTGAAAAAGGAGGCATAGTTGGTTCTAGCACAAATAATATTAAATTAGAACTACATCATCCAACCAAAGAATTGGTCTGGACAACTAAACGGGATGATACTGATCTTCATAATGATTGGACTAATTTTACTAATTGGACAGATGAAATAAATCCTCCTTATAGTGTTGCATATTATAATCCATATGGATATACTAGACAAATGACCCCCCTTAATTATCCAAATTATAAAGAAAAATCTATTCTAAAAGATGCCAAAATATTATTAAATGGGTTTGATCGATTTAGTGAAAAAGATACTCTCTATTTTAATAATTTACAACCAATGGAATCACATACTAGAATACCTAAAAATGGTGTCTATTGTTATTCATTTTCTTTAAACAATACCAACTCTAATGTTTATCAACCAAGTGGTACATGTAATTTTTCAATGTATAATGATATTGCATTATTAGTTTCAACAAATCCAATTGATTCAAGTGAAAATTACAATTTTATAACAACAATTTATGCTGTCAGTTATAATATGCTTCGTATCACATCAGGGATGGGAGATTTAGAATTCTCTCCATAAGAATAAAATTGAATTTAAATAAAACATAATTTAAATAATACTCTTAAAACAATCATACAATGAACGTTTTATATACTATCAATGAAGTGATTAATTCATTTCAAAAACATGAAACAGCGTTGGATTCTATTGCATCATATGAAGAATTTATGAAATTATATAACAATTTCAAAAAGAACAACAACAATATTATTATTTTGGAAAAAGATATTAAAAAATTGGACATTATTCTTTCCAACCATGAAAATCTTAAGATTTATAAAATGTCAATTAGTAAAATTTTGTCTAATATGGTGGTTCTTATTAAATACGAAATTAAGTTTTAGATTTTAGATTTTTGATTTTTAGTAATTTTAGCTTTATTACTATCTGTAAAATTGTTTAATATTAGTGTTTTTTTATTATATTACTCCCACTGGAAGTTTGATCTCGAGTCATTTGCAGTGTGCCAGACAATAAAATGTCTAGCGTTTTGGACCTTTCCGTTCGCCCTCGCCCCTCTGTGGGTCAGTTTGCGACGCTTTCGGTCTCCCAGCTTGGTGGTCTCACAACCATCAACATTGGCAACCCCAGCGACAAGGTCTTGCGGGTTGTCTGCGAGGGTGGTGTTACCCTCCAGATTTTTGGCATTTCGTCAATCCCCCTTTACACCATCATCCCCAGCATCATGATGCTCAACAAAGATTACATCTTTAAGGTGCTTAACGGCATTCAGAAGAAGGTCTCTGAGGTCCCCGGCAAAAACCCCAAGGCGGTCGAGTTGTACTCCCTCCTTGTCGGTGCTCGCCGGATGATCGACAACGTTAACGAATCGGTGAAGCAGACGATTTTCTCGTATTACACGATTAAGGAAAACAAGTACGCCATCAACAAGTTTAACAAGAAGCAAATCCAGCACATTCCGGATCTGATGCACTCGATGCAGAACTCCGACGACGAACTGGTTTTTGAGCTTTGCAAGGTCGAAGGGTCGACTTTTGCTGAGCTGACAAGCAAGATGTTCTTGTTTTCCAAGATGTCCTTGACGGATGACATCTCGGAGGTCTTGCCCCTGGTCGCACAATTTTTGAAGGTGCGTAAGGGCTTCACGGGCGACACACGTGAGACTCCCATCCCCAACGCCTCAAAAGGGTTTAACGGAGGAGTCAATCTGTGGACCTGTTACGTGAGCCAAATGGGGGCGGCACCGGACAACATCATTGACCTTTTGGGGTTGACAATGTTTCGCCACATTGGCTTGCGTCTGTCCGACATGGAAATCATCATCCTCTTCACAGAACTTCTGCACTCCAAGATTCCCCTCAACGAGGGTGTCAAGGAAGTGCTCGAGGAGCTGTTGTCGCGGGACTTTGTCGCACTTGACCAGATGAATATGTACAGTGACCCGACGTGCATGTCCATGTGGCAGACATCGAAGCTCATTCCCAACATTCCCATCATCAAGCGTGCCAAATCGGAGATTGCGGCTTTCATCTGCCTCTTTCAGACGTGGTTCATGGATTCCAACCCTGGCGATCTGTCGTTTGAGAAGATGGCGGAGCTCTTTGGGTTTGACTTCAAGTTCTTGCACGAGAAGTCGCTGAAGGTCTTGAACGAGTCGCTCAAGTCGTCGATGACGGGCTTCGATTTCAGCAAGTGGACGTGGATTGTCAACTCTGTGTGGACCAAGAAGATGGGTCCTCACGGTCATTTGACCATCGTCGAACGCGGGGAGCTGGACTTGTTGAGTGTGTTCAAAGGTCTTTACAACGCAACCTTGGAGCCCACGGAGGAGAAGTACACCGAAAAGTTTGAGAACCTTGTCGACTTCATGAAGTCCAAGGGTATCGAGTTTAAGGAGTGCCCCTGCTGCAACAACCTCTACATCTGGTCTCTGGTCAATGAGGTTACGGAGTCATGCAATGTTTGCAGCTCGTCGGTGTGCCTCTCGTGCACCAAGACGATCTACCAAACTGACCCTGTCGAGGGACATGTTTTGAACATGTGCTCTGTCTCCTGCATCTGCTGCCGTACGATCTTGCCTAGCCTGATCCAACGGTTTCCGGAGGACACACCAGTGGAGGACATTGTGTCACACAGTAACGAGTTTTACTCGTGCTGTGTTCACGGTTGCCGGAACTTTGTGCATGTCCAACAGGAAGGTGTTGGCTGCGCGGACCGTCCGGACACTGTTGTGGACACCTTTTGTGCAACTCACGAGTACATGAACACAAGTGTCTCCCGTGAGATGTGCAAGGAGTGTCCGGGTTGCCATGTGATGGTCAGCAAGAGCGATGGGTGCAACCACATGACCTGCAGCTGCGGAACTGAGTTTTGCATCTGCCATGGATGCTCCTACGTCAAGCCGGAAGGTGAGGTCTACACGCACCCTTTCTACTGCCGCTACGGGGTCAGCGACCACGAGACTCGTTTTGTCTTGGAGACCATTCTGAGGGACCTTCGCCACAACACCCTTGGTGGTGTTATTCCGCAGGAACTTGTTGAGAGCGTTTTGACCCGCATGCAGCAGATTGTGTACCAGGGGATTGTGACCCCCCTGCGTGCAGGGCTCTGGGATTTGTCGGACTACATGAACTTAACCACTCCCGATGTAGAAATGTTGTCGACTATCCTCGGCAACATTGAAGCACATCTGAATGTGGATTTTCCGCTCACAGAAGTTCTCTCATAGGTTTGATTAACTGGTTGCGTCTTTTAGGGACTGCATTGCCATGCTTTTCATTTTCCTTCTTGGGTAGTTTCTCTTTAATTTCATAGTTTAGACTGTGTTTTTAAAATAGTTTTTTTTAGCAATTTTAGGTTTATTATTATCTGTAAAATTGTTTAATATTAGTGTTTTGTTTATCATATTACTACCACTGGAAGTTTGATCTCGAGTCATTTGCAGTGTGCCAGGCAATAAAATGTCTAGCGTTTTGGACCACTCTGTTCGCCCTCGCCCCTTTGTGGGTGAGTTGGCGACGCTTTCGGTCTCTCGCCTTGGTGGTGTCACAAACATCACCATTGGCAACCCCAGCGACAAGTTTGTTCATGTCGACTGCGAGGGTGGTGTTACCCTCAAGATTTTTGACTTGCGGAAGACCCCCCTTTACACCATCATCCCCAGCATCATGAGCCTCAACAACGACTACATCTTTAAGGTGCTTAAGGGCATTCAGAAGAAGGTCTCCAATGTGTCCGGTAAAAACCCCAAGGCGGTCGAGTTGTACTCCCTCTTTAACGGTGTTTTCTTCATGCTCAACGAGGAGGATCGCGACAAGTTTGACGAGTCAGAGGAGGAGATAATTTTCTCTATTTCTGAGAACCGCGATGCCATCGAGAAGTTTACCAAGAAGCAAATTCAGAACATCCCGGATCTGATGCACTCGATGCAGGACTCCGATGACGATCTGGTTTTTGAGCTTTGCAAGGTCGAAGGGTCGACTTTTGCCGAGCTGACAAGCAAGATGTTCTTCTTTTCCAAGATGTCGATGAAGGATGACATCTCGGAGGTCTTGCCTCTGCTCGCACAATTTTTGAAGGTGCGAAAGGGCTTCACGGGTGACACGCGTGAGACCCCCATTCCCAGCTCTTCGAAAGGGGAGTACGGTGGGGTCGATCTGCGAAGCTGTTACGTGAGCCAAATGTTTGCACCAAGAAACATTGTCGACCTTTTGGGGTCAACCATGTTTCGCCACATTGGCTTGCGGCTGACGCGTGAAGAAATCATCGTGCTCTTTACGGAACTTCTGTACTCCAAGATTCCCCTCAACGAGGGTGTCAAGGAAGTGCTCGAGGAACTGTTGTCGCGGGACTTTGTTGCGCTTGACCAGATGAATTTGTACAGCGAACCGAAATGCCTGTCCATGTGGCAGACATCGAAGCTCGTTCCCAACATCTCCGTCATCAAGCGTGCCAAATCGGAGATTGTGGCTTTCATCTGCTCTTTTCAGACGTGGTGCCTGGATTCCAAGCGGGTCAAGATGTCGTTTGAGAAGATTGCTGAGGTCTTTGGTTTCAGCCTCAAGTTCCTGACCCCGAAGTCGCTCAAGGTCTTGAACAAGTCGCTCAAGTTGTCGATGACGGGCTTCACTTTCAAGAAGTGGACGTGGATTGTCAACTCTGTGTGGACCAAGAAGATGGGTCCTCTCGGTCATCAGGTCATTTTCAAGCGTGAGGAGTCGGAATTGCCGAGTGTGTTTGACGGTCTTTACAATGCAACCTTTGAGCCCACTGGGGAGAAGTACGCCAAAAACTTCGAGAGCTTTGTCGACTTCATGAAGTCCAAGGGTATCGAGTTTAAGGAGTGCCTCTGCTGCGACAAACTCTGCATGGTGTCTCTGCTCAAGCCGTTTACACTGCCGTGCAATGTTTGCAACACGTCGGTGTGCCTGTCGTGCAAGGACAAGATCTACCACTCGGACCCTGTCGAGGGGCATGTTTTGAACTTGTACTCGGTCTCCTGCATCAACTGCCGCACGGTCTTTCCCAGCATGACAAGCCGGTTTCCGGAGGACACACTCGTGGAAGACATTCAGTTGCACAGTAACGAGTTTTACTCGTGCTGTGTTCACGGTTGCCGGAACTTCACGCGTGTCCAGCAGGAAGGCGTTGGCTGTGCGGATCGCCAGGACACTGTGGTGGACACCTTTTGCACAATCCACGCCTACATGAACCGCATTGCTGCGAGTGAGATGTGCAAGGAGTGCCCTGGTTGCCATGCGATGGTGATCAAGAGCGAAGGGTGCAACCACATGACCTGCAACTGCGGGGCTGAGTTTTGCATGTGCAAGGGCTGCCCGTACGTCAAGCCGGAAGGTGAGGTCTACACGCACCCGTTCTACTGCCGTCACGGAATCAGCGACAATGTGACTCGTTTTGTCTTGCAGAACATTCTGTATTTACTTTACCACGCTATCGGCGATGGTGGGGTCATCTCACAGGAAGTTATTGAGAGCATCTTGACCAGCATGCAGCAGATTGTGTACCAAGGGATTGAGGCTCCCATTCGTATCGCACTTTTTGAGTTGTCAGACTACATGACCTACACCACTCCCGATGTAGCCTTGTTGCAGGAGATCCGCTTCAACCTGCAACAGGGGGTGGATGTGGATTTTCCGCTGGCTCACGAGTGGTAAGTTTGATTCACTGGTTGCGTCTTTTAGGGACTGCATTACCACTCTTTTGGTAGTTCTTCTTTAATTTCATAGTTTAGGCTGTGTTTTTAAAATTGTTTTTTATTTTAGCATGTTTTTATTTTATTTCTAATTTTTATTTTTTCTTTTCTCAAGATTGATTAAGATAAGAAGTCGATTTAAAATGGGTGATTTTGTTGTTTTAAGTGACGATGGTAAAACATTAATAAGTAATTTTATAGAAATATTTTTAAAATTTGGGTTGCTTACATTAATATTAACTTTAAATTTTACTGCTGTATCAATTGCTTTAATGTGTAATAAAAATGAATCATTTGGAGTTAAGATATTTGCATCAATATATGCATTTTTATTTGGTATTATTTATATTCTTGTAAATTATTATTCATATAGAATTATGTTAAAGAAAGATCCTTGCTATTATGAAGGTGAAGTATTCCCTTTTTAAAGAAAATAAAATTTTCTAAATGTAATATAATAATAAATAATATGAATATCGAATTTGCAATTTACATATTTGGAATCTTTTTATTTCTTTTTATAATAATTCACTATTACAGACAATTTAGTAAACAAGTAAGTGAACGTAAAAAGGAAAAAGTAATTATAAGATCAGAATGTCCAGATTATTGGATGGTCGAAGAACCTAATAAATGTCGTAATTTTAATAAATTAGGTAAGTGTCTTACTAAAGGTAACGAAGGTGGTGTGATGGATTTTGAGACTGATTTTTTCAAAAATCCTCAGACAGGAAATTACGCTAAATGTCGTTGGGCAAAGAAATGTCATGTTGCATGGGATGGTATTGATCAAATTTGTGTATAAAATAATCAAAAGTCACTCAAATGTAAGAATAAAAAATCAAAAAAAATAAAAATCAAAAAGTGCGGTCAAAATAAATTTTCAATTTTAATTATTTTTTAATTTTTTTATCCGAATTTAATTTTTTCCTTTGATTAAATTCAATTAATTTAATTCTTTTTATAAAAAACCAAAAAAAATTGAATTTAAAAAAAATAAACTTTTTAAATTTTATAAGATTAAATACAAACGTTATGACAACTAAAACTAATAATGCTACTACACTTAAATCTGTGAATGAATTACTAAGTTTGTATAGAATTACTGAACAAGAGCGTCAAACAACACGTATTACACATACTGCTCTTCCAAATTATCCTACTCCTGGTGGTTCATTTCATATCCCAAATGATATGATGGAAGAATTTCTAGAAGCTTATGCACATGATGTTTTTGAAAATAAACAAACAATTCATTTAACTGAAGCACATCATCAAGAAGTTAGCCCAATTTTAATTGATTTAGATTTTCGCCAAAAAATAGATGATAATCCTGAAGTAAAAAAGGTTTATACTGATGAGGATGTTAAAGAATATCTAGAAGAATATCATAAAGTTCTCTCGCAATATATCGATACGGATGAACTAAAAGCTCATGAAATTGCATATGTAATGGAGAAGAGTAAAGCGTATCGAGGTAAAGGTGCAAAAAGTGAAGAAATTAAAGATGGTATTCATGTTGTTTATCCAAAATTATGCCCTCATTATAAAATTCAATTCCTTGCTCGACATGATATGGTTGAAAGTAAGGTAGTTAAAAATATCTTTGAACGTATTCGTACTAACAATGATGCTAGAAATGTAATTGATCATGCAGTGATTCGTAATAATAATTGGTTTATGTATGGTTCATGCAAACCAGATTCAGAACCTTATAAAATTACTCATATTTATGATGTTGGTTCCGGTAAATGTGTTGATATTGAACTTAAAACTGAACTTAAAAATACTCCGAAACATCATATGAATCTTCTTAAGAAACTTTCGATTAGTTATAAAAAAACTTTAACCGAAACTAAAAATGGTATTGAAGAATCGGTTAAAGAAAAATATGCGAATATTCCAACTGAAGACAAAGATAATTCTGAACGGAGACTCAATAAAGTAGGTGGTAATCACAATCCTACAAAACCAATTGATATGGATTCTAGAAAACTTAATAAAAATAAGGTTGATGATAAGGATTTTGAACTAGCACAACGTCTTGCAAAGGAATGTTTGTCATCTAAACGTGCAACTTATTATGAAGATTGGGTTCGTGTTTGTTGGTGTCTTTCTAATATTGATCATCGTCTAGAAGATGCATTTATTGAATTTAGTCGTAAAGCACCTCCTGGCAAATTTGATGAAGTTGGATGTCGTAATGAATGGGCTCGCTCACAAGTTCGTGTTATGGAAAGCCTTCTAGGAATTGGAACACTTCATAAATGGGCGATCGAAGATAACAAAAATAAATATCGTGAAATTTGTCGTGATTCACTTAGTCGGCTAATGTATATTTCTATGAATAAAACTCATACAGATATTGCATTATATATTTATGAAAAATATAAACATGAATTTAAATGTTCTTCTATTGCCCATACTAAATGGTATCATTATAAGAATCATCGATGGGTACCAAATGAACGTGGTAATGGTCTGAAACGTCGTATTGCATCTGAAGTTGCACGTGATTATGGTGAATACTCAACTTATTGCAATAATAAATCGGGTGAATTTCGTGAAGATGAACCTGAAAAAGATAATTGGCAAACCCGTTCTAAAACAGCAAATGAATTATCTTTGAAACTACGTAATACTGCGTTTTGTAGTTCTGTCTTTACACAATGTATGGAATTCTTCTTTGATGAAGATTTTGAAGATATCTTAGATTCGAATGATAACCTTCTTCATTTTCTCAATGGTGTTTATGATCTTGATAAAAATGATTTTCGTGAAGGTTATCCTGAAGATAATATTAGTTTAACAACTGGTATTAACTTTATTGAACAACCAGATATGGAAGATCAAGAAAAAATGATGCAAGTTGAAGATTTCTTAAATAAAGTCTTTCCGATTGAACGTGTTAAGAAATATGTTCTTAATCTTCTAGCTAGTTTCTTACATGGTTCTAATAAAGAACAAAAGTTTCATATTTGGACTGGTAGTGGTGGTAACGGTAAATCTAAAATTATTGATTTATACAAAAAAACAGTTGGTAATTACTATGGTTCAATGCCTATTACTGCTTTAACACTTGGTCGTGGTGGATCTGAAAATGCCAGTCCAGTCCTAGCAGCAACTAGAGGTAAACGTTTTATTTCTCTTGACGAAGCTGAAGTTGGTGCTGAAATTCAAGTTGGTTTTATGAAACAACTTACTGGTGGTGATGAAATTACTGCACGTAAATTGCACGCAGAACCAATTACATTTAAACCTAAATTCAAACTTGTTCTTACTTGCAATGAGTTACCTAAAATTCCTGCAAATGATGATGGTACTTGGCGTCGTATTCGCGTTGTTGAATTTATTTCAAAATTTTGTGATAACCCAAATCCTAAAAAACCATATGAATTTATGATTGATCGTGAATTAGAAAAGAAATTAGATGATTGGCGCGAAGTCTTTATGTATATGTTGATTCAATACTTTCAAAAGAGTTATAAACCAAATGGTGTTCAAGAACCCGAAGAAGTATTTCGTAATACTGCAGCATTTCGGACAGATAGTGATTATTACAAACAATTTGCGGAAGAATTTCTTCGTGAAGACCCAACTAGCAAAGTTGGTATTGATGATATCTTTTCACGATTTCGTTCATTCCTTAATAACGCAGGTGTTAATCCTGTAAAATATACTCGTCGAGAATTTGAAAATCGTATGAATGCAATTCTTGGTAAATGTAATACTGCTAAGAAATGGAAAGGCTGGAAATTAATTGATCCAAATGATGAAGATGATGACTCTTAATTCATTATTTTAAAATTAAAACAAATTAAAACAAATTAAAACAAATTAAATTTAAAATTTTTTATTTTATTTTATTTTTTAATTATTATTATTATTGTATGGATTGTTATCTAATCGAATACTTAAAATATATGCAAATTCAACAATAATTAGTATTACTAATGACCACCATAAAATTCTGCTTAATGTTGTGTATGCATTATTATACCACTTTATATTTTTTCTTTTTACAGTTAAAACTCCATATGTTGAATCTTTCAATTCATCTACTTTTACGATTTCATTTCCTAACATATTTTTAGTTACTTCATTCTTTGAAACACTTGAGTCTGCTAATGCTTTATATCCTTGATTCATATTAATCATATTTTGTCTAGTTGAATAATTTTCAATTAAATTATCTAAGATTAATCTCTTTTTTTCAACAAATTGATTTAATTTTCTTATAATAGGACCTTTCTTTGATTCAGCAATTTTATCAATTTGAATCATTATATTACGAATACTTTTAGGATCATCTGTCCTAATTTTGTTACATGTTTCCATTTGCCCATTTAATGTAAAACATTGACTAACATTGTTGATTGTTTGACATTTACGATTATCAGAATTATCTATAATATTTTTTTTTATATCATCTGGATATGTATTATAAATATTTTTAAAAGAAGTATTTCTTAATGATTCACCCCATGTTTGACATATATTATTATTATCTGAAATAACTGTAAAGGGTTGCGGATATTCTAGGGAATTGTCGTTGGCTACATATGACATATTTTTTATGTTATCTTACTAAAATAAAAAGAAAAATATAATTGGAAAGTTTATCTTATTTGATATTGAGATGGTGTAACATCATTTTGAACATTTGTCATACTATCTAAGTAATTACGTGTAACAATACCTTCAAAATTATATGTTGGTTCAACTTCTTGTTGATTTTGATTTTTTAAATAAAAACGTCTCCAGCCTAAATATTTATTAGTATTAAAAAATTTATCATGGAAAGGGTTACACATTGAAGAAGGTTCTTCTTTATTACAACTATTAACATTTTCATATTTTTCAGTGAATTTCTGATCTAATTTTAATAAATATCTATCTTCATCTTTTTTCTGTTGTACATCCTTATATAATAAAAAATAATATGAACATAGACCAATGTTTATTATAATTAATAATATTAAAACTTGTTTGGATTCATCCAACATGACGATTCTTTCTTTACATCTATAAAAAGAAAATCTCTAGAATTTTTATGTATTTTCTATAAATGAATCAAAACTTAAATTTTCTTGCATAACTTCGTCTAAAATTTGATTAATTGTTTCAGTGTCATTTATTTCAGTATCATTTATTTCTAGGTTGGTATTATTTTCTTGTTCCATATGAGTTTCTTGTTCCATATGAGTTTCTTGTTCCATATGAGTTTCTTGTTCCATATGAGTTTCTTGTTCCATATGAGTTTCTTGTTCCATATGAGTTTCTTGTTCCATATTAGTTTCTTGTTCCATATTAGTTTCAGATTCACTTTGTTCAATGTTAGTGTTAGATTCTTTAACATCATAAGCCCATGATTCTAAATCCATTGGTTTTATAGGTTCATCTTTAGGTAATTGTAATTGTTCTAATGGTTTTTGAGTTTGAGGAATTTGAATTTGAGGTTGTATAATGGGTATAGTTTGAGGTAGAGTTTTATTATAAATTGTCGTAAAAAATGTATCCCAATTATTAACTGATTCTATTTCCTGGAATAAAAGAATCTTATTACGGTTTATTTTTTCTTTAATCATCTCTCTCCATCTAACATCTGTACCGGCTTTGATGGCTATTTTAACATAATTTTCAGCTGAATCAGCAACCATATCAATGAATCCCATTTTTTTATACATTCCAAAAGTAAAACGACCATTAAGATATTTTGTGGGCATTGTTACAACTGGAATATTCAAATCAAATGCTTCTAAACTAGTATTACATCCTCCAAAAGGGTAAGGGTCTAACATAACATCTGATAATTTAAGAATATTTATATAACTAGAAATATTTAAGGCTGGATAAAATAATAATTTCTTATAATCATATTCACCCATTAAATTATGTAATCTTTTTACTTGACTATTACAAAATGGTTTATTAGTAGACATTAATATTCTAGCATTAGGATTACCCTTTAAAATACCATTCAACATTTTTTCAAATTCTTCAGAGATTTTAAAAGACGATTGAATGCAACAATATACTATCATTCTATCATCCAATCCAAAGTCTTTTCTAGATTTAAATACATAATTCGGATGTAATAACATCTTAGTCGGTTGATAATAATAGGTTGAAAGACTATTCATTAAATATAATTTTTCAGAATAATGAGTTTGAGCTTTACTTTCTTCAATCTCAAAGTATTTACTAGAAACAAAATAATCTATTGTATTTATACCAGATGTTTCTGAATGACCCCATGTTGTTACTTGAATTGGTGCTAATCTAGCATATGATAAATATAAAGGTCTCATCAACATACCAATTTCACAATAAACTATAATATCAAACATCTGTGAACCAATGAATTTTCTGGCTTCTGAAATATTTTCGGGAGCTTGAATGTAGTTATCTGATAATTTATTATATAAACTCATGCTAATTGTTCCTTTAATGTTTTCGGGTTTTGTAAAACTCATATAATAAACATCATATTTATCACTTGGTAATTGGGTAATTATTCCCATTCTATCTCTTAGGACAGATGAATCCATTGTTAAAAATTCGGAAAAGAAACAGACTTTTATTTTTTTTGATTTTGATTTAGATTCTGTTGTAATTTGTTCAAGTTGTCTTCTATTTTGATTTGATTTTTGTTTATTATTTTGATTCAATTGATTAGTTTTTAATCTATTAATTGGATTTGTTTGATCTAAAGATTTATTAATATTTGATTGATTTGCTTCATAATTTATATCAGGACAAATTTTTCTTATTAGTTTTGAATAATTTTCTAGTATAATTTTATTGTTTCTGTTTTGATATGAAATTGAGAATAAAAGATTAGAACCAGAACAACATTCATATAATTCATTAATAGTTGAAAAATACATATATTGTGGATAATATTTATAAAATATTTCAATATTCTCCATTAATATTTTACGTTGTTGATCTAGATTAGTTAAATTAAAATAATTAAAGTGAAAAAACATCCACATTATAATTGGTTTATATTCCATATCAATCAATACATCAAATATTTTTTTACGATATTTAATATCACTCCAATTAATACTAGAAATATATGATTTCTCCTCCGGTTGAACAAATAATGAAATTATCTCAATTATATTATGTCTAATATGTTCAAATACATATGTGAAAGATGCTGTTTTAATATTTAATTCATTTGTTTTAATATACAATGGAATACTAGCAATATATTTTTTAAAAGTTTCTCTCATATATTTTTTTCTTTCAATCGAATCATATGGATATAATTTCATAGCATTAATGTAAGTCATTTTCTTTTTAATCTAGAAAATGATTTTTATAACTCATTTTAAACACACTTTACCTTTAAAAAATTGAATTGTTACGTAGTTATATATATATTAACAAAAACAATAATTCATAATGTCTTACGCTGAAACTATCGTTCTTCAAAAGACTGCTAAGCAAATTGCTGCTGATCCTTATCTCCGGAGTCGTGTTGCAACTGTTGCTGAAGAAAAAGATAGTAAACTTATCAGTACCAACAAGACACAACCAAACATTCAAGGTAGTGTTCGTAAACTTGATGAATACAATGATGCTGGAGCAATCCCAACAGTTTCTCTGACGGTTTCAAAGGCTATTCAACAAGCCCGTCTTGCAAAAGGTCTGACACAAAAAGACCTTGGGGTGAAAATCAACGAAAAACAAACAATGATCAATGATTATGAATCTGGTAAGGCGATCCCAAATGTCCAAATTCTTGGTAAGATGGAACGTATTCTAGGTGTTAAACTTCGGGGTAAAGACATTGGAAGTGAACTGAAGAAAAACTAAATAGAAAAATATAATACAATATTTATTAGATTAGATTATTAGTTTAATTTTTTATTTTACAATAACCAATACCTAGAATAGTACATTTCTAGATAGTAAAAAAATATTAAAAATATTAATATAAATTTATATAAAATGATTTATTCATTCATTTCATTTGCTTTTTGTATGATTGTTTTTTTTCCAGTGCATGGTTTAAAAGTTAATCGATGAAATTGTGTCACTCCATACATTTTAATTGCTTCCATGTGTTTACTAGCACCATACCCCATATTTTCATGAATATTATATTTTTCTAAATCAGGATATTCTTTAACTAAATCTTTAATATAATGATCATGATAGACTTTAGCTAGAATACTAGCTGCTGCAATTGAATAAAACTTATCATCACCCTTTTCAAATGTATTATATGTATAAGTCTGATATGGAATAAAATAATTACCATCAACTAGGATGTGATCAAAATCAACTTGCTTACGAACTTTATCAAGAGCTCTATGCATTGCCAATTGTGAAGCTGCTAGAATATTAAGTTTATCAATTTCTTGCTCAGTTGCATATGAAATACCAAATGCAATTGCATTGGCTTCAATAAATTCTTTTAGCTGTTCACGTTTTTTAGGTGTCAATTTCTTAGAATCACGAATTGGTGGGTAAAATGAAGCATCTTGAGGGTGCTCTTGTGGCCAGATAACAGCTGCAGCATAAACACGTCCAAATAGACATCCTCTTGCAACTTCATCAACCCCTACTTCTAGGAAGTCCTTATCATAATACAATTCAAGGGTCATATTTATTATTTATTTTTAGTTTTTTATATTTTATTAATTCAATTTTTTAAACTCAAAAAATCTCTATTATAATAATAAATAATAAATTAGATATATGTCAGGACAATATAAAACAGAAAAACAACATATCGAAGGGTTCAGTATGGATCGGGAATTAGCTTTAAGAAGTCTATTATTTACATTAGTATTTTATTTAATTGCATCACCACAAACAGGAGAAATGTTCAATGGTCTACTACCTAGAGGAGTAGATATATTAATAGTTCAAGCATTATTATTCTCACTTGTATTTTATTTAGTATCATCTTATCTTTAAAAATAAAATCTATAAAATATATAAAAGACAAAAATAAATGGCTGCTGAATCAGGTCAAAATAATTTTATTATATTAATATCCGCATTATTGTTACTAGTTTCAATCTTTTTATTATGGAAATTTGAAAGTTTTAAAGAATTAGCACTGGTTTTTTTAATTCTTATGATTGTTGGTGTTATGTTACTAAGATATTATAATGATTAAATAAACTTTTATCAAAAAAACAAAAAACAAAAAACAATAATAAATAAAATAAAAAATTGAATTTTTCATTTAAATAATTTAAGAAATATTTATTTAGTTAAATACATCAATGTCAACTACTACTGAACCAAATACTCCTACTCAAAAAATTGCACCCAATGGTAAAAAAATGGATGTAATTTTTGAAACTATTAATGTACCTCAAATTAAAAATCTTTTTGAAGCCCTTAAAGAAATTGTTGAAGATGCAACCTTTGAATTTGATTCACAAGGTCTTCGCATCTTTACTCTTGATAAAGGACATGTTCTAGCAGTTCATGTTCGTATTAATGGTGATAAATTAGAAAAATATTATTGTAAAAAACCTATTGCTCTAGGTGTTAATATGAAAATCTTTTATCAACTAATTCGTATTATTGAAAAAGATGATATTCTTACACTTACTCATGAAGAAGATAGTAATCGTCTAGGTATCTTTATTACCAATGAAAAACGTAAAATTAAAACTCGTTATTATCTCAATCTTATGGATGCTACCAAAGAAATTCGCAAACTCCCCGATATTGAATATAAATCAGTTGTTATGATTCCATCTGACACTTTTCATAAGATTTGTCGCTTTATGTCTGAATGGTCTGAAAATATTGAAATTAAATGTGTTGACTCACAATTAACCCTCAGTTGCGAAGGTGATACAGTTGACCAAGCAACTACAATTGGGCAAAGTACTGATGGTCTAGTATTTGAACGTAATGATAACCCTGAAAAAATCATTGAAGGTGTCTTTAGCCTTAAATATCTTATTCTTTTCACCAAATGCTCAAAACTCTGTGAAGTAATTCATGTTCATCTACAAAATGATCTCCCTCTTACAATTGTATATAAGATTGGTCTAATTGGTGATATTAAACTCTGTCTAGCACCAAACCCCTCAGATGACTAAATAAACTTTTTAGAAAAAAGTTTTATCAAAAATTATTTATTAGAGAAAATTATTTATTAGATACAATTATTATTTGATAAAGAAAGATTCACCGCATTTTAAATTATTTTTATTACAATAATTCAATAACTTATTAAGTAATGAAATATTATAATTTAATGTATATTTTTTATTATGACTAATTTTCCATTTTGGTGATATTGCAGATTCTTCTGGAATTATGTGTTTATTAAGATCATCGTGGTATAAATTTAAATAACAATTAGCATTAGTTTTATTGAAATAACATCCTGCCATACTAAATGTACTAGAACTCATAATAATATTTGATGCATAATAAAACAAATAAAATGAATTTAACCAATGAGTATCCAGTAATATAATATTTTTATTATTTTCAAAATTATTTTTAATTATAAATTCATTAACTAATTCAAATGAATCAGACAATATTACGATTTTACTATTTTTAGTAAGTAACATTTTAATCATATCAGTATAATATTTTGGAGTGTTTAATATAAAATAATCAAATTTAGGGGTTTCCATATAATTTTTTGATATTGTAATTTTATCACCATATCTAATATGAATAATTGAATAATCATTTTTTATAATATCTAGAACTCTATTATCTGTAATTAATTTTGGATTAATATCAAATATTGCTCTATCTTCAGCTTTAAAGGTACTATACATTTTATAAGTAAGATTATACAATGTTCTGACATAATAATGATTTGGTAAATAATTATAATTTGGAAATTTATAAATATCATTTAATGAAAACATATTACCCATTTTTAATTTTTTTATTGATTCTTTAAAATATTCAGGGGTCGTAAAAATATATTTTATTTTATTTGATGATCTTGGAAAAACATCTTGAATATCAATGTCAGAAACATCTTCATGGATTGATTTTGCAATAATATAATTTATATCACACTTACCATTGTAATAATTATATAAATAAATTGCACATATCAATGAAAATACTTTATTTCCAAAGCCATTATTACTATATATATAAATTTGCTTTTTTGTTTTTAATGAATCAGATATTTGATATTTTTTTGTTTTCTTCTTAATTGAACTAAATAAATCAGCTTTTTTTCCCTTCCTAGAATAATATTTATTCATATCTTTTATAATTATAAATAGATAATGAAAAAAAATAAAAATAAAATTAAAATTAAATAAAATATAGTAATTAAAACTAGTATTAATTAGTTTGTTGCTGTCTAATCATTTCTTCTTTAGCTTTTACTTCTTCATGAGAGCGGTACATAGGAGTTTCGTCTTGTAAAAAAGGTAAAGCCTCCATAATTTTAATATATGGTTGCATCATATGATTATCAATCCAAACTTTAAATATAGAAAATGTTTTCTTTGGACTAATAGAAATACCAACCATTTGTGTAGGTAAATTAGGATGTGCTGCATTTTCCTCAATAAAATTATCTGACAATAAATGAACTGATAATTTAGTCCAGGCTTGTGCAATATCTTTTTTATCTATTTTATAAGACCATGATCCACCTTTAATATTATCCTCCCATGTAGGTTTAACACCTTCATGCATTAAAAAAAACATACCATTCTGTAATTGCGTTAATTTTAATTGATAAAAATAATTCCAAAATGATTCAATTGTATCAATTGTACCTAATTTAATATAACTTTCTAAAGTGTAACATGTATTATTTGGATCATGATACCATAAATCCCATTTACGATTAAGATAATGTAATTCAGTAGAAGTCATCTTTAATGTTTAATTAACCTTTATTATTTGTAATATAATTTTCTTTATGTTTTATCCTTAAACTCAATTAATTTTAAATCATTATTTCTAGGTAGTATTAAAACATTGTTATATAATTCAATATCACCCATACAATTTATAACTTGTAATGATAAATCTTTAATTTCTATTTTAAATAATTTTTCACGAAAAGGCATACCTGAATTTCTTAGCAAATTATAAATCCAATAATCATAATATTCCAAATGAATAGGAATCATGTTTCCTTCAATCCAATATTCTTTAATAGATTCAGTAATATCAAATGAATAATTAACATCATTTTTAGTTTTTATTTCAATTGATGCTGCTAACCATGATGATTCCATAATATGTTTTAAATCAAAAAATGATTCCATATTTGGTCCCATAAGATAATAAGATTTATCTTTATAAGATGCTTTTTGATATTTTATATCTTCTGTTAAAAAATTATTGATTATCATATCATTCTCATCATTCATATCAATCATTGTATTTATTAACATTAGTTTATTAATATAATCTACTCTTTCAGTTTTAATAGTCGTAATTCTGATTTTATCATCATACCACATTTTATAAAAAATATCATAACAGTAATCATATGTAGTAAACATATTTTCAATTATATAACGTCTAAATCCAGAATTTTTATAAAAATTGTAACCAAATAAACTTAGTCCTGCAATGGTTGTTGATAAAAATAATAACATGATTGTTTTAGTTGTTTAATTATATATTACTTTTAAGATTAATATTAAGATTAATAATAATAATAATATTAAGTTTAAATTATTTTCTAGTTTTTCATAAAAAAATCTTATTTTAATAATAAATAACAAATAACAAATCAAACAATAATAAAAATGTATTGCATTCTTGGATTAGTTTTAATTTTAGTAGCCGTTTACCTAGAATCAAACCGTAAAATGGATCAATTATTTTATGCCCTTGCTCTTCTAGCAATTCTTTTAGTTGGTTCAGCAATCTCAACCAATGAAGGGTTTATGGGATTTGCGCCAACTGAATATAGTATGGGTGCATGTGGAGGTAAAATGCTCAGACCAGAAGATAGTATTGTTAGAAATCCTTCTGTTTCATGGGAAGGTGTCACATACAAAACTTCACAAGAAGAACCTAACCGTCAACATCAATGGAGAAGACCTCCAACCAACCTTCCACTTGTTAGAGATACTTACATTACATCACCTGTTGGTGAAGATATTCTTCTTGGTAATGATTTAGTATCTGCATTTTACCCATCAGTTGATGGTAGCCCTGAATCAGAAAGACGCATGTTTATGTTCGCTCAAAATCAATGCCGTCCTGAATGTTGCCCATCAACATATTCATGTGATAGAGGTTGTGTTTGTACAACTGAAAAGCAACGTAATTTAATTGCAGGCAGAGGGGGTAATGCTGTTCCAGGAAATGATATTTAGATAAAATTATATTTTTTGACATTTTAAGATTAAGAATTGAAAGAGAAAATTGATTCCATTTTTTTTTATATAATTTATTATCTATTACCAATGGAGTCAACGTCTGACTATCGCCAGCATAAGGCTACAGTTTTGGAAGCTGCAAAGGCTTGGTCCAAAACTGGTGGTGCTGTCCACTACGTTTACAACACTTCCCCCAATGGTAACACCATCCTGACCCGTGTCATTTTCAACGGTCGGATTTACAATGTCAACCTTGGCAATGTGAACGACGAAGATGATGGCATCAGCGAGTGCCTGTGGGAAGATGACTAATCAGGTTTAACAACACTTAACATAAAACAAAAATAAAAAGTTAGAATGTTAGGACATTTTTTTTCTATTTTAGGTAATCATGTATATTAAAATTGATTCTTATTATTGTAAGTATTATATATTACATAACAACCGCCCTTTCAATGGACTCGACTACCGACGAAAAGATTGTGCGTTTGCTGGCTCGACTTGTGGAGATGCAGGTCATGGAGCAGAATGCTCTGGCTGCTCGGGATGCAAACCGATTGGTTAAGGCTGAGCAGTTTGTGTCCTTAGTCAAGAACCAACTGTTGGAGCTGAAGCCAGACATTGTTTTTCCGGAGTTTCCCGCTTGGTACAACAAATCTTGAAAGAGAGAGTTTTTTTATTTTTTTTATTTTTTTTATTTTTTAGTGATTTTAGAATGAAAATAAAATTATAAAATTGATTATATGAGTTAGCTAATATTTATATTACTTATAAAATGTCTTCTACTTTTCAGGATAACCATATCAAGAAACTTTGGACAGATTATTATTATTCTTTTCATAATTGGTTAATCTTACATACAACTAAGTTTCGTAAATTGCAAAATGATCAAACTGAACTTCTTATCTTTATTGGATCATCAATTGAAGAACCTTTAACTAATGATGAACAAGAAGGACTTGATACAGAGGGATTTGAACTAGTTAATCAGATCAAAATCAAAGAAGCACACGAAAAATTGTCTGAAGTGAATCGTATGATTCAGATAGAAAGCGGGACTTTTGAAGAATTACCTAATTTGACTGAAGAAGAAGAGGAATACGTCATGGAATTCTGCAAACTACCTTGGGAAATATTGAATGAACAAATTCAACAAGCTTGTCAGATGGTTTGTCAAACTTACAATGATGCAAAGCAATATTTACCTGATAGCTCTGTTGAACCTAACGCTAAAAGAGTAATGAATTGTATGGATTAAAATTTAGTTTTAGAAACATTAAAAACATTAAAAACATTAAATGAAAACAAATTAAACGTTGTATTATGTTTAGTTTAACTTTTTTTATTTTATTTTTTATTTTTTTATTCATATAATACAAATAATGCAAATAATGCAACTCAATAGTATTCCGATTATAAGTTTATTAAATTTATACAATCTTGATGATATTAGAACTGAGTTTTTAATACCTATTATGGCTTTAACATCATTACTAGAAATCACCCAAGGACATATGTTTATTTTGTTAATATTATTGATTAATAAAAATTTAAATTTAGATCATATGAATTCTATTTATTTTTTGACAGGTATCTTTTTAATTTCTATTCTACCATTAATTAAAAAATTATCAACAAAAGTCTTAGTCTGTCTTTTTCTAGGTATAATATATTTTTCAATTGATTATATAAATTTAGAATCTAGTCAACCTAGAAAGACAGAATTAAAGAAATCATACTTAATAGGTGTTTCTCTAGCAACACTTTTATTTTTATGGATTGAATTTGAAAAAGAACCAAAACTTAAATATGTTAAATTATTTTATCGAAAATAATATTTTTCTTTGATAAAAGTAAAAATAAGTAATGAGTAAATATCAAACTAAAAAAAGACAATCATTAAAAGTTAGACAATCTAAATTTAATAAAATTAAAAATTCTTTGAAAGGAAAAAAAACACATAACAAAAGTATCAAACAATATGGTGGGGTTAATCCCAGAATAATTACTATACATAATAATGGTACCGGTGGAGAACAAAACATGGGACAACAATGCATATGGATTTCTATTAGAGATTATTTACGTTATCATAGAGGACAGCCTAACCATACTATTAGAACATTAAAAGCGAGTGTTAATTTAGATCCATCTACGGATAGGATGGAATTTGATAATGATAATCCACTATTGCAAAATGCATTAGAACAATTATGTAAACAATTATGTATTCGGATTGTAATTATTTTTATTGATCATAATGGTACTATAAATGATTTTTCATTTAATAATGATAGTAATCAAGTTGTTCAAACATTAGTATATAATCAATATGGTAATTGTATTCAAGGAGCTATCCCACGAGCAGAAGATGTATATATTGCTTCATTTGGAAGTCATTTTGAATTAATTACAGAAATACCGGGGGTGAATTATGTTTTACAACCAGCACCAGTAGCACCAAGACCAGCACCAGCAGCAGCAGCAGCAGCACTAAATAAATCAAATCCATTTTTTGCACCAGTAGCACCAGCATCTTCACAACCAAAAGTTTTAATTCATAATGTTTATGTTAATATAAATGAATTACAAACAAAATCCGATAAAGAAATAGCAACTTTACGTATCAAATTAGTTGAAAAAACACAAGATATTGATTATTTTAAAAGTCATTTAGAGCAAATTACGATGAACATAAAAAAACAATTACCAGCAATTCCAGCATTAGAAGCAAATAAAGATTTAAATAATAGTACTAAAAAATCACTTAAACAAATGTATTTAACAGATCTTAATAAATTGAAGACAGAATATATTAGAATTTCTGGATTAATACCAGACAGCAACAATGAAAAAAAAATATTAAAATATAAAATTGAGCTAGCAGAAATTCAAGAAAATATTGAACATTTTAAAAGAGAAATAGATATAATTCAAACTAAAATTGAAGTACTAAGTGCAGATATTACGGATATAAAATCAAATATTACATCAATGCAAACAAACAAAATATCTAATACTGATACTAAGGATCAAATGACAGCTATATATTTATCTGAAATACAAAACCTTGAAACAGAAATTGAAGAAGCTAACTCAGAAAAAGCACTACATTCTGAAAGATTAAAAGAATTTGAAGAATATAAAACAAAAATAGAAAAAAAGATTATATCAAAACAAACTAAAAGGTAACCCATTTTTTCCATAACCATTCTTTATTTTTCATTTTTCAACAAATAATATTTTTCTTTGATAAAAGTAAAAATAAGTAATGGGTAAATTTAAGCATCATACTAAAAAATTAAACCAAAAAAAATCCCATCAAACTAAAAAACATAAAGGTGGTTGTGATGCACCTTTTCTACCTGACACTGATGGTGTATGGGAAAGAACAAATGGTATTAAGAGTGGAACATTCTATGATCTTTTACAGTTTTATAAATTTATAGATTGGACAACATGTAATCAAATGTATAAATTGGGAAAAGATACTAAATTATCATCTAATAAAATTACATCATTACAAGCAATTACCGAAGCTAAATTAAATGCAAATTTTAGAGGTTATACTATTTATGATACAACAAATCAAATAGAAAATCAATCACATTCATTTATATTTGGTAATGCTACTGTTGATACTATTAATAAAAAAGTAATTTTTAAACAAGCACCGAAAGATAGAGTTGGTAATAAAATATTAAAATACACTTTTAATTATATGGATGAAATCAATATTATTATTGAAAAAGAAAAGAAAGAATTTTTTATTTTCTCGGCAAAAGATGCTAAATTTACATTAGGATTAAAAACAGGTCTTGAAATGCCTACAACTAGAATTAATAAAATTAAGGATGCAATGAGACAAAATAGAAAAACAATTGAAGAAACAGAAGACCAATTAACACAAACACAAAAAAAAGATAGACAAATATTCGCAAATCGTTCAAAAAAAGGTATTAGTAATTCTATGAATACTGGTGGTGCTAGAACTAGAACTAATACTAGAAAATATAAAAATCAAAGAGGAGGTGAGGGTGATGAATTTATAAATATTACTACAATTAGTAATAGTGGACAACCAAGAGACCCTCAATCAATAGGTATGGGGTCACAATGTATGTGGGTCAGTATTAGTGATTATTTTAAATATGCTCACAATCAAGACATATCAGTAATGGATTTAAAAGTACAAAGCGGACTTACCGGAAATAATATTTTACCAAATTGTGGTATTCAGTTTGATCAAAGTAACGATGAACTCAAACGATCAATGGAGAAATTATGCCGAGATAATGATATAAATTTAAATATTTTTATAAGATTTAATTATAGTTTAACTTATCAAATTAAATATGAAATATATAATGGTAAAAAAAAATTAATACCAGATTTTTCTTATAATTTATCAAGTTCAAATAAAATAAATATTTTAAATACTCCTGGACATTTTGAATTAATTACTGAAATAAAACTATCAGATGAAACAGATAAAGTTCATAATTTATATACATTAAAAAAAATCAATGAAGATATATATCATCTGAATAATCATAAAATACCAACAATGCAGGCTAATTTAGATGATACGGAAAGAAAACAAATTAGTCTTGCTCAAATAAGAGATACAATTGTCGAATTTAAAAAAAAATTAAGCAAATTATGTAACGCAAGTCCAAAAGATAGAGAACAAATAAAAGATATAAATACAGAATTAATTTTTGCTCAAAATGAAGAAAAAAGATATCTATTGATGCTATTGAATGTTGAAAAAGATCATATTTTAGGTGAGATTGTTGCTAGATTTGAAGGAATAGATAAGATATATAACTTAAATGATTTTACAATTGAACAATTAGATAAATTAAATGAATCAATAACTATTGAAGCTTTTAATAGATTAGCAAAAAATTTTTTACAATCTAATATTTTTGCAAAATTTAACCCAAATAATGTTATCAAAGAGTATATCAACCAATTATCAATTGAACAATTAAATGAATTATTTAAAAAAAATAAAACAGAATTTAAAGAATCCCTACCTGAGTACATGCAAAACAACAAAGTATAAATAAAAAATTAATTTTAATCTTAAAAACTATAAACTATAATTAACTATACATATGTTGATGGTGTTGATTGTCATTTTTAGGTTTAATTAAAACATTTTCAACAATTTCCCGAGTGATTAAGAAATTCTTCGTAACCATTGGTACTTTCTTAGCATTAAATGGTAATTTAGCCAGAAATTTATCCCGTTCTTCAATTTCAGAATTTTGAACTAATCGGAGAACATTCAGGCGACTTACCAAATTTTCTAAACATCTACCAAGATTACGAACACCGTCTTCTTTGTCGGCATATGATGTAATCATATAATTAATCACCTCATCATTGATAATAAGTTCATCTGTTTCAAATCCCATATCTTTACAAAATCGAGGAAACATATATTCCATTGCAATCTTGCATTTTTCCGTAGGATTATATCCTTTAACACGCACTACTTGAAGACGATCTTTAAGAATTGGTGGTACATTTTCATCATGATTATATGAAAAGACAAAGAAGACTTTCGATAAGTCGATATCAATATTACCAAAATACTTATCATGAAACTTATCATTTTGTTGTGTATCAGTAATATGAATTAATAAATTCGCAATTTCTTCACCACGATGTGATTTACTAATCTTATCCAATTCATCAAAGTAAATAATAGGGTTCATGCATTTAGACCGTTGAATAACTTCTACGATTTGACCTGGAATGGAACCTTCATATGTGAAACTATGACCTTCGAGAAATGATGCATCAGTTGCACCACCGAGAGAGACAAAATTAAATGGTCGTCCAAGTGCTGGTGCTAGACCTTCTTTAACAAGTGTTGTTTTACCAACACCCATTGGACCTTGAAGCGCTAAACAATTACCAACCGCGGATGGGTTTGTAATCCATTTACCAATAATTTGCATAATATGACATTTAGTTTCATCATGACCATAAACAGCCATATCCATACGATTATAGATTGAAGTCATATATTGACCAATCTTATTAGAAGGATCTGTCAAGGTAATTGGCATTGGATAATATGAAGCCCAAGGGACACGCATAATATGGTCAACCCAATCCATTAGTTTAGCATTACTACCAAACCCGCATTTACTAGATGATAGTTTGCGGATAATTTCACCTTTAATCATAGGAGGTAAAGTTGAATTAATAACCTTGAGACGAATTGGTTCTTTATCATTAGCTAATTCTTTAACTAATTTTTCTTCTTTGATAATACGTTTTTTAGATTCAAGATCTAACTCACAAAAATGTTCATATGTATCTTTTTCTTTATTCATCAAAAATGCTTTATATTCACGGTCAAGCGAATTCATCTTTTGTCGTTTAATATCATTTGTTACAGAAATAGATGCAGGACGCTTTCGCGATTCATCATTATTATCAGAACCATTACCATTATTACCACCAAGTAATACAAGAAGAGGGTTGCCAGAACCAGTCGTTCTTTTTTGTTCAGATGAATTAAATAAGATTTTTGCAAGAAAACTCGAAAAATCTTCATGTGAAGCTGGTAATGTTTTATTTACATCCTCTTCCTCTATATCTTCTTCATCATCTGCTTCTTCTTCATCATCAGCTTCTTCTTCCTCAGTTGTTACTTCTGAAGAAGATGCAGTTAAACCAGGAATATAGTCAGGATCTAGTTCACTAGGTGTTTCAGATTCAGGAATTTTTAAATTTTCAAGATTATCAAGATTATCAATAATATCAAGTCCAATGTTATTGGGTTGTTCTTGTTGATCTGTTGGTTTAAGAATATTAATTGGGTTAACAGGACTATATTTACCAAGTTTTTGATCAATACTTTCTAAAAATTTAATAAAAGTATTAGGTGGCATTGCTTTTGGTGTCTTTAATTCTTCTTTACCATCTTTAACATCTTTAACATCTTTGCCATCTTTGCCTTTCGGATTTTTTTTATTGTTATTTTTTTTATTGTTAGAATCATTTGGTGGAGGGTTAGTCTTAGTCATTTTATAATTATTAATTGTAATATAAAATAACTAATAAATTCAATTTTATTTAATTAGTAAATAATAAGTTTTTCTTATTATAATTATAATAATATGGTATTAAATAAAAAAAAATATAAATTGTTATTACCTCTAATCTTAATATTAATATCAATATTTGTAGTAATTATAATTTACTTTTTAAATAAAAAAGAAAAATTTCAAGATTATGATGCAGAAATATTATTAACAGAACCATTAAATGATATTAATACTATAAATATTAATACAAACAACAATCAATCAATTCCTAAAAATATTTATCTTACATGGGAAACATCCGATATGGATGAAATGCCATCAAAGATGAAAGAATCAGTTGAATTATTAAAAAGTGTTAATAATGATTGTAATGTTTATATTTTTGATAATGATCAGTGTTATAATTTTCTTAAAAAATATTTTATAAAAGAAGTTGCTAATGCATTTAATACTTTAATTCCAGGTGCATACAAAGCAGATTTGTGGAGATATTGCGTTTTATATAAATATGGAGGTATTTACCAAGATATAAAATATCAACCAATTAATGGTTTTAAATACTCAGAATTACTTTTTAATGATATGGAATATTTTGTTAGAGATAGAGATGTTGGTGGAAGTGGTATATATAATGCTTTATTAATATGCAAACCTAAAAATCAAATCTTATTAAGATGTATTAATAAAATTATAGATAATTGTAAAAAAAAATATTATGGTATATCATCACTAGAACCAACAGGTCCATTATTAATGAAGAATTTTTTTACTAAAAAAGAAATCATGAATTTAGCAATGTATTTTCATGTTAAAAATAATATTGATATGATTATATTTAAAGATAAACCAATCCTAAAAATGTATGATGAATATAGAACAGAGCAAAAAAAAACTCAATCTCATAAATATTACGATTTATGGCGTAAAAAAAATATATATCAACATTAATAATAAATGAAAGTAATAAAAAAAAATAAAAATTTTAGTGTTATAGTATTGCTTTGTATTATTATTGGTATCATTATTGGTCTTATAATTTATAAAAAAGAATCATTTACTAATTATACAACTGAAGTTTTATTAAAAGAACCATTAAATAGTATTGATACTATAGATATTAATACAAATAACAATCAATCTATCCCTAAAAATATTTATCTTACTTGGGAAACTGCGGACATTGATAAAATGCCACCAAAAATGAAAGAATCTATTAACTTATTAAAAAAAGTAAATGATGACTGTGATGTTTATATTTTTGATAAAGATCAAAGAATTAATTTTATTAAAAAGTATTTTATAAAAGATGTGTTAGATGCATACAATAATTTAGTACCTGGTGCATTTAAGGCTGATTTATGGAGATACTGTGTATTGTATAAATATGGTGGTATTTACCAAGATATTAAAATGCAACCAATTAATGGATTTAAATATTCAGACTTACTTAAAAATAATAAAGAATATTATGTTAGGGATTATGATATGAGTGGTAGAGGTATATATAATGCTGTAATAATATGTAAGCCTAAAAATCAAGTTCTTTTAAAATGTATAAATAATATACTTTATAATGTAAAAACTAAATATTATGGTATGTCATCATTATATCCAACTGGTCCGATGTTAATGAAGAATTATTTTACTGAAAAAGAAATAAATAATCTAGAAATGTATTTAGATGTTGAATATGATTCTGAAAAAAATGATATTCACATAGTAATGTTTAATAATCTTCCTATTTTAAAAATGTATGCTGAATATAGAACAGATCAAAAAAAACTTGGTATGAAGCCTCATAGTCTTATGTGGGAAGATAAAGAAATTTATCAATAATAGTTTGTATTTTTAATTTTTAATTTTTATTTTTTATTAATAATAAAATTGAATATTAAAAATAAAGAATATAAAAATTATTTCAATTATAAAAGGCATCAAAAAAAACCTTACAGTATATTAAAATGTCAATTTATCGTGAACTAGATTATACACCTAAAATTCGGTCGATTATTCGGGTTGAATTTGGTATTTTAAGTCCCGAAGAGATTATTAAACGTTCCGTAACACATGTTCATAAAACAACACTTTATGAGAACAATGGCGAACCAACAACTGGAGGTTTATTTGACCCCCGTATGGGTGTTATTGACCGTGGTAAACTATGCAAAACATGTCATCTTGACCGTACTTTCTGTCCGGGTCATGCTGGTCATATTGAATTAGTTAAACCTGTGTTTCAATTTCAATATATGTATATTGTACTCCGATTACTAAAATCAGTTTGTTTGTTTTGTAATAAAGCATTGATTGATATCAATAATCCATTAGTTAAATCAATTATTAAAAATTGTGGTGAAGATCATCAACAACTCTTTATGGAAATGACAGAATTAGCATCGAAACGTAAAATTTGCGGTCGTGAATCTGATTCAGATATTATGGGTAACCCCAAAGGTTGCGGTATGATTCAACCATCAAAATATCAAAAAGTAGAATTTAAGATTTTTGCGGAATGGAAGGTTGGTAAAGGTGATAAAAAAGACAAAGAAGAACGTAAGATTAATCTTACTCCTGAAATGCTTATTCATCTCTTTGCTGAAATTCCTCGTGAAGATTGTTATGCATTTGGCTTTTCTGAGAATTGGTGTTTACCTCATTGGTTAATCACTAATGTTTTACCAGTTTCTCCTCCTGCAGTTCGTCCCTCAGTTCGTCAATACAATAATCAACGTATGGAAGACGATTTAACTCAAAAGTATATTGACATTATTAAATATAATAACATCCTTAAAAAGAAGTTACATAGTGGTAGTTCAAAAGATACAATTGGGTATTACTTTATGTGTCTTCAGTTTCATGTTGCAACTCTTATTGATAATGAATCGCAAAGCAAAACTGCTGTTACACGGGCTAGTAATCGTCCTCTTCGTACATATAAACAACGTCTTCATAGTAAAGAAGGTCGTGTTCGTGGTAATTTAATGGGTAAACGTGTTGATTTCTCAGCCCGTAGTGTTATTACACCTGATCCCAATATTAGTATTGACCAGTTAGGTGTTCCTCTTAAAATTGCAACTAATCTTTCATTCCCTGAAAAAGTTAATCAATTTAATTATCATAAACTATATAAATTAGTATTAAATGGTGCTAATAACTATCCTGGTGTAAAAAAGATTAAGAAGAAGACTGATGGTAAAACATTCACTCTTGAATTTCATACTCCTGCTACATTGAAAGAAACTGCTGACAATTTAGAAGAAGGTGATATTGTTCATCGTCATTTAATGGATGGTGACCCTGTGCTCTTTAACCGTCAGCCATCTCTTCATAAAATGAGTATGATGGCTCACAAAGTTGTTGTAATGGATCATTCTACTTTTCGTTTGAATGTTACAGTTACGACCCCATACAATGCTGACTTCGATAAACATCACTGTCGAAAACAGGGAGAGTTAAAAGCTTGCAACTCCCTAGTGTTAATATCATAAATATTATAAAAAATATTAGTGAATATTAATGCGAAACACCTTGATGCGGGAAGTCCCTTAGAGCTTTATCTACCACTCACATTTAGAAATATTTGTGAGGATCTCGGTTAATAGCCGAACCCGATGGTAATAATGATAAAGATTGGGTAATCCGCAGTGCTAGTTTCTTCATTCCGTTATTGGTAAGGAAAAAGAAACGCATTCAGAGACTGAACGGGTGTTGGTTGTTAATGAAGGTCTAACCAACCTGAAACAGCTTAAGATACAGTCCGCCCCCTTAGGAAACTTTGGGGATTTTCATCGGGTGATGAAATGAATATGCATGTACCTCAATCACTTCAAAGTGCAGTTGAGTTACTTCATATTGCTGCTATTCCAAAGCAGATTATTAGTGCTGCTAAATCGGCACCTATTATTACACCAGTTCAGGATACTCTGATTGGTTATTATAAAATTACAGGTATGGAAGTTAAATTTAATCGTCGTGAGATACTTTCTCTGATGACTAAAATCTCATCATTTAATGGTGAATTACCTGAACCAGCAATTAAAGGTGCTGATGGAGTTAATCGTTTCTGGTCTGGTCATCAGGCTGTTTCGATGATTCTTCCTGAAATTAATCTTAAAATGGGTGATGGTGATAATATCATTGAAATTGTTCAAGGTAAAATGATCCGTGGTCAAGTTGAAAAACGTGCATCCGGAACAATCCTTCATATTATTTACAATGATTTTGGTGCTAAAGTTGCCAAAGATTATCTTAACAATCTTCAATTTCTGATGACAGCCTATTTAATCCATGAGGGTTATAGTGTTGGTGTTGGTGATCTGATGATTGATCAACGTATTAAGAAAGTAATTAAAAAGGTTATTGACAAAGGTATGGTAGAAGTCAACGAAATGTATAAAGAAATCCATCAAGGAACATTTAGTGATCTCAGTTTTGCCAACAATGCTGAAGCATTTGAATCTAAAATTGGTAAAATTGCTGCTAAAGTTGAATCTGATATTGAAAACATTGTTATTGCTACGGCTAAAGACAATCGTATTCTCCAAGCAATCAACTCTGGTTCTAAAGGTACACCTTTCCATTTCCGTTCGATGACCGGTATTATTGGTACACAAGCAGTGGATTCTAAACGTATCCCACTTGGCTTTTCTGATAAAACTCGTTCATTACCTCACTTTTATAAATATGACGACAGTCTTATTCCTAAAGGTTTCGTATACCATTCATTCATTGACGGTCTTGACCCTCAAGAATTCTTCTTCCATGCTATGGGTGGTCGCGAAGGTCTAATTGATACTGCTGTTAGAACTGCAGAATCAGGTTATATTCAACGTCGGTTAATGAAAGCTCTCGAAGATATGAAAGTTCATTATGATTATACTGTTCGCAGTGCAACTGGTGATATTTATCAATTCCTTTATGGTGAAGATGGTATTAATGGTGCAGGTCTCTTAGAAAAACAATCGATTAAATTTATCTTTATGCCTTATGACAAACTAACTGAATCTTATCGTTTATCTCATTATGAAAAATGGGAATTATACATGAAAGATCCTGCAGTTAAACGTCTACTTAAAGTTAAAGATTGGAAAGAACGTATGGACAATCATTTTAAGAAACTCAATGAACGTCGTGACTACATTGTTAATAAAAGTTTAATGCGTAAGTATGAAACATCAATGGTGTCACCAGTTAACATTGAACGTCTTATTATGAATGTAAAAGCTAAATTTCAATTAGATAGTAACCAACGTTCTGATTTAACTCCTCTTGAAGTTGAGGATGAAGTTGATAAACTGATCGATGACCTTCATATTAATGGTCAACCCAATAATATTATGTCAACAATTGTAATGTTTTATATGTCGCCAAAGGAACTTATTTTCCGTCATCGTTTTAATAAAACAGCCCTCAGTTATATTATACAATATATTCGTTCTAAATACCTTCAAACCCGTGTTAGCCCGGGTGAAATGGTTGGTCCTCTTGCTGCTCAAAGTATTGGTGAAATTTCTACTCAACTTACACTTAATACTTTCCATACTGCTGGTAAAGCATCAGCAGTCACAACTGGTGGTGTAGCTCGTCTCAAAGAATTAATGGCTAACTCAAAGAAAATTAAGACTCCTAGTATTATGGTTTATTTAGATGATGAATATCGCAAAGATAAGACAAAAGCACTTAATGTTCGTAACAATCTTGAATTAACTACGATTGGTGATATTGTTAAATCAGTTAATCTTTACCTAGATAGTAATCTTAACACTGATATTGAAGCTGATAAATCACTAATTGATATTTATAAAATGTTTGGTGAAATTACTGATCAAGTTAAAGATGATAACCCATGGATTCTTCGTGTTCAATTTAATCGCGATAAAATGATGGAACGTAACATCACAATGAATGATCTTTATCTAATTATCCAACACAATTTCTCAAATATCAATTGTATTTACAATGATGACAATGCGGGTGAATTAGTTATGCGTCTTAAGATTGAATTTGATAGTGATTCAAACAATGCCGATAAAGACATTATTAAAATGCGTGAATTTGAACAGAAATTTACATCTACTATTGTCAAAGGTATTCCTGGTATTAGTCATGTTATTATGGACAAAATCAAAGAAAATGTTACAGAAGATGTTGTTCTGACAGAAGGTAATATTTATATTCCGGATAATGAATGGATTCTAATGACTAAAGGGTCTAACCTAGAAGATGTTCTTATTCAAGATCATGTTGACTCAACTCGTACAATTTCGAACGATGTTATTGAAGTCTATGAAATCTTTGGTATTGAAGCGGCACGTAATATTATCTACCGTGAATTTAGTAAACTCATTTCACTTAACTATCGTCATGTTGGTCTTCTTGCCGACTTTATGACAAACAAAGGTTATATCATGCCTATTGACCGTCATGGTATTAATCGTGGTAATGCAGGTCCACTTGCTAAATCGTCTTTCGAAGAAACAATTGACCAACTTCTCCAAGCTGGTGTTCATGGTAAAATTGATAACATGGAAGGTGTTTCGGCTAATATCATGATGGGTCAAATTGCACCAGCTGGTACAGGTTTCCCTCAAATTCTTCTTGATGAAAAGATGATGGTCGAGGAACTAAAGAAACGACCACAAAAACAAAAACTTGAAAAGATGTCTGATGAAGAAGTAGTTAATAAATACATGAATATTCCAGAATTCTGTCAAGACAATGTTGGTATTAATTTTGATATTGATAATCTACAAGATGATCGTATTAAACTAGCAAACATTCCTAAAGTTCAAATTGAATAGATTTGAATTTGAATTTAAATTATAATTTTAAAATAAAATAAAATTTTTTATTATTTTTATTTATTGTTTTATTGTTTTATTATGTTTTTTCTTATTTAAAGAATAAAAGAAAAATCAAGAATATATAAAAATGACAAAAATGAAATCACTAAGAGGTGGAAATGATCTTATGAATGGTAATATGTCATATATTATTTTAGGCGTAGTCTTAATAATTATTGTTAGTATTGGAGTATATATTTTATTTTTTAGAGAATCTGCAATACCAACATCTACCACATCACCATCAACATCACCATCACCAACATATGAATCTACACCAACAACTTCTTTTACTTCAACTCCAACCTCAAAACCAAATAAAATTAAAAAAACTATAGATAGAATTAAAAGTTCTAAAGTAATAAAAAATATAGAAGCTAATTTAAAAGAATGGAAAAATGATATAGATAATCTTCCAACTGAATTAAGAGAATCTGCTATTAATTGTTATAGTAACCCAGAAGGTTGTATTTTTTAAATTTAACCTAAAATATTATCAATGATATTTTTAACATTATTCATTACATTTTCAATTGTTTCATGACCATTGATATTAATAATTTTTGCATCAGTTTCTTTAAACCATTCTAAGTGTTTATTATGACAACTAGTTAAATATTCTTTGGAGATTTTATCAACTTCTTCAGGACGACTACGTTTAATAATACGATTATAACATTCATCTGGTTCAGTATTAACATAGAGAATTAAATCTAATTTAGTTTTGTCTTTAAATGTATCAAACCAATAAGAATAAGTCTTCCATTCAATCTCTGAAATATTACCAGCTTCATAGAGCATTTTAGCAAAGACATATTTATCAGTATAAATACTTCTTTCACAGATAATAATTTTATTAGGATTATTTTCAATAATTGTTAGTAAATTACGAAGTCGTGTAATATAAGCTAGAACTTGAAACCAAAATGAGTTTTCTTTTTGATTTTCGTAAAATAATTCAAGTGCATTTTTATCCCCTGATTTAATATCAAGCCATTCAGATACTGGTTCTGGTACAAAGACTAAATTCGCATGATTGATGTTTTCTAGATTCTTAAGTAGGGTAGATTTACCCGAACCAATATTGCCTTCGACCGTAATAATCATTGTGAAAGATATTTCTTAATTTTATATGAAGAAAGTAAATCAATTTTTTTTTGATTAAAAAAGGTATAAAATGAAATAAATTAAATTTTTAATCTTCATCTTCTGACTCAGATAAACAATTTTTATATTTAATAGTCTGACGATGTAAAGCTTTTAATTTTGTAATTGCTTTTGAATATTTATAATCTTCAGCAGCAATTTTAATTAATTTTGTACCTTGTGAATGATTTTTCATAATACCATCACCACCAATTAAAGCATCACCCAGTAAATACATTGCTTCAGGGATATTGTATTTTCTGACTAAATATAAATATAACAAGTTTGCTTTGAAAGGTGATTTATGTAATTTTGAACCCATTTGATAATAATTGGCTAGTTTAAGTATAGATTTAAAACTTTCTGCTTTTATTTCATTATCAATTGTATCTTTTAATTTTAATGAACTATCAATTAATGTTTTAATCTCTTCCATATCATTAGTTGAATTTTTGATATCTTTAATAATATCACTAAAATTAATACTAACAATTTCTAGAATTTTATTTAAAGATTCTAAACTACCATTCTGATCTACTTTTTCAACTTTAATTATTTTTTCAACTTTTATATTATTATCTTTAATATCTTCTCTCTTATTATCTTTAATATCTTCTAGTTCATCATTCATATCATTCATACTATCCATCTCATCCATATCATTTTCTTTGATCATATCTAGATTATTATGAAATGGATTATAACCATGATTTTCTATAAAACTATCTAGCATTTTTTTGTTACGTTCAATAATTTGTCCATCATCCATTAATGATCGAAAATCTTCTTCTTCCTTAATATCAGCATAATATTCATTTCTAAGTTCTTGAATCATATCAACTAATTTATAATGATTAAAATTAATATTTAATTCATTCAATTCATCAAATAAATTAGTGTTAATTATAAATGGTGTTGGATCATTAGTATGAATATTTGTAAAATACGAATCTCCAATAGAATATGTATTTAATTTGTTATTTAAAATATATTTGACTAATAAATTAAATCTAGTATGAACATATTTTAAATTATTATTTTTATTTAACTCTTTAATAATATTAATGTATCTTTCAGTTATTATAACTTGTTCAAAAGACATCTATTTCTAGGTATTAATATTTAAGTATTTATTAAATTAGAATTCTTATGTTTCATTTTCAATTTTTGGTAATTCACAAGTAATCTCAACGTAATCATTTAAATTATTATCAATTTTGGTTTGATTTAAATTAAATATTTTCAAACTTTCTAGTTGTTTGATTGCTTCATTTGATAATTCCGGAAATACAACATTTAATTCAATATATAAATCACCTCTTCTTCCACTATTATTTATAGGTAATCCTAAATCTCTTACACGTAGCATTTTCATTCTAAGAATTTTATTAGATCCTTCATTTCTAGCATTATACTTAAATAAATAATTCCTATTATCTAAATGTGTTAATTTTACCTTAATTTCGGTATATAGTTCAATTAGTGAAATATTATATTCATAAATTAAATCATATTGATTTATTATTTTAAATCGTGTGTCGGGTTTTGGATTTATATTTATGATTAAATCATATGGGTCTTTATCTGGTTCTTGATTACCATCTCCTTTAAATAATATTTGTTTATTTCGAATGTCAATTGGAAAAGTTTTATTTTCTAATATTTTCATTAAACCTTTGCATACATGACATAATGACATATTTATTTCAAATCCCATATAACCTTTTCCTAAACAATAATGACAAATTCTATATCTTGAAACATTTAGTTCTTTAGGAACTTCATTATAAATATCATTCAACGAAACATTAATATCATAAATAATATCCTTTCTAGATTCATGTGGTACATCAGTTGTCATTTTTTTTTGTTTTGGTATATTGATAATTTGATTATTATTAGTTCTCTCTATATTTTTTTGTGTAAAGAAGGTATTATAATTTTTTATAATTTCTGGTAATTTTTCACAATTTATATTATTTAAATTTACAAATTTAGTAAATACATTAATAAAATCCTTACCACTTTGAATACTTTCATTAGAAAACACTTTACCTACAAGATTTATTAATTTTGAACTAACCGTAAAGTTTTCATTTTCATTTTGATATGAATAAAATATATTGGATTTTATGTTTTTCATTTTATCATATTTTAATTTTTCATCTGGATCAGATAATACAGTAAATGCTCTTGATATATTTTTAAATTTTTCTTCACATTCAATGTACTCTTTTTTATCTAGGTGAATATTCTTATCTGGATGATATCTCAATGACAATGCAATATATTTTTGTCTTATTTCTAAAGGAGTTGCATTCCTATCCACTTCTAATATATTATAGTAATCCATTATTTAATACATTAAATATTAATATTTTTATATTCGTTATTTTTATTCAATATAACTCGTATTATAATTTAATTATTAAAATGTCAACCAATCTTAATACTGTTATAAAAGAAAAATCAACACGTGGGCGTAAAAAGAAAGTTCAACCAATTGATGAAAATAACAATAAAATTATATTAGAACTCTTAGATGATAAAATGACTGAACCCAATAAAGTCATTAAAGAAGTTGAAGTGGTAGAAGTCATCAAAGAGATTGAAGTCATCAAAGAGATTGAAGTCATCAAAGAAGTAGAAGTGATTAAAGAAGTAGAAGTGATTAAAGAAGTAGAAGTCATTAAAGAGGTTGAAGTCATTAAAGAGGTTGAAGCTAAATCATCAGTATTATTATTGGAGATTATGAATAAATTAAATAATGTTTTAGAAGTATTAGATATTTTAGAAGAAAAAATAGAATCACATGGAAAAATTATAAAAAAATATGAAAATACAAATAATTTATTAACATCTAATTTTATTGATTTCCAAAAACATATAACAATGGATATGAATTGTTTAAAAAATCAATTATCAACATCGATTAGTATAGAAACAAAATCATGTCCATCATTAAATTATATTATTGAAAATTCTAATGTTTTTAGAGGTGAAAAGGGTATTAAGGGTGATAAAGGAGAACAAGGAATTCAAGGTATTCAAGGAAAACAAGGAATACAGGGTATTCAAGGTAAACAAGGAGACAAAGGTATTCAAGGAGATCAAGGTGAACAAGGCTATCAAGGAAAACAAGGTATTCAAGGTGAAAAAGGAATAAAAGGTGATAAAGGTGATAAAGGTGAAAAGGGTGATACTGCAAAATTAATAAATGTTATTAAATTTCCAAACAAAAGAAAATTTCAAGAAATAAAGAATGAAAAACTTATTATAGAAACTTCTAATAATAACATTTTAAAGAATTCTAATAATAACATTCTAGATAATGAACAATTTAATAAACAAGATATTAATATGGAATTACAAGAAATAAAAGAAAAAGGTGATACAGAAAATACTATTGAATTACATTTTTTATCTGATATAGAAAATAACATCCTAGAACAACAAGAATTTGACAAATATACTGAACCAATTATTGATATTGAAGTAAACAAAATTTATAAACCTATTGAAGATTTAGAAATTAAAATAGAAAATGCACATAAAAATGAATTACACTTCACCAAACTAGAAGATTTAGAAAATATCAATAATATTAATCAAGAATCACTACATTTAGACTATTTAGATATTATAAATGATGATACTTTAGAATTAACATTTTTAAAAGAATTAGAAACTATCAATGATAATATGATTGATGAAGAAACAATTGAATGTAACCTAGAACAAGACTCAATTGAAGATTTAGAGATTAAAATAGAAACAACAAATGATAATATGATTGATGAAGAAACAATTGAATGTAACCTAGAACAAGACTCAATTGCAGATTTAGAAATTAAAATAGAAAGTAACAATGAGAATATTATTACAGATGAAGAAACAATTGAATGTAACCTAGAAAAAGACTCAATTGCAGATTTAGAGATTAAAATAGAAAGTAACAATGAGAATATGATTGATGAAGAAACAATTGAATGTAACCTAGAACAAGACTCGATTGAAGATTTAGAGATTAAAATAGAAACAACAAATGAGAATATGATTGATGAACAAACAATTGAATATAACCTAGAACAAGACTCGATTGAAGATTTAGAGATTAAAATAGAAAGTAACAATGAGAATATGATTGATGAACAAACAATTGAATATAACCTAGAACAACAATCGATTGAAGATTTAGAGATTAAAATAGAAAGTAACAATGAGAATATGATTGATGAACAAACAATTGAATATAACCTAGAACAACAATCGATTGAAGATTTAGAGATTAAAATAGAAAGTAACAATGATGATATGGATTTTGATTTAGAAGAAATAAAAAATAAGTTCCTAGAAGATGATGATTTTGAAGAATTTAATAACAATTTTGATATTGAATTAGAATTAAATAATTAAACCTCAATAAATGCATTAGTCATAATTTCGCAAATATTATAATTCCAACGATTAAGTAATCCATATCCATTTAACCCCCAAGATAATCCCCAATCATTTTTAATAATATAATACAAAATCCCTTTAAAATTACCATACCCCATAATTAGAATTTTATGATTAAGATTAAGATTAAGATTCATATCAATAGTTTGTTTTCCAAGATTCATATTACAATAACTAGAATTATAAAAACCTGTATTATAATTCATAAAATCAGTATCAATACTAATATAAGCATGAACAGGTCCTTTTGAAATAGCATGAAGTATACCTTTTTCATCAGTAGTATTAATATAAATAATATTATTAGTAAAGTTACTATTTGAAATCATGATTGTATTGTTACTATCACGCCAATCTACATTCTCAGGTAAGTCATTAATTTCAGATTTATCATATGTATAATATTTTGGTTTGTTAGTTTTATAAACTGTATAATTTAATTTCACATCATATAGTGATTTATCAGTTAAATTAGTCCAACCAAGACCCCATTGAAGCATATTATAATTATTATGCTTCATAATTTGTTTATTATTCAGTATAAAATTTTGTAAATGATAATTATATTCTTCATAATCATAAAGTTTATTGAATTTATTTAAATATTTGTTGAATAATTTAATATCTGTACTATCAATTTCATTTGAAGATGAATATAATGTATTACAACTATTTACAATAGTAATAATTGTAAGAAATGTAATAATTGATTTCATAACCATTCTAGGATATATAATATAAATAATATTAATATACGAAATCAATTTTTTTATACGTTTTATTATTATTATTTTTATGTAATCATTAAACAAAAATGTTTTATTATGTTATATATAATTCAACTCTTTTAAATTATTCTAGTAAAAATAAAAAATTAAATACATTTATTTATGGTACTGTTTTATATATTTTATTACATGGATTAATTAATAGTTATGATAACCAATTTGCTCAATATATTAAATCATATTTTTGGATTATTCTAGCAATTGATATATTTGCAATCTATTATTTACATAACTTTATTGACCCTGAACAAGAAAATGATACTAACATAAAAGACCTTATCAAGAGTTTTTATAATAATGATCCAAAATTAAAAACAGAAAATAATAATAATAATAATAATAATAATAATAATAATAATAATAATAATAAGAATATGGAACTTGAAACTTTTAATAATCTTCCTGAAGATATAGATAACAATCAAGACCATCTAGAAAACAAAGAAAATAAAGAAAACTCTAACAATAGTAATGAACCAATTGCATATTTTCCAGATGAATTAGATATTAATGAAAATATTGACCAAATGTCAGATGCAGGATCAGATATTGATATGGATAAATTTGAAATGTCATTACAAAATTAATTTATTTTTTGTTTTTTTGGAAATATTTCCGATGTTGTAGTCATAATATTACATTTGAAATATAAATGAATATTCTCTGACGAGTCTGAATCAATTATATTAGATAAAGATGCAAGGATTTCAGACCATTTTATTTTAAAAGGAATAATCTTATCTTTCTCATAATATCCTTCAATGTATTGATTCCAAATATCAGATGTATTATTAACGCTATATTTGTATTGACTAACTTTCATAAAAGGGTTAATAATTTCATTGTTTACTAATGGTAACAATTCCATATTATAATTAGAACCCCACTCACACTTACCATTACCATTATTTATAAGATTACTTTTGGAAGGTAAAATAACAGCAAATAAATGAAATCCATTCATTTTATAAATTCGAAACAATTCAAATTGTTCTTCATCAGTACCTAGAGAGAATCCATTTGATTTTAACCAGTTCATGATAAACTTTTTAATTGCTTTCATACTAAATGTTAAACTATCAGCATATCTAACAACTGGAAAATAATTAAGATGTTGTTCAACAATATAATACAACTCACGAATTACAATCAATTTCTCTTTAGTTGTATAAATATTGGTTATAGAATCATCAATCTTTAAATTTTCTAAATCACATCCACATTGATCAACTGTTTTTAAATTAAAATCTTGTTTGTATTGAGTGTATTGATTTTTTTTATGAATATTTAAAGAATCCCAATAAATAGGTATAATCCCAATGTATTTTCCTTCAAAACTATCAATTGAATTTAATTCAATAATTTTTTCTTTAACCATCTTAGATGATTTTTGAGATATAATCAATTTATCCCAAGACATTACAATTTATTACAATTTATTACAATTTATTATAATTTATTAGATTTCATATTTATTATATTCAATTTTTATATTTATTTGTTATAATAATGTAAAATGAGTGAAAAATTCACATCTATTCTAGTTATAATATTAATATTAATTATACTATGTATATTTATGATATTAAATGAAAAGAACCAGATTAAAGAGGCTTTTGGATGTTTTCTTAAATCAAAACATAGATATAATACTAGCATCAACCCTCCATGGATATTAAATAAAGAAATGACCCCATTAATTTATAAAATTACTAAAGAAATATTAGATAATGTTAATCAAAAATTAAATACTAAGTATCAAATGGGTAAATTTGATAATGTAATTGAAGATTATGATAATGATGGTAATAAACGATTCATTATTGATTTCTTTGTATATCAATTTAATCATCAACATGTTAATGATCTGAATCGTCGTTTGATTGTTGATGTTACATTACTTAGAAATACAAATAATCTCCGTATTAATACATTAAACTTTAGTAATGCTATTAAATATCAGGATCCTTCAATCATTTCAGAAGACCCTGAAAGCACATTAATTCTGAAAGATGAAATTACTGGGAAAACACATGATATAAGTGCTATCAAGAGAACATCACTTGAAAATACTCCTTTTCTTAAACCATCCAAATTAAATATCAATGACATCCATCGCGGTCCTTGGATTTTACCCCTAGAAATACAAGAAAAGAAACATCTTCGTGCATTTCCTTGCCAAGATTATGGTACATGGTGGGATGAAAATGCGATACCATTAACTCCTGAACAAGAACAAGGTCTTCCCAAAAAACAACAACCTAAATGGTGTTATGGTTCATATAACTCAGCAACTACACCTCAATATATAGTCGCGCAAAGAAGACCCCAATTTCTTAAACAATCATCAGATAGACATTATAATGATTGGATGTTTGATAGAAGACAAGGTATTACTGGATTTCCCCATGGAAGTTCATAAAAAAGTATTTTACTTAAAAAATATTTGGATTATAAATTAGTTTATTTTTAATTTGTTCTCTAGATACTAATTTTATATTTCTTATCATATCTAATAATTGCATTGTATTCATAGCAGAACTTTTAAGATTTTCTTGTTTTTCAATAAATGATGTTATATTTGTTAAATCGACTATAGCAACTCTATCACCATCCTTATTTTTCAAATCATAATGTAATCTAGATATCATATTTAATAGATTATTCCAATAAGTGCTAATAGTATCTTTATTTTTTATAACAAGCATTGAACTTTCAAAATCCATGATCACTATTTTATAACCATAAGTTTTAATTGTAATATTGATAGTTGAATCATTTTCAATCATATAGTTAATACTTTCTTTTTTTGTTTTTTTAATTAAAACGTTATCTAGATGCAAATCATTATGTATGAATCCACATACTTGATAGGCAATAAAAACAGATGTTACAGTTTGTAATAAAACTGATTTAAGAGCATCATATTTATCAGTGTTCCATTTAAAAGTTCTTATTGAACCTTCTTGAATGTACGGCATTATTAATACATTTTTCAGATTATCTTCTTCTTTTTTTGCAGAACAAAGTTCTTTATTATTTTTCAATTCTATATTTTCATACGTATTATCATAACAACTAAATAAACAAATGTAATTGATAAATCCAGATAGTTTATGTTTTTCTAAAAATTTTCCAATCTTGTACTCCTTTTCTATTGTTTTATTAACTTTCCCGATTTTAACAACTATGTTTTTGTTTATTTCTGTAATACTTGTATTTTTCAGAATTGATTGTAATATTGTAATATCATTTTTATTTTTTATTACTTTATCTAAAATAATAGGAATCAGACTAGGGTTTTTCTCAAATTCATTACAATTAATATGATATTTATTAGCACCTTCCTGTTTATGGTGTTTTCTTTCTAGTGAATGCATTTATAAATATATAATATTATATTTTTAAATTTAAAATTGATTGTGATTATGTTAAATAAAAGTAATCAAAAAAGATTATAACAGTAAATTTACGTATTATTTTATATATATAATTATGGCTAATCGTTTATTAAAATTAAATGATGCATTTGAATCATATTTAAACAAAATAATTAGAGATTGTCATCTCACATATGAAGATTTAAAAAAACCAGAAACAATTTCCAATTTATCCCAAATGTTAGAAATGACAATGTCTGCTATTTTTACGACATCAGAAATTACAAAAAGTAAAATTAAATACAAAGAGATGATAGAAGCTAGTCTTAAACAACGTTTCTTTTATACAGAACCAAACTATACTAGTGATGACCTTGATATAATAGATATTAAATTTAAAGTTATTAATTCACATCAGAGTCATGCTCAAAGAAGTATGGAATGGTATAATTTTAGATGGGAACGTTTAACTGCAAGTGATCTAGCAAAAGCAATCGGTGAAAAAGGTGATAAATCTAAATTGGATTTGATTTATCAAAAATCAATACCATTAGAACAATATATTAAAAAACGTGAAGGATTTTCACTTGGAGGACAACCTGCTATCATGCATGGTGTTTGTTTTGAAGCGGTTGCTACAGGGTTATATGAATTATATAATATGTTAACTGTTAAGGAATATGGTTGCTTACCTCATAATACGATTAATTATTTAGCTGCATCACCGGATGGTATTTGTGATTCACGTGACGATAATCCTAATTATCATGGAAGAATGCTAGAAATCAAATGCCCGTATTCGCGGATTATTACAGGAATACCTAAACTAGAATATTACATGCAAGTCCAATTACAATTAGAAGTATGTGACCTAGAATACTGTGATTTCCTAGAATGTGATATTAGAACATATCCTGGAATGAGAAGTTTTCTAGATGATTCTCCAAAATTGAATGGTATGGAAGATGTTTCATATAATTTAACCAAATCAGGAAAGAAGAAAGGAGTTTTGTATGAATATATTGAAAAAAGTGAAGGTAATGGTACTGAAAAAAATACTAAATATAAATATTGTCCACTGACTTATACAGATGAAGAAGTTAGTCAATGGATTATAAATACAAAAGATGAAATTATGAATAATTCAAAATATATACCAATTGGGTGTAAATATTGGTGGATTGAAGAGTACAATGTTACACTTATTAAACGAGAACGTGAATATTTTAGTAATATGTTAGTACGATTAAATGAGTTTTGGCAATCTGTTTTATATTATAGAAATAATCCAAAAAACATTGAAGAGTTAGAAATAAAAATTGGTCTTCGTCCAAAACCACCTTCACAATTAGAATCAATGCTTTTAAAGAATGATATGTCAGATGAAATGTATTATCATACAATACCAACTGATGTTATAGAACCAGATGAAATTAAAAAAGTTCAATTTATAGATGATAATGATAGTAGTGATAGTGATAGTAACACAACCACAACCACAAACATTGAAATTAAAAAGAAAGTTGTTAAGAATTTGATGTTTATTAAACCAGATGAAGATGATGATGATTAAAATAACATAAATCAAAATACTATATTATACTTATTATAGTAAAAGTAAAAGTAAACTAAATGTCACTTGCTAGAATAACTAAAGAATTAAATAGTCTTACTAAAGACCCCCCTTTTAATTGTAGTGCAGGTCCTGTTGGTAATGGTGAAGATTTATATCAATGGGAAGGATGTATAATTGGTCCTGAAGGAACACCATATGAAGGTGGATGTTTTAAATTAAATATAATTTTTCCGATTAATTATCCTTTTAAACCTCCAAAAGTTAATTTTATAACAAAAATATATCACCCTAATATTCATAAAAATGGTGGTGGTATTTGTTTAGATATTTTGAATACTAAATGGAGTCCAGCTTTAACCATATCAAAAGTATTATTATCAGTTTGTTCTCTTCTAGATGAACCTAATCCAAAAGATCCACTTGAACCAGAAATTGCAGAACAATATGAAAACAATATTGAAGCTTTTAATATCACGGCAAAAGCATGGACAGAAAAATATGCTTAATTTTTTATTTTCTGTTTTTATAATTTACTTTTGTTGACTTTTATTTGTTTGTATTTTTTCTTTTTTCTTTTAATAAAAATAAAAGCAAACAAACACATTAAAATTAAAATGAAAATGAAAGGTGGAAGAAGTTCAAGAATGAAAGGAGGTTGTATGGATGGTAGCACATTAATGATTATTATTGGATTATTAGCACTCATTGCCGTTGGGTATTATTTAATTACAATGTACAACAACCAAAATATGAATCCAATGCAAGCCATGCAAGTTACACAAGCTCCTACACAAGCACCTAAAATTGAAGGATTTGAAGGTGATGAAATCACCCCTGCAAATGGTGAAACTGTAATTGCATTATTTGCTGCTGATTGGTGTCCTCACTGTGTTGACTACAAACCAACATGGAAAGCAATCCAAGATGAAGCAAGAGCCAAAAAAGAAACAAGAGTTCGATTTGTAACGGTTGATTGTACTGAAAGCAACCCTTACAAAGATAAATTCAAGATTCAAGGTTACCCTACTGTTCTAGCTATCTCAGCAGCTGGACACAAAGATGTTGAAAAACGTGATACTCTTGAAGGTTTACTTCAATCACTCTAAATACTTGATATTTATTATTTAGGTAATGGTTTTTTTATTTTATCAAATGTATTTTTGATTTTGTTTAACAATTCAGAAATATTAATCGAATTAATACTATATTTTTCTTGTATATCTTTAGTTTTATTTTTATTTATACTATCATATGAATAACCTTTTAATGTTAAATATTGTTTAGTCAGTTGATACCCAATATCAATAATATTTAATTTTTCTTCTTTTGTAAATGAAAAAATATGAAACATATTAATTGTACTTTCTATGACAATTGTATTATCAATAAATTTATTCTTTTTGTCTAATGTTTCTTTGGTAATCATATAAACAATAATACTTTTATAAATATCAACTACATTTTTACATTTTTCATTTGATATTTTATCAGTACATAAAATACCAATTGTTGTATCCATTTTATCTTTAAATAAATCAATCGGATAATTATTAACTATACCACCATCAACCAGATGATAATTTGTTTCATTAATTGGACTAAATATAGGTGGTATAGCCATTGTAATTCTTAATGCCTTTATAATTGACATTGAAGGTGTTAATACATGATTATATAATTCCTGTTCTATAATATCTTGGTAGACTTTAGCACCTGTTAAAGTTATTTTGATTGGGTTATAATTCCAGATATCTAGAAATGTAATATCTAAAGGAGTTTTATTGGGAAATCTAACTCCAATAATTAATTCTAAGAAACGAATCATATTTTCACCATTATCCAAACCAAATTTATTAATTAGATGCAATATTGAATCTGAATTGATATTATGCAAATAATTTAAATCCAAGTCCATAAATATATTAATTAAATCACTCGATGTATATTTCAAAGCAATTAAGACAGAGAATAACCCTCCGATTGAAGTTCCAGCGACCTCTTCTAGGTTATATAGAATGTTAAATTCTTCAAATGCTTTTATAACTCCTATATAACTAAATCCTTTTGAACTACCTCCACTTAAAACAATATTATTAACAATTTTATCTTTTTTTTTTAAATCATTTAATTTTGATTGCAATTGTTGTATTTGTAATTCAATCTCATTCATTTTTATATTTTTCAAGAAAAAAGACATAATAAAAAAACGTATGAATAACATATTTTTTTATATAGTTTATATAATAAAATGAACAAAATGATAAATATTGAGGAACTACATAGAGAACAAGATAGAAAAGAACAAAACAAATCTGAAATATTTGTTACAATATTAGAGAAAGTTCATCAAAAAATTAAATTTACTAGCATGGTAAGTAAAGATAAATTTTGTTTCTATAGTGTTCCTACATATGTTTATGGACTTCCATTATTTGATATTAATAGTTGTATTATATATTTAACAAAAACATTATCCGAAAATGGTTTTAATATCAAATATACTCATCCAAATCTTTTACTAATTTCATGGCTAGAAAAACCTAAAAAAACACATAGTAATAGTAATAGTAGTAATAGTAATGCTAATAGTAATTATAATGGTATGAATTCCTTACAAAAACTAGAAGATATTAGAAGACGTGCACTAGAATACCGTCCAACTGCAGAATACCAACCATCAAATAACTTTGTATATGATAGTAATTCATTAAATACTTTACAACAAAAAGCAAATAAATTATTATATGATCCTAGATTCTAGATTTTAGAGTTATTATAATGTCATTTTACCAACTCTATAAACTGAATCTAAAATAAATATAATAAATATACCAAATATCACAAATAATATAATATCATGAATATTTTCTTGAGCAGGTTCATCAAAATGACCTAATTTTTCCAAAATTAAATCTAACTTAGAATTAAAATCCACAATTCTAGGATCTACTACCATATTTTCTCTAACTGATGAAGTTGGTGTTGTTGTTGGTACTTCTTCATTGTCCTCATACTCACTATCATCTATAACATTAGGATCACCTTTTGGATTACCTAAAGTTCTTTGAATAATATTAGCATTCGTATTATCATCAACGTAATTTTGCTTCATTTGATGAACATATTCTTGAACATCTTTTGGTTTAATATTATAATCAGTCGGACCATATTCATTTTTATTTGAAATTCTTAGATATTGGTCATCTTCTTCAGGATAACCTCCAATCGATACATTTAGTTCTTTTCTAGGTTCTGGAGCTGTAAATCTAGCCGATGAAACAACTTCTTTACCATATTTTTTGGCTCTACCCCCCTTTTTCTTTTTCTTTTGCATATCATCCGGTGGTGGATAAGCTTCATAATTATCACCAAATGCTTCTAATAAACTTGCTGTCATTCTTTAATTTATTATATACTAAAGAAATAATTTGAGATTTTCTCACATTTAAGTTAAAAAAGAAAATGTTATTAACGAAAACAAATATATTTCTTGCAGGGGTTTTAATAGCATATCTTGTATGTTGTTCAAAATATATTGGGCAAAGACACACTGTTTTTACAAATCAATTATATTTATTATTTTTGTTAGTATGCGTTATAATTATTTATCCATATCATAAACAAGCCGGTATTACATTATTACTTATTGTCATGATAAGTAAATCACCAGTTTTCTTAGAAAATTTTGAAACAGTAACACAACAAACACCAATACCAAATGAATTAGAAAGTATAGAATCTAATTACAATCAAACAATTGATAAAAGAAGAGAACAATCCCTAGAAACAAAACTTCAAATGGAAGATACTAGAATGAATCTATTAGAAGAAGAAGGTAATATAACACCTCTCGAAAAAGAAATTGTCAAAGAAATACAGCGACAATTTGTAGAAGATATTGATTTAATAACTACAGATGACTTTGAAAAAATATCAAAATACACTGATGAAGGGGACCCTATTAATGCAGGATTATTACCTAAACAAATTAATCCAGAAAGGTATGGAATAGATTATAATCAATTAGTTAGAATTGGAAAAGTAATCAAATTTTAAATTTTATTTAATATGCTTTTATGACAGCCACTCTTGATCTTAGAATAAAAAATAATATTAACATAAAAATAAATATTGGTAATCCAGGCAATACTGCTAGAACAAGAACTAAACCTGCAAATGTCATTAAAGATTGAACTAATGATAACATCCAACCTAACATTTTTTGAAGAACATTAAAACCCTTTAATTTTTTTGCAAATGATTTTGCTTTTTCTTTACCGTCTTGACCAGGCATTTGTTTTGCAGCTTGTTTTGCTTGTTGTTTTGCTTGTTGTTTTGCTTGTTTTTCAGCTATTTTTTCAGCTTTTTTGGCATCTTTTTCAGATGGAGCAGGAGCTTCAGCAGCAGGAGCAGCAGCAGTAGGAGGAGCAGCAGGAGGAGCTGCAGAAGCTTGAGCCATTTGTGCTAATTCTTCACCCTCACCACCAGATTGTTTATTTGCACTTACAGATTCATATGATATAGGACATATAAAATTATATACTATCAATAAACAAAGAACCACAATTAATTCTTTTTTATTTTTATTATAAAATATCATAACTTTATTCCAAACAGACCTCATCATTGAAACATTATTATTATTTTCATTTTCATTCTTATTTTCATTTTCTTTTTCTTGATTTTTACTTAGTTCCATTTTATATTTACCATTTATTGATATAAAAATATTTCTAAACATCAGTAATTTTACCTAATAAACCAGTCATAATAAAATAAAATAATGTAATATATAAAACTATTGGAACTGATGGGATAAGTACTAGAAATATCAAAAATAAATAAAACAATATAATATTTTGAGCAATCCAATACATAATATTTATACCACCTGATAATGGTGAAAATTTACTAGCAAATGATTTTTTCTTTTTCTCATTCCCTCCATTACCTTTATTTCCTTGACCATTTTCATTATCACCTCCAATCATTACATTATTATATATTTTTTGAGGGATATTTAAATATATAATAATTAATGCAACTATTGTAATTAATATCAGTATCTTATAATTTTTCAGAAACCCAATTTTAAATTCATTATACAATCTTCTTAAAAAAGATTCTTTCACCCTTTTATCTTGATCAATTTCTTTCGTCTGATTAGTTTTTTTATTTTCATCCGTTTCTTTTTTAATATCTTGATTATGTTTATTTATTTCCATTTATTTTTTCAAAAGAAAAAATTATATCTTATTATAATATAAAATTCTTAAATATGGATAAAATATCAAATAATTCAGCGTGTGTAATTGGTGTTATTGCTCTTATTGCAGTTATTCCGAGATATATTCAATTACCAAACAGTTTAGAATTATTATTTCATGACATGATTGGACAACTATTATTATTATTATTAGCAATTACAGTTGGTTCATATAATTTTACATGTGGTTTATTACTAGTTGTATTATTTTTATCAATTATGCTACAATCCAAAATTAAATCAAAATATGCAAGTGAAGGATTCATCGATTATGAAGAAGGTGAAGATAAAGACATGGAATTAAATGAAAATTTTGATACTGCTACTAAAAAGACAAAAAAACCATCATCTGATATGGAAGAAGAAGAAGAAGATGTACAAACTAAAGATATGGAAGAAGATGTACAAACTCAAGATATGGAAGAAGAATCAATGCCTACTAAAATGCCAATCGATAATGGTATGGTTGATGATCTTAAACAAGAATTAAGAGATTCACAAAAAAAAATTAAAGACTTAGAAGCAAAAATGAAAAAGACAACTACACCAACAATTAATTCAAATAAAAACATGAACTATGAATCAGAAATGAATAATACAACTAAACCAACAATTAATTCAAATAAAAAAGTGAATTCTACATCAGAAATGGAAATGCAAATGGAAATGCAAATGCAAATGGAAATGGAAAAGCAAAATAAAAAGCAAATGGAAAAAGAAATGCAAAAAGAAATGGAAAAAGAAATGGAAATGGAAATGAAAAAGAAATCCACGCAACCACCTACATTTGAAGGATTCGAATGTGATTACACAAATGATAATAGAAGAACTCAATATGTAAAATTACAAGAAGCAGAAGGTCTCATTGAAACATTTCAAAATCAATCAACACAACAACCCAGAGTCAAAGTAGAATCTGATTGTTATGATCTTGCTGGATGCAAATATCAAAATGGATATACCCCTTTTAATGACACATTCTATGGACCCCCTGTAGATAGTTGCCATGCTTATAGAAAAGCTAACGTCAATGCAACTGGAACTTTATTTTACCCTTTAAATTAGAGCATATGATTTTATGACATTTTCTATTTCTATTTCGATTTTTATTTTTATTTTTATTTTGTAATCTTATAATAAAAAGAATATAATGGGTGTTCCAAAACCAAAAATCGTAGAAGCCACTGGAGGATTTATAAATATTATGGATGCTAGTGTAAATATTTTAAACAATAGCAAATATTTTACGGCAATTATGATGTTATTAATGAATCTAGGTGCTAGATATATATCATTAGAACTTAGTCAATTTCATGAAGAATTACTTAGCAATGTAATTGTTAGACGTATTCTAGTCTTTACAGTTGTTTTTATCTCAACCCGTGATATTAAAGTCTCACTTATCTCAACTGCATTATTTGTTATATTAGTCTCTGGAATCTTTAATGAAGATAGTAAATATTGTATTTTACCTGGAAGAGATAACAGAAGAATAACAAAAGAAGATTATCATTATGCTCAAAGTATAATGGATAAATATAATAAACAATTAAAAAAAAATCCACCGATGGGTCAACCATTACCACCAACACCACCTCCACAACAAGCTAATCAAAAATAAAATTTATACACTTGATTCTGTTAATAAACCTTTAATTCTTCTATTAATTAATTTTAATTCACCAATAATAATATGATATTTTTCACTATCATTTTTAATTACAGGAATTTTTATTAATTGCATCACTATTGCTAATAAGTTCTTAACTTTATTTAATTGATCTTTTTTATTTATTTGGGTAATATCGTCTAAGACAGTATTGCATGTAGTAATAGTTTGATGAATCTGATCAACTAATGCATTGCCTACTACATGTAATGTCATTTGTGTTGAATTATTTTCAGAAGGAGTTGAAAAACACCCTCCTTTACCAATTTGTTTTCGTAAGTTTCTTTGTCTTTTAATTGTTTTTTTATGTTTTACCATTTTTATTTATTATTTATTATTTATATGCGAAAATAAAATATCTTTATAAAATAAAATATCTTTATAAAATAAAATAAAATAAAATGTCAAAACATAAAAAAATACAAATTGGTAAAGGAGGGTGTTTTTCAACTCCTGAAGAATTAAAGGGTGTAAATAAAAGATTACAAAGAGTAACTGAATCTTTATCAGGTTCATTAACACCTGAAGAAAACAAAGAACTAGAAAAAGAATTATATGAATTATTAAATGATGTTGAAATTCAAATGAATAATAATTCAAATAATGCAACTAAAAAAAAACAAAAACAAAACAATGCAACTAAAAGAAAACAAAAACAAAACAATAATGCCATCAAGAGACAATTAGGTGTATCAGATGAAGAATTTGCTGCATTATCTAAAGAATTAGAAGGATTAGAAGGAAAAGTATTATAATTCTAGCGTTTAAAGGTCAATATTTCTTTTATTTGGTCCTGTAATATCATCTAAGAAATTATCTAAACCATCGGGACCACTCATTTGACGCTGACCTCCTGATGTTGGTTGACGTGGATTGCTATTCATTGCTCCACCCATCATACCTGCAAAAGTTGCTTCTGTTGGACCTTGTTGAGCCATTGTATTAAGAAGTGTCTGTTGCATATGTTTCATAAGATCAGGGTTTTGACGGAGAATATCCTGAGCCCCAGGTAAAACAGATTTGAACATCGTGTTTGATAAATGATACATAATAGCACTACCACCTAAACTCATAAGAAGACGAAGTTCAGGTGCCATGCTACCACGATCTTTATATTTTTCATAAATTTCTTCAAAAATCTCATCATAATCATGTTGTTGAGAATGAACTTGGTCAGACCAACCATCCAGATAGAAATCAAATGGATTTGCCTTAGTATTTAAATATTCAATCGCTGTTGTCGTTGAAACAAGCATTTGACGATACATCTTAACCGAGTTATCAGTTAAACGTTCATTATGGAGTTTTTCATATTCATATTTAATTTCTTCATATGGAGAATTCATTGTGTAAGTACGGGGAACAACAACACCCTTTTTCTTAAGACGTTCTAGTTTGCAAAGAAGATCGAATTTCTTACGTTGCATTTCTTCAACCGACATAGGTCTTTCATCACCACTGCCACTACCATATTGTTGTGATTGATAACCACCGCCATTGCCATTACCATTGTCATAATTTGAATTTTGGTATGATTGTTGTTGTTGATGGGATTGAGGTTGGTGAGATGGTATAGCATCATCATCAAAATTAAAGTTAACACCACCACTACCAGAAGGTGGTTTTAATTCAATGGGTGATGAACTCACACTACCCATTTTGGTAATTGATGGTTTACTACCACCATTATTAATTGTTAAATCTTTCATTTCATCTTCTAGGTAAGAATCCATGTCAAAGTTGTTTGATAAGGAAGGTGTGTTATTATCAATATTTGAATACATATTATTACTAAAACTGGATTTAGGTTCATTAATTGGTGAAAAAGCAGATTGAGATGTAAGATTAGGGCTTGGACGACGTTTTTGTTTATCTTTGTTCATAATTAAATCTAGCCCAAATGATGAATCAGATGTTGGGCTTCTAGAAGGAGGATCACGGGTTAATAAATTAGGTCTTTGATTTGAACTTTGTTTAGAAGAACCAAAATCAAATGAAATGTCTTTAATATCATCAAGAGAATCTAAATCAAGCGTTTCCATTTTAAATTATTTTATTTTAATTATTAAATACTAATTGATTTTAAGTCTTTATTAGAAAGAAAAATATTTCTCTATACGCAAATAAAAAATAAAAAAAAATAATTATATAATCATATAATTTTACTTAAAAAAAGAATCAATATTACCAAACTTTTGAACTTTTTTCTCTATTTTTGGTTTTGATTGTGATTGTTGTTGTTGTGAAAGTGGTTGCACCATAGTATTCTTAACAGATTTAATAGTATTTGAATTACCAGTTGGTGCTGAGCTAGGTTTAGTCTTTTTACAATATTTATAAAACTGTTTTTTATTTTCAGCTTCTGTTTTCATATTTTCTTTAACTTCTTCTTGAACTATTTTTTTTGATATTTCAGTATCGATTATTTTTTTTCCAAAATATAAATCTAAATCAATATCAGAATCAGTATCTACATTCTCTTGGTTATCTTCCATATCATTGTCATCATCATCAGAATATAAATTTATTTCTTCTTTAATTGATTCATTATCATCTGCATCTTCCAAATTTATATCTTCATTCAATTCTAGATCCGTATTAGGATTAGTTTCATCCATATTATCTTTTTCTTTGACCTTACCATCTTTTTTAGTTTTTTGTTTAAAATGTCTATCAATAAAATAACAATTTGTTAAATAAGCATCAGCCAAATCGTCTTTTTTATGATGAGTATTAAAGAAATTAAACCATTTTGGATTTCGTTTTATCATTTCTTGAGTAAATAGAATAGCCGCTTTTTTATTTACTTGATATTGACCACTTAAATGTGATAGGGTTTTCATTATTTTACCATCCACATCATCAAAAGCCTCTAATTTTTTACTAGCAGAAAAGAAATGAATATTCTTGACTTTTTCTTTCATAATACCATTCATTACAAAATAACTATATAATAGAATTTGAACAGTTTTCATTGTTGGATTCTTAAGAACAGGTTGGTTTTCAATAATAATTTCTTCAACATCTAATAATATGTCTTTTAAATTATCCAAATGCTCATATAATCTAGTTGCTAATAATAACACCGACATAGTTCTTACTAGTTCCTTTTTCTCTTTTTTTATTTCAAATATTTCAAAAGGATCTTTCTTTTGCATTACTTTAAGATGAGCATTACAATAAGTAACATTAATATTATCCTTTCTAGATGTTAGTGCATTTTTGCCACAAATTGTATTCGCGTTAGTTTTTTTATTATTAATTGTATAACAACATGTTATTGGCTGGCTTAGATCTAGAAAGCGACATGGTTTATATTTTGTCATTGCTCGATGCATTTTACATATCCCTTCAGATGGATTGTTTTGAAATAAAAATAATGCCTTTGAAGTACATTTTTTACCCTTTTGATTACTTTCACAACATAATAGAACATCTTTGGGCTTTTCTATTATTTCATTCATTAAATTAATGACACCCCATCCAATAATTTCTTTGGTTTTTTCTTCCGTACTGTAATCGATAATAGAATATGCAAGGTTTTTAATACCAACATCCCATGCTAAAAATTTCATTGTTATGTTATTATATCTAGAATATATATTTAATTAATAATTAAACACACTATTAATAATCTTTATATTTTTTTTATTTTCTCAATAAAAATATAAAAAATGAAAAAATCAATCAAATCTCCAAAAAAATCTAAAATGACTAGAAAGACTAGAATGACTAGTAAACCTAAAATGACTAGAAAGACTAGAAAGACTAGAAAGACTAGAAAAACAATGAAATTAACATCACAACAACCACTTGTTTTATATTCAAAGAATAACAGAACTGGTGAAGAAACAGTTGCTGCATTTACAAAAAAAAATAATAATACTATGCATGGATATACAATGGCTGTTCAATCACAAATACCACCAACTATTCATAAAAGCTCAAATGGTTCAAGTGTTATGACAATGAGTCAAAAACGTTCATTAGTAGTTGAAAATTATAAAAATCTTAGTATGAATCGTGTTAAACTACCAAGAGTAGTTAGATCAAAAGTACAGTATTAAACTGATTAAAATATAAAAATCTGATTTAGGTTTGTTTAGTTCCACCATTGTAAACATAACCATGACCCGAATCTATCATTTTTTGATTAACTGAAACAGTATCTTCCTTTTTTTGAAAGAGTGTTCCTAGAACACGACCATATTTATCAAATCCATCAAATCTAAGATATGTAAGACCTTCTAAAAAATTCTTGAGTGTATCTTTTGCTACCATTGCTTTCTTTTTTATTTCATCCCTGTTAGGATTACTAACAGGTGGTTTCATTTCAGGTGAATCATATCCATTCATTCTTACTGTAATACGACCCACAACACCCCTCCATTCAACAGCCATCTTACAAGTATCACCATCATAATTTGCTAATAATTTGGCAGGTATTAATTCATTACCCATCTCAAATAAATCAACCGTGTTGTCTAAAGTACAATCTTTTAATCTATCCATGTTTATAATATTTTATAATATATTTATTTTCTCATTTTACGGGTTAATTTCTTTTTCTTATTTTGAGTTACTTTCTTATTTCTTTTCTTATGTGTAATTTTTATTTTCTTAGAACCACCTGTTGGTGGTGGTCTTGGTGGGAGTGCTAATCTAGCTAATAATCCTTCTCGTAAAGAACCCACTCTATTTGATAATGCGGTTGCTGCTGCTGGTGCTGCTGCTGGTGCTGCTGCTGGTGCTGCTGCTGGTGCTGCTGCTGCGTTTAATACTCGTGATTTTATTATAGAAGTACGTAAATCTGGTTTAGTTGATGCTGCTGCTGGTGCTGCTGTCACAGAAGGGTTATTATATTTTTCTGCAAAAGTTATAAAATCGGTTTGTGTTCTTGCTTGATGTAAATCATTTAAAAAATTTTTAAAAAATTTAGGGACTTTATTTGTAACCCTTTTATAATTTGTTTTACCTATATAAGTATTTACTATATCTATTTGAATACTTAACTTATCATTTACATCAGTCTCAATTGAAACATTTAACTCTTCTGCTTTACTTATAAATTCCTTCATCGGTTCAATATATTTTTTTAAAATATTAATTTCTACTTCAAAGGTATGACGTGGATTATTTAGGTTATCTACTAAATTATCAGAATAATGTTTTATAGTATTTAAAAATACTTGAAAATATGCTTCAAAGCCTTTTTGTAAACATGATTTATTAAAAAGCTTTGAAGAATCTTCTGTTAATATGGTTAAATCTTCTTTTTCTTTTATAGATAAAAAAAAATTATTATATTGATCTGAACTTTTTATTTTGGGTAAATAGAGCTCCTTTACCTCTTCCCTGTAAAGCACATCTGTTAAATTTCTTTTCCCAATTGATATCCCATCTATGATCCACTTATATGCATCAAATGATACATATAAACCATCACAGTTTTTTAATAAATATAATAATAATATATCATCTGCTTCAGTACCTTGAGGAGGACATTCAATATCCTCCTTCTCCGGAGTGTTTCTATTTTTAACAATAACATCTGGTGGATCTTTTAAAATAATAAATGTAACATTAGTATCATATCCATTAATTGGTATTTTAAAATTAATTGATGTTACATGTGAGTTTTTTAATTTACTTAAAATTATTAATATATCTTCTATTTCTTCTTTATTTTGTTCTACATTAGTAGTTAATAAGTGTAATAATTTATTTTCATAATAATTTTTCATTACATAATTAGGTAAAATCATAATAAAATTACATTGCTCTAAATTATCACCATCATACCACTTTTTATCAATTGGTACTATATTACGTGGGGTTCTATAAATTTCCCTACGTTTAATACTTTCAATAATTTGTATACAATTTTTAAAAGTATAATTTCCATGTTCAAACCGAGAATGTAAAAGATTCATCCCGTCAATAAATATATTTCTCTTTCTACGAAATAATTCTATAAATTGATTAAAATTTATTAATTTATTATATAGTTTTTCATCAATATTTGATATTTGTGTATTATTCTCAATGTTAATAATTCTAGAACCTGTATTATCTACAAATATAGTATTTATATAATTTTGTGTAAAAATTTCATTAATAAAATCTAAAGCACAATTTTGTTTATGAGTGTCTTCTTTATAAATTTCTAATATTTCATCACGTAATAAATACTTATTTGATAAAGTAAATATAAATTGATTGTCATTTCCTGCCTTTCTTATCCAGCGTGGATTGTTTATTAATGTAATATGCTTATCTTTAACTAATATTTCAGGTTGTTCTATAACTACTCTAGGATTTACAGAAATAAAATGATATTCTTCTACTCTATCTCCTCTATCTCTATCTCCTCTATCTCTATCTCCTCTATCTCTATCTCCTCTATCTCTATATCCTCTATCTCTATATCCTCTATCTCTATATCCTCTATCTCTATATCCTCTATCTCTATATCCTCTATCTCTATCTCTATCTCTATCTCCTCTATCTCCTCTATCTTCTCTATCTTCTCTATCTCTAGCGTTTCTATATTCTGCCCTTGCGGGTGCAAATCTATTATCTGAATTAGGATTACGATAACTACTACTTCCATTGGCTGACATTTTGTTTTTTAATATCAACTGAGAAAAAATATTAAAAATATTAAAAAATTAAAAATAATTTACATGTATTCAGTTAATGATTCAGCATTGCTTGGGAACGCTTCAATCTTAATACTATAATGTTGTTCAATCGCATTAAGTTTAGGTGTATCATATGGAGTATTAAAGTTAATTGCTACACCTTTGCGACCATACCGACCGCTACGTCCAATACGATGAAGGTAATTATCAACCGATTTCGGAATATCATAATTGATAACAATAGAAATTTGTTGAACATCAATACCACGTGAAAGTAAATCCGTCGATACTAGAACACGAGTCCGACCAGAAATAAATTCCTTCATCTTCTCTTCACGTTCAAGAGGTGTCATACTACCATGAATCGAAGATACACTAAAGTTTGCACCTCGAAGTTTATCACTCAGGTCCTCGACCATTTTACGTGAATTGCAATAAATAATTGACTGTGATAGAGATAGAACATCATATAGATCACAAAGAATATCAAACTTGTATTCATTACGTTCAATGTCAATCACATATTGTTTAATACCATTAAGACTCAGTTTTTCGGGTTCAACAAGAATTTGAACAGGATTACGCATAAATTTAGTCGTTAGTTCAAAGAAATCAGGAGGCATCGTCGCACTAAATAAAGCAACTTGCACACTGTTGGGGAGATTCTGAAAAATACATTTGATTTGATCTAGAAATCCAAACTTAGCAGGTTGATCATCACCATATCTTTCAGGAGTATTTTTAATCATCTCATCTGCTTCATCAATGACTAAGATTTTTACAGCATTTGTACGAATTGCTTTACGACGAATCATATCGTAAATACGACCAGGTGTCCCCACAACAACATGAGGACGATTTTTTAGTGTATCCATATTATTTTTAACTGGAATACCACTAACAGCTAAACATACTTGAATATTAAGATATTTGCCTAGGTTGCTAATCACTGATTCAACTTGAGCAGCTAATTCACGTGTATTTGCTAGGATAATTGCTTGAGTTTCTCTTTGAGTATGATTAATTACTTGGAGGGTACCAATTGAATATGTGGCAGTTTTACCCATGCCAGATTGTGCTTGTCCAATCACGTCGCGACCACGCGAAATTGGTCCAATACCCCGACACTGGATTTCACTGGGACGTTCATAACCATAATTGTAAATACCACGGGTTAATTCATCTTTTAATTTCATATCATCAAAATTGTTAAAAACGGTTAATTCATTATTTTCTTGTTCTGTCATGATTAATAATTAAATTATTAAACATAAAAATATCTTATACCTTTTACTTTTATCAAAAATAAATAAAAAATAAAATAAAATTAAAAGAAATAAATAAATAAATAAATAAATATTAATCTATTTCTTTTGAGGAATTTCAACTTTTAATGCAGGTAACATTTTTTGTTCAACTGGGACTGAGATTTCATTAATTTTCTTTTGTTGTGCTTGCTGTTGTTGTTGTTGTTTCTTAGCAGATGCAGGTTTGTCTTTCTTTACAGTTGCATGTTTATCTTTCTTACCTGAATTTCCTTTTTTAACAGAAAGCTTCTTAACCGCAAAATTATCAGCAATTGGTTTATTTGGCATAGGATCATTAAATTTAACTAATGGCATTGTTCTAGGATCAAATTTAATGTCTTCAAGTGATTGTTTTAATCCAGATTTGTATTCAGGTGCCATATTAAGTTTATCTCTCATGTGACGAATACCTTGATCAATAATTTGTTTTAATTTAACATAATCAATATGATATTTAGAGTGAGGTAAAGCAATTGGATCAGTTATTTTACCATCAGATGTTACAATACTAATTGTTGGTTTGATAAGAATATCTTGAATAAGTACTTGTTTTATTAATAATCTTTCATTTGCATTGTACATATTGGCAAGTAAATAAATAACTTGTTGGATAAGATGATGTTTAATCATATCTTCTGGTTTAGAAAAAGGTGCTAATTTACGGTAGTTTGATAATAAGAGTGATTGTTCACTAATTTTCTTTTTATCCTTAAATTCACCAAATACGATTTCAAATGATTTACGAAATGAATCAAAATTTTCAAACATTTGATCTAATCTAACTAAATTATCAAGATGTTCATAATATTTTGTGTAATAATCATTTGTCATATTATTATATTTTTTAATAGTATCAACTAATTTTTCTTCTGATTTAATGGTATGCTTAAGAAGATAATAATATTCAGGCCATTTCTTTTTTAATTTATTATGGCGACTAAGAGAAGCCCCACCCTGTTGATTTTGTTGCTTTTTAATTTGAGACATTTTAATTTTTAATTATTTATGAGAAAATAACTTTTTTGACTTTAAAAATAAATCCAAAAATTGAAACGCTTTTATTTTTTAATAAAATCATAATGCAAACAGTCATCATAATGGCTACGCTTAGTAACATGATCGACCGTGATTTCTTTAAGAACTATCGTCCTGTTCAACCCACTGATAAAACAACTCTTCAGATGGTACAATACATTTTTAAACAGTTTATTAGCTTTGAACAATTTGAATTCATGAAACAGAAAGATTCTCGTCAAATTGTTTTGATTGATACTTGCAGTTTTTTGCGAAAAAGTATCACAGATTTGCAAGATCACAATGTTATTTATGTGATTACTTGTGGGGTTTTTCTTGAAATTCTTCAGGGTGCAACTACACTTACAATTACAAACAAAACCTTTGCCAAAGATATTGAAAAGCTGATTGCTCTGCGAAAACAGCTTGGAGATAGTTTGGTCTTTCTGACCCTTGGTCGTAAGCGTCGTGCTTACTGGAATGGTTACGAACCTAGTCAGTCATGCCGTAATTGTGTTAATTGTCAAACTCCTCATCATAAGATTCTTCGTGATGTTGATACTGAACTTTATCGTTTGTCCATTCTGATGAAATGCAAAATTGAAACATGTGATTTTATTCTCAACAAACGTCTTATGACTCACTACTCTCAAACTTTTTAGGAAAAAGTTTTATCAAAAAATAATTATCTTTTTAGGAAAAAGTTTTATCAAATAAAAAAATACAGATAAAACAAATAAAAATTGAATTTTTTTTATTTTAATTATTTTCATTATTTGTAAAATAATACACTATGGAGACTCAAATTATCAATCTAGTTACAAATTGGGATAAAGAATCTCGTCTCTCATGGGATGAATATTTTATTGCAACTGCTTTCTTGATTTCATCTCGTTCACCTGATTTACGACTCAAAGTTGGTTGTGTTCTAGTTAAAGATAATCATGTTATTAGTATGGGGTACAATGGATTCTTACCAAAGATTGAACATAAGAGTTTTATTGAAAATGGTCATGAACAAGCAACTGTTCATGCTGAACAAAATTCAATTGCTGATTGTGCGAAACGTGGTGTTAAAACTGATGGGGCTGTTGCATATATTACTCATTATCCCTGTATTAATTGCTTTAAGATTCTTGCATCCTCCGGTATTACTAAAATATATTATCGAGATGATTATCGTAATCATACTTTAGTTGGTCTTCTAGCAGAACAATCAAATATTATGATTGTAAAATTGTAAAAAATAATATATTCAACTTTTAGTATTTTTAGTTGATATATCAATAATCAAAAATTGAATATATTCATTTTTATTATTAATATTATTACCTCGCATTCAAGTTTTCAATCATGTCTGCCGTTTCGCTCAGCCAACGCCGCAAGAACAGCCCACCGTCTTTCTCACCTGAGATGATTCAGCGTCTGCAAGAAGCCCGTGACAAGCGCAACACCTGTGCCGTTCCTTACTTGTTTCATCCGCAGCTTGACTACGACTGGACCACAGAGGAAGGTATCGCTCTCCTTGAGAAGACCTACCACGCCCACTTTGACCACGTAGCAGAAGAATGTAAAATTCGCATCATCATGACGAAGTTAGTATGTGACTGGACTTATGATGAAGCTTTTGAGTGCCTCAAGTTCATCCGAGACTTCTACGTCTTCAGAAACCCCAACTGCTACGTCGACCCCAAGAAGTTCTGGGATTTGTCGTATGACAGTCCTTGCATGGTGTCGTTCGCACGCTACCAAGAGAAGATTCGTCAGTACCACGCTGAACTCAACTGCGGTATCATACCGTAAGTGCCCCCCTTCTCTCACTACTTGTGTGTTATTTTCCCTTCTGTTTGGTTTATTCCTTGCTTTTGTGTTTGTGTTATTTTTTTTTAAATAGATTTAAAATTTCCACTAATGTAGTTTGCGGATTCTTTAATTATATTAATTGAATTATGAATGTAATATTTTAAACTATCTTGTATCGGTGTTCCTGAATGTGATTGTTCAATACTATTTTTTTTGTTTTCTTTTATATTTATAGGATTACTTACAATAAATTCATATTTTTCTTTATTTATTTCTTCAAATGATTCATTTTCTACATTCATATCTTCATTCATATTATTATCAGTTGTAGCGGTATTATTTTCAATACTTAATTCCATATCAAATTGAGTTTCAGAAATTTGACGTTGTCTATTTCTATTTTTTTCAGATTTTCTTATTAGTATTGGACTCATACTAGAATTATTATTATTATGTATTGATTTTAATTCTTGCAATTGATCTAAAATTAAATCCAATTTCTTTTCTAACTTGAGTTTATCATTCATATCATTTTCTTGACTCTCTTTAAACTCTTTGATTTCTTTTTCTTCACAACTTAAAAATAATTCTTCCGTATTATCATTCTCTAGTTCCTTTTCTTTGTTATTATTCTTAGAACAACTTTTTTTTAATTCTTGAAATGAATTATGCAATTGAGATAATTCCATTCTAGGTATTGATGAACTAAGACTAGTATTATGTCTTGTTGTACTAAGATCAAAATTAAGTCTCTCCAATTTATTTTTATTAGAAAGAGGACTATTTTTTCTTAAAGGACTATTTCTATATGGTGATGATTGTATTTGCTCTTCTGCCATTTCCATCAATTGATTCTCTTTTTGAATTTTCTTTTTCTCTTGTTCTTTTATTTCATCAATTTCAAACCATTGATGATTAAAAAACTCATTCCAATCTATTCTAGTAACAGGGTCCTTGATTAATAATCGATTTATTAATTCATTACATTCATTACTAATTATAATATTAGATGGGATAACAACTTCAAACTCTTTTAACTTTTCTGGTAAATGATACAATGATTGTGCTTTTATAGGAAATCGTCCAATGATCATCTCTAATAATATTAAACCAACTGACCATAAATCTGCTTTAACTGTATAACTTCTTTCAGATTTTTTTACTTTATTTGCCATTGGAATTACTATTTCAGGAGCCATATATAAAGGGCTTCCACATAATGTATTAAATTCTTGATTATTGGCTTGGAAATTTTTGGCTAATCCAAAATCAGCAATCTTTAAGATGTTATTTTCAAACATTAAAATATTATGAGGTTTCAAATCACGATGCATAATGTTTTTAGATAATAAATATTTTAAACCACCTGCAATTTGTCTCATAAAATATTTGCTAGTTATTTCACTTATGTTTTTATTCTTTTTTAAATAATCATGTAAACTACCCATCGGGGCATATTCCATAATAATATTAATATTATCAAAATCAGTCTCATAAATCACTTCATACATTTTAATAATATTAGGGTGCTTCAACTCTTTCATAATATTAATTTCTTTGCTAATTGTTGGTGATATCTTATGAACATCTTTAACATGAATTCGTTTGATGGCAACTTCAATAGAAAGGTGCTTTTCGATACCATGAAAGATTGACGCAAAAGAACCCATCCCTATTTTTTTCTTATTCACATGATAGTTTCCAATAGAGAATGTATCATACTTTTCTAAAAACAATTGAACATATTTTTCATTTTCGACCATTCATTCTTATTTTTTATTTACAATTTAATAATAAGAATTAGTTATATTTTTTAATCAATTAAATCCACAATATATAATTTTTTTACCTTCTAATTTGGGTATTTGAAACATTTCTGTTTCTATTTCTGTTTCATCTAAATTAATAATATTGAATAATTCATGATATTCTATGATAGATACAAATTGACCATTACATTCTAACCAACCATTTGGTATATTTTTACCAATATATTCAACAATAATCCCAATAGGTAACATGCTAGAATGTTTCATCCATTCCATATTACCATCATTTCTAGATACAAGAGTCATATTATTTTCTGGTTTTTTTGATGGTAAAATAATTGAGTATGAATCTTTAATTTCATTGGGTGCTCTTAGTTCTATTATGGGATGTGATTTTTCTTCAATGTCATCAAAATTATTACATAGATTAATTGTGGAAACATTAATATAATCTATTTTTAGACTTTCAATTTCTGATTTAAGAGTTGCATCAGTCACTATCACATCAGACCCCCAAATTAAATCAGATTCATAATTGAATAATTTTTTATCAAGAACACTATCTAGAAAAGTAATATTACTATTTTCATTAATAATTAAATCACCATCAGTATTAACTATAATATTTTTGTTTAGTATAATATTTTTATTCATACTAGAATTGATATTTAAATCTTTTTCACTAATATTTTTAATGTTTTTGACAAATACATTATTAAATTGCTGGTTTTGTTTAGTTGAATGTTTCATAACACCAATTGACATAGATATCAATTCAGTTATTTCATTCTCAATATCAATATCAGACATTGTTTGATTGTTTTGTTTTGTTTTGTTTTATTTTACTTAAATAAAATCTAAATTTAAACTAAATATAAATATTAAACTAAATATAAATATAAATATAAAATGGAAGCCACATATAGACAACTCGAAATTAATTCACGTGGTGAAAGAATTGATCAATATTTAACAAGTGACCCTGAAATATCATTCTTCAAACAAAGTAGTCATCGCTATTATCCATATGCTAGAAATACACGTGCACTCAATTTTGAAACCACACCTGATTTTGGTATTATGTCAACTGTTAAAATAAGTAGATATGGAGATCTTATAGGGTCTCTTTGTTTAGAAGTTGATTTGCCTGAACTGACTGGAACAGCTGATATTGGTTATTGTAATAATATAGGTCATGCAATGATTGAATGGGTTGAAATAGAAATTGGTGGTAATCAAATAGTTAGATTACATGGTGAATGGTTACATATTAATCGTGAACTAAGTAATAAATATGATCAAAAAATAACTCATCGTGAATTAACCCAATATTATGAAAATATGACTCCTGGAGTCTTTAACGGTGGAAAAGTCATAATTCCATTAACATTTTGGTTTACTGAAACTGCTAGTTTATATTTACCTTTAGCCGCCATCTGTCGACATGATATTATTGTAAGATTTAAATTTCATCCACTATCTAGATTATGGATTTCTGATGATAATATGCCACCAGTTGGAAAATACAATTTTGGGAATACATCTCTTCTTGTTGATTATTATGTCTTAGATCAACAACAAAAAAAGATGTTTTCACCAATTTATAAAACAGAAGGAGGGTCCGATGTTGCTCTATATCCACCAAAATTAATTTATAAAATACAACAAGTACAAGAGTTGAGAATATCAATTCCAGCAAAACAAACTAAATTCAAAATAGACCTTGATTCAATTAATTTTTCAGTCGGATATTTAGTTTGGGTTCTTAGAAGAACTGATGTCAAAACAACAAATGATTGGTTTAATTTTACCAATGTTCTAACTGGAACACCAACAGACCCTTTAGTATCAGCACAAATCTATGTTGGTGAAAAGGAAAGAACCGATGTACTTTCTGCTAAGAATCTTAGATTACTAGAACCATACAAATCTTTTGGTAATGCATCAGAGGATTATATATATTGTTATTTCTTCAATTTATATCCTAATAATAAAGTTCAACCATCAGGGAGTGCAAATTTTACATTTTTAACTGATGTTAATTTAGTCATTAATACAATACCAGGATTACCTGAAATGGATATTATAATCTATGCTGTTAATTATAATGTATTGAATGTTGATAAAGGTCAATGTTGGGTTCAATATTTATTATCTAATTAATTTCATAAAGTTTTTCTAGATGTATTATAAAGATTATTTAATGGGTAAAACAAAACTTAGAAGTGGAGGGTCAATGACTTGTCCACCTGGATTTTTTTGTTTGCAAAATTTTCATATATTTATTGGTTTGCTTTTAGTAATTATATTCTTAATTGTCTTCTTTAATAGACCTATACCTAGAACAACAGAGTATGAAAAAGAATCAGAAACACCTACTACTCCACCACAATTTATGAAACCTATTTATTATATGGCTGATTTTATATATCCTGGTTATTATGATTATTACTATGACCCATATAACTATAATTACCGTTCGAGAATATACAATGATAATAGAGTTTATTATTATAAAAATAAACATCATGATAGAGATTACAGAAGAGATAGAGATAGAGATAGAGATAGAGATGTTCCTAGAGATAGAGATAGAGATGTTCCTAGAGATAGAGATAGAGATGTTCCTAGAGATAGAGATAGAGATAGAGATAGATTACCACCCCCTCCACAACCAGATGCACAACCTCCACCACCTCAATCCAGTTCTCAATCATTACCAGTACAACAACCACCATCACAACCTGAATCACCACCAATCCAATTATCATCACCTGAAACACAAATACAAACCCAATCAGAACCTCAATTACCACCACAAACACAAACAGATTCTAGCACTCCAATCATTGAAGGTATGTATGGAGGATCATCATATTTATATACATAAAATACGCAACGAATATTTTTAGATTTTATTTAGTATATTTTTTTATACCTTCAATATTTAATTTTATATTTAATAATTGAATATTAACAATATAATTATTTATACTTTATTAAGAAAAGTATAAAAATTTTTAAAGTAAAAAATAATAATAATACTTTTTTCTTAAAGTAAAAGTAAAGTAATATAATATTGATGCCTGTCAAAATAAAAGGAAAATCTAAAGTTAAATCATCCACCAAAGTACAAAGAGGTGGTGATATTTCACAATCAACAGCAACTTGTCCACCTGGTGTTTTTTGCTTAGATAACATACATATCTTCTTAGCCGTTTTATTAATACTAACCTTAGTGGTATTTTTCTTTAAAAAACAAGATTATAACCCATTTTCTCAATGGATGTCACCTCAAGAAGAACCTAGAGTATCTAAATCATCTCAACCTGAAGAAAAAAAAACAGCTGAACATATGTATGGTGGTGAATATTACCCACCAATCCCACCAAGAGATTTTATTGTCACCAAAGAAAGAGAACGTTTAATTAATCCCTTATTACCACCTGAACGTAGTAATGTTTTAACTGAAGCTGGATTACCTATTATTGATAGTCCAAATTCAATTAATATCCATACCAGAGGTTATTCAGGTGGATACCAACAAATTGGATTATTATATAAAAATAATGAAGCACCAAATGATGATAACAATAATATTTTACCATTATTTGGAAGACCTACATTCGTTAATAGCAATAAATGGAATTATTACACTTCTAGTGATAAGTTTCATTCTTTAAAAATCCCAATTACAATCAAAGGACGCAGATGTACTGATGAACAAGGATGTACTGAATTATATGATGGAGATACTGTGATGGTGCCTCCATACAAAGGAGATTTTAAAGTAGAAATTTATGGCTATGATAGTCCTAAATATTTACCACAAATATGGTAATTTAATTTATTTTTAATTTTTATTTTTTATTTTTTATTTTTTATTTTTATATTGCTTTATTATAAAAAATGAACATTATATACATTACTGGTATATTATCACTTATTGTACAAATCATCACAGGGGTTATAGATTATTATGTATTGTCACAAGAAACACCACATGAATTACACTTACTAAAGCAATTGTTATTAACCGAATTTATTGTTCAAATCGTAGAAGGTACTTTTTATGTTTGGATGGTTGTCAATTTTACAAAGATCTCTAATATAACACGTTTTCGTTACTTTGATTGGGCAATAACTACACCTACAATGTTAATAACATATTCATTATTCTTAATATATCTAAAAAATAATCAAGATAAAAAAGAATCAAAAGATATGATAGAATTACTCAAAGAAAATTGGAAAGCTCTTTTACCAATCATCATACTCAACGGGTTGATGTTATTATTTGGATATATGGGAGAAACTAAAGCTCTACCAATGATTACAGCAAATATGTTAGGATTCATACCATTCGTCATATATTTTGCAATAATTTATAATAACTTTGCAAAAGACTTTTATATGGGTCGTTTAACATTTATTGTATTCTTTGGATTATGGTTATTATATGGTGTTGCTGCATTTTTTCCATATGCTCTGAAAAACGCAAGTTATAATATATTAGATTTATTTGCTAAGAACTTCTTTGGTATCTTTCTAGCCATATTAATACTTTACAAAACTCATCAAATAAAAGAATCACAAATGGAAATTAAGAAAGAAATACATAATTAAAGAACAATTAAATAAATAAAAAAGTGTTTATGAATAATAAATAGTAAATCGTAAATCATAATCAAAATGTCATTTACAAAACAGATTTTAGGTAATTGGAAGAAATATCAGATACATATTATTTTCTTAATACTTTTCCTAATTTTTTTGGTTTTCTTCCAAAAAACTACAAATAAGGAAGGTTTTGAAGCAACACCTTCTCCTACTATAGCTTCATCAACGACTACATCAACGACTACATCACAATCATCACTTTATGTAATTAATAATTTTCCTAAACAAGACTTTGTTAAGATTTGGGAAGGATTAATGCAAGATATGAATTATATTTCATTTTGGCAAAGAAAACCATTAGATGGATACTTGCCAATTGGTCAAATCTCTTTAATGACTGAAGTTTCAGCTACGATTGATGATTTAGAATCTAGTGAACAGGGTGGTCTTAAATATTTAGTTAAAGGTGGTATCCTACCAATTGATTTTGAAAAAATCTGGGATAACAAACACCTTACTGACCAAACACCAGTTAGTATTTGGAAAGTTATCCCTCCAACTGATTATTGTTTTATGAGTGATGTTGCAATTGCTGGATTTAATAAACCAAATGTTAATAATTTTATGTGTCTTCCTAAATCAGCTGTTAATACTGATGGTGTTATTAATAATGTCTTATGGCAAAATCCTAGACCAACAGAAGGAGAAGATGCTAATGTTTCACCACCCAATTCAGTTTCAGTCTGGAATATTGGAACTGATGGATTTTATCTTGCAAGAGATTCATTACAAAAACCTGATAATAGATCAGACAAAGTTTTTAGTCTTAAAGAAGCAACAATTAATAATCAAGAAAACGATCCTTTGGATACAGGTAAACCTCTCCGAATCACATTAATGATATAATAATATTAATGATATATTTTTATTGTTTTTTTGTAATAATATAATAAATATAATTAATGAAATCATTAGTTTTACTATTGTTAGTTTTAGGTGTTATGATGATAACAACTGGATATCATCAAAAAATGCAATCAAATTATAAAAGGGAAAAAGTAATTGAATATCGTTATATACCTAGAAGCTTATTTGAAGAACAAATGCAACCAGTTAATTTACAACAATCATTCTCAGATATGTTTCGCAAAGATAATGTATTTATCGGTAGAAGATAACTTATTCAGTTACTTCAGGAGCAGTAGTAGATGTTTCAGTTACTTCAGGAGCAGTAGTAGATGTTTCAGTTACTTCAGGAGTAGAAGATGATGTAGTTTCAGTTACTTCAGGAGTAGAAGATGATGTAGTTTCAGTTACTTCAGGAGTATGTGTAGGAACTTCAGGTAGTGTTGTTTCTGTTTCTTCAACAATTTCTGAGATAGTAGGAATATCAGTACGGGGTGGGTTAGAAGAAGCAGCTGTTTCTGCCGCTTCTCTACGACGAGCTAGCCATGGGTCTTCTTCAGTAAGTTGTTTAACTTCTTGGTCAACCGATGATTCTTGACTGATAACTTTTTTAATAGCAGCCTTTTTCTTTTCTTGTTTTTGTTGTTCATAGAAATCATCACGTTTGGCTTCATTGACCTTGTATTTCTTAACAATGTCATTAAGTTGGTCATTGAGGTATTCTTGGTTTTCGACTTTATCAGCCGTTGGGTCCCATGGAAGCCAATAACCAACTTGACCAAGGAAGATATGGAAAGTCGGATCTTGACGTTGAAGAACCTTACAACGAATTTCTGCTTCACGCATAGTATTGTAAACACCACGGACTTTCACACCACGAACACTAGTTTGGAAATCATTTTCTTTGTGGAACTTCTCTTCAATCGCTTCTTCATTAGCATATTTGAAATCTTTAAGATCATCCATAAATTTATCAAATGATTGTTTAACATTTTCATCTGAAGTAGTGTTAAAAACTGTTTGAAGTTCATTGAGTTTACCAATGTCAACTTTACCATCAAGACAATCATTCATTACCATATTAAACTTTTCAGTAAATTCCTTTTGAAAGTTTTGAAAACGTTTCTTGTTAAATTCATGGTAATAATAATCTTCCTTTTTGGCTAGGATTTTATCAGGTGATACGAAAGAGAGACAGACGAAGTTTTGCCCTGGGACAGGACGATCAACATCAAGGAAATCCTCTTTAACATCATTTAATTCATCATTGTTCATAGTAGACATTTAATTCTTATTATTTAATAATATTATGAAAGTTTTTCTTAAATTATAACGAACTAATTTATTTATTTTTATTTTATTTGTTTTAATTTGTTTTAATTTGTTTTAATTTGTTTTAATAATTATTAAACTGACTTTATCTTCTCTTATTTCTTTTATGATTTTCCAATTATCATGATTTATACTTATTTTTTTACTAGGAGTGATAATAATAAATGTATCAGTTACTAATGCTAATTGAGTTAAAAAGTCATACTTCCAACTATCTTTAATAAGATGAAATGCATAACAACAAATTACAATGTTGTACTTCTTAGTTAATTTACCCATTGCAATATCCTCAAATGATAATTTCATCGTAACATAGATATTATCAAAAAATGGATCCGTTCCATCAATATTCTTTAGGTTACAATTACAATTCTCATTTATCATCCTAGAAATCAAACCATCTCCACAAGCAATATCTAGAATGGTATCATTTCTAGATATCAATGGTTGTAAATGTTTTATAAACAAATCTTTTATTTTATCTTGATGTGGATTGTAATAATCATTGGAATACTTTTTATAATAATCATCAACACCATGTTTTTGATACATATCATAAACCTTTAACATAATTTATTTGCTTTGATTATATTGATTGTTTTAAGTGTTTTTAATGTCAAAATTGTTAAATTAAAAAATTGAATTAAATCAATATAATTATTTTTATAATATATAGTAAAAAATGAATAATCACATAGAACAAAATCTTACTAAAAGAATTTTATGCGATTACACTTTATTAGAACAAGATATTATGAAATTAAGAAAACAAAATATTTTAAATGAATTAGAAATTCTTAAATTAACAAAAAAATCTAATATATTTGAAAATCAAGAAATTATAGCATCAAAAGTATGTAGTTCATTTAAAAATCGTAAAATAATTAATATTATGGTTATATCAAAAACACAATCTGGTAAAACAGGTAGTATGTGTGCTACAATTAAACAATATTTAGAAGATACTAATAATTTAATTCCGATTGAAAATATTTACATTATTACTGGATTATCTTCATGTGAATGGAAAGAACAAACAAAAGAAAGAATGCCAATTAGTATTCAATCAAGAGTTTTTCATAGATGTGAATTACCGAATACATTTGTTGATGAAATAAAAGATAAAAAAAACATTCTGATTATTATGGATGAAATTCAAGTTGCTGCTAAAAAAGATCAAACAATTTATAAAACATTTAAAAAAGCAAAGATATTAGATAAACAAAAATTATATGAAAATGATATTAAAATATTAGAGTATACAGCTACTCCAGATGGAACTATATACGACTTAATGGAATGGAAAGATGCATCTGATAAGATTTTAGGAGATGTTGGAGATGGATATATTAGTTCATATAATTTACTTCAATTAGGACGAGTAAAACAATACAAAGAATTGTGTTTGTATGATAAAGAAACAAATGTAACTGATGAAATTATTTTTGAAAATATAAAAGAAATTAAAAAAGATATTGATAAATACAACACTTTTAGATATCATATTATTAGAACTAAAAATGGATTAGAACAAAATTTAACTATTCAAAATTTTAAAAATATATTTAATGATACAGATTATGAATTTAAAACATATGATAAAGAAAGTGAAATTGAAGATATTAACAAAACTTTAATTATCTCTCCAAAAAAGCATACATTCATATTTATTAAAGAAATGTTAAGATGTGCAAAAACATTAAAAAAGAAATTCATTGGAATTTTGTATGATAGATATAGTAAAAATCCAGATGACACTACAATAATTCAAGGTTTAGTTGGTCGTGATACTGGATATGATAATAATGGCTCAAGTATATGTTATACAAATATAAATAGTATTGAAAGATATGAACAATTATGGCAAAGTAATTTTGAAGATAAGAATATTGAATGGAATTCAAAAACAACTAAATATACAAAGGGTATTCTTTCGGGTAGATATACTTTTAATGATCCAAGAGGTTATTCTGGATTTTCTGTAGCAAGTGATGAAAATGATGAAACAACAGAACCAATTATTAAAAAATTTAAAACACAAGAAGAAGCAAAAGAATATTTTAATAAAGAACTAAAAGAAAAAATGGGTGGTAGAGGTCCTAATAAACATCCTGGACCAAATGAAAATGGATTTTATTTAGATACAAATGTTAAACGCATATTATCAACAACTGAACTTTATAATAAAAGAAATGATTGGTTAAAAAATCAAAAAAATCCATATCGTTTAAGACCTTGTTATCAAGATATTAATAATAATGATACATTACAATGGTGGTTTATACATTATTAATATAGTCAAAATAAAAATTAAATATTTTAAATAACATTAAATTATTTTTTATATTTCAGTTTAAGTCATTTAAAGTCATTTAAAGTGCTTTTTCATGAACTTTAACAGCCCGACCACTTGGGTCATCACTTGTGATACCCATCCAATCAGTACGTGGTTTCCAGCGAGGAATAATACCTTGACGGTTAGGGAAAAGACGTTTGTAGATTTCCATATAATAATACGCCTCTTTGTTCATACCAGAACCTTCAACCTCCTCATCACTGACACGTTCGCTAGTGATTTTCTTTAGATGGTCAATCCATCCATACCCAACACCATCCGAAAATTGTTCCTTCTGACGCCAAAGAAGTTCCTCGGGAAGATATTCATAACCACTCATTTCAGGTGAAAAAGCCTTACGAAGAACATATTTTTCAATACGACGTTCACCTGGATTGCGAGCAGCCATCTTAAGTTCAGGAATGATAGGCATTGCTGTTTCGAGAAATGATAGATCTAGAAATGGAACACGTACTTCAAGACCCCAAGCCATCGTAGATTTATTTGCACGAAGACAATCTGAATAATGAAGACGACCAATCAATGCAGATGATTCCTTTTGAAATTCTTCTGATGTTGGCGCTTGATGAAAATAAAGATAACCACCTAGGATTTCATCTGCTCCTTCACCAGAAAGAACCATCTTAATACCCATTGCTTTAATACGACGGGAGAGTAGAAACATAGGAGTTGATGCACGAATTGTTGTAATATCATAAGTTTCTAGATGATAAATAACATCTTCGAGTGCATCCTCAGCTTCTTGAAGGGTAAAAACAAATCCATGATGAATACTACCAATATGTGCTGCAACTTTTTCTGCTGCTTTCATATCAGGACTGTCTTCAAGACCAACCGAAAAGGTATGAATCTTATCACCCCATTCACGAGCTTGACCTTCAGTTACCATTTTCTGAGCAATTGAAGCAATTAGACTTGAATCTAAACCACCTGATAAAAGAATACCAAAAGGCACTTCAGTCATTAGTTGACGATGAACTGCTTTTACTAAACTCTTACGAACTCGTTCAGTTACAACTTCTTCAGGTGTTGTTTCCATAGTTTCAGTTTCATTAAAGTTAGTTACTTCAATTGTTGTTTTCCAACGAGGGTTATAATATTGAACCCAGTTTTGGACCATTGATTTGAATTCATCTTCCATATCAATCCAAAGAACTTGACCAGGTTGAAAAATCTTTACATGTTCAATCCCCTCAAGAGCTTTCATTTCAGAAGAAATATAAATATCGTTATCTTGGCTAAAACCATAATAAAGTGAATTAACACCAATCGGATCACGAGCAACTACAACACGATCACGTTTATAATCATAAATCACAAAGGCAAAAATACCATCGATTTTATTAAGAAATTCAGACATATATTTACCAAGATCTTCGTTTGATCCATTTTGTTTCGCAGTTTCATAACGCTTCATCGCATCATCATATAAATACATAATACATTCACAATCGGATTTAGTAAGATAGTTATAACCCATATCTTTCAGACCAACATCATTAAAGACATGGTTATAAATTTCACCATTGACTGATAGAACAAGTCCTAGTTCAGGGTTATGAATTGGTTGAGAACCACTCGAGACACCATTAATAGCAAGACGCTCATGTGCAACATAAACTTGTTTAGGTTCAGGAGCTTGGAATGACCCACTCCAATCAGGACCACGATGACGGATTTTTTTTACCATCGAACGAAACCCAGTTACCTTTTTAGTCATTTCAGCATTAGTAATATTTTGTTTGCAAAAATAAGCCCAAATGCCACACATATTGATTAGTTAGTTGATTAATATTAGATAAAGTTATTTATTATTAAAATAATTAGTATGTTTATATTTATTTGAATTAAATTCAATTTTTTCTAATTTTAAAGATAAAGATATTAGGTATGAGTAATTATTTAACATTGCCTGAATTTCATGATCAGATAGTAAGAAAAAAAAGTAAAAAGAAAGAATTGTCATCATTTTTTAAAGACATTGATAAAAATTATGTTATACCAGCCTTTGATGAATATCAACCTCAAAAATGCCCTGAAGAATATCCAGAATATTACATTGTTAATGAATCCAAACAACGATTTAAAAATGAAATCAAAAATAGTCATTTTCTAGCACACTGGAATGATTTATGTAAATACCCTGAAATCGCAGGTAAATTAAGATTCATCTATAATTTAATTAATCTTAAAAAAGATAAACTGATTGATCTTTTAGATCAAGTAACTAAAAAAAGTGTCATCCTAGAACACCACCATAACAAAGATATGAGCAGTATTTTAGAATTTCTTGGAGTAAATAATAAAGATGTATCAAGAATTAAAATTGTTAATAAATCAAATAAATCAGATAAATCAGTGAATTCTACAACGATGCAAAATAATAATAATGCTGGTAATACTATTATCACTGCAAAAAATAACAAAATGCTTATCAATCTTTCTTTAATTATTAATATGGATAAAGAATATCCTAGAAATCTTCTAGCCTGTCCAGTTGAGAAAATTATTGTTGGTGAAAGACATAAAAAATTCAGAAAAAAAGTCTACAATTTCATGTGCCATAAAGATAACATGATTGAACGTTTAAAAACCAATAAATTATGTATCTCAATCTGGCTATTACAAACACAAAGAAAAGGTGCATTAATTACCTCTCTTAAAATGGGGACTGCATACATGTCAGATACCTTTCCAGGTGAAAAAGGAACATTGAATGATTTTATCAAAGAAATATTACATATCCAAGATAACCATGATTCTACAAAATATTTAATCAAACTAGATGAAGCAATTAAAAATAATTATTTTTATGCACTTGAAGACTCATCATCATCACCAAATACTAAGATAAATATCAAAAAAACGAAGAAAAAACTATTAATGGCATAACTATTAATCGAAAAAAAATTGAAATTGAAAAATATTTAAATACGTAATAATATACTAATTAATCATCATGACAACTATTGAACAAAACTCAAGCATTATTAACGACGATATTTCGGTCTTTAATGCACGCAAAAATGCTAAATCAATTAAAACCGGAATGCAAATTTATGAAAATCGTACTCTACCGACTAAAATCCCTGAGAACCGTCCATTTATTATCCGTCTTAATTCTACTTCTTTCACAAAAATGAATTTTATTAACAACAAAAAAGCAAAATGTTCTGAATTTGAATCTTCATATTCTCTTGCAATTATTAATACTGCTCGAGCTCTTCTGAATGATACAATGTTTAAACCTCGTTTGGTTTATACAGTTGCTGATGAAATTATTATGCTCTTTAACAAGGCTGAGATTCATCAAGGTTCTACTCAAAAGTATCTTAGTATTCTATCGAGTAAAGCCGCTAGTTATTTTGCAAAATTCTTTAAACATTCGGATCAACTAGAAGGACATACTGTCTTCTTTGAAGGTCGGATGGTATTTTTCCCAGATGATAAAAATTATGAAATTGTTAACTATTTTCTCTGGCGTTCTGGTCAACGTAATGTTGTCAATGAATTCTATCGTGCAAAAGGTAACAAAACATTCCTTGTTAATAAAAAAAACACTGAATTGATTCAACTTTATAAAGACCAATTCAATACTGAGATGGACGAAAGTGTTCTACCTATGTTTCTTAAATATGGTCTCTTTATGAAGAAATGTCTCTATAGTGCTTGTTATATCACTGAGATTAACGCGAGTGTTCTCTCTGAAAGCAATGTTGTTCATGTCTGTGATGCAATTTGGTCAATGCAATTTAAATATGGTAATGATATCATGGAAGAAATGCTTGCTAAATATTACAATCAAGATAAATGGGAAATTATTTCTCATAAAAGCACTACTAAATATTGGAAATCATACAATTCTGAGACTTTTGATGTCTCTGAAGAAGAAACTGAAATTCAACAAGCACAAAATTGCCCTCCAATTGTCTGTCTAGGACAAAAAGAAGATTTCTCTGATATGTATATGATTATTCCAGGTGTTTCATTTCTACTGCTTTTCATGCATTGTTTTAAAATTCTTACGAATTCTCCAATTACTAGTCAACTATATGATCTGACACTTGTAGGGTTTGTTTATAGTAACTTTCTATCAGTTATTTCGAATAAAACCAAAAAACATATTAAAATGAGTCAACTATGTTGGACAATTATGCTTACTTTGTTTAATTTTGCACCATTTTACAATTTCATCTTTTACAAAAATATTTACACTGTTCTTGCAATGGTTTCAATCGTATATGGTTATTACATTACATTGATTGTCGGTGTCTATCTCTTTTACTATGTTGTAGCTAAAAAAGACGAACAATCGCGTTATTGTCTCCGATTCAAAAGTTTTATTCAACCCAAAGTTGATGCTGATATGGATGTTGATCCTGATTCTAATGTTGATGTTGTAGAACATGAAACTGAACAAGATATTGATGAATCAGACCAAGAAAGCAAAGAAACCCAAACTGTTCAAAATGAACTTCACGAAGATTAAACTGAATAATTATTAATTATTGATTTTAAATTTTAAAAATAAATTTTTTATTTTACTTGATATGATAACATAATTTAACAATAATTTAATAACAATTTATAATAATCAAATTATGTCTAAAAATATAAAACTAAAAACTAAACAAAATAAAATTACTGAAAAGGTTGTTGATATCAATGATTTAAATTTACTCAATCAAGCTATGGTTTCTTTAAACAATCAAAATATAATGTTTATAAACAGCACAATTAAAATTCTAGTTATTAATAATACAATCCCTACAATAATTTATAAACAACTTTCAAAAGAATACCCAACCTTAAAAAGTATTCTTGTTCTAGATACTAACTCACCAAAAATTCTTTCAAGTAATCATCGATGTCAATTTAATATTAATCCTGCTAATTTTAATTACTTCACTCAATCCATAATATCGCCATTATGGTATGACTTTATTAAATATCATCTTTCTAGTAAGTTTATGAATGATATTTTTAATATATTTTCTTATTCTTATTCTTATTCTTCTTACAATAACACCAATCTAGAAATAGACTTTCAAATAGGTTATAATTTACCAATCTTTAATAATAATTATTATCTTAACTCACCATCTATCAAAGTTGATAAAGATGTTCTTTACATGGGATGGTTTTTAATGAGAAAAGATGAAGATAATTCAATCGGTGGTAATCTTGAAATTTTCAATCATAATATCAATACTAATATAAAACAAAAAATTACAACAATCCCTTATCAAAATAACTGTTTAATTATTTTAGAAAATATAGACAATATAGAAAATAAAATGGAAAATGTCAATCAAGTATATTTTGCCTTTAGTCAGAAACAAATCACACTTCATTCACAAAGATATATTTCATTTACCATTAAACAAAAAAAATAAAATAAAACTTATAAAGTATTAGTATTTAATATGGGAAAACACTATTAAGACTTTGAGTATAGGGGTTTTCCTTAAATGCTTTAAGATTGTCTGGGTTAATACGTTCTCTATTAACATCTTCAGATAATCTGTCCTTCACTACTGTAACCCCACAGTGATTTTGTTGTGGGGGAATAGAATATAATTTATCTTCATATGGTTCTCTAACATTAATTACATCCGCTTCAATCTTTTTATTTTGATGATTAATCATGTCTTTACCAACCGCCATCTTAACATTAGAGTCTGTTGGACTACGACCCATTGATAGTTTATCCTTCTTAGATGTAATACGAGCATTGTATCCAGATGCATACGAAGTTGGTGCAGAGGTTGTTGCATGACTAGCGTGACCTTGGTAATAATAGTCAGAGATGAATTGTTTTTGGGTTGCTTTGGCTTCATATTTGTTAACTAGATAACCACGACCATTACCAGTACCAGATTGTGCGTCAGCATGCCCTTGGTAATAGTGGTCAGATAAGAACTGTTTCTGAGTATTTCTAGGTAACATATTAGCCACAACGTAACCTTCATTACGTCTTTCAACACCTTGGATTTGACCCAAATAATCATTATCAATTGTGGTTTCCTTAACTGTTGTTCTCATTACATCATCGGGGTCATAAACAGTTAATGCTTTAGGACCAGTTGTTGCCAAATTGATATGTGGTGCAGCATTCTCAATATTGGTTTCTTTAATGGTTGTTCGTAAAACATCATTGGGGTCATAAACCGTTAATTTAGCACCGGTGGTTGGACCATGAAAACCCATATGACCATTGTCAATCGTGGTTTCCTTAATTGTGGTTCTAAGAATATCATTAGGGTCATAGACAGTCATTTTCTTAGGCATTGCTGCACTCATGTTTCCGTCGGGACGATTATTACCCACGAAATTTTCCTTTCTAGTTTCACGGAGCATATCTAGAACAGGCATTACAATTGATTGAACTAAACTTTTAAGATTGGTGTCATGACGACGTAATTGTGTCACATCACGTTCCTGTGGTTTTACTTCAATTGCTTTTTTACCATAATCACCTACTTTGGAATCTTCCGCCACATCATTGGGATTCCATTGACTTTTACCATCCATGTTACGCCAACCAGATGTCTTATAATTATTTTTTGTTGATTTTTTCATTGCAGGAGTTTGATATGGTTTCACATGAGTATTTGGTGCTGCATTACCAGTGTATGGACGAGTATTAGTACGATGGGTTGGCTTTTTGTATATTTCAGAACGAATTCTTTCTTTCGTAAATGCACCAGTTGTTTTAAAGTATCTATCAGGGTCATTACGGTAATATGTTTCAACACGATTTTTCTTAGGTGGAGCAACAACACCTCTTTGTTTTTCACGAATACCCATCACTAAACGACCCTTGTATGATGTTTTAGGGTTATCGAGAGTTCTTAATTGATCTGTATCTTTAGGCATCACAAAGTCACGTGTGTTAGGTTGTGTAAGACCCCCAGCTGGTTTCCAACCATAACCTTGGTTTAAACCAGGACCTACTCTGATTTGGGTAGTTGGTAATTCATTTTGACGCATTTGTGAAGAAATATAACGATTACGAACATCTTCAGAATTAAAGTTAGGAGTACCAAAGACATTCCCTACATCACGTTCCATATCAAACATACCCTTCATTTCCATCTTTTCTTGATACACTGTGCTAGCACCTGTATGATTTTCGAGGATTTGTTCATTTGCACCAATGGTTGTATTTTGTCTGACACTTCCACCAAAAAAAGGTTGCATGTTATTATGAGTGAATTCTTCAACTTTCATCATTTTACCAGTTAAAGGTGATTTGAAAGAGTTCTTATCAGGTTCAAAATCTAAGTGATTGTTTTTATCATTGAAAATACGTTGATTAAAACCCTCTCTAGGTATCACATTTGTATTAACTGCATTTTTTGCATTATTAAAATTAGTTACTACTCTTCCTCTTTCCACCGATTGTGATTGATATGATTGAGTTGATTGATATGGATCTACTTGTTGATATTTATTATCATTCATACGCATATTATCTAATTCTGACAAGGAAGTCATCTTTTAACTTTATCTAAGAAAATATATAATTTTTTTAGACATTCCAAAAAATAGAACTAAAATAAAACTAAAAATATTAATTTATTTGAATTATTGTTTTTATTATTTTGATTACTTTCTAAATGAACGGTTATTATTTGTATTCGTATTATTATTTGTATGATGATTATGGTTATTATTAGATGGTTTGTATGGTTTATTTGATCTAAATGAATCATTATCCTTTTTACTAGTAAGAATTTTATGAAATTTGTTAAACAGATCAACTAAATCTATCAATTGATATCTATTTTTATTATTAATTATTTTAGTTTCACAGACTTCATGCATATTATTAAATATTGTTTGAAGTTTTTCTATCTGATAATTTTGAATGGCATTTTTATTTTTTAATATATTCTCAATCGTACTCTCGACAAGTGGTGCTAAATAAAGAACATTCTCCTCGATGATTTTATGATATTCTTTGTGCATAATATCAAACATGTTATTACCTTCACTTTTTAATTTTTTTACAACGGTCATAATATTATTAACCATAATACCATAATAGGCAATTGTATCATTCAAATTAAATTGATGAGCATTGAATAATTCACCTATAAATTGCGAAAAACCCTTTTGGTAATTTTTATGTTTTCTAGATATGCAAAATTCATCATATGTTTCTCCTTCCTTAACTTTTACATCTTCATCACCCTCCATATCTTTCTCTTTCTCTTCTGGTTCTTCATGTTCTTCATTAATATCATCTTCTGTATTATTATCATCATCATCTTTTTTAATTATTTCAATTGGTTTAAGTTTAATAATAGTTTGATTATAGTTATCTTTCAATTCATGAATAAACTTTCGTACATTTACTCTATCAGTGATACCAACAATGATTTTAATATAATAAACACAATATGTTGGTTCAGTTCTAGCTTTTTTAAACATTTCGGTTAAAAATGAATATAAATATTCTTCCTTGTTTTCTTGAAAATTAGATAACAATTTATTAATCTCTTCTAGAATTACTTGATAATTACTGATAGAAATCTTATTTAAATAACTTTTAAGTTCTTGATAATTTTTCTCGTTATTGTCTTGTGCTTCCTTTTTAATGAATTGGGATTTCTTTTTACGCCATTCATCATCCGTTGGAAATTTCTTCTTACGTCCACATTGCGGAACAGATTGCGACATTTTTTCAAATAATTCCTGAGTTTCCTCTGAAAAATAATTAATATTACCTAGTTGGTCTCTAATTTGATTCTTAATCTCATAGAAAAACTCAACTGTGTATTGTTTTAATGATGTTAATATAGAAGTGGTTGTTGGATATATATTTTCTGTAGCCATTTAAATTAAGTTATCAGAATATCCTTATAATTATTCTATAAAATTAATTAACATTATAAACTTATATTTAATTTATTTTTTATGTTTTCTTTTTACTTTTTTTGATATTGAATTCTTATTATAGTTATTAACAATATTAATAGGAATGAGAAATTATTTAATCGATCAGCTCCCTCTCTAGTCATTTCATATCCAGTTAAGGAATAAATAAATGGACGGAAGAACTCAGGGGCATCTGTTTCAATTGCTGCTTTGGTGACCCATTGACCTGTTCTAGCATAATGTTCTAATTTAGTCAGAATACACATACCATCAAAATCATTCCAATCTAACATTATGATAATAATAAGAACAGCAAAATATAGTAAGTATTTAACTGGTAATATAAAGTTACCTAGAAAGATAAATATTATAAGTAACCCATGCAAGTTATGAATCGTATTGGCTAGAAATTTTGATTTCATATTTATTTATTAATTATGATATATATATAAAAATTGATTTGAATTTTATTTTAATATATTTATTATTAATTGTTATAATGGAAAAACATTATCATTATCATCAACAAAATAATATTTTAATTGTCAATGAAAAACAACCTTTACTAAAATCAGTTGTTGTTGAAAATCCACCGACTCGAACTTCACTTTCAACTCATACTCCAAAACAAATAAATGGATTTGAAGAAAAAGATTCTACAATTTGTTGCGTATTTTGTAAAATTTTGTTATTTATTTCTATTTTAACAATAGCTATTGTAATTATTGTATTAAAGTGCAATTAATTATAATTTTATTAATAATATTATTTTTTACTTTTTTATTTGTTTTACTTTTTATTTTATAAAATTGAAAATAAACAAAACTATTATGTAATAATATATATTACAAATATGGATAAATACCAATTAATACACCGATATAATATTTATATTCATGAAAGAGTTAAAGACTTGATTAATTCAGGTAAAACATTTGATGATTTTGATTATAAATTTGATTTACATAAAATTTTTGAATACTTTTCATGTATCAAACTAACCCTAGATTATAATACTCCATTTTACGAATATAATGATATTGACCCAACATTTAAAGAAGAAAAATATATGAACCGTAATGATACTGGTATTGATGCATGTAATCTGATTGATACAATTGTTCAATGTAAATTAAGAACACATTCATTAACTTGGAAAGAATGTGGGACTTTCTTTGGTAGTGTTGTTTATATGGATGAAACTGGTAATCTAAATACAAGATGGAAGAAACTGATTATTACTAGAAATCAAGAATCAACATTATCTGATAATATGAGTGAAAAACTCAGATTTAAACAATTCACTGATAAAACTTATCCTAGAACAGAACTACTTTCATATTGCAAATACCTAATTGATAATCCACCAGAAGAATTTAATAATGAAGCAATAATTGAAAAAAGAGATTATCAAGATGAATGTATTAAAATGATTAATGATATGGATAATATGAATCTTATCATTTGCTTACCAACTGGAACAGGTAAAAACTTTATTATTACACATTCATTACAATCTAAAATGAAATATCTAATTTTAGTTCCTAGAATTATCTTAATGGAACAAATCAAAGATGAAATAATTAAATATCATCCTAGAATGAAATCTAAAATTCAATTAATTGGTGATTCACATAATCAATTTAATTTAGAAAAGGATATTACAATTTGTGTCTTTAATAGTGTATGTATTGTTAAAGAACATATAAAAACATTTAATAAAATCTTTGTTGATGAAGCACATCACATTAGAAAACCGGAAATTTATAAAGATGAAGATGAATATGATTGTTCAGACTCTGAATACGAAGATGATGATAATGATGAGTATTTTGATGATTATTATGATTCAGAATATGAAGATGATGATGAACCCATAACAGAACTAAAAGCAGAAGATGATACTGAAAATGAAAATTGTGATAATAAAACTTTTATACAAACCATTAAAGAATTTTCACAACTTAATAACAATATCTATTTATCTGCTACCATTGATGAACATAATGGTTTTAAGTTTTACAAGAAAGACATTAGAGAAATGATTGAAAAAGGTTATTTATGTGATTACACAATTAATATTCCTATTTTTGCTGAAGATCCAACTAATATTTCAGTTTGTAAATATCTAGTTAAGAACTATCGAAACATTATTATTTATTGTAATTCACAGAAAGATGGTAAAGCCATTAATAAATTGATGAATACTATTATGAATAATTGTTCAGACTATATTGATTGTAATACATCTAGAAAGAAACGTAATGATATTATTTCTAGATACAAGTCTGGTAAATTAGCTTTTCTAGTTAATGTAAAAATTCTTGTTGAAGGTTTTGATGCTCCAATTACTAAAGGAGTTTGTTTTATGTCTTTACCATCAAGTGGAACAACATTAATTCAAATTATTGGAAGAGCCTTGAGATTACATCCAGAAAAAACAATAGCAAATGTTATTTTACCTTTTTCCAAAATAGATGATGAAAAAACAATTGCAAATTTTATGAAAGTGATGGCTATGAATGATACAAAAATTAAAAAATCTTATAGTAATAAAAAACTAGGTGGTTATTTTGATATTATTAATATTATTGATGATATTGATTATGAGAATGATATATATGAAAATGATTTTATGAAAGATGTTGAATTAAAATATGAAGTTATTTTTGATAGTATGGGATTACCAAAAAATAATGAAGAAATATGGTTTAAAAAATTAGAACTTGTTAAAAATTATATTAATATCAATAAAAAGAGACCATCTGTGGTAGATAAAGACAAAAATATTAAACAATCAGGGATATGGGTTTGCAATCAAAAAAAAATTTATAAAAATCGAAAAGAGATTATGAAAGATGATATGATTTATAATGCTTGGTCTAATTTTATTAATGATGAAAAATACAAAGAATACTTTATATATAATAATATTGTGTGGTATAATACTTTAGAACTTGTTAAAAGTTATATTGATATGAATAAAAAGAGACCATCACAAAAAAATAAAGAACCAACAATTAAAAAATTAGGAGCATGGATTAGTACTCAACAAACAAATTATAAATCCAAAGATTATATTATGAAAGATGATATGATTTATAATGATTGGGTTAATTTTATTAATGATGAAAAATACAAAGAATACTTTATAGATAATAATATTGTGTGGTATAATACTTTAAAACTTGTTAAAAGTTATATTGATATGAATAAAAAGAGACCATTGAAAGATGATAAAGACCAAAAGATTAAACAATTAGGGTCATGGATTAGTACTCAACAAACAAATTATAAAATTAAAAAACAGATTATGAAAAATACTATGATTTATAACACTTGGACTAATTTTATTAATGATAATAAATACAAAGAATACTTTATAGATAATAATACTTTGTGGTTTAACTCTTTAGAACTTGTTAAAAGTTATATTGATATGAATAAAAAGAGACCATTGAAAGATAATAAAGACCAAAAGATTAAACAATTGGGAGCATGGATTATTCATCAACAAACAAATTATAAAATAAAAAAACAAATTATGAAAGATGATATGATTTATAAAGCTTGGACTGATTTTATCAATAATGATATATACAAAGAATATTTTCTAGATAATAAGACTATTTGGTTAAAACAATTAGAAGAAGTTAAAAGTTATATTGATATCAATAAAAATAGACCATCAACACATGATGAATACCAAAATGTTAAAAAATTAGGAATATGGATTAGTAATCAACAAAACAATTATGAAAAAAAATATTATATTATGAAAAATACTATGATTTATAACGATTGGACTAATTTTATTAATGATAATAAATACAAAGAATATTTTAAAACAAATAAATTATAAATATCACAGTGATTTAGATGTTGATCACTACCTCAATACATTTGATCATTTTATGATGTTTTAAGTTTTTTAGCTAATCCTGATTAAAATGAAATGGGAATTTAGGAGTAGTTATATTTTATCTCCTGACTCTATTATAAATTAATATTTTAACTTTTATTTTCTTTAAAAATCTTGTTTTTGCTTGTTTTTCATTTTATTATACTTTTTGTTCTTAACATATGCTTTTTTTTATTTTTTCCCAAAAAGTCTATTTCTGACTTCAAAATAAATTTCCAGAATTTTTGAAGTAATTCTGGTCAAATATAGGATTTATTATTATTTTACTCCTACATCTATTATAAAAACTTTCCCACGCGAGGGTCATTTTTCCCATTTTAAATGTTATATATATTTCATTATACTTTTTGTTATAAATTTTATAAAAAAACAGCTTTTATACTAATCTTTTCATGGATTATGATTTTGCTTAATATTATCCATAAACATGCATAAATTAATTGTAAAAACTCAATATTTTAGTATTTAGATTAATCATTGATGAAATAGACTAAAATTTTTTATTTTAATAGGAAAATATATAATCATATGTATTATAACTATCTTAATCTTTTATGTAGATAGTATAAATCTAAAAAATAATAAAGAGCAATCTCAAATACACTTTGAATTTATTTTGATAAAATATTATTTTTATATTTTTAATCCTACATATATGCATAAATTTTAAAAATAATGAAATAAATCTTTAAAAATCTTGTTTTTTATTGTTTTTCATTTTATCGTAACTTAAACCTCACACTATTCATTTTTTTATTTTATCATCAAAAAGTCTATTTCGAACTTCAAAATAAACTCTCAGAATTTTTGAAATCAAAATGAGGCTATTGAGACTTTATTATTATTTTAATCCTACACATACTATAATTTATCTCACACGCGAGACCCTCTTTATTCATTCCTATTTTTTTATATAGTCTATTATTATAATTGTCCTTAAAATTTAAAATATTGGTGTAAATAATATGTTTATTATACATATATCATTTTTATGGGTATATTTATAAGAAATTTATATTTATCTATATATATTTATGGTGTATTTTTATGATATTTATTTTAACACCGTATTATTAGTATAATACTCCTAAACATATGCTAAATATACTCAATATTTTCATTTTCTCTTTTTTCCTCTAAAAATCTTGGCAGAATGAGTATAAAAAAATTTATATCATTCATATATAAATAAAGAATGTTAGTTTTTATAAATATTAAGAATGATGATATACTAGATATACATGATTTAAGGGATTGGTTATTTGAAAATTGTAATAAATGGGTGGTGTATATTGATTCACCTTCTATTTTTACAATTTGTGCTACCAATCATATAAATCGTCTAGATAGTGTTATACGTTCATTAAAAAGAGCATTTGATACAAGTAATGAAAACTGCGAGTTTAAATTGAAAGTGTCAAAAAATATTTTAAATACAAGAGAAATACAAAATGATGAAAAATTTTTCCAACTATTTAAAGCTTATTTTTACAATCATTTAACTAATAAATACGATTTCAAGAAATTTGAATTAAAAAATTATACAAAAAAAAATATAATTTCTATATTAAATAAATTTGAAAAATCTGAACAATTAGAAATAAATGAACCAATAAAAGTAGAAGATATTAAACAAAATGCAATAGAAGAAACAGTAAAAACACAAATGTTATGTGTTTTTTGTTTAAAAGATTTTAAAAAAAAATATAATAAATCACGACATGAGATAATTTGTAAGAAAAAAGATAATAACAAAAATAATGTAGAAAAACATGAAAATGAATTAAAAGATGAATTAAAAGATGAATTAAATGGGGTTAAAAATCAATTAAATACAATGACTCACATGTTTAAAGAATTATCGGATAAAATTACAATTAATAATACTACAAATATTAATTCAACTACAAATAATGTTAATATTCAAATTAATAATAATTATAAAACAAAAAAAGAGAAATTAGATAATTATTTTAAAAATATGATAGATTTAGATACTTTCACGAATAATTATAAAAATGATGTACGTTATCATTTAACTAAAGACGAAGCGGAAATTTTGATACAAAATTCTGAAAATCTTGGGGTAGAAGGGTATAGTTCAGGTCTTTACACATATCTAAAGAAGAAATATTGTCTTCAATTACAGGATTTAGATTTAGTAGATAATGATAAAAAATATTATGAAATATCTTTGCCCTTTATTTCAACAGACACAAATGGAAGAACACACTATGAATTAACCAAAAATGATGGGTGGTTACTTAGTAGTTCTAATGACAAAATTAGAAGTATTGTCAATATTTCGGATCAACAAATTTTTAATCACCACAATAGGTTTGTTTGTTATTCAGCTAAAAGAGGTAAAAAGACAATTATTAATGTTTTCCTTCGCAAATCTTATCACAATACAACTGACCCACAATTAACAGACAGTCCGACTACAAGTGCAATTGAAGCATAATCATTGATTCAAGTTATTTATAATTTGTTCATTCGTATTATTTGTAATAATATTATTATTTGTTTTATTTTTATAATTAAATGATCTGGTTTCCATAATCTTATTATGTCTATCTAGAATACTATCATTATCATTATTTTTAATCAATCCAAACTTAGCAAGAATAATCAAATAAAGTAATGAACATTTCAATAACATTTTATTTTATTTTATTTATTTCTTTTGATATCAGATTAAAAAAATCAATTTTATTTAAAATTTAACAATATCTATTTTTTATGTTTCAAATTCTTTAATACGGCTGAATAGTAACAACATGACCAGTCTCAGAAGTTTTCTGACAACATGTTTTCTTACAGATATAAATACCAGTAAAAGGAACAAGTGTAAGAATATCAAGAACCATAGTGCAAGGAAAACACATCCATAGACAATCATGACAATTTTTACTACCCCAAAAAGTAGAATGATTGTATTGATTCACACATAATTCACAAGTTTGATGAGTACACATACAAGGATAAATAGTATCCAATGTACATTTATTTTCGTATGACATTTTGAATAATACTTTTATTTATAAACAAAATTAAAATCAATTTTATAAAAAAAAAGCAAAGCAATGACAAGGCAAAAGCAAAGGCAAGGCAAAGGCAGGGCAAGACAAGGCAAACATTTCTATTAAATAGGTGTCGGCATTTTTGCAGGTTGGGTGGCAATCGGAGTTATCTCAACGATGTCCTTTTTGGAGAATTTCGTGCATTTCTTGCCAAAATAAATCCCAGAGAAGGGGATCAACGTGACAAGGTCAATTGCGATTGTGCAGGGAAAGCAACACCAACAGCACGAGTTACAATCGCTTGTACCCAGCATAGGTTTGTTCAAACCATCACAAAATGCATCATTTGCCTTGTCAGTTAAGACAAAAGGGTAAATGTCGTCAGTGGTGCAATCCTCAGAATCCGAATTCATTTTGTTAAACAAATTGAATGATATAATATTTATATAAAAAATTAGTAGGTTCAATTTTATGGTAAAATATTATGTAAAAATACTATTTTTTAAATGTAATAATCATAAAAATGAAAATACTACTGAAAATAATTGTATAAATCGTAAATAAAACCATAATAGGGACAATTTTGTTTTGAAAAGTTTTAAGGGTTGTTTTCAAATAATGATTTTCTAGTTTAAGACTTAATATATAATCATCATTGATTTCAATAACTATATTTTCATCTTTATTTTTGTTTTTATTTTTGTTCAATAAAGGTTGGTCCATTTAGATAATTTATTATAAAAAATAAGTAATCAGAATAATAATTCAATTTTTACTAAACTAAATTTATTTACCAACAAGTTTTTCTATCCGTTCAATCCGATCCATCATACTAGACATCATTTGAATAATTTTATTATATTTATCATCTTGAATAGGATAGTTATTAAATTTATAATATTCTGATTGTTCTTTACAACCTTTAGATTCAATCATACATAATTCTTCCCAATTATTTGGAATAGATGCAAGTGTAAATACTTTGGTGTTATAATCACCATTATTTATAGGAATAACTTTAAATTTCATTGAATCCATATCGATAATGTAAATATATTCAATAAATACTGACAACATTGGTTGATTAATAGATGTATGATACGTATAATGTTCAGCTCGTTCTAGACTTTCAAGAATAGTTTTAAATTGAGTTTCACCCCAAATTTCCATATCAAGAAAATGTATTTTATCAAGTAATTTCTTAATAGTTTCAATCCAATTCTTATCATTTTCAATTAGTTTTTTAAGATCATTAACAATCATTTGACCTAGACCACTGAAATATGAATCAAAATGATTATAAAAGATGTAATGCATACCATTGTATTTAAAAATGTAATATCCGCGAGTACCCATTATTGTTAGTTATTGTTAGTATTATTATTCCATAGTTCCATAATTCAATTTTTTATAGATTGATATTATTCGTAGATTCATATTATTCGTAGATTGATATTATTCGTAGATTGATATTATTCTAGGTCCATGGTATGATTATCTCCATGGTCAATCATTGTCTTTGTATCATCATCATTAATAGAATGAGGTTGAGAAGTAATAAGAGGTAATAAAGGATGAAAATAAATATATTTTTCACTAATACCAAAAGATTGCTGTGCCATTGTAAAAATTATAAAATATGTAGCCAATCGACACATCATTCTGGTCATTCTTTATTTTTTATTCATGTTATCAAAAATAAAAATCAATTTTATAATAAACATTAATTTTTTATTTTTTTTAAATGTGTCTTTTTATTTCTTTTTATTACTGTCTTTTTAACTTTCTTTAAATGCGTCTTTTTATTTCTTTTTAATTGACCTCCATTTTGACTATCGTTTTGACTTCCATTTTGACTTTCATTTTGACTTTCATTTTGACTATTGTTTTGACTATTTTGAGATTGTTCATTTCTAAGTTTTGAAATATATTGTTCCAATTTTGTTTTCATAAAATCAAATAATTTAGTATTGAATAAACCATTGTTGTCCATTTTTTCCATAACTTTTTCTATAATTATTTTTGAGTATTTTATCTCAATAGTATCAAGACTTTCATCTATTTTTTTCAATAATGATCCATCTTTATTAGTATGATATATTATATAACTTAAAAGATCTGTAAATTTATATACTATTATATATATTAATTGATCAATTAACCTATCAATTATTCCACTAATTTTATAAAATATATCATTGGCATTATCTAAATCATATAAAATTAATTCATAAGTTATTCTATCAATTTTATAATGTAGACCATTAAATTCTATTTTGTTGACATAATTAATTAAATCAAACAAATTAAATATTAAATTAATATCAAACCTTTTTTCATACATATAACATTGATTTTGTATAATATCTTTAAATATATTAATGTCAATATCAATTTTTGTGGATTTTTTATATTGTTTATATCTACTATTAAATTGTGAGCTTAAAGAAGCTAAAATTCTTTCATAACCATCTTTATTAAAATATTTAACTATGTAAAATAAAAATATATACAAATTTATTATATAAAATTGTCTGAGAATTATATGTTCATTTACAATTATTTTTTTAACATATTTCATAAAATTTATTATAACATCAGTTTCAATTTTGTCACTAAATTTAGAATTAACTTTATTTTTTGATAAAAGATTGTAAATTATAGGTTTTATCATATCTTTCTGACTTCCATTTAATTTATACAAAATGTATTTATATACGTCTATATCTTCCATTTTAGGTCCCAATGAACTATTTAATATTAATTTTTTATATTCATGTTTAGTAATTCTTTCTGATAAGACTGTATAATATTTTCCAGAAAATCTTTCTTTACAATCAATTGATTTATCAATCAATTGATCAATTGGTAAAAAGGGTGATGATAATTTTTCGTATATTGATCGGTTTAATATTTTAATAAAATTTTCATAAATATACATTTTTTCAATACTAAAATTATCATATGATTCATCATTCCAACTTCTACAAGCCTGTACAAAAAAAATATTGACTTTATTTTGATCAGAGTGAGATTCTATATAATCTTGAATATATTTTTCTAATGATGTATTAAATGTTTCTTTAAAATATTCAAATTCATACGATTTTGGATTTACATACATTCCACACATACCCCTATCTACTTCTGTTATAAGCTCATAATCAAAATAATATTGTTCAGGAAATATAATTGTAGATTTATCAAAACATTTATATTGTTCTATCATTTTAACAATATCATAAATATTATTAAAATCACCAATTGTTTGTGAAATTTTAGTAATTATATTTTTAATACTATCAGAAGTAGGAATATGAGAAAGCCCGAGTCTATTGGATGGTGTTATTAAAACTACAATACAATTTGGTTGTAATTTTTTAATAGTTCTTTTTACACCACCATGCGCATGGATTAAATTTAATCCAATATCAGATTGAGGAATTTTATCATATTTTGGAATAATTGAATCATTAATTAACTCTTGAATTGGTTTAACAATATCAAATGAAATATCATAATTATATTTTTTATATATTTCATCTACTTGTTTTGTATCATTTGAATTTTTTTCAAATATTTCTATTTGTTTCATTCCATTTAACACAAAATCTAAATAAATTTGTTGTCTAAAATTAATATTTGTTTGTTGTATAAGATCAATATTTTTTTTTTCTTTTCTTTTGAAATTTAATTCTTCTGGTTTTTTTATTAAGGTTTTATCTTTATATTCTACCCTGTTTAAAAATTCTTGATATATTGTAGGTATAAATGATCCTAAATTTGTGTGATAATTTTCTATAAAACTACTTTGAATTTCCTGTATTTTAGTTGATTTAACTACGTTTTCATTTACATGATTATTATTGTCCATCTTTTTTTTTAATATATATATATATTATTTTAATTTATATAATGGAAATTGTGATGTTAATTCTTTAACTTTTCCTCTAATATTATTAATATTATCAATATTTTTAATATCACACAAAACACCCGTTATCATATCAGCAATCACAATCATCTCTTCCTCCTTCATTCCACGAGTTGTAACTGCTGGTGTACCTAGACGAATACCACTTGCTAGAAATGGTGATAATGTCTCAAAAGGTATTGTGTTCTTATTAGTTGTTATCCCAGCCATATCCAAAGCAATTTGACATTCTTTACCATTCAATCCTTTCATACTAACATCAACCAATACCATATGATTATCTGTTCCATCCGAAATTAAGCGAAATCCATTATCTTTCATGCGATCAGCCAATGCCTTTGCATTTTTGACGATTTGTTCTTGATAGATCTTAAACTCAGGTTGCAGAGCCTCAAAAAAACAAACAGCCTTTGCCGCAATAACATGCATTAGGGGTCCTCCTTGAATACCCGGAAAAATATTACTATCAATCACTTTAGCATATTTTTCCCGACATAGTATTAAACCACCCCGAGGTCCGCGTAAAGTCTTATGAGTTGTTGTAGTCACAAAATCAGCGTAAGGGACGGGGCTTGGATGGACTCCCGTGGCGACTAACCCAGCAATATGAGCAATATCAGCAAGCAGATAAGCACCAACTTCCATGGCAATCATTCCAATCTTTTCAAAGTCAATCACTCTAGAATAAGCACTTGCACCAACAGTAATCATCTTGGGACGATGCTCTCTAGCCATCTTCTCTAGGTTATCATAATCAATCAATCCAGTTTCTTTGTCGACACCATAATGAACAATTTCATATAATTTACCAGAGAAATTGGCTTTATTACCATGAGTTAAATGACCACCATGAGATAGGTCCATAGTTAGCATCTTATCACCTGGTTTTAGCATGGCAAAATAAACAGCCATATTAGCACCAGAACCGGAGTGAGGTTGGACATTAGCGTGTTCAGCACCAAATAATTCTTTTGCCCTGTCAATGGCTAGTTGTTCAATTATGTCCATATTTTCACAACCACCATACCAACGTTTGCTAGGATACCCTTCAGCGTATTTATTAGTCAGAACAGAACCTTGGGCTTCCATCACTGCCAGACTAGTGAAATTTTCACTCGCAATTAATTCAATCCCCTCTTCTTGTCTAATTTGTTCATTTGCTATAAGATTAGCAATAACTGGATCAACTGTATTCATTTTAATTACGTATATTATTTTAATTACGTATATTATTCGTATTATGTTTTTTAGTTTAGATTTTTGGTATTATTAAGATTTTTGATATATACATAAAATTGAAATATAATTAATATAGTATATCATGGCATCTTATTAATTGAAATGAATTCAAATAATATAAATAATTGTGCAATTTGCATTGAGCCATTGAAAAGCTCTAAATCAAAACAATTAAATTGCAACCATGAATTTCATCTTAAGTGTATTAAGAATTGGTATTCTGTACAACAAAATTGTCCAATTTGCAGGCATTTAATAACTCCAAATGAAGTTAACATTGATAAACCTTGTTATGTTGAAATTATTACAGATTATACTTCATTACCATCTTCATATCAAAATACGAGTCAAAATAGCAATCATATCAATACGATTATGATTACAGATCAAGAAACCAATTCAAATTATAAAAATTTAAAAATAATATTTAATATATTTGTATTTCTAGGTATTGTTGGTTCTTTTACAGCAAATATATTCTGCCAACATAATTTTATAACTGAAATTGAAAATTATATTGAATATATGAATAATAATACAATTGATATTGATAGCAACATGACAATGATTGATAGCAACATTACAATGATTGAAAATGTCTCTAGTGATTCATTTTACATTGTATGTGCAATTATATACATGATTTTGATGTTAATTCTTACAACTAACTATATTGGTAAAATTACAATGAAATCATATCAAAGTTATACCAATTATTATATTGGGTTTTATATTATAACTATTATAATGTTCTTGACCCATGTGTATTATATTTTGGATGTTTTAAGTTATCTGAATGAATCTAAATATCCAAATTTTAAAGAGTTTGGTGATATTAAACAATTGTATCATATTTATTTAATCACTTCCATGACATCTTTGACAATTTTAATATTTTCATTTCTTAATAAAATTATTGAAAATGTAAATCTATCATTTTCTTGCCTCTGTAATATGCTTTGCTTCAAATGAAAAATTTATTGAATAAAAAATCCAAATTATGATTAGTAGAAGTAGTAGAAGTTAATAAAAAACTAGAAACTAACTAATAATAACATTTTTATTTATTTTTATTTATTTTCCATTTTTCAAAGTATTTTATTCTTCCAACTTAACACCATTATTGTAATAATTGATCATTACAAGATTTCCATACCGATCGTATTTCTTATTTTCACCATCTAACTTGCCATCAATGTAATTGCAAATATTAAACGGCTTACCGTTAGAATGATAACTTACATAAAGTCCTTGTCTCTGATTGTTAATAAAATTGCATTTTTGATTAGGAGAACCATGTGAATAGTAAGTAGAATAAGCTCCATTTAACTGACCATTAGTGTATTTACACATTTGTGCAAGTTTTCCATTCATATAATATGTAGTAAAGACCCCTTCTTTTTTTCCATTCAACATAGTATAATAGTTACATAGCATAGGGTTTTCAGGATCATAATATTTTTTATACTCTGTACAAATCTGAGGAGAATAATGCTTTTCAATATCTTCGTAGTCTTCAGGCTTGTAATACTCCTTAATAAGCTCGAGACAATCCATACTATTGTATGATTTGTATATTATTAATAACAATATAATAAAAAAAAATTCAATTTTTGTTAAAATATTATAATCTAAAATGATTAAGAGTCAGATTTTTGTTTAACATTTTTTAGATAGTTTGAAAAATCTATTAAGTTTCCATCTTCATCATATTTAAACCACTTACCTTCTTTCATTCCATATTTATAATTGCCAAAATTCATTAGTTTTCCATTTTCGTGAAATTCAACTGATAAACCTTCCTTAACATCATACACATAATTATGAATCATAAGTAATTGTCCTTCTTGCGAATAGATTTTTTCTTCACCATCTTTCATATCTTGAGAATAATTACAAATTGTAAATAATTTTCCATTCTCATAATACTCTTTCCATTCTCCTTCCTTCATATCATTTGAATAATTACCAGAATTCATTACTTTTTCATTTTCGTGAAATTGAACTGATAAACCTTCTCTAACATCATAAACATAATCACGAATCATACGTAATTGTCCTTTTTCATAATACATTTTTTTTTCACCATGTAGCTTATCTTGAGAATAATTACAAATGTCTGATAATTGTCCATTTTTGTGGTAAAATTTACATACACCTTCCATCATACCATTAACATAATATGAAACAGATTGTAATTGTTTGTTATAATAGTATTCTTTACATTCACCTTCTTTAACATCATTAATATAATTACAAATTGTTCCTAATCGATCATCATCCCAATACTCTTTACAGACTCCATTTTTCATACCATTGACATAATATGAAACAGTGTCTAAAGAACCATCAGTACAATATTCTTCATATACCCCATTTTTCAGACCATTAACATAATATGAAACAGTTTCTAATTTTCCATTCTCGTGATAAGATTTATATTCACCTTCTTTAATACCATTAACTTCAAAATATTCCTCTTTCAGTTCAGTTTGTTCCGTATCATGATAGTTTTGAACAAAACAAGTATTAGATGTCATGATGAATTCTTTGATTCTTTGATTTTTATTCATCTTAAAATAAAAAAAGAATTCAATTTTTTTCTAAATATTTTAAATTTCTTTTTCAGATATAAAGAGAACTCGCTATCATTACCCAATGGGATATAAAATGTTTAATCCGCTTGGTATATTACGCACCTTTGGTGCAATGTGGTTGTTCAGTGCTTTTTGTGGCACTACAACCGATGCTCAACGCATCAAGATTTCACAGACATGTGCTAATCCCGCCGACTGCCCTCTAACTCTTGCAGAAGGCTTTAAAACTAACCTCCAATTTACCCTATCACAACCGATTGTATGTGATGCTTCAACCACACGCGAATGTGCAGTTGTTGTTTTACTTACCAATCAAGACCCCAAGATTGTCTCCATATCACCATGTTTAGTTAAATGGACAACCACCGATTGGTTTCAAACTCGAACTGTCCGATTTCAAGCCGTTGAAACTTATAAGAATGACCCGTCCCCCAGATCTGTCACAATCCGAACTGAACCCGCGATTTCACCATCGCTCTACTACGAAGGATTCAATGCAAATGATATTATGGCAAAGACCCAAAATCGTGCATCAGCACAATGTCGTGCAACCGGTGATCCTCATTATACTACTTTTGATAGTGCTTATTGGCACTTTTACGATGGAAACAACCGTCCACGAACATTAGTCCACCTTGTTCGCTCGACAAACCCAAATCGTCCATTTGGTGAATTACAAGTTCAAAATCAAATGCGTGGATATCCTGCAGTTAATTGTGCCATCGCCGGTCGCGAAGGTAATAATCTCTTCATCTTGGATGCTTGCTCAGGTAAACTTGTCATTACCTCAAGATTTGGTTCCGAAATTGCCATGCAACCAAAAGTTGAAGTTACTGGTTCTACCTACACCGTTTATTTCAAATCAGGATTTTGGATGCGTGGTGTTGTCTATGGATCATATGTTGATATTTATGCCCAAACACCTGGGATTGATTTTAATTCTGTTTGTGGTATTTGTGGTAATTTTGATGGAAACCCTGCTAATGATTACACTGTTTATATGTCAACACAGTATTCGCAGTTAATGCCATGTCAGCAAGTCTTACCATCAGAAGATTTATGGGCTTGGAAGCCATCAAGTGTTGTACCAGAACCAATCATACCAATTGGTTCTGAAAAATGCAACTATACTGAAACAACGTATATCAAACCAATCCTCAATAATGCTGCCGGTGAAGATATTACAGATGACTTACGTGAAGCCTATAGTGATGCCCTTGAAAATCGGACTCAATTCATCTTTGAAGACCCCACTCCCGTCGTTGTTCCGTACGCAGGGATAACCTCTGAACTAGCAATGGCTGCATGTCAACGTGCTATTACTGAATCTGAAGCCATTCAAACTTGTATGATAGTCTTTGGACCTAACTTTTATAACATTCCATCACGTGTCAAAGAATGTGCTGAAGATGTTGTCGAAACTCAATCATATGCTTCAAGTTCTGGTGCAATTGTTGGTATGACTGTTGAATGTGCTGATTATGCAGTTGAAAAAGATATGGATGATGACACCCGTCTTCTCAATGTCCTTTGCATGAATGCCTGCAATGGAAATGGTAAATGCTTTAACGCTAAATGTTCATGTGATGCTGGTTTTAGTAATCCTGATTGCTCTTATATAGATGGCAAACCACCACGTATTACTGCCCTCTACGATACCATTTGTGAAGTCTCTGGTGCAGGAACATGTCCTAAAGAACTTGCTGTTACTGGTCGTAACTTTTACAAATCCAATAAACTTCGTTGTCGTTATGGATCAACAATTGTCAATGCTGTATGGCTTGGAGGTGACAGTGTCTTATGTGCTGTCCCAATGGAAGTCTACATGAAAGCAGAATATGAAACTGTCAATCTACAAGTCACCAATGACTTTGAGAACCCGAATGAATGGTCAAACATTGTTCCATTTATCTTTTACAACGGTGCATGCTGGTCATGTAATCCTACCACACGCATATGCGGACCCAATCCAGACTCATGTCGTATCAATGATGTCTGTTATCATAAGGATCATGTTAATGCACCTGATAATGTTTGTCAAGTTTGCGACCCATCTAAAAGTGCATCAGCATGGACTTATTCATATACTAATGCTCACCTCTGTGGACCGACATTTGATAAACAAACATATGATCATACTATTTATTGTCAAGCGGCTAAAGATACCCCACTGGTAACAGTCCGTGCATTAAACCCTGAAGCCACCAAAGACCCCAATTATCGTATCAAATATTCAATTAAACATAACGTTATCCATAAAGAAGTTGAAGAGTTTTATAAGATTGACAATATTACGGGTGTCATCTCAGCTATGGTGACTATTAATCACGCTACACTTTCAGGAGGTATGGATTACAACATTGGTAACCCTCTTACATACAATGGGTTTTTTATGGTTCGGGCTGAAGATAATATGGGTAATTTTGCCGAATCCAATGTTGTAATTGAATTACGCGGAACTTCTGTCGATGGTACTTGTAATGCACCCGTTCTTCCCACCTTTAATGCGACCGTATCCGAAAACTCCACACTAGGTACCCTCCTTACTCCTATTCGCGAGAACAACTATCTGACTGCTAAAACATACAGTTGGTGGAATGAAGATGGGGCAAATGGAAAATTCGGTATTAATCAAACAACTGGTAATGTTTGGGTTGCTAAGCCCTTAGATTATGAAGAACAAAAAGTCTATAAAATGCAAGCTCGTATTACTGATGAGGAAGGTCTTTGGTATCTTATTGACTACACCGTCTATATTTTAGATGTTAATGAACCACCTACAATGATAACCCTCTCAGGGTCATCCGTCGTTGAAGACAAAATTGGTGCTGTGGTTGGGTCTCTCTCAGCTGTTGATCCGGAAGGCTCACCAGTTACTTTTACAGTTAGCAATGGTGGTGATAGTTTTACAATTAACAGTTCCTCACAACCACCTAAACTAGTAACTCGTGTAGCCCTCAAAGCCGATGGACCAACTGGCGTCAGTTCAATTAATGTTTCAATCACTGCATCTGACACACAAGGTTTAAGTTTTACAAAAACATTTATGATTACTGTAATTAATGTCAATGACCCTCCCGGTGATATTCGTTTAATCCAAATTGGAGGAAGCGAAACAGTCATATCATTCCCTGAAAATCTATTAGTTGGTGAAAATATTGCACTTGTAATGGCAACTGACCCAGAAAATGACCCATATCAATGTGGTGTTGTATCTGGGACATCTTTTGATATTTTCTATGACGGTGCAACTAACTTTCTACGATTAATAAAACCAATTGATTACGAAACACAAAAAACAGCGATGGTTGGTATTAAATGTGCTGATATCCCAAAAGATGGTAGCAACTCTGCGACTTCACAAGTCCGTCAAATCATTCTTAATATTCTTGATGTTAATGAAGGTCCATCAACCCTTAATTTAACAATTACTCGCACACCAGTAGAAAATGTTAAACCAACTACTCCTCTGTCAGTTGGCACCTTAGTAGCTAAAGATTATGATTCTAACCTTACATCTTCTTTACAATTCATCGTTACTTCACCAAAAGGATTATTTGAAATTGACAATGATCTGGTCTGTAGTCCAACAACTCCTTCTGGTCAATCATGTTCTGTCTCTCTCTTACAAAAAGAAGCCCTCGATTATGAAGCTACTACACCGGTCGGTCAGCAATCAGTCGTAATTCGTGTTCAAGATAGTCTTGGGGCTTGGAATGAATTTACGGTTGTTGTTCCAATCATGAATGTTAATGAACCTCCAACTGATGTAATCTTTTCACCTTCCGCACAACCATTTGTTGTAGAAGGCACTCCGATTAATACAGTAATTACAACTATCATCGCAACTGATCCAGATATGGGGGATACGCATACATTCAGTCTGATTAATGATGGAAATGGTGCAGTTAAACTAGGGACAGTCATATCAGGAAGACGTGATACTTATGTTTCTTTATTAGTAGCAAATCCAGCCAAATTTGACTTTGAAACTAACCCAATCATCACCTTTGTTTTAAAGGTAACCGATAGTGCGAATCTATCAATCATTGTGAGCAAAACAATTGAAGTTCGTGATCGACCAATGGAAATAACATATGACACCACATTAGTCAGTGAAGGAACACAAGTTGCAACTCAATCGGTGGCAACTCTTACATTGCAAAATTATGATACCGTGGAATCTCTTTCATGGTTCTTAGCAGCCACTAGTCTGGACAACCTTGATAATAACAATGATTTCTTTACAATTAATGGTGTCACTGGCTCATCCCCTCCACAAGCAAAATTATTTTTAGCCAAACCATTAGATTATGATACACTTTCAAACCTTAAAACTTTGATTGTATCTGTTGGTGTTTCATTCATAAGTGGAAGAATGCCAATTAATAAGAGAATCAGCTTTGATGTGACAGATATCAATGAAGGTCCTGTCTTTACAGCTGCATCTTTTAAACCATCACCAATTTCTCCTAATACTCCCATCGGAACAATCATCTTATCTGCCCCAGCTAGAGACCCAGAAGGGACTCCAGTTACTTACTCTCTGACAAAACAACTATCATATATGGATGTAACAAACGATGGTAATATTATTTTAACTGCATCTGCACCTCTAACCTATGGTACTGTAACACAATTAACTCTTACAGCAACTGACGCATCTGGGTTATCAAAATCTGTTCCAGTAATAATAACGACGGTAAGTGCTTGTGAATTAAACCCTTGTAGTAATAAAGGGCTCTGTAAATTATGCAGACTTAATGGTCTGACCGCAAATGGACCAACCCAAGCATGTAACAATTTACCTCTCAATCAGGCTAAAGGATACGTTTGTGGATGTGGTGAAGGATTTAGTGGATTAAACTGTGATTTTAGTCAAGAATCTTATACAATCATCGTCGTCATTGTTCCTCGCTCTCCTATCCCATCGACAGCCACTCTGAGACCAAATCAAGAAGCCGCAATTAAGGATAAATATATTCAAATCACAGAATTAAAAGGTCAGGTTAGTCGTGATGATTTAACTGTAACTCTTGGTCCAAATAAAGATGGTGTGGTTGTTCTAACAATTACAAGACAATCTACCTCAGGTGCAACTGATAAAGAGTTAAATATTGGTGAATTTATCTTTGAATACACAATGCCTGACCCATCTGACCCATCAAAAAAAATAGTAGTCGTAACAGGAGGAACATCAAATCCAACAGTTGTTCAATTAAATACAGTTTCAACATCAACGACTTCTGAAAATCAAGCTGATAATAATAAGAGTAGCAGTTTTTCAAATGGTGCAGTGGCTGGTGTTGCAGTTGGTATTGTTTTACTATTAATTCTAGTTATTCTAGTCTTACTATTAGTACGTAAACACAATTCCAAAATTACTTTTGATAAGGATGAGGAAAATGTTATTTATTCATCCCATGCAATTAACCCAACCTTTAAAGGACCAAATGAATTATATACTGTCGATGGAAGTGGAAGTGTGAAATATGATTTTGCCGGTAATAGTACCAGCGAAGGTGTTAATAATCCAATGTATACATGGTATCAACCATCAATGACTCGTAAGGATTGCACACAATATCTTATGATGCAAGGCGAAGGTGCATTTATTATCAGAGACAGTTCAGCAACACCTAGATGGCATATGCTTGGAGTTAAGACAGCAAATGAAGTTATTCATGAAAAAATCCGTTATACTGATGATGGAAAGTATGAAATGTTACCTTGTAAGACACAGACCATACAACCTAAATTCGAAAGCCTCCAAAAGTTAGTTGAATTTTATCTTGAACCACGTGAAGATATGCCATACAGTCTAGCCGTTTCTAACCCAATCTATGACAATCATATGCTTCGTCAAACAGCACCAGCATATGGACATGTAGTAGTTAATGATATTGATGCACCCTCACTACCACTTAAGGATAATGAAATGAGTAATGTAACAGCACTGGTTCGTCAAAGTTCAGTTATGCATTCTAATAAATCTAATAATGGCACTGATATTTACACTAACATTAAAGAGGCAAAACAAGCTCTTAAACAATTTACTGATTATCATTTGGCAACACCAAATAATAATGGATTAGATAACCCAATGTATTTATTAACAGGGGCTGATTGTGACGAATCAACACCTAAAGATACTTACTTCACCGCAGCAGAATAAAAAATAAAAAATAGATTATTAATTTGTGTTATTTATACTTGAGTTTTTAGTATTTTTATGATTTGTATCAAAATTAAATGTTTTTACGGAAATTTAATACTAGCATTAGGAAAATCCGAATATTTAGTGCAATTATTTTTGACTTTAATTTTCAGATTATTTTCAGAACAATATTCTTTAAATTTCGCTACACTATAGAGACATAGTTTTTCACCAATGCGTGTATAGTAATCATAATGTTCTTTATTATATTTATCATAAACATATTCATAAAATCTTGTAGTATTGTCTGGAGAATAATATGTATAATCATTCAAATAGTCGGTCAATTTAATATCCGGTTTCATTACAAACTGCATATCGTGACAATTTGCAGGTTTATATTCTGAATTGGTATATTTAATTTCGGCATTAGTTGAGGTATTAAACATAAATTCAATTGTGCTTTTATTTTTATTATAATATGTATTATCTTTAGTATCATACCCCATTTTGAACAAATAAATCGTTGCAGTAGGATGATTAGTTAGAATACTATCAATAAGGTGTTGATTTGTTAGAGGCTTATTATTGATAAGTTTAGTACAATCATTAATAATTTTTTTAATGTTATCCATGATTGATTGTTAGGTATTACTTTTTTAGGGAAAGAAATGTGATTCAATTTTATATTCTATTTTTTCTATTTTTTCTACCTTATCTAATAAATGGACCCATTTATTAAAGATATTACTGATGTTGAAGAGATACCAAATGTTAGAATGATTGATTATAAAGGTAAATTTTGTATTGTTAGAAAACTCAAAAATGATTCTGCTATTCTAAAAATGAATCCAACATTAAAATATTTAGTAAGATTTCCTCAAGGGAAATCACCAACTGATAATAATTTATATTCAATTTCATATATTCCAATTTCAGAAAAAGAATTTAATAATGGATTGACAAAATATAAAAAAATAATGAAAGGTGGTTATGAATCAAAATCTAAATCCAAATCTAAAACTAAAAAACATTAGGATCATATTTGTAAAGTGTTTTTGGTGGTTCTACTATCTTGAATTGCATCATATCAATCATTTCTAGTAATTTAAAAATATTAATACTTTTTTGGTCTAATATGTATGTTACTATTTGTTTCATGTTAGATACACTAACACTCTCATTTTGTTTATTTTTTAAATCTGTTTCTAGCCGACTTATCATGTTATAGATATTTTTCCAAAAATATTCATAACCATTTTTACTTTTATTATCAATATTTATCATACTACTATCAAAATCCATAATAATTGCTTTGTAACCATACGTTTTGATAGTTATTTCATTTGTATTATTATTACCATCAATTTGATATTCAATTGTTTCCTTTTTAGTTTTTTTCAATAGAATATTATCCAAATGTAAATCGTTATGTATGAAACCACATTTGTTATAGGCAATGGTTAATGATATGACGGTTTGTTGTATGATAGATTTCAAGACATTAAACTTATCACCATTAAACCAGTTAAAATTCTTTACAGAACCTTCTTGAATAAAAGGCATCACTAGAATGGCTTTCTTATTTTCTGTTTCCTTTGATGCTGAACATAATGATAACATACTATTATTTATATCAATCTTCTGATACGTATCATCAAAACATACAAATAAACACATGTAAACGATAAATCCATATATCTTACTTTCTTCTAATTTATGACCAATATGGTATTCTTTCTCGATTGTTTTATTAACTTTACCGATTTTTACAACAATGTGCTTCTGCTTTGATATAATACTTTTATCTTTAATAATTGATTCTAATATTGTCACGTCATTCTTATTCTTTATCACTTTTTCCAATATAACTGGAATACTACTTGGGTTTTTCTCTAATTCTTTACAATTGATGTGATACTTATTAGCCCCGTCAGGTTTATGATGCTTTCGCTCTAATTGATTCATTTATGATATAAATATAAAAAAAATAATCTTATATGACGAATAAATAAATATGTATAATTATAAGTAAAATAAAATAATATCATGGATAAAATACCAACGAATGAAAAGTTTGTCATATTTCTAAATCCACGTTATTTTAAATCTAGTTTTTTCAAATCTTTTTATGATAAATTAAAAGAAAACCTAGAGAATAAAGGTATATCAATTTATAATATTAAAACAACTGTTAAAGAAATAAAAAAATTAATTGAAGAACATTCTAATAAAAATTTATTATTTGATGATTATCCATTCCCTAGCACAAATACATTATATATTCATCTATTTAATGGAGTCTATTATAATGATAGTATTTATATAAAAAAGAAAGTTGAATATGAGAGGGAAATGTTATTTTTATTAGCAGCTGCTTTAGGTGTTAAAATAATAGAGTATAAAACAGAAATAATAGAAACAACCATTTCATGTATTGATGCTAAACTTAATGTAAAGAATTTTAAAAATGGAGTTAATTATCGTAAATCAATAGAAAGAAATATGGGTTTATCAGGAAGAGAAGAATATAGTAATAATGGTTCTCCAATATTAATAAATTCAATTAATATGAAAATGGTTGAAAATAAAATAAAGGAACAACTAGGCGAGATGTGCTCAAATATTTTTAATATTGATTTCTATAAAAATAATCCAAAATTAGAAAGTTTTGTTTATAAAAGAGTTCATTACAAGATGGATAGATTAGAATATAATATAGAATCAGAAGATATTAGTGATATAAGTTTTTCGGTTAAATCTAGTTTTATGGATTATGGATTAAATATATCTTTTGATAAAAATATTAGTAGCACTGAAAGATTAAGTTTTATTTTAATTTTCTATACTTATGATGAATTAAAGAAAGAAAATATCTATGCAAAGAAAGAGGATAATGATGAATTTGTTATCTTGAAACAGTCGTATATTAATAGTGATACAGATGATAAACAAAGAATTATATCTGAAATAATTGATTATATAATGCAAATATCTGAAAAATGTTTTTATTACAATAAACAAAAAGTTAAAGTATCATATGCTAATAAATTTTATTATTATCTAGATAACAATCATGAAGAATTAGAAAAAATCTGTGTTAATTTTCATAGTACTAATCAAATTAAAACATGGTTATCTAAAACATTAGATGATATATATAATAACATAGATTTAAAAGATATTTCTCTTCTATCACATTTGGATGGATCATCAAGAGCTCCATCATCTCCAAGAAAATATGAAAGTATGAAAAAACGTTTAAGCATTAATGTTAATGTTACTGATAATGATAATAATAATTCAACTGTTTAATGATTATCTAAATTTATTATTTATTTAATAATCTAGAGGTTTCATTTTTGTTTTCTTTATTGGATTTATCGAAACAATCAAGCAAACAATCTACGCAATTTAAACAATTGCAACATTCATCACAACAAACACATTTAGATCCAGTTCCAGATTCAGAACTATTATGAGGAGAACAGCATAAATAATATAGAAATTCTAAAATGATTGAAACTAAGCAAATTGTAAATTGGATTATTATAGAACCATAGTAATAACTATAATTATTCTTAAAAAAGTTAAAACATTTAATATTTACAACAAATGCAATACATGAAATAATGTTTGTCATTACATAACTAGAATAGAAGATTTTATACATTGCTTTTGAGACATTATAATTAAAACAATCACCCATGGTACTTAAAATCATAAAGATATATTGCATAGTTGAAATAATTGTAATCAGATTAAGTGTAAAATTGACATTACATTTTTTTATGAGATTGAAATCATTATTTGTTGGATCAATCAAAATCAGAGGATCAATCAACACCTTAATAAATGAATAAAATGAAAATATAAAAGAACTAGTTATGAAAAGTATCATATAATAATCAACAATTGGTATGTATGATTTTGAACGACCAGTAATATCAGTAATATCAGTAATGTCAATAGCCATTTTAAGTGTATGAATTATTATTAATCATATAATATGAAGTAATTTCAATTTTTAATTTTTATATAGTAAAATAATAAAAGTAATTATGAAACTAACAAAGAAAACAAAGAAAACAAATAAAACAAATAAAACAAAGAAGAAATCACAAAGTAAAAAGGTAACACAGATAGAACATGAATATATTTATAAAAAATCAAAAGAAATAATAATCAAAAATTTTAAAGAATTTCAAGCATTAAAAAAAATATTTAATAATATAGAATTATCTGAAAATGTTTATCATTTAGTAGATGAAAAAAGGAATGATATGAAATTAAAAGAAACTGTTATGAAATATCCTAGTTATTTAATATGGGATGAAACTAAAAAACTAATCATCGATTCATTAACTAAATCTAAAGAACAATATATTTATAAGCAATATGAATATAGTTTTTATAATATCAAAGGGACTATTACATTTTATTCTAGTATAAAATACATGGATATGATTGATAACATTATCCAAAGAATAATAAGAATTGTAGGGTTTTACGTTGAATATACAGGAAATCATACAAAACTACCGGATATTACAATTTATTATATTGATAATAATAAGATGTTACCATCTGATTCTAAACAAGAAAGAGTTCTAGGTAAAGATGTTATCAATTCAGCATTTAAGAATTATAATGAAATTGTGATTTATAGAAGTGAAGAATTGTTTAAACTTTTAACTCATGAATTAATACATTATTATGATATTGATAGTTTTGTTAAAGAGGATACTAGAACAAGTGTTGCTTTATTGAAGATCTATAATATTGGAAAACAAAAAAACCAAGATTTAAAAGTTTATGAAGCCTACACTGAAGCAATCGCAACTGTATTAAATATTATATTTTCAATAAAACCACTTAATGTTGATATTTTATATAAAGAACTTGTATTTTCATTAACCCAAAATGCAAAAATCTTTAATTATTTTGATATTACAGATTCTAGGGATATATATAGAAAACATAGACAATCTAGACAACCTGAATTATTTAAACAAAACACTGCAGCATTTGAATATCATTATTTAAAAGCAAAATTTGTATTGAATTTTAATCATTTATTAGAATTAATTAATCGTAAAAGACCATACCAAAAGTTTATTAATTTAAAAATACCAAAAATACCAACTCATGATTACATTAGATTATTAGGCGAAGATAGTGAATTTGATATAGTATTAAATAATATAATCAAAAACCAACAACACTCATATGGAGCAGATAGAAATATGAGAATGACAATCACCGAATAAATTGGGGATGTCATATTTTAGTTTAACCATTTTCAAAAGCATCATATCAACCCTTACTCGTTAAATTAGATGAGTAAATCATATCATATTTTAGATAGTTTATGACTTATACCGCTAAGGATGGGAAAGTTTATTAAAAATTATCATATAATAATTTTTTCTTTTTATAATATAAAAATGTCAAACTCCCTTTCCCACTCTCTTCAAGATTATTTGAAAAAAACTTCATCAATCAGTGCAACTTTTATTGATGATTTTTTTACTCTCTACGATCGAAACACAATTAGTACCGATTTTGTTATTGATTTAGATGTTATTTGTAAGTGGTTATCTGCTCGTAAAGATTCTATTAAAAAAACTTTAACCGAAACATACACACAAGATATTGATTATATTGTCAAAACTGAAAAATCTACTGGTGGTCGTCCAAATGAAAAAGTCTTATTAACAGGTGATTGTTTTAAGCGTCTTTGTATGTTATCTAGAACAAAGAAAGCCGAAGATGTTAGGTCCTATTTTATAGATTTAGAAAAGCATATTGATAAGTATAAGAATCATATTATGGAAGGTCTTGTTCGTAAAGTTGAAATGTATGAAAAGGAATTAAAACCACAACCTAAATCACCTAGCAAAGGTGTAATTTATGTATTGAAAATGAATAATACGGATGAAGAAGTCTATAGAATTGGTAAAACAAATGATTTTAAAAAACGTATGAGTGTTTATAAGACTGCAAATCCAATACAAATAGAAACAGTTTTCATGTATGAAACAGATATGGTAAATGAAATTGAAAAGTGTTTAAGATTGATGCTAGAAGGGACCAATTATCGTAAGAACCGTGATTTTTATGAGGTTGATTTGAATGTAATCAAAAATCTTATAAGAGAGTGTGAATGCATGAAATTAAATGTTAAACATAATGGTAAGGACATTCCAGATGAAGAATGTAGATATTTTATAAGAATATGGAAATCAAATCTTAAAAATGAAACTAAAACAAAAACTAAAATAATTAAAAAAACTAAAATTAATAAAAAATCGTCTGAAAAACAAACTAAAAACAAGAAAAAACTACATACTTAAATAATATTGTTTGAATACAAATATTTAGAAAGTATATAGTTCTAGGTTGCTTGTTTCATGTTATTGTTTTGATTTTTTATATAGAAAACAAAAAATAACTTAAATCTATATTATATTTTTCATTATATTATATATTAAAAAAATGAATCTAGATAAAGATAAAACTAATACTAAACCAAGAATAGTATTACTTGGGGATGGATTCTTTGCTCGTGGATTCTTGCATAATATTAACTTCAATAAGTTTCATATTACACAAATTTACAAAGATCCATTTATTAACCCTCAAGACATTATGTATTCATTGCAACGTAATATACGATATAATCCACAATCCATGTTACATTTGCGTGATTTTTTTACTAAAAGTGTTGATCATAAGATTCAAACCAATATTAATAGTTTAGAAATAAACCAGATCCGTAATATTGTGACTGTCAATAGCCAATCATTCAATTATAATCATCTTGTAATTGGTCTAGGTAGTCATAAATCATTAAATCAATGGAAAGACGAAATTAATTCATTTGTAGGTAAATCTCATATGATGGTAGGGATTGTAGGAATTGGACCAACTGGTATTGAACTAGGTACAATCCTTTCAAAGTATTCACAGATAACAATGTTTGATATGCTACCCAAAAGTAAAGTCTTGGACTTCCTCCGACCTGCAACTAAGGACACTATATTAGATGCATTAAAAGAAAAGGAAATTGTGACATATTTTGCAAAGCCTTATGATAGCAAGGAATACAATTTCGACAAAGTGCTGTTTTGTGGGGGTTCTAGAATGAATAGTTTGGTTAAAGATACGGGTTTAGTTGTGAATGAATTCATGCAAGCGAATCGTAATATTTATGCAGGAGGGGATTGCGTGGATACACCATATCCGAAAACTGCTCAGGTGGCTTATCAACAAGGTGTCTATGTGGCAAAATATTTGAATGGTGAGATACCGTATAACAAACCTTTTAATTTTGTATCAAAAGGAACTGCGATCAATATAGGAGATAAAAAAGTAATAATTGAAGGTCATCCTATCCTGTGGGATGGGGTTTATCCTGATTTTATTATGAAATTATATTCACTATTTTGTATTTAATTAGTGGTAGTATTGTTAGTGGGGGTGTTGTTATTGTTATTATTGTATTGAATGTAATTTTTACGTGAAACAGCTAAAAACTTATCTTGAGCACCAACTAGAATTTGATTTTTATTATCATCATCGATTCGTAGTGAAAAAATACCTTCACTCCCATCCTTATCAACCATATCCATGGCAGTTAGTTTAACAACACTATTACAAAGTGGGATACACTCTAGTATTTGCCCAAATGGCTTCCGATTCGAATCACCATCTAATCCAGAAATAATAACAGTTTTGTTGTGTTTTTCGCATTTTAAAACAAATTCAAGTAAATCAGGAAAGAATTGTCCTTCGTCAATACCAATTACGTCATATTCAATAAAAGTGTTATCATTCAAGTCATTTAATTTACTTAGTTTAATTGCATCTTTACGATGTTGTGTGTGAGTTTGAACAAAATTTCCAGTGCGGGTATCAAATTCATGATTTACATATAATACTTTTTTTCCAATTATTTCTTCTCGACTACATCTACGCATCATCTCGGTTGATTTACCGGAAAACATACATCCTAGAATAATTTCAATTCGACAAGTTGGAGACATAATAAGTAATTTTAATTTTAACTTTAATATTTATTTTATTTCAATTTTTATTATTAGAAATAAAATTGAATTTCTTAAGAAATAATATATAGAAATAATATATACTTAATATTTTAAGAGATGCCTCCTAAAAATTTAAAATCATTTAAAGAAGAAAAAGAAGTTAAAAAGGATAGTGAAGTTAAAAAGGACACTAAAGAGAAAGACATGAAAGACATGAAAGAAACTAAAGAAACTAAAGAAGTTAAAGAGAAAGATACTCAAGCAGTTGAACCTAAAAATTTAAGTCATATGTCTTCTGATGCTTATGATTTCTACAAAAATTATGATACTTCTAAAAATAAGATGGATCCAATTCTTAACCAATATGAACGTGCTTCAGTAATTGGTATTCGTGCCCAACAAATTTCAGAGGGTGCTATTCCAATGATTGATGTACCGGAAGGTATTGAAAGTGCAATTGAAATTGCTACGATGGAACTTAAAATGAAAAAAATGCCTCTTATTATTTGCCGTGAAGGTCTTGAATATTGGCGTGTTTGCGATTTAGTTGATCTAGAAAACGAATAACCCATCCTATTCGATAATGTTCTTATACAATTTTGTAATAAGTTTGAAAGTATAATGTTCAACTTCCTTCTGATGTTGATGTTTATCTAGAATTTTTAAATCATTATTATATCTTTTTTCTGTTATTTTTATTTCATCATCATCGTGATTATGATGATGGTCATGTTCACTGTCACGACATCTAGAACCACGTCTTTTATAGGTACTAATAATTTCATCTAAATATTCTGAAAGAATGATTAAGTCATCATATTTTTCTAAATACCAATCTGATAAGATTTTGACTTGTTGGTATTCATGATCTATAATTTGACCCCAAGTACTTAATTCATATTTACCTAATTTATCTCTTAAAATAGGGATAAATATTTGTCCCTTTTTAATTTTAATGTAACGATGATATAATATTCTATCAATCGCTTCTAAACCCCAAATTTGATTAGAATATCCACCTATCATATATAACATCTCAAGATTCCATAAACATATGCTAGAGAAGTATTTCTTTTGATAATAATCAGACCAATTAAAACCGATATTAACTACACCCTTATCAGCCTCTGTGAAAGCCATATAATATGGTATCATCTCCGAAGTAATTGGAATATTAAGACCATTAATGACAATATGGGTGCAATTATTTTTTTTAGCAATTAAAAGACCTAGATTAATTAATTGACCTCGATTGAATTTTCTATAATCCTTTGATTGTTCGCAAATTATTATTTTGAATTTCAACTTAGGATATTTTCTAAATTCTTCAATTAATCGATGTGTAACTTCTTTTAAGGTTGATTTATGACTACTGTCTGATTTTAAATAAGGAATAATGATACCCAGTTTATTATCCCTAAAGTTGATTTTGCTAATATCTGGTGGAGGAATTGATAGAGGTGTTATAATTTTAATCTTTGCTTCATATTCTTGATATTTTTTTTGCAATGATGAAGTATTTAATCGATGATGTGCGATTGAATTTAATAAATAGTTCATATATTCTGTTACGGTTTTATGATTAAAAAACTTCTTAAAAGCCAGGTGACCATTTTTGGCAATCTTCATACAAACATCAGGGTGAGTATTAGCCCATCGAATAGTGCTTAAGAGATTAGATAGATCATTTTTGATTGGTAAATAATGTTGAAAAGGTTTTAATAAATGATCATACCACGTTTTATACTCACTTTCGACCTTTAAGACTAACCCACCTAATGATAAATAATAAGGAAACTCTGGGTCAATACCATAACTAGGTGCTGATATTAGATATTTATATTGTCCATGCAATCCATTAACTGAACCAATTGGACTAAATTTAAAATCATCTGGATCATGAAAACCCATTACTGGTTTACCCATATCATCCATAACAACTTTATCTCTTTTTGAAAATCTAGTTAAATTAGCATGTATCATATCTTTATGTTTAATCCCCATGTTAATTAGTTTCAGACGAATATTATCTTTCATATCAATCCCACAACCAGATGAATCGCCTAAGAAATAAGCTTTTGATTTCTTTTCACCCCAATCCATATTATGTTTATCACAACTATCTGAATTGGATTCATCATGTCCCTTACATGTTGGATATACATATTTATTTTCACATGAATTTCTGAAATATTGTTGTGTTATTAATCTCCAATCTTCAGAGGAAGGATATGGTAAATCACCAAATGTATCATTTGTACAAGTGCTAAGGATTGGATGGTATGAACTATAATATTGTGTTGATAGTAATTTATCCATACCATGAATATAATTAAAAGGTTCAGTGAAGTTATTTTTAAGAACTGGAAATGCTTTGATATTCATAAAAAAATCAACATCATCAATGGTGTGATTCATGCAAGTCATTTCTAACATTTGATATATTTCAGACCAATGTGAATCATTGATTGATGTCATTTTCTCAGTTTGTAACAGACAATTACTAACACCCCATAAATCCTTGTTTTTGACAAACTTTATTTTACCACCTAAGACTTTTTGTTTATCTAGAAAATATTCTTCCAGATTTTTGTATTTTTCTGGTAAGTTAATTAAACTTGACCAATCATTAACAAAGTTTGTATTAATGAAAGGGTGAAATGAATTTATTTTACCATCTTTAATTTGAACATAAATACCAGTTGCAAACTTTTGAAATAAATAATTAAAAGTATTAATGACTGTTGATGTATTTATTAATTCATAGACGGAAGATTGTAATTTATAATTGATTTCTTTCTTAATCGGTTCAAATAACTCTATCTTATGATGGTGATGATGTCCATGTTGATGTTCATGGTGGTGATGATGATGTGGAGTTTTACTATGATAAATTGCATGATTACATTTAGCTTCTTTATCGTGTTTATGTGATTTATCTGATTTGTGCGATTTGTGCGATTTGTGGGAAGAATGAGTGTGTGAAGGGTTTTCCCTCTGGCATTTTCCGGATAAAATATGATTTTCTTCTAACCATTCTTCGATAGTTAAACCAGTTGATTCAGGTAATAAATTATTGAATATTTTTTTTTGGGCTTCATTATAATCAATTATGAATGGAAAGACCGCTGAATATGTAGTATTTTGAGGGTGTTGATAATAGGAAACCTTAGCATCACATTCTAATTTAGTATTATGACTTAAATGTTTAAAATATTTCTTTGTTGCTTTATTTATACTAGAACTATGCTTGGTTCGTTTGATAGTATGAGAAACCATTTAAACTCTTACTATTGAAATAGAAAATAAAAAATAGGGTTATTTTAATCAACATCAACATTAACAATCATCAATGTATATAATGTTTGTTCATCAATGATTGAATATTGAAATAAGTAACTTCTTGAGTTATTTCAATACCTAGAAGATCAGCTAAAGTCTGATTAATGTTAATCTTAACTTTTTCTGATTGATTTTGTAAACCATTCAGATTAATATATTTATATAGTTCTTTTGTAACGTCCGCACGAGTCATTTCAGTTCCGGTTGGTTTATCTAGAAACTTGGCTAATTCATCTGAAATAAGAGATGGTTTAGTAATTCCAGATGGAGGTTCAACCATTTTAGTCTTTTTTGATTTTTTTGGTTTTTTGACTTCTTCATCAACATTTTCAGTTTCCGTATTATCTTCTTCTGCATTTTTTGATTTAGACTTAGGTTTTGACTTTGATTTATCTTTTTCTTTGTCTTTTTCTTTGGTAAGTTTTTCAATCTTTTTCTTGTATAATTTAAGTTTTGTCATTAAATCATTTAATGAATTTTTAACCAGATTAACATCTTCACAAATTTCTGAAAATTCTTTAACAAGATCTTCTTCAATTGATTCCATATTATTACTTATGTTTTTATTATTAAATTATTAAAAACTGCTTATACTGATTCAATTTTATTAATCATCATCTTCATCATCATCTTCTTCCTCCTCTTCAACATCATCTTCTTCAATATTGTTTGAGTTTGAGTTGTTATTTGACAGACGATGATCTTCATCAAAAGGTGTTGCAAAGAGAGCACCTACAACAGAAATATGATTGTCACCATTTTCATGACGCTTTCTAGCAACTTTGATTTTAATTTTCATTTCAGGTTCAAGCATTGTGTATTTTTTATTATCAAAATGCCATTGACTAGGAACAACAATATCAAGAGGGTTATCAGTATCATTAATTTGACAAACTAGACCCATTTTTGTTTCATCTTTAACAGTACAATTAATGATTGAACCAATTGGAGGATTACAAATGTCAGCTTGGAATTTAATATCATAGACAGGTAGTCCAGTAAAATAAGCTTGGTTAATCTTACCTAGACTACGTCCTAGAATTTTAACACTTCCAACTTTAACATATCCTTCACGGATACAACGACCTTCAATTTCTTTTTTTAATTTGCTTAGAAAAATCTCATCTGGATCTTGACCAAATTCATCTGCTTGAAGATGGTAACGATATTCTAAAATGTTAGTAGTATAAAGGTTTTCCATTTAATTTATTATAGATATTAAAAATGTTTAAATTGAATAATGAAATCAATTTTATTTATTTTATTTATTTTAATTATTTTATTTATTTTAATTATTTTGTAAAATAAAATTAAATACATAACATCCTAAAAATGATTATCAATTTACTAAAAGACAATTTACTGAATTTTTATACAATCCGAGTTATAATATTATGGATAATTGGTTTAATTGTAATGAGTCTTAATCTTTTCAATAAAAATCTGATTGGTATGACTCTCATGTTTATGTTAGTAACAATCTCTTGGATAGGTTTTATTATTGTTCATATCTATCCTAAATATTTTTATTTTTCAGTTAATAACTATTATATGAGAGGAAGAGAATTAATTGCAACTGATTTATTATTACACCAACTTCCACCAATCATACATCTCATATTATTAAGAATTGGATTCTGGAAATTTGATAAAACTATGATACCAATGGCAATAATCCTAAATTTAATCTACTTCTTGATTTATCTAATACAAGTAAATCCATACAAAATTTATTTACATAAACAATGAAAATGATGAAAACAAATAAAAACTAAAAAAAGAAAAAAAGAAAAGCAATTAATCAAATAGTGACTCCATTTCTTTTGCTTCTTCCGCTGAGAAAAACCATCTCTTACCATCTTTTCTAGCAAGGTCATTTCTTCTCAAAACAACTTCAATATCATCACACATTGCTTTTTTATTACTAATATCTTTGGCATTTGGAATTAAACGATTAAGATGTTCAAAGATTTCCTTTCTAGATTTATATCCGCATGTAATACCCTTGATTGCCTTCTTATCACCTTTAGTTAAATCCCTAATCTTAAATGAGGCTGGTAGATCCATTTTATCAAATTTCAAATAACCATAAAATGAGCTAATATTAGAAGTTTTCGTGTAATTAATCTTTTGTAAATCTAGAATTTGTAATTGAATTCCTGTGTCAAACACAAATGTATTTTCATTAATCTGATATTTATAAAAAGCTTGTTGGTCATTTTCTATTAAACGATAACCATAAATTGATTTATCATTACTTCTATTAATATAACCTTTACGAATAATATTATCTTCCATACATTCTAATAAACTTTTTTCAAAGGTAGTCATATCTTCTTTATTAATCATCTTTAATAATAAAAGATTCAATAAGCTTCTCTTAAATGCAGGAATTAATCTATCCAGAACAATCTTATGTATTTCATCGTTTGATAATTTAAAACTAGATAAAAATAATGCATCACCTGTTTGATTTTTAATATTTTCAATTTGAGTCTTAATATAATCAATTACGTCATCAGTTTTATAAACATCATCCTTTTCTAGTTGTTTCTTATGTTCACCCATTTTTTGCACATATTCACTTAAATCTATCATATTTGGTCTAATTGGTGGTGGAATTCGACGTTGATAAAGTAAAAGATCTTGGTTATTTATTTGAGATGGTTGGAAGATATAGTAATTACCCTTATAAATTAAATACCCGTGACGTCCATATTTATCAAGAACTTCGGTTTTATTCTTAATCATTTCATCTAGAGCTTTATAGATTATAAAAACATCCTTTGAATATTTAGAAGGAATCTTTCGTATAATATTTTCTAAGGTCATAATCACATCAGTTTTAAAAATCTTAGCTATAATACCCATGATTTCAGTAGTTTCATATTTTAATGATGATAGATTGTATGTACTGTAATCTAATTCATCACTATTATATTTCATTTTAGTCGGTGGATTAAAGCATTTATATTCACAATTCTTCAAATAATGACAAGTATGTGAGAAAGGTTGATCATAAACACTAACTTTCTTTGCTTCACCTCTTGATGTTTTGACCATCATCTTTTCACCCCAATCTTTCTCCGAATAATGATTACCGTCTTTATTCAGATGACAATCAATCGCATTTCTTCTAAGGATATCTTCCGCTTCCCCAATGTTAATTGCTTTGCTCTCCGCTTCACGATAGATTTTTAAATCAACTGTTTCACGGTCTTTTAATGTTGCTGCATACATATAAACTGTAATGTTGCGTTCTTCGGTAGGTAATTCAATATGCGACCAACTTCTAAGACCTCTCCCAATCGCTTGAGAGAGACGATTTAAATTATGCCATGGATTGAGAATATGTATTTCGCGAACCCCAAATAAACTAATACCTTCACTAGCCTTGCGTGTTGCGAGAATGACTTTAACCGGTTCATTAGCCATTTCGTGACGTTTAGCGAGATAACTTTCATAATGTTTAGATAGTGCAGCATTACCAGAAATAACTAAATAATCACCTTTGTATTTACTTTCTTTATGTTCAGACATTAGGACAGGTGAGTCACTTGCTTTATATTTATGATAACCGGCGAGTTCTAAAGCAAAGATTAAAGGAAGAATACCACTAACTTCATATTCAGTATAAACGAAGACTAAACCTTTGGCTTTTTCAATGTTTTCCATGATTTTATGGATTTTAGAAGAATGTCTCAATAAAGCTTTACCCTTGTATTCTAGGGCGTCATCGGAATCATTAAAAGAATATTGAACTTTATTACCCGCTTTGGTCATAACTGAATTTAAACCCTTTTCACCATAAGTTTCTTGTAAATTATCGGTTTGAGATAAATCTTGATAGATAAAATTGCAGATTTGTAATTCAGAAGAGAAAGCGGCGGATGTCTTCTCTTCATCTGGAGTGATTCTCTTTTCTAGATATGCTCTATATATCTTCTCTTGTTGAGGTGCCATTGGACAACTAATAATTTCAAGATGTTTTATTCCGGATTCAAGAGAATTTCCATAAATATCTTTCGTTGGATATTTGACAGGTGTGATAATATCATGGTCACCATTGATACTGGATGAAAAACGAAGAGGGAAAATAACTGGATTTTCACTTCTTAGGAAACTAACATACCCCCTCGAATAGTTTTGAAGAATGTCTTTACCTTGCATAGTAAATGTTCCATCAGCTTTGAAGATATCACTTTCTCTCAGGATTGGTCTTTTATCATTGATTAAAAGATAGTTGAGGATTGAAATTAAATCCGCAGGTTCATTGAACATAGGAGTACCCGATAATAAAACCAATTTGAGATTCTCTGCGTGTTCTAGGACCTTCATAAGAACAGGTGGTACAATACGAGTTTTATTTTCAGAAGCGTCTTTGATATTATGGGCTTCATCAATGATAAGGAGGGTGTTGTTATACATTTTCTTTATTTTTGCGATTTCGACTTCGCGGTGTTTAGCTTCAGGAACACCTCTAACTGCTTTTTGGAGTTCTCTAAGAACATGTTTAGCCCATTCTAGGGACCCGTAAAATGTATATGTCGATTTTATTGCTTTATCAATTTTGTATTTGACAATTTTACAAGAATCAGCGTGACCTTCTTGGCATTTGCGAACCAGTTCAGGATTTTTGATTTCACCGACGAAGGTATCACCAGCACATTGACTCTGATTTTTCTTTAAGCGGTCCATACTAAAAATTTCACCTTTATCAAAGGTTGGTTTAGCGATAATTACAATCTTTTGGTTATTCGCCATTACAGTTGGACGTAGGGTTTCGGCAATGGCGATTGATGCACATGTTTTACCGACACCAAGACCATGAAAAATTAAAACACCATTATAGGGTGTATTACGAGACATGAAATTCTTTAGGAATCTTTGATGTTGGGCTAGGGAAATAACACCGCTTTTACGTTCATTAACTATTCTAGGAACATCTTCAGGGAGGACTTTGTCTAATTTATTTTGGTAGAATTCGGCTTTGCGAAAAATCTTTTGGGAAAAATTGGGGTCATAATAGGTAGGATAATTTAATTTATCTTGTTCTTTGGGATGTTCTTTGTAATATTGAAACTTTAAGTCTTCACTAATTCTTAATATTTCATTATGTAAATAACGGTCTGATGTTTTCGATAATTCTTGATTAAGATAAGCAATTGCAGTATCGTATTTAACATTTGCCGAATGATCTCTTAATTTTTTTAAGTAATCTTTATATTGTTGAACCTTTTTTGTATCTTTGACTTCATCTTCTAATGATATGATATTTTGAATGTCAACATCACCATCAATATCCATATCAGCATCATCAACATAAACATCTTCCATATCATCATTTCTAGATTTGGATTTTGATTTATGCTTTTTTTTAGTATTTTTTGTTGCGGAACTACTTTGTTTCTTTCTAGTTTTTATAAGTGAGGACGATGTTCTCATTTAACTTTAATTTAGAAATAAGAAAAAGAAAAATAAAAATGAATTAATAGATTAATGTTTTTAATTATATTTTATTTTTTATGGTGTTGCTCTTTCCTTTTTTCGTTCTTTTTTTCTTTCTTTTTTTAATTTGTTTAATTTTTCTTTTTCTTCTATAAATTTTTTTAATATTTGTTTTGCTTTTTCTTGTTCTTCTAATACTAATTTTGTTACTGCTGCTTTTTCTGCTTCTGTTTTTTTAGTTAATGCAGTTAATGATGTGAATTTTGCTTTTTCTGCTATTTTTATTACTTCAAGTACTTTTTGTATTAAATTAGGGGTTAATAAATGGTTTTTTTTTAGTATCTTTGCAATTATTTCGACTCTCCTTTTATATTCATCTGTTACTCTTGCTCCTTGTACTGCTGATGATACGCCTTCTCTTTCTGATACTGATTCAAATATATGTGAATTTAAACCTTCTGGAACACCTGTGTCTGCCATGCTTAACTTATTAAATATGTTTGGATGAAGTACTCTTTTCTTTAGTGTATTTGGATTTATTCCTAATTGTACATAACGATCATTATCATTCGGTCCTCTAACGTATTCTTCATTATCATTATCTTCATCTGCTGTAACTTCGTTACATATACTATCAACTGTGTTTTCATTTTCATTATTATTTTCACTATTATTTTCATTTGCACTATTATTTCCACTATTATTTTCATTTTCATTATTATTTTCATTTCCACTATTAAATAATGTTTCATAACTAAAACCTGTTAAATCTGTTATTAATTGCTTACTATTTGTTGTATTTTGTATTAATTTTTTTAAAAGATTAATACCTAAAACAGTATTATTATCAAATTTGTCATGTAAATACATAAATAATGGTACCCTTAATAAAGGATAATCTACTTTGTTTTTAACATTTAGTTTTATCAATTCATAAAATAAAGTAGGTTTTTTGGTACCTTCTACATTTTCTAAATTTTCTAAATATTCTATAATAGATTTATGTTCACGATTATTTATTTTTTTAATTTTTAATATTAACAGTTTATAAAATGCAATTGATAATAATATGTAATATTTATCTTCATGATCCTTATCAGTTTTCTCTATGTTTATAAACTTTATAAATGTTTCATAAGCAGTTTGAGTATCAGCATCTGTACTTTGATCTAATATTTGATTTAAAAGTATTATAATAAATTCTAAATTATTTATCTTATCATCAATTAATGATTGTGAGTTGTCTATAATTTCTTTTAATTCCATACCACCATATCTTATATTATATTTAGCTGTCATTTATTTTATAATATTAAAAGAAATATTTAAAATATTTAATACGAAAAATAAAAATACTTAATTTTAGGGTGTCTAATTATGGTTTTGCTATTTCTTTTTCATCTGTTTTACACTTAATGAAGAAGCTGTTTAAATAAGTGGTGTGTTCGGTGCTCAGAGGTTTGTCTCTGTAACCGGTACTGTAACAGGTACTTTATTAGGTTGATTTGCGTTTAGTGATTTTAGTAATGTTTGTGCTTTTAGTAATGCGGTTTTTTGTGTTTGTAATGCTTCTTCTGATCCTTTTATTGCTTTTTTAGCTGCTGCAGAAGCTCTTGCTGCAGAAAGACCAGCTTGGGTTTTTATGTCTGCAACACTTATAGCACTCATATCTAGTCTTTCTTTTGTTTTAGCTAGTCTTTCTAATAATTTTGCTTGCCTTGCTTCTTCTGCTTGTCTTGCTGCTGCTTCTGTTTCTTTTCTGTTCATAAGTTGTCTACGTATATTATTTGCGACTGCTTGTCTTGCTGCTGTTGCTTTTTTTTCTGCTTGTCTTGCTGCTGCTTCTGCTTCTGCTTCAGCTTGTCTTGCTGCTGCTGCTTCAGCTTGTCTTGCTGCTTCAGCTTGTCTTGCTGCTTCAGCTTGTCTTGCTTCTCTTTCAGCTTGTCTTGTTTCTCTTTCAGCTTGTCTTGATGCTTCAGCTTGTCTTGATGCTTCTGCTTCAGCTTGTCTTGCTGCTTCTGCTTCTGCGCGATTTTCTCTTCGTTGTCTACGTAGATCATTCAGTTGAGCTTGTCTTTTTGCTGATACTTCTGCTTCTGCTTGTATTACTGCAGCTTCTGCTTCTCTTTCTTTTTTCATTTTAGCTTCTCTGTCTGTTATTATATTTAATGAAAAATTTGTTGCTAATTTTGTTTTCTGTGTTGCTTCTTGTTTTGCTCCTACTTCTGATGCTTGTGCTGCTTGTGCTTGTGCTTGTGCTTGTGCTTGTGTTATTGCTACGTTTGGGTTTTCTTCTGTATCATGAAACCCTTCATTAGTTAGAGGATTGTGATTTCTGTTTTGTACGGCTTGTTCTGCTACTGTTGTTACTACTTGGTTTATGGGTGATGGTGCTGCTTCATCAACATTTTCTTCTGGTTCAGCTTCTTCAGCATAACCTTCATTATTTTTACTGTTAACCTCATCAAAACTTACAGGATTAAGTTGTACGTCAATTGATAGATCTAAATTATTTTTTTGTATCATTTCTATTAATTTATCTAACAAACTAAATAACTTTATTTTACTATTTTCAGAAAATAAAATGGGTTCATTAATAAATTTAAATAATAATTCATACAACACAATAAATACAGTAATTTTTGCATTATTGAAAATATCATCAAACTTAACATCTTGAAAATGTTTTTTTATATTTTCTTCTTGGGTCTTTATGAGCTTGTAAAATAACTCTTTATCTTTTTTATTTTTTAATGCTTTGAGACTATAAGCATAATTTTTATATTTTTTTTGTAATTTTGTATTATTTTTTTCTTGTATTTCACATAATATTAATAATGATTCAAAACTACATATAGAGTATAAAACATACAGTTGATCATCAGATATAATACCATCATCTAAAAAATTAAATGATGGATTTTTAGTTTTTATAAGTTTCATAATTTCTTGTTTTAAAGATTCTTTTTTGTCAGATGATGATTCTTTATAAAATTTTTTTAATTTATTTATAATTATTTTTAAATTAAACAATTTATTATTAAAGTCTTTATCTGACTTAATTATTCTAAAGTCTTCATTTGAATTATCTGACATTTTTATTTTTAATATTGTAAAAGAAATATTTAAAATATTTAATACGAAAAATTGAAAAATAAGAAAATTTAGCTTTAGCTTTGGGTAATTATAATAGTTGGATCATCTTCAATGATATGTTCTTTAAAATAGGTTTTTTCTGCTCTTATGATTGAATATGCTTTTTTAAGAACATTAATTTTTTCTCTTTGATATGGTCTAATTTTTCGAAGTGCATCTTGAAAAGAAAACCAACCAATCCCACCTATTTCAGCGATTTGATTTTTATTTTGTTTATTAATTTCTGGTAATTTTTGACTACATGATTTAGCCAAAAAATAACTATGTTTATATCTAATTTTATTTGTTCCGATAAAACTCTCCTCCAAAGGTTTAACGTTATGTAATAATAAATAGTCATCATCAATAAAACCAGTTTCTTCTTCAAATTCACGACATGCACATTCACTGTCATTTTCTTTTAATTGACGACGACCTTTTGGAAATCCCCATTCAGGTTCTGTCCAATGATATTGAGCTGACCCAATCAACTCCTTTAATTTACCTGAAGAACAAAGACGATTAAATTTATCTTTGGCTTCTTGATATTCATGTCGATAATGACGATAATTTTTATTAATTATAAATTTATCAAGGAGTTCGTCAAAATCAAGAGAAAGAATATTCATCCGTTCATCATTTGACATATTTTCAATTAATTTCATTAAATATGCTTCATCTTTATCATGATATTTACCTCGTAGTAATTCAATAAATCCAATACTATCTCTTCGCTGGATTAATAGAAATTTTATATCATAATAATTATTAATTTGTATATTATTATATAAAATTATACCAAGACTTATGATTGCTTCAATGCATTTTTTATATGAATGACCAATTTTCCCACAGTTTCCACAGTATAATTTATATTTATCATTTATTACTATTTTTTTATTATTCATGGTATCACCCCAAATTATGTATTATATCTTAAATCAAGAAATCTTATACTTTTTTACACTTTTTAGAAAAAAGCGTTACCAAAAAACTCTTTTACACTTTTTATTAAAAAGGGTTACCAAAAACACTTTTAGACTTTTTATATTTTTTGATATTACTTTTTTTCTAAAAAGCGTTTAGAGTTTAATGAATTTTTCTTCAACTGGGACTTTTTCTAGATTAAAAACATCAGCCACAATTTCATTGAATATATTTTTGAATAGATAATCTCCTAAGAATTTTTTAATTTGTATAGTTTTGCTTGATAATCCAGTTTTGCGATTAACTTCTAACAATTTAACCATATTATCAGATGTAATCATAAAATCGCATCCATTGATAGCATATCCATTTTGAGTTTCTTCGTAATTAGTTAATTCAGAAACAGAAATATCACTAATGTATTTTAATATCTCTTTGATTTGTTTAAAATAATTATTAGTCATTCTAGGACCATATTCTTCAATGAATGCATTTGGGAAGAGATATCCTGCATCGCTTGATTTTAAATGTGTATCATGGATATGTTTATTGCCAAAATCATCTGGAACGTATTTATCTCGCGCAGTAAAAATTTGTCCATATCTAGAAAGGTAACTTTTTTTAATATTCTTTGAGTTGATATAGTTAATGAAATAGATTCTAATGTGAAACTTCTTTTCTTTGAAGAGAAGAGGATTCATAATATATTTATTTAAGATGAATCCATTTTTAGTATTTTTAACTGTTTTTAATTTATGAAGAAATTCCATGTAATTATGAACAATCATATTTCCTTGTCCTTGACCAGCAGCATTTAATTTAATATACCATGGTTGGTTATTTTTAAAGATGAATTTATAATTTCTTTGTGGGTTATATTCATATGTTTCAATGAAATATTGAAGGGTTTTTTGTTTATTGTGAGAATAAGATAAGTTGTAGAGATTATTTTTATTGGTGATAGAAAGATCATTGATATAGTTCTTGAGTCTTGTTCTAGTATAATATAATTCTTTGGGAACCAGTTCATACATATGTAAGAAATCAATCATATTATCAAAAGATTGGGCATAAACATCTTTTTCTATGAATTTTGACTTTTTCAGTAATTTTTCTAGGACACTGAAATCAATATCGTTTTTGTATAATTCATTAGTAAAATATAAATAATAAGTAGGATGGTCCATTTTGTATTTTAATTATTTATAATATATTTTTATTTTCTGTAAAAAATATACAAATAAATAATAAATAGATAAATATATAATGGATCCAAAAGTATGGGGACCGTCTCTATGGTATATTTTACACATTATGTCATTTAATTATCCAGTAAACCCGAGCTATGCTGATAAAAGAATGTATCATGATTTTTATATTAATTTCAAAGATTTAATACCATGTGCGGCATGTAGAAAACATTATAATCAACATTTGCATGGTAACCCAATTACACCAGCATTAGATTCCAGAGCCGACCTAGTCAATTGGGTTATTAAAATGCATAATATCGTTAACATTTCATTGGGAAAACCTACAATGACAACGCAAGAAGTATTAAATGCATATCAGATGAATAATTTTGCTCCACCAAATTATAAAAAACCAGTTGAGGATTCACAAGCAAAGAAAAAAGAAAAATGGGGTAATGGAAATTTATATTTTTGGATCGCACTTTTTGGTGGAATTGCGATATATAGATGGTATAGAGATTATCAATATTACCAACGAGCATATTACTAGAAATAAAAAATTTTAAATATTTAAAAGTATTTTTTTAATATTTTTGATATTTTTGATATTTTTGATATTACTTTTTTCTAAAAAGTATATTTTTGCTTACACTTTTTTTTAAAAAGTGTTTATTCGGGAATAAGACGAAGAACAATGCCCATGGCAAAGAGTTCTTGAATTAAAAGTTTGCATGAGAATGGGATGCGGACTTCGCTGAATGCAGAATGATTATTACAATAATTGCATTCTTGAATGTTGTATGAGATGTTTGTGCGACGATCATGACTAATATTGTAATTAGCAATCACACCACATAAATCACAGACATGTACTTTGTAGTTGTCTGACATGTCCATCAGACGTTCTTTGAGGAAAACTGAGATACCATGACAGAGAATACCATCACGTTCCATTTCACCAATACGAAGACCACCATCACGGGCACGACCTTCACTACATTGACGAGTTAGCATTACAACTGGACCAGTCGAACGGGAATGTACTTTATCTTCGACCATGTGTTTGAGGCGTTGATAGAAAGTAGGACCAACAAAGATTTTGGTTTTCATTTGAGAACCGTCAATCCGACTATATAGAATTTCATCACCATAATCTTCATAACCTTGTGCTTCTAGGGCACTACCAATATCTTGGACTTTGAGACCTGAGAATGATGTTGCATCACCAATTGCACCAACATTACATGCAACTTTACCTGTAATACATTCGATTAAATGTCCGACAGTCATACGACTAGGAATCGCATGGGGATTGACAATGATATTAGGCACAATCCCTGATTTAGTTCGAGGCATATTTTCTTCGGGGTAAATCATACCACAAGTACCTTTTTGTCCATGACGACTAGAATTACCAGTCCAAACTGGAATTTTACTTTCATGATCTTGTGTCATAAAGATTCCAGATGAAACAGAAAGGCAATAAACATCAGATGAACCATCAATGTCGTCCTTCCAATCTTCAATAACTCGCATACCTTCATGATTAATATAGATAATATCATTATTAATAGAGGCATGAAGCATAAGACGTTTAAGATCGATATTAATTGGGTTTGTGACTAGACCTTTAAAGGCATCAGAACCAATAAATCCATTAACCGTATAACCTTTGAGACTATCTTGTAAGATATTATAAATAACATCAAACGATTCAGGGTCAAATGAATAAATCCACTGAGGAAAATCATATGTATTTGGGTTTTGGTTTTTGTTTTGGTTCTGAATTGTAAACATTTGAAACAAATCAGCAAAGTGTTTACCAGTAATTGTAAGGCTACGATCGGTATAAATAATATCCGTATCAGAATCACCTCCAAGTGCATTAATAATCCGAGAAAGACCACGAATAATATTCGCATATTTTTCGGCTAGAGTCCAAACAGGGTTTGTAAGATAATCATGATAGAGTTCATTCTGTTCACGATTGTTAAGAGTTGTCATCCCATTGGATTTAACTTCAATTTCAAGTCGTTTAATAATAACATCATCCATAATACCTTTATCGGTTTGTTTGAATTCGAAAATAAGTGAATCATTTTCAAATCGTGTTCCGTATTTAAGCCAAATAGCATATAACAACGCAAGATGTTTGTTTTGATATTTAACATCATTAAAGATTGAAGTTGTATGACCAGGTGAATAAACACCATGATTGCACATGCAAAATGTTTGTTTGCTTTGGATTAATTTTTTGGCTTCGATTAAACCAAAGACACGTGACCCTAGAGGACGAGCAAATACCTTATGTTCAGGTGTAACCCGCATAGAGAAACCTACTTCAGGGTTGCTAAATTCAATCATTTTAACTTTTTCTGATTGTTTAGCAGGAAAATGAATCTTTTCAATTGGTTTTTGATACCGAATTGTTTTGGATTTATCATCGTAAATCATGACTTTAAAGATAGGATCATAATCACGAATTGCTACCCACCCATTTTCAGTCAAGACTTTTGATGATCCTGGAAGACAGAATTTATCACCAACAGTTGGAATACGAATTGAGCGAATTTTAACTTTACAAAAGCGAAACCCTTCAGAGTTGCGGCTTTCATAAACTTTATCGACAAACCCTTCTTCATTGGTACGAATTGGGGTGCTAATATCGCGATAAACAACTTTAGTGATTGATTTATCTTGTTGACGAATTGGGATGATTTTACCAATGATAATATCACCAGGGTAAACATAAACGTTTTCCTTGACGAATCCACGTTCATCAAGATTCTTGTAAGTGCTTTCTCGTTTCTTACCAATCGTAATATCGAAGCGTCTTTCACCGGTTAAGTTATCAAGTTGACCAGGATTGGCGAACTTTTCTTCTTGACCTGATGATTGAATCTTCTTTTCATCATCTTTGTAAGAGCGATAAAAGACAGAGGAGAAAAACCCACGGTCAATTGCTGATTGTGAAATGATTACCGAATCTTCTTGATTATACCCAGTATAACAAAGGATACATACGATAGCATTGATTCCATTAGAAATTTTATCACCGTGGAAGAATTTGGAAAAGTGTGTATTAACAAGAGGACGCTGAGGGTAGCGTAGAACATGGGCAAGTGTATCAAGACGTAACGCATAATTAGTCGCATAAATCCCCATAGCTTGTTTCCCTTGAGCACTTTGATAAGTATTACGCGGAGATTGATTATGGTCTGCGAATGGAATACAAGACGCAAGAACACCTAGCATCATACCAACCATAATTTCACAGTGTGTGTATTGATACTGATATTTATCACGTTCTGTTTCATAGAGTTCTTTTTGATTAACTGCAATTAGGAGATTGTTAGATTCAATACAGTCAATAAATTCAATCACACCTTCTTTGATTTCGTGATTATCTACGAGTTTCTCACGCAATTGATCAGCAGAAATACCACGTTGAATATAATACATTAATCGTTCATTTGTTTGGGGGATAATCAGATTATTCCAGCGAATGACTTTTTGTTTTAACAGATTAATATGACGTGATTTAATACGTAGTTTATTAGGAGAATCAACAATACAAAGAGGACGAGATAAACGACCCCCATCAGTATTGATGTAGATTTCTTTGTTATTATGATGCCAAAAGATGGAACAATAGATATTTAGGAGACCTTGCCGACGTAGACTACGTAGTTTGGGGACCAGAATATTTGCTTCACGAGTAATACCATAAAAGTCACCATTGACGAAAATCTTAACATGTTGAAATAAATCAGCAATTGGGACTTCTGAGACTTTGGGAACTTTTAGGTTTTGTAGTTGATAATAAACAATGCTTGGCGGGCTCGGTTTAGTAATAATAGAACCATTTGAAAGATTCTTAACTAGACCAACCGATGCACCTTCTGGAGTTTCAGCTGGACAAACATAACCCCAAGAACTATTATGAATCTTGCGGGGTGGAATAATCTTACCGTTTTTCTCAGCTGGTGAGTTGAGACGACGAATATGAGAAATCGCACTGGGATATGTTAAACGACTAAGGACTTGAGCAGTACCGGATCGACTTTTGGATCGAGAAGATTTAACTTTCCAATCACCGGTCGCAAGTGAATACTTTAGACCACCTTCAATAATATTAGGTTTAACTAATTTAGAAATGTTGTTAATGTTAATAATTTCAGTAATATCATTTTCAGACTTCCAATTTTTATTATTTTTCAATTCTTTAACAATTGCTTTTTTCATATCTTTGCAAAGAGCTTTAAAACATTGACCAAACAAACTACCCATTAGAATACCAGAAGAATCAACACGTTTATTAGCATAATCATCACGATCATCACAAGTCATGTCATTACCATTTAATTCATCTAGAATCAAACGATTAACGGCATAACCTAGAAAGAAGGCTTTGCTCTTAAAATCACCACCACAATGAGGAAGAAATTCTTCCGCCAAAATTTTACGTAAGTACATAATTTTATCGTCATTTGATAGACGAATATCTTTGGGTGCACCTAGATAAGTAATATTACGTGCTAGATAATCAAGTGCAACAGATTGTTTCATAACATCAGTTTTGAATTCTGTAATAACATGACGAACATCTTCAATAGACGCACGAAGAAAATCAACCATTGGTTTGTTTTCTTCTGCTTCTGTATCATAAACAATCATCTTAACAATTTCAAGATCTGTTTCAATACCTAAAGCAACAAAGAAAGCCCAGAGAGGCAAATCAATACGAAACCGATGTGCAAGCACACGAATCGCACTATCTTTAGCACGTAATTTAATACTGAGATTACGAATTGCACCAAAGAACTCATCTGATTCAGATTTAACTTCACATGAATTTGTGAAACTGTTTTTTGGTTTATTGTTGGTCTTGAAAATATTAACCATGTTATTGGCGGAACGTTCTTGAGCAATAATAACTTTTTCATTACCGTTAATAATGAAATAGCCACCAGGGTCATAACGACATTCACCGAGTTCTTTACGAGAAATGTTTTTATACTTAGTGAGAATACAATATTTGGATTGAACCATAATAGGAATTTTCCCCAGAAGAACTTTAAAGAGTTTACGAGTATAAGTGTGTTCATTTTCTAGCATATCACCAGTTCGATGAATGATTTTAACTTCAAGGTCAGAACGAAGATTGGATGCATAAGTAAGACTACGAGAACGTGCTTTGGCAGGTGTCATTTCATCAAAACTACCATCATTTTCAAAAATCATTGGTGGTTCAACAGCAATTTCACCAAAACTAAGTTGGAATTCATATTGATATTTATTAGCATCTTTCTGATATTCATAATAGACGCAAATAGGATTAAATTGTTTAATAACATTTGGAATTAAAGTTTCAATAAAGTAATCAAAAGAGTCAGTTTGATGACGAACTAGTTGATGACCATTACGACACTGACCAAAATAACTTTTTAAGATATAGGGATAATCGCGATCGAGATTCGCATCAATTTCAAGTTCTTCATTAATTTTTTCCATGATTAATTAAGATTTATTTATGACTTTAATTCTTGTTTTATAATTCAATTTTTTCTTATATTTATTTTCCACTTTCATGACAAGATATCTAATCTAAAAAATATCTAAAAAATATCTAAGAAATATAGTAAAAAGATAATAAAAACAAAATGGCTGGTGGTATATTTCCTAATTATCCTTTTGAATTAAATATTAAATGTGTAATCTTTAGTGTTATAATTATTGGGTTATTCTTTTATTGTCCTCCTAAGATGAATATTGGGTGGAATATTTTCATATCGTTTATTTTATTTGTGGTTGCTTATGTTGCAATGGCTTGGTATGATTATAAATTTGAATGTATGAAACTAGCACTTAAACGTGGGACTAGTAAGGCTGGTATTACTTCTAAATTTAAACCAGAAACCCATACAGAAAGTCAGGGTGATAGAAGTAAAATGACAGCTGATGAAAAGAAATTAGAATATTTATTATTGAATTTATATCATGTATTTATTGTGACACCAGTTGCAATTTATATAGGTCTTAATGGTGATATGGCATCCAATCTATCAATCATATTTTTATTTGTTAACTTTATGTTTGCCTTTATTTATCATATTGTTAGAGTCTTAAGAAAGTTTAATGGTATCTCTATGGGTCATGTTATATTTAGTACTGTTGGTGCTGGTTATTTATTATTATCTAAAAGACCTCAATGGTTTTATTATTCAATAATAGGTTTAGGTGGTTATGCTGGTATGAAACATGGATATGAATTAATGCTGAAATCACATTAAATCATAATAAAAATAAAATAAAATAAAATAAAATAAAATAAAATAAAATCAATCAAAATTAACAACTACTTCTAGTAAGTAAATATATTAAAGTGATTAAGATTATAAAAAATGCAATCATAGCACCGATGATCATATATTTATTTCCATTAAAATTTAATCCCATAATATTAACATTATCTTTATCAGTGAAATCTTCTGATATTGATAAGGTTGGGGTTGGTGAGGGTTCTGATGTAGATGTTGGAACTGGTGCAGAAGTTGGGTTCATGATTGATTCATGGTCAAGAGGGGGTAATTCTTTAAGTGGAATAGGTGTAATACTAGTATCATAATAATATTTTTCATCTTTAGAGTCTTCATATTCTACTTTAGCAAATGTTTTCATGTTCTCATCTTCAAATTGTTGCCATTTACCTCCTTCTTTTTCACAATCTTTTTGATTTTCAATACTAGCATTTGGATAACAAGCATATTTATTAAAATTCACTGGTCCTTCAAGATTGTTTTGAGGTGTAATAAAACCTTTGTATAAATTCTGATTTTCATTGACATGTGCTTTACGTAACATTGAAATTGCTGAATTGATGCTGCTAACTGATTCGCTTTCAGGTTGTTTATTTTCAACTGCTTTTCCCAATGTTTCAAATGGTTCGAGGAACATTTCTGTGTGTGTTTCAAGTTCTTTTTTTTTAAGTTCATTAATTCTTTGATTTCCGACTTCTGAGGGTTTCATACCATCATTATTTTTATCATCTGCACTTAAACCGTTGTCTAATAAAAATTTAACAACATTACCAACATTTTTAGAATATTTCATTGCAATATGTAATGCACTATTACCTTCTTTATCTCTGACATTTAAGATTGATGGATTTTGATTAGTTAAGAAACTAATCATTGGTATATCGCTATACATAATTGCATAAAATAGTGGAGGACGACCCTTAAAATCATTGATATCTGTTCTAGCACCGTAGTTTATTAAACTAGCAACCATACTTTCATTACCATACATACAAGCGTAATGAAGTGTTGTCATTCCTGTATCCATTGCACGATTATTTACATCAGCTCCATTACCTAATAGTAAAGAAACTGTTTTAACTGAATTAAATTTAATTGCTCTTAAAAGTAAGGAGTCACCACTGTCATTATCAGATAAAATATAATCCACCCCACTTCTTTTATTAATTGTTTGATAATTAGTAAGAAAAGTCTTAATTTCTCCGATGTTATCTTCCTTGAGATTATCCGATAATCCTAAATCTGTAATGTAGGTTGATTGCGTATTTTTACCTGAACCACTTATTAATTGACCAAATGAAACTTGTCCACCTTGAGTATTACATGATTCAGCATAACAATCGGCTGTTAATGTATTAAATTTCATGACATTGTCTTTTACTTCAGCATCATTTGTTCCAATTTTACACATTAAATATGGGTTTGCATCTTGCCATTCTGGTCCAGAACAAGTTTGGGGATCATTACATAATTCAATTGATTTAATTTTACCAAATTCACGATTAGTCTTTATTTTTTTATTAGTATATTGTTTACGTAATTCTTCAGAGACAGTAAATCGTGTTTCTTTGGGATCACAACAATTACCAGTTTTACCATCTTTATTTAAACAAATGCTATTGTATCTTTTCATAACACTTTCAATATCATCTTTAACAAATCTTTGACCAGTAATAGGATTAATGCCTCCAAAATCTAATTTATCTGATATGGGGTCTATTATATTACATTCTTTTGTCATATCGGTACATGATATTTTATAAAACATAGATGACATTATATTTGCCTTTATTTATTTATTAACAAAAAAAGTATTTACAATTCTAAATCTATTATTTTAAATCTATTTTTTAGTTTTAAAATTATTTTTAGTATTTTATTCCATTTCAATGGTGAAAATATGACTATTGTATTTGCTCAAAATTGTAACTAAATTAAGATACTCAATATTCATTGCAGCTTCAATTTTATCAATTAATCCAGATGTAAATATAACATTAGACCCTTCAATCAATTCATATGTACTTTTGGCATGATTAATAAGATAAGATGAAATATATTTACTGGCTTCTTTTTCACAGTTAAAATTGGACATACAGAAATATCCCATCATGATTGCATCTTCATTAAAAACTTCTACCGAATCAAAGTTACCATAATTAACTCGTTTAGAGTCTTTTCGCATCTCCATCTTGTTTTCAAGAAGGCGTTTAATACTTTGACCAAATTTCTCAATGTCTTGATTAATCAATCCTTTAGAAATTTTTGCATCAAAAACACCATAAATGATAAACTTGTTATCTTTAATCTTACCAATCATATAATCATATTCAAGCTTAATTCCAGATGTTTCATAATCAAAAACAAACTCAGTGTTGCTGATAATTTCAAATCCGTTTTGATTTAGGATTGGTTTGATAATATCAAGAACATGATTTTCAAATTTCTTACCAAGTGCATCACCTGAGTTATTTTCATAATTAGCAAGTGATTTTAACAATTCAGGGTTAATGAATGTTTGTTCAATATAATTGCAGACTTTATGTTTGATAATCTGTTGATTAGGCATAGGAATATTGCGAAGATAAGATGTAAAAGTTTCAATAATGTATTGTTTAATCTCTTTGATTTCAGCAATACGCATTTTTGATTTATAGTTACGGATACGATCATTAAAATTCGTGACAATTTCAGGATTTGTCAATGTATTGAATTTAGTCATTTTGTCATTTATAATGTCAATTTGGTCCTGAATTAATTTGTTTGATTTAATATTGCATTCATAAATATAATTAATAATTTCATCAAAACCAGAATTAACTTTAATGATAAAATTACCATACAATTTTAATTGTTCAAAAAGCAAATCAAGTTCTTTAGTAAATTGTTGATTATAAATAAGTTCAAGTAAAATGCGAGATGTTTGATATTTAGAGAGATTAAACTTAACAGTAATTTTGTAACGATAACGTAGATTTTTAATGACCTTACCATAATGATAATCCGCAATGAACTGATCAATATACTTAGAGGTCATTTTGATAAACCCAACAGGACGAAATTTGTAAATTTCATTGTCTTCCGTGGCAATTTTAAGTTTAAAAGTTGAATAATCTTCAGGTACACCAAAGGCGTTTTGAATAATAGGCATCAGTTCAGAGGTCATGTTAAATGTGAAAAACAAATATATGAAATCTGTTCTCACAATCAAAAATGCTTGTTGGCATGCTTTGATATTACAATTTATAATCAATTTTATTGTATATAATTTAATACAAAAAATACAAAAACTAAAAGAAACATAAAATAAAAAATAGTTTTATTATTATTAAAATTTTAAAGTTTTAAAGTTTTCTACTTATGATCCACAAGCCAGACAATCTGGATTATCTCGACGACACATTGGTATATTATCATCGCTATTAGATGAAGTAGATTGTTGTTGTTGTTGTTGTTGTTGTTCTGGTTGAACTGGAACACGTCCTCGTCCACGTTGATTCTCAACTGCAACTGTTATTTTCTTTGCATTAACTGCCCGACGAGAGCGAAGATAGTATTGTCCAGTTTTGAGACCTTTATTCCATGCATAAAAGTACATTGATGTCATTTTGTCATGATTTAGGTCAGTTAGCCATAAATTCATACTTTGACTTTGACAAATAAAAGCTCCACGATCGGCTGCTTGGTCAATAATTACTTTTGGTGACATATCCCAAGATGTTTTATAGATTTTGCGTATATGTTCAGGAATTTCGTCAATTTCTTGAATAGAACCTTCATTACTGATGATTTTATTTTTAAGATCTTCATTCCAGATTCCAATTTCAAGTAAATTGTGAATAAGATGTTTATTAATAATTACAAATTCACCTGCAAGTGTCCGACGTTTATAAATTACTGATGTAAAAGGTTCGCAAGCTTCATTGTTTCCTAGAATTTGACTTGTACTAGCAGTTGGCATAGGAGCAAGTAAAAGACTATTACGCATACCAACTTTTTTAATTCTTTCTTTGAGTTCATCAAATCGTGGTTTCATTTCCACAGATGGTTCTTTATTCCACATATCATATTGAAGAAGACCCATCGAAGCAGGCGACCCTTCAAAAGTTGAATAACTACCAAGATAGTTTTCACGATTCAATTCTTCGGGAATTAATCGAAGAATATGTTCTAATTCAGAACGTTCTTTCTTTTGAACTGGTGTCATATCTTTTTTCAGCATATTATTCAATTCTTTAAATCGAAGAATTTGTCCTTCACGTTTTTCAGCAATATCAACCGATGTTTTAACAGCAGCGTAATAAATATGTTCGAAGATCTTAATGTTTAATTCAGCAGCTTCAGGACTATCAAAAGGAAATTTGAGCATTGCATAAACATCACTCAGACCTTGAGCACCAATACCAATTGGACGATGTTTCTTATTCGATGTTTTGCATTTATCAACTGGATAATAGTTAATATCGATAATTTTATTTAAATTACGAACAATAACCCTTGTTGCTTGTTCTAACATATCAAAATCAAATGTTTTTGTTTCAATATTAACAAACTTGGGAAGACCAATTGAAGCAAGGTTACAAACGGCAATTTCATCTTTATCCGTATATTCAATAATTTCGGTACATAGGTTGGAAGACCAAATAGTTCCTAGGTTTTTCTGATTAGATTTACCATTTGCTTGATCTTTAAAGAGCATATAAGGACCACCTGTTTCTTCTTGTGATTCTAGGATACGTTTCCATAGTTTTTGGGCTGGAATAGATTCGCGTCCACGACCTTCCTCTTCATATCGTGAATACAATTCTTCGAATTTATCACCATAAACATTATGAAGACCAGGGGCTTCATCGGGACTAAAGAGAGTCCAATTTTCATTAGCTTTAACACGTTTCATAAATAGATCTGGAATCCAAAGTCCATAAAATAGATTACGGGCACGCATGTCCTCAGAACCTTGTGGTTTCTTGAGGTCAATAAATTCAAAGATATCACAATGCCATGGTTCTAGGTAGATGGCGAATGAACCTTTACGTTTACCACCACCTTGGTCAACATATTCAGCCGTTGTATCAAATGGACGAAGCATAGGAACGATACCATTTGAACGTCCATTAGTTCCATTAATAATCGCATTTTTACCACGAACATTATGAATTGCAAGACCAATACCACCAGCAGTTTTAGAGATCAGTGCACATTCCTTAAGTGTATTATAAATACCGTCAATTGAATCTGATTCCATCGCAAGAAGGAAACATGAACTGGCTTGTTCATTTTTAGTTCCCATATTAAAGAGGGTTGGGGTTGCATGAGTAAAATAACCTTGTGACATCAATTCATATGTGTAAATTGCTTCTTTAAAATCATTACGATGAATACCTAGAGCAACACGAAGATACATGTCTTGAGGTCTTTCAACTGGTTTTCCATTAACTTGTAAGAGATAAGAACGATAGAGAGTCATAAAACCAAAGTAATCGATATTGTAATCACGTTCATATTTAATAATTGTATTAAGTTTATTTTTGTGTTGTTTGACAATTTTATAGAATTCTTCATTAATGAGTGATGATTGATTACCGAGTGTATCACAATTTTGATGGAGAATCTCCATTGTTTCAGAAAAGGATGGTGAAGTATTTTTGTGATGATTAGAAATACTAATACGTGCGGCTAATGTGCCATAATCTGGATGTTTAGTTGTAAGATAAGCACAAATTTGAGCACCTAATTCATCTAAGTGTGATGTTGGTACATCTGGATAAATCTGATCTGTAATTTTTTGGGCTACTGCATCAGGATTTACTTTTAGACCTTTTGAAAGAAGACGAATACGTTGGGCAACTTTTCCGAGGTCAATACGTTCACGACGACCATCTCGTTTAATAACATAAATACCTTCATTATATTGTTCATTATCAGTAACACTGTTAAGGATAATGTCCAAAGAATTAGATTTATGTTTAGATTTAGATTCCATGTTGGTTAATATAATTAATTAATATAATCTTTTTTAAATCAATTTTTTTACATATTTAAAATATCTAGATTAAAAATAAATGGATTTTAATGTAAGAACTTTATCAAATGGTTTGAGGGTAATAATGAATAAGAATAATAATCAACCTACTGCTACCATTGCAGTTATTGTAAATATTGGTTCTAATTGGGAAACCAAAGAATTGAATGGTATTTCTCATTTTGTTGAACATTTATTTTTTAAAGGTTCTACTAAATATCCAAACCAAAGGGAACTTTCATTGGAATTAGAAAAATATGGGGCAATTTCAAATGCATTTACAACACGTGAAATTACTTGTTATCATATAAAAGTAAATTCAGATCATTTACATCCAATTATAGATATCTTAAGTGAAGTTCTTATGAATTCATTGTATCGTAGTAAAGATATTGAGATGGAGAAAAATGTAGTGATTAATGAAATACATCAAAGACGGTCTAATCCTTCTTATTTATTGAATAGTGAAATCTATGCATCATTCTTTGAAGGTTTACCTATTGCAAAACCGGTTACTGGTTATCCAGAAAATATAAAACAAATTACTAGAGCAAATATCATTGGATTTATTAATGAATATTATAAACCTGAAAATATGATTATATCTGTTGCTGGTAATTTTAGGTCTTACAATTCATTATGTGATATTCTAGAAAACAGATTTTCGAAAGTTAAGGTTAATGTTCTATCTTCAATCAAAAAAACAAAATCTAAAACAATGACTAGTTTAGATAAATATCATAATGAATGGTCAAATGTTTTAAAATTAGTAAAGAACATAACAAGTGTTAAATTTAAACAGATAAATCATCATGTTGAACCGGCAACTGCTCAAGAACATACTTTTGTATCAATTGTCTTTGAAGGTATGAAATATAATAATATGGAAAAGTATAAATATGATTTTATATCAAATATTTTAGGTAGTGGGATGTCTTCTAGATTATTTGATACAATTAGAAATAAACATGGATTAGTTTACAATATTTCTTCGTCACATAATTCTAGTGATTATACTGGGGTATTTACAATTAATTATAGTTGTAATCATGATAAAAACATTCAAATTAAGATTTTAAAATTAATAAAGGATGAGATTGATATGATGATAACTGAAAAAATAAGTCAACTTGAATATAAAACATGTTTAGGTAAAATGGAAAATAGTATAAAAATGAGTCAAGAAAGTTCTTATGATAATTGTATATATTATGGAACACAATTATTAAAAAATGAAGGTAAAATTATGTCTTATAAACAAATGGTTGGTGAATATAAAAAAATATCTGTTGATGATCTTATGGATTACGCAAAACAATTATTTAATTTATCACATTTTCTAGTTGTAACATTATCACCAACTAAAATCAAAGAAGAAGTATATCAACAAATATTTAGAAGTTCTAAATAATAAAACAAAACAAACCAAAATCAAATCAAATCATTAGTTTTATATATTTTTTTTACGATATAGTTTAATTAATAAATAACCAAATATAAATATCATAAATAGTAGTACACCGACTTCAATTAATGTACTAGAGCAAACTTTACTAGCAAACATCACATCCATATTTTTTTGTGTTAAAAAACCGCCTTCAAATCCTTCAATCATGTCTTTTGATTCTTTGTTATCTTCGAGACTGTTGTCTTTTATTATACTATAATAATTTAATAAATTAATAACTGCAAAAATTGTTAAAATTGTATTATTAATTTCATTAACACTATCATAAGTATCAGTGTGTATCCAATGACCCATACTATTTTGAGTTTTTAAAAGATTTATTACAAATTTATGATAATCATCTTGGTCAATTCGTTTGTCTTCTTCTAATAAATGTAATAAAAATAAAGCATATGCCTTTGTTGTATCTAAATATAAAGGATCATAATTAGATTTATTATTAAACATATCAGCTAGTTCACGACTAATTCGTTTTTTGAGATGTTTGAACATCTTATTCTCTGTTGTTTTCTCATAATTTTTTTCCATTAAGCCAAATAAAGCTAAACCTACATTAAGATATCTAATTTGTCTTTGACTAAAGATATCTAGAATAGGCATTAATTGGCTGATAAAACCATCACCAGTTTGAAGATATTTTTCCATTTTTTGTATATAAACATTGATTGGATATTGGTTATTTTTTTGTAAGTAAATATCTCTTAAAAAGTTGGTATCAAATAAGTCATTTTGTTGTTCATCATAAGTACTAAATAATGGTTTTTTATGATTAAGCATATATTCTTGAGCACATTTAACAAGATTATCACAGTTTTTTTCATTACCCATATCAATACCATAACGACCTTGAATGAAATTAAGTAGAATACTAGCACCACCATCATATGTTGGGTTTTTTGCATCTTCTTCAATAATTCTAATTTTATAAGTTAATAAATACTTAACACCTTTAGATATTGCTCTTGATATTTTCTTTTCTAATTTTGAATTATCCATATGCACCCTATTCTTTTATCCTATTCATAGAAAATTATTTTACAATAAATGTAAATATAGTAGACCAAAAGAACATCATAAGACGAATGCCTAAAAATACAACTAATGGTAGTAAAATCCATATCATGATAGTTTTCCACCCACTTATTTCTTTAGTTTTTTTGGATTTAGATTTAGATTTAGATTTAGATTTAAATTTTGATTTATTTTTGCTAGTTTTTTTCATTTTTGATTTTGATTTAGTTTTAGATTTTAATTCTGAATCTGGGTTTGAAAATGCTTCATATACTAAACCCTTTGTAATTTCTTTTAATGAATAAGTCTTTAAAAAATTATCTAAATTTGAAGGTATGCTTAAATAATCTTTAATTAACCCATAAAATATCCAGTTAAGTATATAATCACCATCCCATAATTTGCGGGGTATTCGTTTTTTAATTAATGAATTAACCAAAACTATCCCTTCTGATTTAATTGCTTTTGACTTAGGATTTAAAAGTTGATAAATCCAAAAGTTAGTTATATATTCATCGTCAGATTTATTTGGATAATTAATTATGTATTCTTCTGTAATTTCTTTAACAAATTCAATAGATTCATTAAAACTTTCAATATCATTATCATTTACACCGATTGATTTTTTTTCTTTAACTGCTATGAAACTCAATAATACATTTGTTATTTCATCCATCCAATAAAATTCTCCATATTGATTAAGTTGTTTAGATTCATATAACCCTTTAAATTTATTATAAACTACTTTAATATCATAAAATGTATTTGAAAAATAATAATTTTTTATATATTGGGTTGCAAATAAATCAAATTCAGGGATTTCTAGATTCATCCGATTCATATTATAAGGGTAAAAATTACTAGTAATTTCAAATAATGTATTACCTTTAATATTTTCAATAAAAATCGGAAACTTTATTGGTAATTTATATTTTCTAGTATAATATATTACAATTGGTGTTAAACCTCCATCATAGAATGGGAATTTAATTTTTTTTAATCTATGTTGTTCATTATTAAAAAATAATAATTCTAGATCTTGAATAGAATCTGAAATATATGATTTACCAATTTCTGTCATTTATTCTTGTCTTAAACTTTAAATTATAAAAAGAAAATAGGATTCTTACTTAAAAATAATTTAAGTATTAGACTTGGATATTATACACTAAAATGATCCGTTCACTTTTTAATCTGAATTATAAAATTAATAAACATATTAATGGGTTACATCCGCAAAATAAATTTCAATTGATAAATCTTAAACCTATTTTAGAGCAATATAGTGGTGATGATTGGATGGACTTAAAAAAAATCAAACCTTTAAACTCAGATATTAATTATCATCGAATCCCAATTATTTTTGAAGAATTTAATCAAAATAAAAATAATACTGTCTTTGGTATGTATTTAATTGCATGGAATTCATTTTGTCATACATCTGTTCATAATCACCCAGAAGGAGGTTGTTTGATGAAAATTCTTGATGGTTCTATAAAAGAACAGAGATTTATGAATGCAGAATCTTTTTCAATTATCAATACATTAAATAAAGATGATGTTAGTTATATTCATGATGATATTGGTCTTCATCGTATTTTAAATGAAAATAATACCACTTCTTACTCATTAAACATTTATTCACCTAATCTGACTGAAGAATCAAATAATTACAAACATTCTAAGGTTACACATTGTAGTTCACGTCAGATTACTGAATACCCTATAATGTAAATTATACCCTATAATGTAATTTGTGTGAATTTTTTTATAAAATTATAGTTTTCAATATTAAAAAAATTGAAATCTAATTATAATGATATTAATGATATTATTAAAAACTTACAATAATGAGTTCATGTTTAGAAGAAATACAACAATTACAATTAAGAATATTAGAATTGGAAAAACAAAAAAAAGAAAGTGATGAAAATCAAAAAAAAATATCAATTGAACATAATTTGAAAGTTATTAATGATGTATTGATTAACAAGAAAACTAAAAAAGATAGATATAGATATAATTCAAAAACATTTGTTTCAGAAAGTTCTTATGATTATCAACTTATTACACATTTAGAATCAATATATAATATTTTGCAAATTCTTGATAATAGATTAAAAAAATTAGAAGACAAGTAAATAATAACTTTTCATTTAATAGGTTTTATATTTTTTTATATTTTTAATTGATGTGTTTTTTCAGGAAGCATTTTTTCTTGGAACATGATAAATGAATGAATTAAAAGAAGAATTTGATGGTTTTTTAAATGATTATAGTCAATATTCAGAGATTTTTAAAGGAGGTAAAAGAATCAGACCTATAATTATCTTAGAAACTGCGAGTTATATAAATCCTAATTGGAGAGAAAATGAAGTATCATATAATAAAATAAAAAGATTTTCTGTCACTATAGAGTTAATTCATTGTACTTCATTGATTATTGATGATTTACCTAGTATGGATAATGATATGTATAGAAGAAATGAATTAACATTTCATGCAAAATATGGAAGACATAGTGCATATTTAATGGTTTTTAATCTATTGATTTTAATAAAAAAATTAATACATGAAAATGATGATCATAGTATGATGTATCTAGAATTAGAAGAATTAATAAATTTAGAGATGACTAATCTAGTTAATGGACAGAAATATGATTTAGATTCTTCTTGGAATAAAGGATCTAGAACTTTAAAGATTGCAGAATTAAAAACAGCTTCGTTGTTTAAATTAGCAACTATGGGACCATTTTATTTACTTAATGAATGTAACAAAGATAATAAACAAATAAAAGACAAACTATCTGTTCTAGGTACATATTTAGGTATGGCTTTTCAGTTAAGTGATGATTTTATTGATATGAAGATTGATAATTCTTCAAATAATTATGGATTGGAAACTTCTCCGGAACAATTAATAAATAAATACATTGAATATTTTAATATGATAAAAATAAAATTAAAAGAACTAAAATTTAAAAAAGAATCAGTAATTTATACAATTTTAAGTTTAATGACTAAAAGATTTAAAAATTAAGAATAATAAGAAGAATTAAGAAGAATTAAGAAGAATTAAGAAGAATTAAGAAGAATTAAGAAGAATGAATAATAATGAATCGATTGTTAAGGAATTAAAAGAAAAATATCAGATTGTTGATATATTAAAAAAGAGATATAATGATGATGTTGAAATATTAGATTTTTATAATATGTATTATAATGAATTAGAAGATATTGAATATAAAAGTAATACTATATGGAAACTTTTTGAAAATATGTGGAAAGAAGAAAAACAAGAAATCATATTAGAGATATTAAATTTAATTTTAATACTAGAAAAGCAATTCTTAAATATGAAAAAATTTATTATAAATATAAAATCAAAAAAATCAGATCATCCAAAAATAAAAGATGATACTGAGTATCTTATAAAATTAGTTCAAAAAAATACAGATATAAATGATATTAATATTGATATTAAATTACCATTTGATAAATTACAAGAAAAATATAATTTAAAACAACGACAGTTCAAAGAAGAAATTGAAAGAGAATATATTAGAATTACAAATGATACTAATGATACAAATAATATGAATAATATAAATCAAATAAATAACTTAAAGATTAGTTAAAATAAATAATCAATAATCAATATTAAATTATAATGGCTTCAAAAAATGTTAAAGAAACAGAGTATTATGATCTGTTTAATGTAAAATCAGATGCATCACAAGATGAAATTAAAAAGGCTTATTTAAAATTAGCAACTAAAGAGCATCCTGATAAATGTGTTGATAAATCTCCCGAAGGTATTAAAAAAGCTACAGAAAAGTTTCAAAATATCACGCATGCTTATGGAGTCCTTTCAGATTCTAATAAACGTGCAGTATATGACCGTCATGGTAAGAGTGGATTAGATGAAAATCCCAGTGGTGAACAGGCAAATCCATTTGATATGTTTCAGAATATTTTTGGTGGTAATGGTTTTGGTGGTAATGGTTTTGGATTCAATGGATTTAATGAAAGAATGACAAGACAAAAAGCCAAACCTCCACCAACTAAACATGTTCTTAATGTTAGTCTGGCTGATTTATATACTGGAAAGGATTTTGATATTAAACTCAAACAACAATGCACATGTACAAATTGTCAAGGAAAAGGTACTACAAATCCCGATGCAATTAAGCGTTGTGACACATGTAATGGTAAGGGTCAAGTAACACAACTCCGTCAAGTTGGACCAGGTATGATTCAACAAAGTGTTAATGTATGTGCTAAATGTAAAGGAAAAGGTAAAAACATTCCTGATTCTAAAGACTTATGTAATTCATGCAATGGTGATAAAGTTATAAAAAAAGATAAAACAATTAAATTTAATCTTACAAAGGGTTCTTCTTTTGATTCAAACTTTCAAATTAATAACATGGGTGATGAATATCCTGATTTAGATGAACCAGGTGATCTTATTATTGTTATGAATGAAGTAAAAGGATATAATCCATCAAATTTTACTAGAAAAAACAATGATTTACATATGAATGTTGATTTAAGTCTTCTAGAAGCAATGTGTGGGTTCACTTTAGTAATTTGTCAATTAGATAAACGTAAATTAATAATCAATCATACTGGTAAAACTATTCAACCAAATGATATGATGAAACTAAGTGGTGAAGGTATGCATGTTTCTAATAGTAAAAATAAAGGAGACCTTATTATTCATTTTACGGTTACATTACCAAAGAATTTGGATAATAGTCGTAAAGACATCTTAAAACAAGTTTTACCACAAAACAAAAGAAATAATATGGTTGTTGATGATAATGATATCAAAGAAGTAAAAAATTTAGAGGATGTTAAAATGTCACAAGAACAACACCAACATCAATATCAACATCAATTTCAACATCACGAAAATCCACTCGAAGATATAGGACAAGGTGTTCAATGTGCACAACAATAAAATAAAATTAAATATAAAATAAATTTATAATAGTTATTTTATAATTGTAATTGTAACATGGATGTTGTAAGTTTAAAAATCTCAGACCTAAATAATATTTTATTATCTATTTCAAAAAAATATAAAATTGATAATGATGAATTATTAAAATATATTGATTATTCATCATTGATTAATATGAAAGCAAAACCAATTTCTACTATAAATTATTGTATTGCTAGAACACCAAATTTGAAGAGATGTACGCGTAATAGAAAAAATAATTCAGAATATTGTGCGAGTCATCATTTTAAACATCCATATGGAAGAATAGACGAGGAATTGAATGAAGAATTAAAACCAAAAAAACAAAAGTCTACAATGATTAAGTTGAAACCTATTATTATTGATGGTGTTGAATATTTAATTGATAATAAAAAATATTTATATGTAAGAGAAAACTATGATGGTAAAATTAAATATAGAAATATAGGTATTTATAATGCTACACAGAATAGTATCGTAACATGATGATATATAGATAATAGTATAAAAAATTGATTTTGAATGTTTTTAATTTATGATATTACAATATTGAAATGACAACAAAGATTCAATTAGTATTTCCTGAAAATTTATTAAAATCTTTAAATAAAATTCAATACAAACAAAATTATGAATTATTTAAGGTTGTGTCAGAGGAAAAATTAATTCCATTAAGTGTTTTATCTGATTTTCTAGATGATCAACCAAAAAAAATTATTAAATTAAAGTGATAAAGTAAATAATATGGGATTATTTTTCTTGTAAAAAAGTAAAAGTATGGATACAGATATTATTTTAATATCTTTTTTAATAATAATTGGATTACCATTATTACAATATGATTTTAGGTTATTAATTATTATAATATTAATCTTTTTTTTAGTTTTCCCAGAGAAAAGAAATAGTATATATAATAATTTAATTAAAAGTGAAAATATACCAATTAAGGGAGAAAAAGATAATAATTTAAATATTTTATATCAAGAAGGTAATTCAATTCTTAAAGAATTAAAAGCATACAAAAAACCAAATTCTTTTATTTATCAATCGATAAAATCTTCATGGAAAAAATTTGTTAAATTAAGTCAATCTACTATGAATAATACAAAAAATACATATCAGCATCATGTATTTTCTACATTAGTTGATCAAAGAAAATACATCTTAAATCAAATGTCGGCTTTGATTGTTTCATCAGAAGGACTTAATTTACATGAAAATACACTTACAAAAGAAAGGGATTTACCACTAGATACACATATTAGAATTTTAATTCGTAAAATGATAACAATTTTTGATTTTATTCTAGATATAGTTAAAAATCAAATCAATTCCGTTTGGAGTGAAAATACATATACTGAATTAAGTCCGGTAGAATGGAATACACCGCAAGCATATAATCAAAATAAGTTAGATCCTATTATATAAAAATTTTTAATATAAATTTTTCTTTGTAATAGATAAAGTAATATATAAAATGGATACAACCACTCAACCTAATACAACTTTACAACCTAATACAACCACTCAACCTAATACAACTTTACAACCTAATACAACAACTCAACCTAATACAAATACACAACCTAATACAACAACTCAACCTAATACACCAACTCAACTGAATACAACAATAACAGGTAATAACACTAACATTTTAAATACAAATGGAATGAATGAAACGAATGGAATGAATGGAACGAATGAAACGAATGGAATGAATGAAACGAATGGAATGAATGGAACGAATGAAACGAATGGAATGAATGAAACGAATGAAACAAATGTTAATAACAATATTGGTTCATACAATCAAAGTGATATTAATACAGATGAAGTAAATATTTTACATCGAATTCCTGAAATTGAAACAGGTGATAGAATTAAAAAAACAGCATTAATTGTTGTTAATGTTCAAAATTGTTTTTTTAGAGGTGGTTCATTTGCAATGTTCCCTGAGAAAGATATTAATGATGATGTTGCAAAAGAGAAGGATCTCATTCGTAAGATTAATCAGTTAATTGGTTTATTTGAAGAAGACCTTGATTATTTTAATGCTGGTTTAGCAGGGTCTCCTACAATGGTTAATACATTAAATGAAGTAACTGATTTTAATACTGGATTAAAATATTTTGAAGGAAGTTATCCAACAGGTACTCGTAAAAAATATTTCTTTGATCATATTGTTTATACTCAAACTGCGTATCCACCAGATCATTCAAGTTTTGCCAGTCATCATTATCTAAGAGAAAAAAAAAATAAAATTAAAGATTTACTCACTACCCAAAATATGAATTATCAACAAGCATTAAAAAAAGTAACTGATGATTCAATTGATAAACATTTTTGGTCATATGTTGATCCTAATTTTGTTAATGTTGGTATGAATCAATTTAATGGTATGGATAAATTATATCCGGATCATGCTTTATTAGATGGGTCTGATGTTATTATTGAAAATCAAAGATGTTATAGAGGTGTTGAGTTTCATCCTAGATTAAATCTTGCACCATTATACCGTCCAAATTTAAATATAAATAATGATGTTTACATTAAACCACCAGTAATTGATGGTCGTGGTAAAATAATGTGGTTAGGTGCAAATGGATCATCATATCCTAGATCTGCTTTTATTGATAGTAATATGCAATCAACTGGTTTATCAGAATATCTTAAAGAAAAAGGCGTTGAAAAACTTTTTGTCGTTGGTGTTTTTAGAGATATGATGGTTGAAGCAACTTTAATAGATGCACTGGGTTCTGGTTTTGATGATGTTAATTTAATATATGATGCTACATTACCATATGGTACTGATAAAAATGAAACTAAAGTTAATAATTATTTATACTTTAAAAATCAGACTGATATTATTAAATATTTAGATAAGATTGAAAGTGAAGAAGAAGCTGAAAAATTTCAAGAATATTTAAAAGAAAATAATCCATGGGTCTTAAATCTAGAAAGCCAAAATGTTAAAGTAATTAATGGTGTTGATATTTTAGAAAATATTAAAGTTGGTCAAGAAGAATTAGCTTGTGGATTTTATCCGGATAGTTTAATAAAAAATTTTGACGTGTTTTTAAAAACAAGCACATCAACTAGCAGAAACCAATAATTATATTTTTAGTTAGTTTTTATTTTATTTTATTTTCAATTTATAATTTATAATTTATAATTTTTAAAATTTTATTTTTTCTTATAGTTATATAAAATGAGTTATATATCTAATGGATGTAATGATTGTTCATCAGTTGAATTTGGAAATAATGGATTATTAAACGGTGGAAATCAAACAAATTATTTAAATTCTAATCAAAGTATGTTTGATAATTCTTCTGCAAATCAATTTGTATTTCAACAACCTCAACAACCTCAACAACAAATGCAACAACCACAAATGCCACAAATGCAACAACCTCAAGTTCAAGTGCAACAGCCAATGGTTGTTCAATCAACTTTAACACAACAACCAATGAATCAACAACCAAAGATGCAAAAACCAGTACAAATGCAAGTTCAACCACAAGCTATGGTTCTCAATAAAAATCAAAACCAAGGTCTTCAAGCAATTATTGGTAATTATTTAATGGATAATGCTTTTACACTTACAATTGCTTTTCTAGTTGCAAGTGCATGGCATACCACAATTAAATACTACATTGATCAAGCTATTAAATTTAGTGGTGGTACTCCAACATATTACATTGTATATGCTGTTCTAGCAACATTAATATCAATATTTCTTTCTAGTATGAAATAAATATTAGATTTTTAGTTTTTGTTTATTTGAAATTTCAACTAATTTCTTACTTTCAAATTAAGAGATAAAATATTTAATATTAAATATTAAAATAAAACCATGGAAATTGAAACATACGCCAAAGATTTATTAAATGTTGTAACTGATTGTCTTAATGAAGTTGTAATCAATGATGATTTAAAAAAATTGATGAATTTCATTATGGATAGGTTAGTTAAAATAACTCATAATAAATATGGTTTTATTGGCGAAATATTAGATGACCGTTCAGGTAAATCTTTTATTAAATATCAAACAATTATAAATTATAAATCGAATAAATTAGATAAATCAGATAAATCAGATAAATCAGATAAATCAGATAAATTAATTGATACTGAAGAATATGATTTTAATGAATTGTATTCTTTAGTTTATTCTGAAAAAAAAATTATAATATCAAATGATGTAATATCGGATCCTAGAAATAAATCTAAAAAAAATTCATTTCTTAAAAATTTAATTGGAATTCCATTAATTTATAAGAATGAAATTATAAGTATATTAGTTCTCGCAAATTACGATGGTGAATATGATAACAAATATATTGAATATATTAAACCATTTATTCCTTTAATCAATAACATTATCATTAATTATAAAAATCGTATAAGTTTAAATTATCAAAAGGATTTATTTCTATCTCATATGAGTCATGAAATAAGAACACCTCTTAATGGTATTATTGGAATGGGTCAATTTTTAATGGATACTAAATTATCAGAAGAACAAATGAAAATGGTTCATATTATTAATAAATGTAGTCTTCAATTATTATCTTTTGTTAATGATTTATTGGATTTTACACATATAACAGATGGTAAAATAAATTTTGAGATGAAAGAATTTAATCTAGAAGATTGTTTAAAATCGGCTATTGATTTATTTCAACTAGAAATAGATGATAAAAAAATATCAATTTCAATTGATTATGATAAAAGATTACCTAGTAAAGTTATTCACGATAGACAAAGAATTCAACAAATTATTATTAATATAATCTCAAATGCTGTTAAATTTAGTAATATTAAAGGTCATATAAAAATATTTGTTAAAAATGATAAAAACATATCTGATAATCAAGTTTTATTCAAACTAGAAATACATGATAATGGATGTGGGATGACTAATCACGATTTAGAAATTATAAAAAATAAATTAAAAGAAAGTGATGCACAACAAAATCTTAATAATTACAGTATCAATTTTAGTATTGGTTTAGGATTACCAATTTCTAAGTTTTTAATTAATAAAATGAATGGATCATTTGAAATTGATAGTGTTGAGAAAAATGGTACTATCATAACTGTAAGAATACCAATGAAATATAATAATATTATAAGAACTATTGAAAATCAGAATCAAGTACTTATTATTTCTAACAATTTAGAAAAACGAATTGAGATGGTTAGCACTGTTATTAATATGGGATTATTACCGATTCCAGTTAATACAATTGACGAAGGTAACATATATATAACAAACGTTAATACAAAATTCAATATGATTATTATTTTAATAAATAATTTGGAAGATATTAAAAATACTATCGGATGTTGTGATCTGGGAGAACAAAAATATCAAATATATAAATTAATGCAAAATTGCCAAAATAAACAATTAAATAATAAAATACTTTTGTTTTATAATAGTAAATTAATTAATAATGGATGCGAATATATTTTTAATTTTATTGAAAATAAATATGATATTAATTCTACAGATAAAAACGATGTTATCATGAACTTTCACAAAATAGATAAAATAGAAACTATTAGTAATCTTAAAAATAAATACGATTTATCATCACTTAAAATTCTGAGTGTTGAAGATAATTATTCTAATCAAAAAGTATTACATAAAATGCTTACAGAGTTTGGAGTTAAAAATGAAAATATTATGTGTTCTAGTGATGGTGTTAATTTTATTGAAAATATTGAATCAGGTAATAAATATGATATTGCATTTATTGACCTTAAAATGCCTCGATTAAATGGTATTGATGCATGTAAAGAACTAATTAATAAAAAATTAAAAAAAAATACAATGTTTGTTGCTATCACTGCAACTGTTACAGAAACAACAATTAAAGAATGTTTTAGTATTGGAATGGACGCTTTTATTTCAAAACCAATTGATATTAAAAATTTATTAAATATTATCAAAATTTGTATAAAAAACAAACAAATAAATTAAAAACAAAACAAATCATTAACATTTAAAGTTTTCTTTTGAATATCCAATAACTGCACAAGCAATTCTTTTACCAGCATTTCCGGTTTTTAAACTTTCATCATTATTACCTTTACCACAATCATCTTGGTCTTCGTGAATAATTAACCCTCTACCGATAATATTTGCTTTGACGCCACGCAGTTTAATGATATCATCATAAAAAGTATATTTAGCACTTCCTTTATTATTGGTTGTAATATTACCTAGATCACCAACATGTCTTTCTTTCACTCCAGGGCATCCATGTGTTTTACCATATGGATTAAAATGAGAACACATACTGGTGCATTTATCAGACAAATCACCTGCTTCATGAACATGAAACCCATGTAATGAATTTTGTTTTAACCCTGAAAGTTCTAAATCTATTTTTATTCTATTATTTACTATCTCTTCAGTAAATCTAACAGTTCCTTTGATATTATCATTAAATACAGCAATTGCATAAATTGGTTTCATTGTTATTATATTATATAAATAATATATTATTGCAAAACAAACTATACTAAACAAAGATAAGTAAAAAATAAAATAGATTGGATTAAATTTGATTATCATTATTTAATAAATACAATATATATTTATTTTATTTGTAGAAAGTAAAAAGATGTGTATTAATGCGGAAATATCATTAGGTTCATTTATATTTGGGACAATTATAAATGGGATCTTATTAAACTCAAAACCCAGTACAGATTATTTTATAATAGCACTTGTATATGAATTTATATTGTCTATGCAATTGTTTGACTTTTTTGCTTGGTTAGATTCAATGTGTGGTAAATTAAATGAATTTGCAACAAAGGGTGCATTTATACAAAATATGTTACAACCAGTTGTAGTAATGTTATTACTCTTATATTTTACTAAAAATAATAATAAAATATCAAAGGGTATTGTTAATATATTACTTGTATTTTATATTAGTTACATTTTCTACAAATTATATTATAATAAATCACCAAAATCAATCACTTGTCTTAGACCTACTGAAAAATGTAAACATCTACAATATGATTGGTGGAGTAATATCGGTGATTATCCAATATTTATATATTTAATTCCAATTATAATAAGTTTTTTATTATTATTAAGTTCAACTAATTTTGCTATAATTCACTCTCTATACTTTATAATGAGTTTTATGATAAGTGGTATGTTCTATGCATGTGGTTTACCTTCAATGTTTTGTTTATTTGCAACAGGAGGACCAATATTAAATTTATTATTAATGAAATATAGAATATGAAGACAGAAATTAAAGATTTCTTTGCAATTGATACATTAATTTACGTTTTAAATCTTCAGTATTATAGTTTGATAAATTTTTTTGAACATTATTATCATTTGAATCAATATTAGTATCCATATTATCAAAATGTTTAATATCCATGGCAATATATGAACGATTACTTTCAATTCGATTCATTTCGCGTGCAATTTGTTCATCTAGAACAGTTTCATTTAACATAATTAAATCTCCGCGACTAACAGATCTAAAATAATTATCCCAGAATTTCTTATCAATATCAAGAGACAGTTTTTTCTGTTCATTGATAAGAGTCTTTATTTTATTCATATAATCTTGAAAAAGTTCTTTTTCATCATTTTCTAATCCCAATTGTTCTTCAATGTCATCAACAATAATTGCATATTTTTTAGATGCTTTTAGATGGTCATATGATAATTGTTCAGCATTAAAGAATTTTACCCAAACTGATAATACTGATCCAATAAGAGTTAAAAAACTAACACACATATTAATCCAATATCTACCAGTAGGACTAATTTTATCAGATAAAGAAACAAATAAAGTTCCTGATGCAATAGTCATAATTGAAGTTTGAGGTAGAAATAATTGTTGATGTAGTCTTTTATAATATGAACCTGCATCTTGATGAATATATTGATAAATCTTTAATTCAATGGCTTTTCGTTTTAATTGTTTAATTTTATAATCTGTCCATCCATTATCGATATTTACTTGTATACTAGCATCTTTATTATTCATTTTATTATTCATATATTTATATGAATTATTCTTATTTTGCTTTTTATTAATATGATTCATTTTTTAGTTTTTTCTAGTCATAAATATAAAACAAAACAATACAATACAAAATAATAGAAAAATGGACATTCGAACATCATTACTTCAATTATTACCTCTTGCTACTTTAATTGGTAGTTCAGTTATGGCACAAAGTACATCATTTGAAAATGAAAAACCAACTTGCAATAACTATGTTTTTAATACTTATATGTATTTAACTATTGCCATATCATTAATAATTGTATTAACAATCTTTTTTAATGCAATTATGCCTAATTATATTATGACAATATACAATCTTGGATTAATAATGATAATTCTGGTTTTAATAATTCAAATTATACTTCTTTTTGCATTAAGATATTTAATAAATACGATATCACCACTAGAAATAAAAAAGAAAATTGCTGTATGGGTTGCATTCATCACAAATCTAGCACTATTTATTTTACCAACTATTCAATTTGCAATTATGGCTGAACAATCCGGTCTTATTATATCTACAATATTACTTGTCCTTTTAATGGTAGTTGTGATTTCGGCAGTTGTATTTTTAAATCCTGAATTAATTTCTACCCAAGGTATGAGACCATATTTATTAGTTGGTTTAATTGGATTAGCGATTGGTTATATTGTACCTATCTTTGCCTGTTTAGTAACAAATTGTAATAATAGTTTCATGAATAATTGGATATATTATGTTGCAATTATTGCAGTTATTATCTTTTGTTTTGTACTTATTTATCATACAAAGCAAGTTATTGAAAATTCGGAAAAATGTAAAACTCCAATGGATGCTGATTATATAAAAGAATCTACTAATTTATTTATGACAATTGTCAATATCTTTTTGAATTTATTAAGAGCTAGACAAGGTAGAAGAATACGTTAATAATATTAATAATCCCAACTGGAAGGTAAATTATAATCACATGATCTGAATCTAGATAATGTTATGATTGCTGCAAAATCAATGATTAGACCGATTATACCCCACCATCCTAGGACAAATTCAAATTTAGATTCATTCCATCCACCAAATCTACTTAGAAAAAAATCATCTACTACACGTGGGTTATTAATTAATTTTTTTCCACCATCTAAATACATTTGATGAAAAAAGATTATATCTAGAATTGTAATTATAACATTTAACCAAACCCGATATTCCTTTCCCCATAAATCTTGAGGGGGTGCATTTAAAGACCCATCATCTTCATATGTTTTTACGGATAATGTTATTTGAACAATAAATGCATAAGAAAGAATTGCAACTGGGACATACCAATAATCAGGTAAATATGATGTAAATGGTGCACAATACCATAACCCAATTAAACCAAATAAATTAAGAGATAAATTTGCAATACCCCCTATAAAATTAAACCATTTACATGAAATACCGTAACAATTTCTAGAATCTGTAAATAATGTAGGATTTTGATAATATGCAACAAAATTAAGGATAAAGAACGCTAATGCAACAAACCACTTTAAAGCAGTAGATTGATAAAATGAACTAAATGCTTTTGCAAATTCTGTAAATATATAAATTATTATATACCCTATCATTTTTATTAATAATTTTATTATTATATCTTATAGTAAAAGTAGAAAAGAATAATGGAAACTTGGCAAGTTTTAGCCTTTACAGTTTTAGGAATCATATTATTTATTGCATTTGGAGCAATGAATTCAACATTTAAAAATACAACATCAGAAGTCCCTCAAGTTGGTAATCAAATGTTATTTATTATATCATCTATGATTGCTGGTATGTTGATTTATTTTAATCATGGTTTAATATACTATATTTTATTATGTTTTTTTGTTTTTATATTTTTTATTTAATTTTATCTTCTTCTTTTACTTTTTCATATAATTTTTGATATCCGTCAAAAACATTAATTAATGAATCATGTTGTTTAATATATACTTTCTTTAATTTTTCAAACTTTTTCTTATAATCTAAATCTGACATTTCTATTTTTGTTAAAACATCATCCAATTTTAGATTTGATTTTATTTTCTTTATTGTTTTAGGTTTAACTATCGATTTTATTTTAGATTTTATTTTCTTTATTGTTTTCGGTTTTATTTTAGGTTTAATTATAGATTTTGTTTTAGGTTTTATATATTTTTCACGTGATATAATTTGAGGAGTTTTTATAGAAAATTCTTTTTTAATAGATATATTTTTTTTTTGAGTTGGAATTTCTATTATTTGCGGTTTTCTATTATCAATATTTATTTTATATTTATTAAGACTTGAAAAATTTTGTTGCTTATTTGAGATTGTTTTTCTGGAAATCGGTTTAACATATTGTTTTGGTTCTATTACTTCATAATCTGGTTTAACGTATTCATCTGGTTTGATATATTGGTTTGCTTCTATTTCTTCATAATTCTGTTTAACATATTCATTAGGTTTAACATATTCATTCGGTTTAACATATTCATTAGGTTTAACATATTGTTTTGGTTGTATTTCTTTTGGTATTATTTCAGGTGGAATATATTTTATTTCTTCTTTTGGTTCAAATATACCTTTATAATCGTCAATATTAATATTTGGTAATTTAAAATTAGGATTAGCCGGAAACATTGGTGGTTCTTCTGGTATAGTTATTATAGGTAATCCAGATGCAATTGGTGGTTGTAGGGTTGGTGGTTGTGGTGTTGATGGTTGTGGGGTTGATTGAGTTGTTATCGAAATTGATGATTTATTACTTACACCTGATGTACTATTTGAATCATTTTTGCGATTTGTTTTTTTATTATTACTTGATGGATATATAAATCCATGGTAACGATTAAACATTTTATAATAAAAAGAGATATTATTTGGTTAATATATCTATAAAATTAATTTGATATTCATTTTCAGTTATACTAGAATATAAGAAATTCATCAATTCAGTTGGCATTTTATTATTTTCATTTGTAATTGATTCTTTTATTAAAAAATCTTTTACTTTTTTTTGTGTTAATTTAACAGGTTTTACGTGTGTTTTAATATTAGTTAAATCATTACAAATCATTGAATTCCATTTATTTGGAGATGTTTCTTTATCTTCTATATAAAAATCAGATTTATCACGGTGATATTTTATATTTTTAAATTTATTATGATTAATAATAGTTTTATGTTTTCTAGGTATAATATTTTTGATTTGTTCTATACTATGTTCTTTATTTTCAATAGGTTTTTTAATTTCTTCAATAGGTTTTTTAATTTCTTCAATATGTTCATTTTTATTTTGAATAATTTCTATATTTTTAGGTAATACTTTAACAGTTTCAATTGGTGTGTTAATATTGCAGGTAGATTCTTTTCTAGGTATACTAAGTTGATCAAAATCTTTTTTAGTAACAGAGATTGATTGTTTAATATTTTGACTATGTTCTTTTCTAGGTGTAATAGTTATAGGACATGTTTTATTATTTGATTCAATAACAATAACTTTTTTATGAGGTGTATTATTTACTGGTGTAGGTAATGGTTTTGATATTATATTTTTTATTGGTTTATGATGTTTGTTTATTTTATGTGATTTATGCATATAGTGGTTTTTCATCATTTCCATATGTTCTTTTTCTGCTAGTTTTTGATCATATTTAAAAACTAGATTAGTATTATTCGTATTAGTATTAATATTATTATTTGTAGTAGTATTAATATTAGTATTTTTTTCATTTGGAATTAACTCCTTTAATTTTTTCTTTTGATTAATAATCTCTATTCTAAGTTCAAGTAAAAAGGGATGATTTTCGGCTAAATATGATGAATAAGTATCATATTCAGTTATTTTTTCTTCAATTAAATGTATTTGAGATTGTAATTGTTCTTGATATATTTCATCCTTTGTTTTTGTTTTATGTTTAGAAGAACCTCCATCTAGTTGAATTATTTTAACTGATTTAAGTGGTTGAGAATTTACGAATGATTGTTGGGAAGGTAGTGAATGTGTTGAAGGTGTTGAAGTTATTGAAGGTATTGGTTTATATTGTGATTGATATGCTGGAATAGGATTAGAGGGTTGTTTTGGATAATAGGAACCATACATTGATTCAGCAACAATCTCTCTTAAGTCTACTCTAGGGTCTGGATTATATAATGCTTTAGGTTTGATAATTTGCTGTATATTATTATTGTTATGTGTATTATTATTTTTATTTGTATGGGATAAATCTACATTTAAATCACTAAATTTTACTTTTTTATGAGTCTTAGAAGCAGCATCTATTTCATTACTTTTAGATTCTAAAAAATTATCAATAATACTTTTATCAATTGGTTCTATATTTTTTGTATGTGTTTTTTTGCAACTTTTAGATTTTATGGTTTTTATTAATTCTGAAACTTCAGTTGTATCATCCGAAAATCCAGATATAGAATATTTATTTAATATTTTTTTAAAATCATCAATTTCCAAGTTAAAGTTTTCAATGTTTTCTGCTAATTTATCGGTATTGATAAGATTTTTTAAAGATCTTTTCTTTTTATGTGTTTTAGTTACATCCATTTTATATTTTTTACAGATTTAATCTAAAAAAATATAACATAAAAATTGAAAATAAACAATGATATTATATAATAAAAACTAAAAATGACTAAGCAATATTATTATGCAGTTAATAAAGGTAAAAAAACAGGTATTTATTTATCATGGTTGGAATGTAAAGAACAAGTAAGTGATTGTAAATTTACGATTTATAAAAAATTTGAAACATTAGAAGAAGCCGAAGATTTTGTTAAAAATGGAAATATGATTAAAAATAAAACAGTCAAAGAAAATATTGAAAGTATTAAATGTATTGAATCAATCGAACATATTAAAGAGAATTATACTTATTTATTTTGCGATGGATCTGCACTTCATCAGAATTATAAATCGATACGATGCGGATATGGAATTTGTATGATTAAATTGAATCAATCAACTATTGATTATGAAATATCTAATTATTCAAAATTAGTTAATAATATTGGAACAAATAATTTGGCAGAATTAATGGCTATTCTAGATAGTCTGAAATTAATTGAAATAAATCAAATCAAAAAATCATGTATCATATCAGATTCAAAATATTCACTTGATTGTATTCTTGTCTGGAGTGTTATATGGAAAAAAAATAATTGGTTGACATCTAAAAAAACAGAACCTGAAAATTCAGATTTGATTAAAGAAATATTGGAAAAATATGAATCGCTACTTCAAAAAAATCATATTATTGAATTTAAACATATGAATTCTCATAAAACTAAACCACATGATATATTATCATATCAATACTTTTTATGGTTTGGTAATGAAATGGCTGATCAATTAGCAAGAGATGGAAAAATCACTAAAGAATATGAATCACCTAAACCAATTACCGTTGAATGCCAAATATAAGACCATTGGTCTTTTGGATATCAAAGCTAGCTAAAGAGTTCCTATTTTAAGCCCTACTTAAAATGGGAACTATACGTTACCATAGGGAAATCTTCTTTGCTCTAGTGTTTTCAGTTTCAAAATGTAAACTAACCGGATAATATATTTCATTATGATAATTATATAAAATATCTGATAATGCTAAATAGACTCTTTCTATACTAATATTTTTTTTTAAATGCAACTCACTAATAATAGGTAGTTCAATATCTATTGATTCATTGTAAATAGTTTCACTACCATTCAAATTTACAAACTTTTTTATTATTATATTTTCATTAAAATCTGGTGCAAAATTATCCATTATATCCATAGTATGATTGATATAATTAAAATAATATGCTAAGTTCATACGAATGTCTGATATAATAGTTGACTTTATTTTTAAACAAAGTGTATATTTTCCTTTATGGTCAATATTGAATACCAATCCATCTATTTTAATTTCTGGTAAAATTCCATAATAGTTTTCTACAAACCCATCTAGTAATTTATTAACATCATTTATAGTATTTATTTTATTAATATTACCTCGACTTTGTGCTTCAAAAAGAGTTAATGACTTCATATAATGAATCATCCAATTAATATCATTTACAACATTCAATGAAGATAATTTATTTTGTAATTCTTTTATAATATCAATAAACTCTTGCGACATTTTTAATTTTAAATAATGAACAAACATTATTTTTTATATATGTAATTTAAAAATTAAAATCAAAACTATTTTATATCAATTTTTATAGATAAAATTAACAATAGTATATTATCAATTTTTATAGATACCAATTATCAATTAACATTGCTGGTCCATAAATATATTGACCTTCTTTAAAATAACCACATGCTTTCATAAACTTAGTTGCTAATTTGTTAATATTTTCTTCAATCTTATCTTTATCTTCAACTTCAAGAAATGCTAGAACTGGTTTATTGCAACTCCATTTTTTTGCATGAGTTAAACCCTCTTTTACAACAGTTTTTATAATAATTTTTCTTTCTGGTTCTTCAATCTCCTCTTCTTCTTCCTTTACCTCTTCTTCTTTTACTTTTTCTTCTTTTACTTCTTCAGTTTTACCATCTGTAATTGCTTTAACTTCATCTTCTCTTTCAATTTGAACTTCTAATTCACGATCTAGAGAGACACCATTAGTATTGTTTCCTTTATATTCTTTGTGTTTTTTATTGGCTTCATACAAATCTTTATCTGCAATTTCACCATCTAGATAAGAACGAATAATTTCCATTGAAAAATATTCCTTAGTACCTTTAAATTTAAGTTTTCTATATTCAGTTGTTGAAGGTTGAAAAGCAACATATTCATAAACACCAATTGAATTTGCATCAAACCCTGAAGTTTCATCAAATTTTTGTTGAAAGACTTTATCTTTATGAAAAAGAATGTTACGATAAGTTTCCATTTTGTCAATAACTGAAATGTTTTCATTTAGTAAGTCTTCATCATTAACCAGTGAAGGTTTATCTAATTTTTTAAGTATATCAAATGATTCTAAATAATCAAAAATTGCGTTTTCTAGGTTACCTTTATTTTTATGAAAAAATTTATTAGCATCTTCTTCTGAAGATGAAGTTTGTTGTAGAAAAATTTTCATTTCCTCTTCAGATGGTTTATAAATTTTTTCTACTTTTGAAGGGTCACATAATAAAGCATATGCAACTTTGTCTTTTTCACTTTTAAAATTATCCATTTTATATTATGTATTGTTTTTATTAATTTAAAATAAACTTAAACTTATTCTTATCATAATTAATATATTGATACATAAATGGATAAATTAACAGCAATTTTAAAACAACAAAAAAAAGAATTTGAAGAAATTCTTACAATTTATCAAGAAGACATTGAATCCCAATTTAATTCATTGATTAAAGAAATTTCATATCTAAAAGATAATTTATCAACAAAAGATATTGAAATTACAACTTTAAATACTAAAATTACAGACAATAAATTTAATCAACAAAATTATCAAAACTTTTCAATGGTTAGTAACCTTAGTAAACAGGTAACTGAAAAAGAACTAGAAATTAAAAAATATCAATCACAACTTAGAAACGCTAAAAAAGAAATTGATAGTCTTAAAGAAAAAATTGACACCATTAGTGAAAAAGGGGATGATGAAATAGAAGAACCCAAACATGAAGTAGAACAAATGGAGAAAATAGTTGAAGTCTTAGAAACTACAGAAATTGAAATTATCAAAGAAAAAGTAGAAGAAGTACATAATGAAGAAGTTCAAAATACAGAGAAAATAGAAGAAGAATTGCTAGTAGAAGAAGAAGAACAAGAACAAGAAATTAGTTATGTTCGTAAAAAAATTAAAGGTGTTTATTATTATGTTTCTGATGAAGAACCATCTCTAATTTATAACTGTCTTGAAAATAATGAAGTTGGTGAAGTCAGTATTGGAAGAATGAATGGTAAAAAAGCAGAATTTTATTAAGATTATGACTTAAAAAGTAAAAATAATATGATTACTATGATTAAAACATAGAGATAACTATACGAATATTCAACATCGTATGAAACAGTATTTTTATTAACATATTCGCTAGGTGGTAATGTTTTTTGATATATCTCAATTAATTTTGGATCAACATTACTATTATTACTTACAAAACCTTCATTCATATCAGGTTCTGGAGTTGATGATGATATAGGTGTTGGTTCAGGTTTTATATTATATTTAATATTGAATGCTTTATTGATTTTTTCAGTATTATCTTCAATATCATTTATATTAGGATTTGGTGTTTCTTGGTTTCCGTTGGCTGGTAGTAATCTATCATATTTTACATCATAAATATAATCTCTAAATGGAGATTCATATACAGATTGTCTAGTAGTTGTTTCATAAGATAATGGTGGTTTATTTTCTATAAAATTACCAATTAATTGATATTCATTACTTATTTTAATAGGTTCATAAGATGAATCCTTTAATTTATCATTATAATTATCAAGAGTGCTGTAACTAGTTTTAGAAACATCCTTTGCGTAAGACCCCCAATACCAGTCATCTTTTAATCCATTCCATGCTTGTTCATCTTGCATTTCTTGTTCTTTTAATCCACGAGCTTTTAATTTTTCATTTCTTTGTTTAAAATCAAATTGAGTATCATTAATTTGTTTTTTTATTTGTTCTCTGTTGGCATTGATTTGTTCTAATTGTAATTTATACATTTGAGCATTATAAGTATCCATATCAATTGCTTCTCTATCTTTTTTATCAATTACTTCAAAATGTTCATTTGAATAAAGTTCATCTGTTATTAAACGACTTGATTGATTAATAGTTGCAGATAACATATTTTAATTCTATTTATATTTTGTAAAGAAAAAAAGAAACTTATTATTATTTCTTTTCAATCATTATTTCATCAAGATCAGCTAAACAATTAGGGCAAGTTTTATTTAATTCATTAAGCCATGGTTCAATACATTTTCTACAAAAATAGTGATTACATATTGTTTTTCTAACACTATCTGAAACAGGATCTTGACAAATTGTGCAAATAATTCCTTCAGGAATTTGATTAATATTAGTAATAATTGGAGCGACTAAATCTATATCCTTAACTGGAACTTTTACATCTTCCATATTATCGTAGTTAAAAGTGTTATTATCATAAATAGTTCTAATCCGAAGATTAACAAAATCTATAAAGATATCCTGAATATTTTGATTTAATTCATCTCCTATATTTTCTAATGCATCTTCATAATCTGTATCATTTGCACCATCAGTATCAATATCTTCACCATTATCTTCATTCTCTACATCATTTTCATATTCTGATAAAAATGAAGATGATAAGAAAGAAGATGTTAATGATCTTCTATTTTCATAACACTCTCTTACATGATCTATATAATTATCAAAGTCAACATATATTTCGCAAAATTCACATTGAACAAGTGTACTCATTTTTACATTCATAAAATGAAAAAAATAAAATAAAATAAAATAAAAAGCAAAATTAAATATTATAATGTATTTAATAATTTAGAAGTAAATCAGTTGGTATGTTATCTTCTAATGAATTATTGGTAGTTTGAGGTTGTTGTTCTTCTTCTTGTTCTTGTGGAGGATAATAAGTATTTTGATTATACATGATACTTATAAACCCCCACTCTGGATAGTTTTTTTGAAAATATTCAAATGATTTTTCTGTTTTACTATTTTCTTTAATTTGAGGATAACTAATAAACAATGAATTTTTATTAACTAATCCATTAATTGAATGATGACATGTCAAAGTATTAACCAAGTATTCACATATCACAGACGATTCTTTTCTCAATACAAACCATAATATATAAGGAGTTAGTACAAGACAATAACATTCCTCCAATAATAAAACTAACCGTTGGGGAAACCATTGCATAATTTCTTTGTGAACACTATAACTTCTAGGTTCTTTCATCCAATCTTCTTTAACATCAATATATTCCATCATTTTTTTCATCGATTTTTCAGGATTATAGACATGTTTTATATTAGCAAAACTTTTAACAATTGCCATAATACCACCCATAATACCAAGATACCATAAAATTGGACGATTAAAACTAATACTAAGATTGATCAATAGATTCTCATTCAATAATGTTATGATTACTAAAATCATAAAGAACGATCCTATAACAAACATGATAAAATGTGCAATTGTTCCATATAATCGTGATGGAAATTGCTTATCATAATCCTTAGTGGCTATAGCAGCATTCTCTAAGCGTGCATTAAATAAATGAGGTAATTCATTATAATATCTTAACTTCCATGATGCTTTAGTAGACCATTGACGATTCATGATTAATCGTGGATTATTATAAAATTGTTCACCATATTGTAAAAACATATACATGACTATAAAAATCAAGAGAAATGGCATAAAAATTAGATTGATAATTGTCACTCTTTTCAATTGAGTATTCACTTTTTCTTGATACTTATTAATATCTAGTTTTATATCATCTGAAATTTCACGGTTTTCATTAATTAATGGATTAATAAAACAAAATATAAAATTCCATTCCAATAATTTACTAAGTGGATATTTATTAAATTCTAGGTTCTCTAGTTGGTCATAGATGGAAATTATCATATTTTCTTTTGTCATTATTTTTAAAGCCATTGTATAAAAATTTAGATTAGGATTACAATAATATTTAATAATTTTATTAGATACTTCATTCCATGTAATTGTATCTAAATCTTCACTGTTAATTTCTAAATCATCTTTGAATATTTTACGGATTTTCCAGAATTTTTTAATACTAGCATAAATACTAATTAATCGAATACATAAATATCCTAGAAATAAAACTGAACATATAATTACAAATGGATTTAATTTCCAAAAATTATGTAAATTAATAAAATGAGAGATTGATACCATTTCTTTCATATTATAATTAATCAATCCCTTAAAATCCACACATTGCCCTAAAAAAATTAATAGAAAAACTGTAAAAACTAAGACTAATAAATTTGTTAATTCAGTTAATATTAGGTTTGAATAACCTTTGTTATGATAATAATAATATAAATTAAATAAATACAGACTATTGATATCCTTTTTATTTCCTGTATTGTCAATCAATAAACTATATTCAGTCATTGTATGTATATTTTTTTAAATCTCATAATTATAATATCAGTTTGATTTTAAGTGTTTTTATTCAGTTGAAATATTTCATCATAATATTCTTCATCATCAGCATAATATTCAATATAGTTATCATATTTTTTATGATTAATATGCTTTTCTACTTCAATACATAATTTTAGTTTTACTATGATATTTGGTATCATGAGATATCCATTTTTATTTATCATATGCTTCCATTGAATATTTCTCCTAAGATTTTTAGTTAAAATCAATTTATGCATTTCTTCTATTTTATTAGCCATCTTTGTTTATTTTATTTCTAGTAAATTTTATTTCTAGTAATTATCTTTATTATTATTTTGTTATTTTATTTTTAGTTTAGGATTATTTTATTTTTAGTTTAGGATTATTTTATGATTCTTTTATTTTTTTCTTATAAAGTCATTAAATGAAAAGGACACAATTGAAGATTAAAAGAATCGCAATTAATCCTAGAAGTAAAAAAAAGCGATTTATTTATTTAGATGAAAAAAATAATCAAATTAAAGATCAATCCATTTTATCTAGAATTGGTAAATTAGTTATTCCACCTGCATATACTGATATTAAAATTGCAGATACTGCAAATAACTATTTACAAGCAGTTGGTATTGATGAAAAAGGTAGAAAACAATATATCTATAATAAAAGTTTTGTGGCTAGTCAATCTAGAAATAAATACTGTCAATTAAAGAATTTTGGTACACACATAAATCAAATTAGAAAAGATGTTAGAAGTATTATGATGAATGATATGCCAGTAAATGATAAAGAAAAAATGATAGCTCTTATTATATATATCCTAGACAATTGTCATTTTAGAATAGGTAATATCCATTATTTTAATGAATATCAATCACATGGAGTATCAACTTTGCAAATAAAACATCTGACATTTAGTCATTCAGAGGTTAAAATAGAATTTATAGGTAAAAAAGGTGTTCTTAATACATGTGTCTTTACAGATGCATTATCAATTAAACTTCTTAAAGAATTAGTATCAATTAGTAAGGAAAATAACCACCCTCATAATTTTTTATTTTATTATATGGATAATGATAAAAATATTGATACTAATATTGATAAAGAAAAAGACACTGAATTACAAATATTAAAACCCATTGATATTAATAATTTTTTGAATAAATATCACGAAGACATTACTCTTAAAATGTTTAGAACATGGGCTGCAAATTGTATTTTCCTAGAAGAAATTATAAAAAATAAAAAGTTATTTATTGAAACTGCTAATTTAGATGAGAGTAAAGAAATTATTCAACGAAAAACAGAAAAATTAATTAATGAAATTTTAAAAATAATTGCAATAAAATTACATAATACACCATCTGTATCTAAGAAAAGTTATTTAGATGATGATCTAGTTCAAATTTATTTAAAAAATCCTAAATCATTTTGGAAAAAAGCCAATAAAAATAAAAATGATATAACATTGTTGCTATTAGATTTTTTTGATAAAAATTGTAATGTAAGAAATAATAGAACACATAAAGCTAATTCATAATTTTATACAATTCATTTGCAACATTATCACCAATACGTTCAACATCTTTGATAACAAAATCAATTGTTTGATTTGTTTGATTGTTATTTTGTTCTTGGTAATATGAATCAATATCCTCATTGATATTATCTATATCCTCATTGATATTAATATCAATATCATCCGTATTTTGATCTTGATTAACAATTTCATTAAGAATATAATTAATACCTTCAAATTCAACTTTTAAATTCATGTAATTATTATTCAAATCATTAAAATCAGATTTTAATTGTTTATAATTAGTATTAAGAATATGTAGATCTTTTGATAAAGTATTGTTATTATTATTAATATTATTAATTTCATCAATTAACATTTTAATATTATTTTCGAGTGTAATAACTTTCTTTTCAATTGTGAAAAATGAAGATTTAGTATTTGTTTTCTTTTTTTCATTCATAATTTGTAAAATATCATTTGAAAAGTTTTTAACAAGAATTTTCTCAATGCCATTTAGTTTTGAAAGATCATATAAATCATAATTTTTATTGACTTGAATTAAATCTAAAATAATATTGATTATAAAATCTTGATTATTCATATGATATTTATTTAAATAATTATAAATTTCTAAATCATCAAAATTGTGTAAATTACAATCATTAATAATATTTTTATAAATTGATTTTGCAAAATAATGATAATCAATATTGTTTTTAGTTAAATATACTTTAATATGTTTGATAATATATTGTTTTGGAAGATTATAATCAATGTAATCTTCATTTGTTTTAGAAACATTCATATTATTAGTATTGTTAAAATTATTTAACCATACTTGTAAAGGTAAAGAGTTGTTCATTTTGTATTTGTAAGGAAACATCTTATGAAGGTGTAATTAATATATTATTATTATATATAAAATTTAGATTCAATTTTTTTTAAAATAAAATAAAATAAAACAAAACAAAACAAAACAAAACAAAACAAAACAAAACAAAACAAAACAAAACAAAACAAAACAAAACATTTCTAGCTTCAGATTTAAATTCAGATTAATTTTAATCCTTTGATTTTACCACCTGAAATTATTAAATTTACATTATGATTTGATTCTAATGCATAAAGTAAATCTTCAATATCATCCCTCCATAAATATTCTTCAAAAGTTGCAAAGAAATCTTTTTTAAATTGTGCAATACTGATAAATTTTCTGCGAGAGTAAGTTGAATTAATAAAATCCATAACAGGTTTATTAAATTTCTTATTAAAACTTAATTCCCAACAGAATCTATTAATACTAGGTACTTGTGGTTCAACTGTTGGATCTTCCATCATCATATGACAAATCATACTCATATTATTAAGTTCAAAAAGTTCTCTTACAAGAGTCTTATAGACAACATCAATACGACGAGATTCAGTATTAAGTTTAAGACCAAGGTTATTTCTTAATTCTTTAATGTATTCCTTCGGAAGGATACCATTCCATCCTTCTTTCATTGAAACTCCAACTGCATCAATCCATGATTTATTTGTGTAAACATATCCAGATGGATTATGTCTTTGAGCATTTGCCGCTAATAAAACAATAACTCTCATTAAATCTAGTAAATATTTAACTTCGAAATGGTCAAATATTCTTAATTCCATTCCAAATGGGGGTTTCATTGGTGCAGCATCAACACGAGGACAATCATTTGGGTTACTTCCTGTTTTTATACATTCTTCTATGGATTCAGCAGTTGCAAATGTTCTAATATCACTTGTGTGAATACTTTTGGCTTTTTTAGGAAATTTGCTATAATTTTTATTAGGTGGAGCAGTTTTGGCACATAATTCTAATTTTTCGGAATCAGTAAATTTAATTTGATCTCTCCAATATGATTTAATATTTGTTGCACGTCCGATACCATATGAATCAAATGGTACTTCTTTACCTTCAACGGTTTGCCCTAGTTTTCTTAAATCTGAACCACCAAAATTACCCCATCCAACAATCATAATACGAGCTGAACCTTGAATTTTATTAGGACCAGTTGCAACTGAATCAGGATCTGGGCTAAAGTAAACACCATTAAATAATGGTTCAATCCATTGGAATTGCATACCAAAAAAACGATGCATATTAACAAATTCAGGAGTAGTAATACCTTTAAAGTGAGGTAAAGTGATTGTCATATGATAACTACCAAGATAGTCCTTGAATTTTTCGGATTGATTAAAACTATATTCTTCTTTTTCAATTGTTGGTCTAATCGGTACTTTAATATCACTTAAAAAATTGCAAGGATGAGTTCTGATAGGACCATATAATTCTACTTTCTTTTGTGTATGAGGATTTTTCATTTGAAGCTCAATATATTTATCTTCTAAAAATACTATTTCTTGATGAATAGATTCAATACTGCGATTTTTAAAATTACCTGTTATTAATTCAGGCATTAATAGTGGTGTTCTAGGTAAAATTACACGTCCATCTTTGCAACCTTCTGCTTGACGTCCCGATAATTCCCAATCAATATTTGATAACCATTCATGTTCATCTTTTGTTATTTTTGGTCTATTTTTGTCATCATGTGATTTAAAACATTTATCTCTGCTTTTACAACATGCTCCTTCATCTGATTTATCACCAGTTAAATAACATGTAGATTCCTGTGAATCAAATAAAATATTAGCATCAACAAAACCGGATTTGGGTACATGAAATAATTGCATTTCATGTTCAATACCTAAACCCCATGAATATTCTCTTGATTGATCAATAGTTTCTAATCCAGATAATATGAATTCTGTGTTTTTTTTTAATTTTTTCTTTTTATCAGTATCAATATTTTTATGAGTTTTTGATGAATCTCTTTTAACTGTTTTTTTCTGACTCTTCATTATTTTTATATTACGACAAGAAAAAAGATTTTTATTGAATAAATTTTTATAAAAATTTAATCTTTGATTTAGAATAAAAGATGGATATTGTTAATGATACACAAAAAATATATGACGAAGTTAATAGTTTAAATCCATTTGTTGTATTCATAGTATCCTTTATTGGATTAATGCTAACATTATTCTTCGTTTATATTTTTAGAAATTCATTAATTGAAAGTTATGGTAAACAAATATATTTATGGTTCTTTGTCTTAATCGCATTAAACTTAGTAAATATTCTATTTATAACTGGATATTATCAAACTAGATATAAAAATATAGTTGGTAAACCAGGGTTTCAAGGTGATATAGGTGATTTAGGTTCTATAGGTCAAAATACAACTTGTAGTTATTGTTCGGATTCATCAGAACTAGGTATTCAATATACTGATAAATATTATCTAATATCCAAAATTTCTAAAACTACAAATATAGTTGGTGAAATTAGTTTATGGAGAAGTGTAGGTATGTTAGGGTTATCATCATTAGGAGATACTGTTTTTTCCCAACAAAATCAAACTAAATTAAGAACTTATATGGCAGGTTTTGGATCACAACCCCCAAAAGATTTTAAAAAAATAAATGAAATATCAGATGGAGTGAATCGTATCGCATTATGGGAACCGATACCACCCAAAGGTTATTCTTTCTTAGGGCATTTTGCAACAATCGGTTCAACAAAACCAAATGTTAACATAGTTGCATGTTTGCCAAGTACTTGTTTAATCCAATCATATAATTTTTCATATGTTGCATCATTTCCAGCAATTGATATTATACCATCATACACTAAATCACCAATTAAATTTTGTTCATTTTGGCAAACACAATTAAATCATATGATATGCAAAGTCTCTGATGCACCTTATATAACTAATAGTGTTTATTATAATATTGTTCAAGGTCATCCAGAATATTATGATATTAAAAATAAATCACCAATCCAAGATAAAATGATTGAACTAGAACAAGTGCTTAAAAATAAACCTTCTGTGATATATCATATGCAAAAGGATACTATGAATGGGATTAAATTTAATCCTATTTTTGTAGATAGCAAAAGAAATGCAACCGGTAAAGTTATTGAATTAACAGTCAATGCTAAACCATTAAATACAGTAATGAATAATATACCTACAATGGAGAATTTTATATCATATTTTATGGATAGTCTTATTTACATTAATAAATTAATTCAAGAAAATGATAGTCCTCTTAAATTTAATAATGATAGTAATATGACAGGAAAAACACCATTTATTACATTAAAAAGATTAATTGAAAAAACAAAAAAAAATGAAAATGCATTTAATACAGTTATTATTTTTTGTAAAATATTTAGAGCAAACCCCGCAATTGCGATGAAGGCATTTCAGGATGAAAATAAAACATTTGGTGTCACTACTAATAATTATATTGATATGACACTTGAAGAAAAAACTAAGAATTTTTTAAATATTTTAAATATTATCGAAATAAGTGAAATAAATAAAGCAATTACTAAATTTAAATCGATTGGTATAGAAGCTGAAAGTCAATTAGGTCTATTTGATATTTACGCTAAAAAGAAATCGGCTGAGAAAGAAGCTAGTTATTCAATCAAAGAAGAACCAAATTCAGCAAATAACTTATATGATGATTTATTTTATTTATTTCCAATGGGATTGAATGATCAAATTTCTGCCACCGAGGAGGATTCCTTAGATGGTGGATTTTATTTAGATAACGTTGAAAATAGACAACGTAAAAATTTTATTAATTACATTAGAACATTTACAAAACCCATAACATTTAGTCATTCATTTAAAAAAAATTGTATTATGTTTATTGAGACTGATCCTGAAAGAAATCAAATTATAATTGACTTATTAAAAATTTATAATATGGTAGGAACAACATTAGAAAATATTACTAATCTAGGCACATGTGATAGTCCATCTAAGATGACTAAATTATACAATAATTTAATGATACGAATTGACAAACAATTCAAAATGATAGATGGATATAACGAAAAAATAGCAAACCAAGAATTTAGTTATTTTGCAACTAGTCGATTAAAATGGTTATTAAATGAAATGAATAATTACTATCGAGATATTAAAGATAACTGTAAAAGTGATGAACGTAGCAGACTTAATAATGATATTAGAAATAATAAAAACAGATTATGGAATGATTTTAAATTTACAGTTGATTTTGAACAATATAAATTAGAAATTGAAAATATCAATACAATTGTTGATACGATGGATACAGATGGGCTTACTGTTGTACAATTAAAAAAAATATATGAAATTCTTTCAAAAAATCTCTCACAGAAAATAAAAGAAGTAAGAAATAAAAAAGGTAATACAAATAAATAATAAATACATAAATGTCAGATAAAATGAAAAATACAAATAAAAATACAAATACAAATACAAATATTAAAAAAAATAAATTCTATGGATTTATTGAAGTTTTTATTAATAATTATTGGCAAACAATATTATTTATTTTATTAATAGTACTATTATTAATCATTTTAAAATATAGTCAAGACAAATTAGATTTTCCGGAAAGTAAAATGATTATTAATTGGTTTGGCATTATTATGATTGGAAATTTATTGATTACATATTCAATTATGATGATATATCAAAAAGTAAAAAATCAAACTGGGTTTGAAGGTGCACCTGGTTATCAAGGTAAAATTGGTAGTTCTGGTGAAAATGATTATTGTGATGTATGTAATGTAAAAGTTAACAAGATGGAACAAGTCTACGAATTAACACCTCCACAACAACCATTAATGCCTGAGAAAATTATTGTAGAAAAAACTAAAGTTAAACCAAAAAGAATGAAACCATTTTCTGCTTAACCATAGTAAGGATTACTAGTAACATTCATACCACAATATTTTACAGGATTGTTTTCAAAATTAACCGGTTTATAGATACCCATTGCTGAAGATTCTTGTAATAAAAACTTGAAATTATTATAAAATTCATCATTGTGCCCAATTGTTTTACTCATTATATGGGCTAATTCATGAATAATTACAAACATTAATAAGTTATGTTCATGAATTGTTTTATTATCATTTTTTTGTCTTAAGCATAAATGCATCATTTCACCTTTATTAACTGTATATGATGTTGTATTATCTTCATGTTCTGCTTCCCTAACATTAACTGGATTAAATTTTTCTTTTAAACGTCTGACACCATCGTTGTTAGGATGTTTTGTTGCTAAATAATCAATTAAAGATAATGATGTACTTACTAATTTAGACAAAGTATTTGCAGCATCTTTATTATTATTATAATTTTGAACATAATAATATTTATTATCGGTGGCTTTCATTTGAATTGCTTCAAATGCTTCAGTTAAAACCTCAGAATAAATAATTATTAATGTAAGAATAATAAAAAGAATTACTATCGTATGCATTTAATATTTCAATAGAAATTTTTCATATTTTAAGTTATTTTATTAATTAAAAAATATGCATTATAATAAAAATCACTTAAATGAGTTTTAAATATGATCCTGAACAAATTCGGAGGGAAATACAATCTTTTCAAAATTCATTAAATAATATGCAACAACCACAACAGCAACAACAAACCACTAATTCTTCAACATATAGAGACCATAATTTTAAACCGAAGGAAAATGATATTGAGTTTAGAGATACGATTAATGAAAAAGTTAATAATCTTAAATTTGCAAGACCTCATCAAGAAAAAGCACAACATTTTTATGATCAAAATTTAATACAAAATAATCCTCAATACATAGCACAACAAAAAAAAGATGAACATGTTATTAGAAGAGATAATCGTGATAGTTTTAATAATAAAATGGATTCATTTCAATTCCAACGATTTGGTGATGTTGAAATACCTAGTTCAATTAGAGTACATGAACAACAACACCAACCAATTGAAAATAATACAAATATGAATCCCACTCAATCTTTTAGACATAATTCTTCCAATAAAATTAATAATCGAGAATTAAATAATGAAAGAATGCAATCTATATTTTCACTACCTAGAACATTAACTCAACCTTCTAATTCATTTGGATTTGATAGAAATAATTATCAAAATGAATATACTAACTTTAACCAAACTAATACATCTAGACAATTTGACCAAATTTATCAAACTCAAAATAATAATCAACCTCAAAATTATCATAATCAACAGTATACTACACCACAAAGTGTTAGTTTAATTGATGAATCTATTTTACGGAAAAAAGAATCTGATAGAACTAACTATAAAGACTCTCATAACGAAAGACTTCAAGGTTTATCACCACTTGCTAGAACATGTGCTATACCAATAACAACAGCTGATTATAATCATTCAGTTCAACAAAATACATCTCTAATAATTCAAGGTCGAAATGCAAACAATCAAAATACAGATAAAAAGAAAGATATTTCTTCAATGCAAACTAGTCAATGGTATCAACAAAATAATTCAATGCAAACTCCAAAAGTAGTAATTGATACTATGCGACCAATGGATACAAGACAAATAATATAATATTTAATATTGTAGTTTTAATCTTTTCTATTGTAAGTTTAATATTTCTAGGTACTTTTATTAAATTGTAGCATCCTAGAAAAGGTCTTTAATCCAATAATACATTTTATAACTTAAATATCATCATAAACATCTTTTCTAGGTACACATTATTTTTTATCTTTATTTATCTTTATTTATCTTTATTGTATTTTTGAATAAATGTAATAAGAAAATCAAATAAATTAAATTAAAATGACATATTATATATTTAATAATAACTATATAGTTAATTCTCAATGGTCTGGAACATATGTACCTTCACTTATTTACAGTTTTACTATAAAACTACTTTTCTGGACAGGTATGTTTTTTTATAAATTAGTTTCATCATATCAAATAGATGAATCTATTTCATTAACTGCTCTCAAAAAACTCATGTTTGCAACACGTTCCTTTCAAGTTGCAGAATTATCAAAGATTAGAGTTCCATTTCTTGGAGTTATTAGTCCAATCGCATCTGATTTTTGCTTTACACTTGTACATGTTAACCAGATTGATATTTTCATTATACAACCATCATGTCCATCTATTAATATTGTTCTTTATGTTCACGGAGGTGGATTTGTTAGTGGAGATTTTGCTGGATTCAAAAGTTTTATTGATTTATTATCACGTCGTTCAAATATGCCTGTTGTCTTTCCACATTATCGTCTTACCCCAAAGAATACAATTAATGACCAAGTTGATGATATAATATCTACCTTCAAGTTTATTAGTAATCATTTTAAAGTATCTATTTCTTCAGTCATAATTATGGGTGATTCTGCAGGAGGTGCTCTCACATTACTTACACTCCAAAGACTTGCATCAGAAGGTTCTGAAATGCCAAAACGTGCAATTCTTATCTCCCCAATAACAGACATTTCATGTTCTAGTCAAGGGTTTGAATTAAATCGAGATATTGATGTGATGTTGAATCCAGATGTTGTAAAATCCTGTTTACGAATGTCATATCATGGATTAGATGGAAAAGATCCCAAAATATCACCTTTATTTGGTAAATTTGAAGGATTACCACCATTATATTTTCTTACATCTTCCTCTGAAATATTTGTTGATGATACACGTATGGCTGCTAATAAAGCAAATAATGCTGGTGTTGTAACTAATGTAAAATTTGTGGAAGGAGTTTTTCATATTTTTCCGCTTTTTTATTTTGTTGCACCTGAATGTGCTGATGGACTTGAACAAGTTGTTAAGTGGATGATTGAATAGAATAAAAAGTCATAACAGTCATACAATTCATAAAAATAATATAAAAAATAATATACTATATAAATTAAATGCCTGAAGGTCCTGAAGTAACTACTATTAAAGATGGTCTGAATCGTCTGTTAAAAAATAAAACATTAGTTGATATTAATTTTCCAGAAGGTAGTAAATTTCTGAAAAAAACCCCACCACAATATAATGATTTAGCAAAATCTGTTCCATTAAAAATCAAAGAAGTAAAATCGAAAGGTAAGCTTATTTATTTTGTTTTTGAAAATGGATGGTTTATGTTGTCTAGATTATTACTCAGTGGAGGATGGTATCTAGAAAAAGCCAATAAACATAATCATTGTGAGTTAGTTTATAAAGATAAAGAAAAAGACAAAGACACTAAAACAAAATCAATATGGTTTGTTGATCCTAGACACTTTGCAACTCTAGTCTTTACCAATGATATCAATGTTATGAATAAAGTTCTCGATGATATTGGTCCTGATTTATTAAATGAAAAAATTACAGAAGAAATGTATATGTCAATTATGAAAAATAAAAAAAATGGTAAAAAGACAATTGCAACTGTCATGATGGATCAATCTGTTTTTTCAGGTGTTGGTAATTATCTCAAAGCCGAAATCCTATATTCTGCTCGTGTTTCACCTCATTCAATTATTAATAATATTCCAAATGAAAAACTTCTTCAAATCTTTCATATAACACTTGATAAAATTAATGCTAGTTATAAACTTGGTGGTGCTAGTATTAGAAATTATTCAGATATTAAAAGACAAGAAGGAACATATTCATTTACATTTGCAGTCTATCATCAGAAAAAAGATCCGATGGGTCATCATGTAATAACTGAAAAAACAAAAGATGGACGAACAACCCATTGGGTTAAAGAACTCCAAATACAATACTAATCTTAATCTTATCCATCCATCGCCATTTCTCGTTCTTCTTCGTTAAACCCATCAAAAGTTTTATTTTGCATCCGACTCATTGCACTAGAGCATACACGTGTTACATTTTGGGAACCTTTTGGTGTGTAAGCATAATTAATACATTGATTTGCAGAAATACCAAATTGCTGACCTGCTTTAATACTATCATAATTAGTTCCAAGATATAGAAAATTCCATTTATAAACATTAGAGTGTTCTTCAATCAATGCTTTTAAATTGTCTGATGCATCACTTCCTTCATACTTTACATCATCAGGACTTCTAGATCTCATGCTTAATTGATTACACGTTTGTTCTCCATCTGATAATAGAATAAAAATTACCTTACCCGGACGTCTTTCTGTCATATCAGATAATCTCATACCAGTTGTTTTAATCATTTTAGCAAATGCAGGTATCAATGCAGTCATACCATTTGGCATAATATCTTTTTTAGTAATATTAACACTATTGCCATTAATACCATCCGCAAATATATTAAAGTCATCACTAAATGTTGCACCATAAAAAATGACTTCTTTCCCCATCTCACATTGTTCTCTTATCATTTTAGTTAAACTTTGAGCTAATTCATTTGTATCTAAATTAGCCATTGAACCAGAATTATCAATTAATGCCGAAATGCATACAAAATTATCGTCTAATATTACACTCATTATTTCAATTAATTATTTATTATATTATATTAATATTAACCATAATTGTTTATATTGTTTTCAATCAAACCATATATATATATATGATTTGATCTTCCATTGTAAAATGAAAAATCTAAAATTACACATGATAATATCATAAATAAACCGGTTCATATTTATTAATTTTATTACGTGTAATTCAATGAATTTTATGGTACTCACAAACCAATGTTCCAAAGATTAAGATATTCTGTATGACACAAAAAAATAACACAACACAACACAAAACATAACAGAATATTTGCTGTTTGCTATCCGCTTCACTTGACAGTTGACGGTATTGATTCTTTAATCGCTGTTCGCAAACATTGTTACTACATTATATCAATAAAAAATTTTATTATTAATAACGTAAAATTGTTAAATGAGAAATTATCAAGCAATCTCAGTAAATAGTGGTGCAAAATCAACCACATGATAGTTAATTGATTTTAGTGCTTTACCACTATTCGCATTATAAATAACCCAACGATCCATATCATTTACTTTAACCGTTGAAAGACGATAAGCAGGAGAATCATAACGTTTTTCGTTTTCTAGATACCATTTAACTGTATTTTGTGCAATCTCTTCGGTTTCAGCTAGTTTGCTCATATTAGAATCATGAACCATATTAAATGTATAATCTAGGTCAAACCCAAACATATCAGCCCATTGATAAAGATAATTATGAACTAACGCTAGTTTAGTAATAATTTTGGAAATATCTTTAGTTTCAAATGAACTCTTAAGACTATCAATAGATTTAGAATAATCACATGTAAGACTTTTAAGTTTTTCACTTTCTAGTTGAAAAACTGCTTCCATACGCTTAACGCCAAAAGGAATATCACTTAACTCTTGCTTAACATTTAGTTTAACAATATTATGCTCAAGGAGACATTTATCAAAATCTTGTTCAAATGAATCTGCAGCACCGTGAACTACATATAGAATATCACTGACAGCATCCAAAATTTCAACATAATTGTTTGTATTCAGGGCATCATATAATTCTTCTGATTCTTCTTGAATTAAATCCCAACGAAGTTTAAATAGTTTATCATCTGGGGTACTAGAACGACCAATACCAAAAGCAACGTTAAAAGCATTGACTTTTTGAAAGTTAGTAAGTTGAGACATAATGAATTGATATGATAATTGATTATAATATAAAATAAATATAACAATCTTATTTCAATTTTTTTTATATTGGTACATAATAAAAAAATAAAAAATAAAATAAAATAATAAAGTAAAAACAAAAAATATGGTTTGCTATACTTCTTGTTCAGTTGCTGGAGTTGTTTTATTTTCAATGGTTTATATGATAGTAGCAGTCGATAAAAGTTATATTAAAGATGATTTTATGAAAGTTCTCACACCAGAACTTCAAGTAAAATATAATCAAATTATGAAAGAAAGACGCGATGCATACATTAAAGGATTTATTGGAGGTTTTATAATATCTTTAGTTAGTTGGTTATATATGAGAAACTCAATGAATAGTATGGTTTCAGTCTGTTATTTAGTTTCAATGACATATATTATTATGTATGTCTATTATACGATGACACCTAAATCGGATTTATTTGTAGTACATTTAAATGATCCAGTTGCTAGAGCAAAATGGGCTCAAGTTTATTCTTACATGAAATATAATTATCATATGAGTATCCTTCTAGGTATCGTTTTTGTTGGTTTATTTTCATATGGAATTTGCCAATAATATTTTAATCTATTTTTAGAGTTTTTAATTATTTTTAGTTAGACATATTATTATTTTTGTATCATAATAATAATAAAGCAAATAAGCAAATAAAGCAAAATGGCTAAATCTAGACCTCTATTTACAGATGGTTGGAATTCATTTTGGCACTTTTTATTTGGATTTATCTCAATTAGATATGTTCTTATAATGCCATTCTTTGTTCTATATCAACTATATTCATTTAATGATGTTAATCTTCACATCGACCTAGTAGAATATTTTATTGGTTATCTATTATCATATTTTCTAGTTAAATATAATATTATGACACTCGATTTTTTACCACTTCCGAAACTTAAATAATTATTATTTTTTTATTTTTATTTTTTATATTATATAAATAAATACAAAAAAATGACTGTTCGTCGCCAAACTGCCGGAAATGACCCTAATCCTAATATTAGACATAACCCTAATCATAGACATAATAATGGAGCACAACCACCACGCATGGGTCTCAATAGACAAGCACCTGTAAGGGGTGATCAAAATAATGAACCTCAGCCTCAAGAGCCTCAAAAAATTAATAGTAATCCTGTAAATCTATCACATGGTGGTCGAAGAAAATCAATAAAATCAAGAAAATCAAGAAAATCAAGAAAATCAAGAAAATAAATTATTATATTTTATCTTCATTTATTTTCTAGTAAATTTACCTATAAATTTATATTGATTACTATCAGTCACTATCATGTAAATATGAATACCTTGTAATCCAGCAGTAATGGTATCAGGTTTTCCAATCATATGATTCCATTTTTTTATTAAATTATGAGGTGGTTTGATATCATAAATAAAATCAATCAATTGATTATTTATATATTTTGTTCGATAAGTATTTTTTATAAAATTTAGTGTACTATCTTTTATATTTTTATCCATTTTAGATTAAATATATAAAAAAAATTGAATTTTAAAAACTAATATATAAATTAGTGGTGGTATATCCTATGTACAATGTTGAAAGAGACATTGTGTATAGTTCTTATACCACTGATTGGACAATGTATGCCCAATTCACCTAAGAGTGTTCGTTTCATGCGAACAAATACTCCATCATTTTTTTTATTTTTATTTTTTTAATATTTTATTCTTAGTATTTTTAGATTAAATATTGAAAAAAAATTGAATTGTAAATTTTCATATAATATATATTACCATATAATTTACCATAATTAAACACTCTCGTGGTGTAGGTATTTGTATTTCTTCGGAGATGCATTTATCATTTTTTTTCTTTAATATTCATTATAAATCTTTTGATTAATATAATTATATGAAAATATACCAGTTCGTATTTTCAAATATTCATATAATTTATAATATCCTGATTTTTCTAATATGAATATTTTTTTTATTTTATAATTAGATAAACAACCCATAAATTTATTTGAATTATTTTCTATATTACAATCAATTATTATAAAATCATCATTACTATCAAAACCAATATTATTTAGGATAATTTTATATTTTTTTGTATTACTATGAATAATTCTAGGTTTTATTTTCAGATGATTCATTCCACCTGTTAAATAAGAAATTGCAATTTTCTTTTTTTTTATTTCTAATCTTAATTTTATTTTATCTGAATAATCAGATCCATTAAATGAAAAATATATTGCACGATTATCATTTATTATTTTTTGAAGCAAACTCATATTTAGTTATTTATTTCATATTATAGTTATTTTTATTTTTATTTTTATTTTTATTTATTTTATTAATTTAAAAATTGAAATATATAAAATAAGATTATTACCTTATAAATCAGCACATCATAAGTATGCCTCCTAAAAAAGTTAAAGATGAAATTAAAAAAATAAAAGAAGAGAAAACATTTAAAGATGAGAAGAAAGTTAAAAAAGAGAAGAAAATTAAAGAAGAGAAGAAAGTGAAAGTTAAAGAAGAAAATAAAGAAAAAACTATCATTGAATCTACAAATATTTACAGTGGTAATCAAGTTCTGATTGTTGAATCTCCCAATAAAATAAAAAAAATCAAAGAAATTCTAGATAAATTTAAAAATCATCCTAGCTTTGAACAATGTAATTTTATTGTTACTGCATCTTGCGGTCATATTCGCGAAATTGATAAAAAACACGTTGGTATCTCCCTAGAAACCTTTGAACCAAATTATATGATTAGTGAATCTAAATCTCATATTGTTCATGATTTAAAAGATGAAGTTAGAAATGCTGAGATGGTATGGTTATGTCCAGATGCTGATCGTGAAGGTGAAAGTATTGCATGGCACTTAATGGATGTTTTAAAACTCAAAGAACATCAATACAATCGTGCAACATTCAATGAAATTACTGAAAAAGCAATCATGTATGCTTTACTACATCCTAGAAAGGTGGATTTTAATATGTATTACTCTCAAAAAGCACGTAGTGTAATTGACAAATTGATTGGTTATTTAATTTCACCTGTTCTAGATTCACAATTTCAAACATTTGGATTGAGTGCTGGACGGGTTCAATCTGTTGCTGTTAAATTGGTTGCTGAACGTGAGAAGGAAATTGACAAATTTGAAAGCAGTGGTTATTATCAAACAAAAGGAGTATTTAACCCCGCTAAAGGTGATAATAAAACTTCTAAAATTCCAGCGGACTTAGATAAAACTTTTGAAAATAAAGAACAATCAATGGAATTCCTAGAATTGGCAAATCTTGCTGAATACAAAATTATTGATGTTATGGTCAATAAAACAAAACGTAAACCAACAGCACCTTTTATTACTTCGACTATTCAACAAGAAGCATCAACTAAACTAGGACTATCTCCAGATAATACTATGAAAATCTTACAAAAATTGTTTGAGGGTGGTCATATTACATACCATCGTACAGACAGTTTAATTCTAAGTGAAGATTCTAAAAAAGAAATTCAACAGTTAGTATCAGAAACTTATGGTGAAGATTTTTATCAAAATAATATTTATGCTAATAAGGATGATGCCCAAGCCGCACATGAACCTATTCGTCCTACACATATGGATATTAAATCGATTGAAGGAACTAGTATTGAGAATCGACTTTATCAAATGATTTATAATCGCACAATTGCTTCTCAAATGGCTCCAGCTTCAGTGGATATTAAAACTGTCAAAATCGGTATGAATAATTCAGATCGTATCTTTCTAGTTAAAGCCGAAAACATTACATACAAAGGTTTTCTAGTAATCTATGAAAAAGACAAAAATTCAGGCAAACATAGAGATGAAGATAAAGATAAAGACGTAGATGTAGATCCAGAAGGTGCAGATGAAGAGAATGAAATGGAAGTTGATAATTCAGCTTTGTATGAAATTTTAGATACATTAAAAGTTGGTGATATTATGAAGTATAAAATTATTGAATCAATTGAAAAATTCTCTAAACCTCCACAGGGTCGTTATACTGAAGCAAGTCTTATTAAAGAACTTGAGAAAAAGGGTATTGGACGACCTAGTACATTTTCATCTATTATTGCAAAAATTCAAGATACTAAACGTAATTATGTTAAAATCTTGGATAAAAAACCTGAAAAGAAGGATTCATATATTCTTCAATACAATAAAGGTAAATTCAATGAAAAAGTTGTTAAAGTTAATATGGGTGGATACACTAAAAAATTAGTTGCTCTTGAAACAGGTAAAGCAATCATATCATTTCTAGATAGTAACTTTATTACAATTATGGATTATAATTTTACGAAAAACACTGAAAAAGAACTTGATGAAATTGCGGAAGGTAAATTCTTATGGAACACTGTTGTAAAATCAGTCTATGGTAATTTCAGTCCACAAATTGAAATTGTTCGTGGAAAACAAGCAGGTGGTGATAAAGGTAAAGTTAAAAAATATTTAGGAACTGACCCCATGAGTCAGAATGATGTTGTTATCATCTACACTAAATCAGGACCAAGTATTTATACAGAAATTAATGGTGAAAAGAAGTATTGTAATATTACGGATGATGAGGCTAATGTTATGACACTTGAACGTGCATTAGAATTGATGAAATATCCAATTCTTTTAAAATCACCATCAGGTTCTGAAGAAGAAAATATTGAAATTTGTAAAGGCAAGACAAATTATTATCTTAAACAAAACAAAAAAAGTGTTTCCCTGACTGATAATGTGGAAGAAGAACCAAAGGAAATTACATGGGTAGTTGCTAATGAATTATTTAAACATAATACTGAAAATACACAATCTCGTATTATTAAATCATTTGAAGAAGATCCAAAATTGAATATTGTGAATGCTCGATTTGGACCATGTATTGAATATACAGGTAAAAAGGCAAAATTATTTGTATCAATTCCTAAAAATAAAAACAGTGATGATATGACATTTGAAGAATGTGTTATTATGGTTAATAAGAAAAAAGAACAACTCAAGAATGGTGTTAAACCAAAACCTTTTCGCAAATTTACAAATACAAAAAAAGAATAAAAAATAATTAACTAATAATTATTAAACATTTATTTAAATTTTTTATAGTTTGTTAATAATTCTATAAATATTATCAGTTGTTTTAGTTAACAATTCAATTTGTGAACGAATTGATGATAGTTCTACATACAAAGATTCAATAATATCATTCTTTGCTTTTTCTTTTTTCAGATTAGTCATTGCATCTCCAAATGAAATATTGGATTGTGTTGGTCCAGTTGCTCCAATACATGCAGGATGAATTGGTTGCTTAGGATTTGTAAAATGAGTTAGTTGGGTTGGTTGACTAAGTTGAGTAGCAGGTTTAATTTGACCAAATAGATCACGTGGGAAAAGTGGTTGTGGTTGAGTTTGAGTTTGAGTTTGAGTTTGAGGTTGTGTTTGATATTGTACTTGTGGTTCAGCTTCTGCTTCTGATTGAGGTTCTAAATTAAATGATTGTTTAACATATTTTTCAAATTTATCAGGAGTCATAAGTTCATATTTAGGTAAATTAAAGTTCATAAAACCTTGGTTATATTCAATAGGGCGTTGCATTATATAATTAATATTAATATTAAATAATATTAAATTCAATTTTTTTATATAAAATAAAAAATAGTTTTATTTTAATTTTTTTAACTTATTATATTACAGTGTAAGAATATATGATTATGAGAGAAGTTCATCAAAAATAACCTTATCATTGTTGTTAAATCCAATTAATTGACCACCAATTGCAATTTGTGAATATGTTGAACCTTTTTTTAATGAACCAATATCTTTTAACATTTTGCAGTTATGATAAGAATATGGATGAAATGTATGATTCATATGATCCAATTTTTGTTCATATGTGAAAACATCATGGAAAGAATTCAGATTATTTGTTTTTTCATTTTTATTAATCATGTTATCATATAAATATTCCTCATTAAGATATAAACCATTCTTATCAAAAATGTATAAAATCATACCCATACTAATACTAGGAACATATGTTCCTTGTTTTAGACGTCCAACATCCATCAACATAATACAATCAGTGTAAGAATCGCTATCACCTTCAGGATTATTTTCACAAGATTCAAAAGTCTTGTATTTAAAAATGTTTTGAAAATTGAAAGCCATTATATATATATTGTATATATTTGTATAATAATTATAATATTAAAAAATGAATTCAATTTTTTTTTTAATAAAATTGAACTAAAAATGGTAATTTTTAGATCATATAATATCTAAAAATTGAAAGTAAGTATATCTATGTTATAATATTACTTCAAGGAAATTTGGTCTGCTGCTATCTACGGAGGTATGCGATCTTAGTCCTATTACGGTGTTCTCGGCAAAAACCATCGCCATTTTTTTTATTTAGATTTTTCTTATCTTTATTTTATAGAACTAAATCTAACATACGAATTATCATTAAGTAAAAAACAATAATTTTAGATAATATATCATACAAAAAATTGAAAATAATTATATATATATTATAGTATTACCATAAGAAAAGAAATGGATCCCAGTATTTTGTCTACGCCCACACGCCCGACTAATCCTGTTTCTCCGAAAGCTCCCAAGAAGGTGCGTGGATCTTCACCGGTCCCTTCCCAATTGTTTGCTCCTCGGATTCTTTCCTTCCCTTCCTAAATAAGTAAAGAGTATTTGTTTAGGGATGGCTTAAAAACCATCGCCATTTTTTTTATTTATTTATTATCTTTGTTTTGAGATTTTTCACTATTATATTTAGTGTTTTCACTATAAAATTGAACAAAACCACAATTACTACAAGTAAATGCACCATATGTATTATCAAATGCATCACCATCAAGTAAAAAAGATTTCATTTTTGTTCCTAATTTTAATTTTTTATGTTTAAACTCATCATTTTTGCATTTTATGCATACTAATGTGGGTAATTCAAAATTTTTATTTTTATAACGTAAATTAGTGTATTTTTTAGTATGAGTTGTAAATAAACCCTTTCCGTGTTGTGATCTAGTAGATTTAGATTTTTTGTGCGTTTTTCGAACCATTATTTAAGTTTTTATTTTTGTTTTTATTTTATGGAAAGAAAATAATGATTATTGATTTTTTATTATTTTCATATAATAAAATAAAATGAGTACTTATAAACCATTGTATAATTTTTCTAATATGGCAGTTAATAATGTCATATGGGGGTTTCTCGGTTTAACTGTTGGTATATTTAATAATAACTTTATTGTTTTTTTATCAAATAAACTTAATATTACATCCCTACTTATACAAAACTTAATCCAACTAGCAGTATGTTCTAGTCTCTTAGCAATAATCCATACATATTTTAATTTCTTTGGATGGTCATGGCAGAACACTACTCCTGGTTTATTTTTTGTATCATTCTTCTTTGGTGTACAATTTAAAATGATTACAAATATCCAAAATTCATACATTTTAGAAGATACAATTGGTACAATTATAACTACAAGTCAAAAACCATTTCAGGCTTTAATTTAATTATGTAATTTTTTTAAGAAAATAATTAATAATATTTGTTAAACTATCATCATTGTTAATTTCTTTAATATAATACAAAATATCTTCTCTAGGGATATAAAATTTGATATTCTTTTGCTTTTCTGTTTCTAAATTAAGTAAATCTTTAAATTTTTTATTATTTAAGATTTCATACATTCTAATATAGATATATGGTGTCTTTGCTGGTTTTCCCAATATATTTTTAATATCTTCAAATTCTGGAGAATTCATAATTGATGTAATATTTTTTTTTGTATTATATATATCAATCGATAATATGCTATTTTCATATAGATAACTTGCAATTTTTAATAATGCTTTATTTTTTATAAAATAAAAATTTTTAACAGTAGTATCACTAATATGTAAAACTGCACCAAAATCATATAATTTATATATATATCCAAATGTTGGTATTTTATAATTATCTATCTTAATATATTTTTTATCAGTTTTAATATAACCAACATTATTTATATGAGCATCTCCTTGAACATATTTATTTTTATAAAGAAAATTTGTAATATAATAAATTTGTATAATTGCACTATAAATTTGATTAACTGATAAGGTATTAATAATAGATCCTAAATTACCATCAATTAATGTTAAAATTCTTCTCGCACAAAAATTACTTGTTTGTAATTTTAAATTTTTTTTTTCAAATCGTGTAAGTATTTTATTTGGATATTTTTGAATATGTTTGCAATTATCTATAATATCAAATTCTTTCATTGTAACAAAATATTCGGGATATTTATTAGCAAAATTTTCATAAAATCTATTTTCACGAAATATTTTAGAATCTTTATTTATAACATTGCTTTCTAGAACATGTTCAATTTTCATCCCATATTTTTTTTTATTTTTTTCAACTAAATAAACTGTCCCCACATAACCATACCCTAATTCTTTTATTATTTTATAACTGTCAATATTTGAAGAATTCAGAATAATTGAATTTTTTTTACTTAGTTTACTTAGTTTAGTTGTTTTATTAATTTCAGTTCTCGATTTTTTTTTAGTTTTTGAATCGTACATTTTGATATTATTAATTTTATAAGAGATTAAAATAAAATAGGATAAATTATTTTTCTTTTTTACTTCATTATAATTAAAATGACAATCAAAATTATAATTACAGGTTATTATAAGAAAAATAACACTGGTGATGATATTTTTGAAAAAATAGCGAACAAATTATTTATATCAAATAAATTAGTTGAATACATAGTTTATCCAATTGAAACACTCAAAAAATTATACGAAAATGAAGTTAAATTATTTGATAACATAAATTCAGTTGTTTTATTTGGTGGGGAAACATTAAATGATTACTTTCTTAATACACTTCGTTTAATTAAACAATACAATCAAAATATTAAATTGTATGCAATTGGTGTTGGTCTAGGTACAGATATTGATAACCTCAAATATCATTTACCAATGTTTCAATATATAATAGTTAGACACAAATCAGATCATACGATGATTAGATCTAAATTTCCTAATCTGAAATGCGAATATGTTCAAGACATTGCATTTATGTATAATATTAAAGCATATAAGACAAGACCAAAACCAGATAATGTAATTGGGTTATTTCTATCTCAACCTAAATTTTATGCATTAAATAAACATCAACAAGAAATTATGTTACAATCATATGTTACTTTGATAAAAGATTATGTAAAGAATGGTTCTAATGTAAAACTATTCAGTATGTGTTATAATAATATTGATTCTGAAAGTGATTCATATTTAAATAATATGATTACCAGTGGATTAGATAAAAAAACAAAAGCTTCAGTCAGAATAGTTTTGAATCAATCATTTGATACACATCTAGGAACCCTCAAATATGCAATTTGTGAACGCTTTCATGCACATATTTTATGTTTAATATATAATATCCCTTTTATTTCAACTGCAAATACACTTAAAGTAAAACACCTATTAACTGATCTTAATATCATGAATACTATTTATAATCCTTCTACATTTGAAAAAGAATCTAGGGATTCAAGATCATCTATAATTACTAATATATTACCATCTGAATCAGAATCCGAATCAGATTCTTTAAATTTATTAAAATATGAATTTGTAGATCGTATGTTAAAATCAATTAATCAAAAACAATTAAAAAAAGTTTATAAAAATACATATCCAAATGTTTTAAAATTCTATTCTACTTTTAATTCTCGTCATAGTATGATTAGTGATTGTATGATTTTAAATGGATTTGATAATATGTTTAATATTAATGATAGTAATGAAATCAATAATAGTAATGATAGTAATTGTAATTTTGCACAAAATAAACTTCAATTATATATTCCACAAGGATCTATAAATACATATTGTTCTCAATTATTAGGTGAAATAAAAAAAAATAATAAATCGGCTGATTATATTTTAATTAAATTATTTGGAACAAATAAATTAGAATACAAATGGGGAATAGAAGAAAAAATTAAACAAAATTTATTTGATCTGTCACAAGTTAAATGGTTATTTGAAAAAAGTATTATGGAACATTCATATTTATTCAATAATTTTCACCTTCATATAAGTCATATTAAACCAATTACAAAAGAAAAGGTAAAAGGAAAAGGAAATGTAAATGGAAAAGATGAACATTGCAATTTATTTAACATAGATTACATTGATCAATATGATAGAACTGGTGTTCATCGACATGGTTGGAAATATGTAGTCGATAATATTTCTTCTAAAATATCATCATACAATCCAGATCTTATTAAATTAGATTTGTATGTTGACAGAACATTTCACTGGAATCGAGAGGCAATGATTGAAGCTGGTATTATCCCATATAAAACTCCATGGATTGGAGTTATTCATCATACTCTCTATCAAGATGAAAGCGGTTATAATTGCATTCAGTTATTAAAATGTAAAGAGTTTATAGACAGTCTTCTTACATGTCGTGGATTGATAGTCTTATCAAAATATTTACGTAATAATTTATATAAACTTGCAATGATTAATAATGTTATTCTTCCAAAAGTTTATTTTATTAAACACCCTACTTGTTTTGTAGATGATTCAAAATTATGGAAATATGGACCATGGAAGATTAATTCTTGGAAAGGTGAAGTTATTCAAATTGGTTCTTGGATGAGAGATATTAAAGCTATTTATGATATAGATTATCCCCAAAAATATGCATTGATTGGTAAAAAAATGGAAGATAAATATAAAATGATTAGTTTTGGTGATACACAAAAAGAAACCCTTTATAATATGGATACGAGTGTTAAGATTATTACATATCTAGAAAATGACATGTATGATGATATATTATCTAGATATGTTGTTTTCTTAAAATTAAAAGATGCAAGTGCAGTTAATACAATTCTAGAATGTATTGCTAGAAATACTCCTATTATAGTTAATCGATTACCCGCAGTCGAAGAATATTTGGGTGTTAATTATCCATTATATTATAATACACTTGAAGAAGTTCCAATAATATTAAAAAATAAAAGATTGATTGTAAGTGCAAGCAAATATTTAAGTCATATGAATAAAGATGATCTAAAAATAGAAAAGTTTATTGAATTTTTATCTAAAACTCAATTTATATATTAAAATTAAAATAAAAATAAAAATAAAAATAAAAATAAAAAGTATATTAAATTATATAAAATTGTATCTTCATCCAAAAACTGCTTCTTTTTCATAAATTAAATTAAGAACCATGTTATTGTCTTTATATTGATTATAAATTGATTCAATTGATGAAGATGAAGGAACAATAACAGCATCATTATTAAGACTTTTATCTTTTACAAAAATAAAAATTGCTTCTTCTTGTTTTAATGATACTTTATTTCTTAAAATTTTCATAAATTCAGACACAGTTATATTATTTGGAACAATAAAACGATGTTGTCCATGTTCTTTAAAACTAGTGCTTGAAATTATAATAGGTACTCGATTAGGATGCTTATTTAACATCTCTTCTATTTTTTTTTTAGAAACGGGTGAATAATCCATTTTATTTGTTGTCATTCTAAAAACAAAATGAGATATTATTTTATATTTTTTTATTTAATTTAAAAAATATAAAATAAAAAGTAAAAAGTAAAATACATAATTATGAAAAACTTACTACATATTTTTTATCTTTAATTACTTTATTATCTTCTTTAATTTGATAATATGTCGTTTTGATACCATCAATATAACTTTCCCAATAATTTAAAAAGTAACCTTCCGATTTTAAGAATTGTCTTAATATAGTCATTATTGATCGAGATGTTAGTTTTTTTTTTAAATATATTTTTGCTTTACATGGTATATAATATTCTTCTAGTTTAGGCTTTAATTTTTGCATCTTTTCAACTGTTTTCTTCTTCTCTAAATCTTTTTTATTAAATGGTTGATCAATATTATTAAAATTTTGATAACCGAATGCACTTAGTATATCTAAAATAATTTCTCTATCTGGATTTTTAGTAAATAATTGATTAATCATGTTTTCCAATTCCTATTTTATTGTCCTTTACTTTACTTTCTATAATATATTTTTTTACTAATTTGCACTCACAATCATTAATCATTAAATTATTATTAATTTTGATTTTCTTCATTATTATTTAATGATTGTTTAATATTTACAATAACATGATCAGAACTAGAAATCGAATTACTTTCAATGATTTTATCAATATCAGATTGTTCATCTGATTTATGTGCTTCCCAGATTTTATAAACAAATAAAGGAGGTAAATACTTACAATTATTTTTAATATCTAGAATAGCAGTTTCCAAACCATTACAAAACTCATTGAAGTCTTCATTTGGATTACTTATTTCAAATTCTATTTTGGTTATCAGATTATCATATGAATCAGCAGACTTTTGAAATCCCTCTGATCTAGATTGAAAACCAAAGCTACTAGAAATACTTTGTAAGATTGTTGCACCAGCTGTAAATATACCAACACCTATACTAAAACCACTCTTAGTCCCACTAGTTAATAAATCACTAGTTGCCATAAAACTAATCACGCTACTAATTCCAGTAATTAAGATACCCGGAATGACAAACTTAGAATTTTGAGAACTGTAATAAACACTAGCCTGATTATTAATAAATCTTTCTTTGACCAATCTTCGATGAAATTGTCTAAGCACATTTAAGCGATTATTTAATAATTTTTCTTCAGGGGTTGACATTTTACTTTTACATTATAAAAATACTAAAATAACAAAATATTAGTTTAATTTGATATTTATATATTTTTCTTTTCATAATATAAATTAAATGAAAACTACTCAAAAAAATAAAAAAAGAACAACTAAACGAACATTAAAAGGAGGTGTATCAAAACCAATAGATACTATGTTATATGGAATAGATCTCAAACCTTTATTAGATCGTTTTGATATTTTTGCATGGGATTTTGATGAAACACTAATGACTATACCAATGCATTTACAGTCTACAAGAAAAATAGGTAGAATGACAATTAAAGAAATTAATATGATTGATGATGAAACGTTTTATAATGCTTATTTTATGAATGATGGTGCTAAACAATTTATCGAACTTGTATTATTTTTAAAGAAACATAAAAAACATGTAGCAATTATTAGTTTTGGTTTTAGAAAAAGTGTTGAAGCTGCTTTAAATAAAATATTTAAATATTATTATACTGTGATTAAACGAACAAATCCACAAAATCAAGTATTACCATTTTATTATAAAGAGTTAAAAGAATTACCATCAACATCAAAAAAGAATAGTTCATCATTTAATACTGGTACTTTATTATATAGTGAATTTAACTCACCTACAATTTATGGACCTGATACAGATGCACCTTCTCCTAAAACCAACAACATTACTGATTATAAAAATATTTCTGGATTATACAAAGTAAATTATATGAATACTCTTTGTAAAAATTTTAATGCTTCACATGAGAGAGTGCTATTTTTTGATGATGATTATAGAAATAATATTGCACTTAATGAAAAATATGTCAGTGCTTTTACAGTTCCCGGAAAAAATTATGAAAAATTATTCTCAGAATCAAAGCATGAAAATAAAAATAGTAATGCTAGAACAATATCAGAAAATATATTTGGTGATTTAAAACATGGGTTTAGTTTATATTTGTTAGGATTATTAAATAATAATATAGAATCTATCGGGAATCCTCGCGATTTTAAATATTCTAAAGATTCTAACTATCCTAAATATTTTCACGAGTCTATATTTACAATTGATATTTCAAGTAGTAGTACAAATTAAGAGATATGGAAATAATTCTCTAGTGTATTAGATTCATTGTAAATAGGATTATTACGACGTAACCGAAGTTCTTCATTAGCCTTCATCATTAGTTCTTTATTAAGATGTTCTCGGTTAGAGTTATCATTGAAGAGTGATGTTTGTTGTAGTTCTTCAACCGATGGAATAATAGAAACCATTGGAGGCATTTTAACATAATAGTTTTTATTAATATTATTACTAATTTCACGATATTCTTCAATTGTAAGAATACCACCTAATTTCTTGAGAAACAGAATATCCGGAGCTGATTTAACAATCGCACCAGGTAAATCGTAAACCTTTTGATATAACATGTTTAGTAGAGCATAACGATCCCACATTTCATCATCATCAAATCGGTCAAAGATATAAGCAGCTGAACAGTTTGGTGAACAAAAATTACCGAAAACTTCAAATTTATTATCATATGTTAAACGATAAGGGATAGCCCACGGGGTATTATCAAATGGATAGCGACACCACATACAGTCATAAACTGATTTTTCTGGCCATGTCCCTTTCTTGTTATGTTCAATATATTGACATAATAGTTTAGAGTCATTACTTGCTACTTCTGCATTTTCAATCTCTTTTTCACGTGTTGTGCGAAGTTGTTGAATATCTGATTCAGTTACGGTAGTATTGTTATCCTTAGTATGATTAGTATTATTACTTTGAAAATAACTAAAGTCTTCAGTACCATTAAATGCACTAGGGATATTAAGTTCATTATCACCATCATCTAAGTTAACATTAGGGTCTTTAATTTTTCGAATATCTGCTGCAGTAACATTGAGACGAATAATAGGAGTTTCAATACAGTCATTTTCAACTTCTTGTTGATTAAAGAAAGGATCATCTTCTTCAAACTCATCATTTAAACCATATGATTCTTTAGGATGTTTACCCTTTTTTTTAATATTAACTACAGGTTCAGTGGGGACAGTTTCCAATTTTTGATTAGGACGACGACCACGTTTCTTTTGAACAGGTTTTTCTTCCTTAACTTCTTCGGTTACTATCACATTAACATCAACATCATCAGTAACTAGTTTAACTTCTCCTTTAATATCTTCCAGCACCTTCACTTTTTCAGCTATTTCAAGCTTTTCTTTTTTCGTTTTTGGTTGTTTAACAGTTTCGGTATTCACATCTTTTTCTTTTTTAGGTTTAGTAGGTTTCATAGGTTTAGTAGTTTTGGTAATAGTTTCATTTTCAGTCATAATGGTTAATTCAGATTTATCCTTTTTAGTCATCTAAATTTTAGATTGTAGATTTAACTTAAACTATATTTTATTAAATCAATTCAATTTCTTTTTGATTTTATAGGACCTCAAAATGAAAACGAAAAAAAAAATAAAAATAAAAAATTTATATTATTTTAAAATTATCAAAGTAGTACTTGTACTAACTCATACTATGATGCTTTACTTTTTAGCAGGACCTTTGCCTTTTGTAGTCTTTACGACTTTAACAGGTTCTGGTTCTGGTTCAGGTTCTTGATCTTCATCAGAATCATCTTCAGCATCACCTTGAGGAGTTTTATCTTTCTCAGTGTCATCATCTTCATCATCTGAAGTATCAATGGCTACACTTTTAGCAGGTGTCTTAGGAGTAGCAGAAGAATCATCCTCTTCATCATCATCAATAAAGCCAAAGTCAGTATTTGATTTACCAGCATCAGCACGGAGACGCATTAGAGTCCAAGTTGGACCACAGCTAGTTTGTTGAATGTAAAAGTTTGTAAGACGAATAATACCAACACCAGAACTACCACGAAGTGATAGTTTATCAATAGGTTCATCATATTCTTCGCCAGAAATTTTACTAACATGACATTGAAAAGTACCATCGAGACAATTGACTTTAGGTTCAATGCAAGGTGGATAAGCTTCCTTTGTAGTCTTGTTAAAACGTTCTTTAACCGAACGACGAAAGAGACGATCATAAATTGCCTCAGCAGTTTCATTACTCATTTTCTTATTGTCATCAAACCATTCTTGGCGATTTTTAACAAGCGTTTCAAGAAATAGTTGATCAATAGCTTTCATGGTTTCAAGAAACTTCTTAACATTCTTAGATTCTTTGTCAGACGCATCAGCACCCTTAAAAGACATTTGAAGACTCCATTTGCTCATTTTACTGTTTTTCAGTTTACCATCAGAATCACGTTGAGGTTCATCATCAGCTTCTTTACCATTTTTCTTATCTTTTTCGGAATAAGGAGGGTTTACGCCCCACGGGATGTTAAGCATCGGAGTTTGGATAGTAAGAGGACCTCCTTCATAAAATACACGGACCGATTTAGAACCGTTAGGATTTTGAGTGATTTTGCCAAATGAGATTTTCGATAGATCGATTTTAGTGCCGGCAACAACAGATGAGTTAGAGAGGTTAGTAGATTTAGTGGTCATTTCAATTAATAGTAGATTGATAATTATTATTATGTATTATTTCTTTATATTAATTTTTTCAATTCAATTTTTTTTTTATACATATTGAGTTCATATCAATAATCACAATAACATATACAATAATTACAATAATTTCAATCACCCAAATACATTTTCACCAGAATAGACTACATATAAATATCCATCATATTTAGGATGATCTTTTCTAGATTCAACATGTTCATTATAAATTGATAAAATAGAAGCACCTGATGAAGGTAATATTTCATTATTATCCAGAGTAATAATAAAAACATTAATTGATTCATATTCGTTTATTTTAATTCTCTCACGAATAACTTGAATTAACTGACAAATTGTCAAAGATTCAGGAATTAGAAATTTTTCATTATTTATATTGGCAATATTGGATTGATTATTTTTAGTTATAATTACGGGGATTCTTTCAGGATATCTTTGTTTAACCTTCATTGTTTCATTTTTTCTATGTTCAAGAGAATATTTTTCTTTAAATGGTATCATAATATTATTTGTCATTTTTGATATGATAAATAGAAAAAATTTAAAATTAAAACATTGATAAGCATTTAATTAGTTTCAGTTTAATCTGTACCTTTGTCAATTTCAATATCACCGCATGTACATTGTGCAAAACCATCCCAAACCATATGACAATATTGACAATGAACCATTGAATCTTTGTCCATACCATAAATCAACATCTTATCACAAAATTTGCATTTTTCTTCAGTTGGTTGATCCATCTTACAGGTTATTTTTATTTAGTTATTGATTTATTTAGAATCAATTTTTATTTAGTTCTTAATTTATTTAGAATCAATTTTCTTAGGACATTTTCTGTATATTTTTTTAACTTCATAATATTCATCTTTATCAGTTGAAGGATCTGCACTTTCATAGACAGTTACTTTAGTTTGAATTGAACATCCCTTAAAGTTTTTTCTGAGTTTTTTCTCTGGAACACTTTTAGTAAGAGTTTTTTCTATACGACCATTTGGTTCTATATTTTGAATTTGTTGTGCTTTATTAGTAGGCTTAACAACTATTTTTCTTAATTCATTTTCTAATTTTTCAAACTGTTTTAATATCTGTTCTTCTTCTTTTTCAATTGAATTTAATTTTGTAGAAGATGTCAATTTTGTTATAGATTTGGATCCTCCTTTTTTCATTTACTTTATTTTCTGTGGAGAAAATATTTTTCTTTTTTTCTAAAGAAGATGATAAAGGATGTCTTTAATTGATTTACAAAGTCAAAATTTATTTGATTTACCCATACAAGATTCAGATAGCCAATTTAATGAAGACAATTTTAATATGACTGGAGGAGATAGTATCATTGAATCTCAAGATCCTCAACTATTTAATTCTATAACCAAAGAACCATCACCCCTAGAAGTATCCATGTCAGATAAATTTAAACTATCTGGTGGATCATACCAACCACAACAATCTAATAATGCATCTCAATTACTTCAACCACAACCACAACCACAACCACAACCACAACCACAACCTCAACCTCAACCATTACAATCATCATCACAATTACTTCAACAAGTACAAGAACCAAATTTACACCCACAACAACACCACCCTCAACAACAACAAAACCCTCAACAAACAGGTGGTATGAGTCCTAATATAGAAGACTTTGAAGTGGTTGATTTGCAAATCCAAGAAACGGGAAATCTTGATAATCCATCGGAAGATGCACCAAGTTTTGATAATGATAAATTTGACGAGCAAGTTGAAGAACCTAAAGAATTACAACCATGGGTTCATCCAGAATTAAATATTGAAGAAGACCCCGAAATGATTATTAAAATGAGTCAAGATGATATTGATAATAAAGTTAGTGTTTTTGTTGATAATTACAATTCACATGAATACCAAGAATACATGAAATACTTCCAATCATTTTATTCTGCTTCTACTCAAAAATATTCAATCCGTAGAGATAGTGAAGGTAATATTTATTTAGTTAGACGTAATATTTCAAAAGAATTAAAAGGTAAAAAAGTACGTGAAACTATTGCAGAAATAATGAATGACAAAGATTTTAGAACCAACTATTTAATTAAACTAACGCCGCCTGAATATGTTAATGTTCACGAAGAATTATTAAATATTACAAAACAATTAAACATATTATCAGGTGATATTAAAATGCTACAAAATGATCTGATTGAATTAGGTTCTGAAATAACTAAGGATGATGTTAAAAGATTTGAAAAGTCTCGTCAAAAATTCTACAAACTTATCAATAAAAAATACATTTATTCTAAATATTACGACATTGTAAATAATGTTTTTGATGAAGAATCAACTCAATCCATTTACGCAAAAGAAATAGTACCTGATATGGATGAAAATGATATTAAAATATACAAATTAAAATATCATGTTGTTAAAGCACCTAATTCTTTAGTTGAAGACATGACAAATCAAATTAAAAATAATCTTGAAAATTATTCACAAATTATTAACGATGAAGGTAATAATATGAAAGAATATAATACAAAAATCAAAAATTTTATCGAAACTAAAAAAGAAAATGAAAATAAAATACAAAAAGAATTAACTGCATTGGTTAATATATCTAAATCCAAAGTTGATTTCATTATACGAAAATTACCTAAGATTGATATTAAAAGTGATCCATTCTCAACTTAAATTTAACTTGAGATATCTCTTTTAATTTTCATAATTAATTGTTCTTTTGTCCCTCTGTATCCAAGATTACGTTTTTCAGCAATTTCACGTAATTCCTTAAGACTCATTTCATTAAGAAGATTAGTATTCTTAATATAATCATCAGATAGTGCTTCTTGACTTTCTTCTTCTACTTTTTTAACTTCTATGGGAGCAGGTGTTGGTTCAGGTTCAACTGTTTTAACCTGTTTAACTTCTTGTAGTTCTTCTACTTCTTGTGGTTCTTCTACTTCTTGTGGTTCTTCTACTTCTTCTGGTTCATTTAAAGTATCTGTCATATCATCTGGTAAATCTTGACATTCAACATCACATTCATTATCATTATCATTATCACCATTGAATGATAATTCTTCAATTTGTTCATCATCTGATTCAACTTGATTAAATGTTAAATTATTTATTTTTTCTTTTAATTCATCACTCATTTCAAAGGGTTCTTCTTCAGATTGTTCATCATGTTCTTCATGGTCTTCTTGATGTTCATGTTCTTCTTTTATATCTTTAAGTTTTGATGGAGTTGGTTGAGATGAAGATTGTTGAAGCGATTGTGCGGTTAAAGATTGTTTTACAGGTTCTGGGTGATAATTATTACGAGGAGGTGGTAAACATAAAGAATTATTTACAAGCCCTTGAACAGTTTGTATAGTTTCATGTATTGATGATTCTAGGTATCTAATTTTAGAAGATTGTTTAAAATTTTCCCAGATTAAATATACACATACTAAACTAAGTATAGCTAATACAATCGTTACTGAATTTTCTAGCATTTAATTTACAATTGATAAAAAATTAATCATATTTGAACGACATTTTAATTTATTTTTATAAAAATTTTTTTTCATTAATATCATTTTTATTATTAACATTATTATTTTTATAAAATTTTTTTACAACATTCTTAATTTGATAAATTTTATAAAACCATACATAATTTAATAAAGTTAACACAATTACACAACCAGACATCAAATAATGAATTATTTCAGATTCAACCAATTTATACAGTAAATGCAATAAATGAGTGTAATTTAAAATTCGACATAGAAAGAATAATCTAAAACATGATTCGAATGCAATCACATAATTATAATTAACTTTATAATTATTATCAGTATTTTTCAAATACCATATATAATTTAATGGAATTACTGAAAATTCAGCTAAACACAATCTCATTCCAATATATCCAACATGATTTCTATATTCTGTAAATTGCACTTGATAAACCATCATAGTAATAGACATCAAATGATGTACTACAAATGATATATTACTTACATAATCTTTTGATGTTATAAATAAATAAATTATGTCACTCATATAATACGCAATACTAAAATAAAATACATAATCAATCATATTCAAATTATCATCAACAGGATTAATACAGTGAAATAATCCAACTATACATAAGATTAACGCATTAATAGTACTCATACTATATGCTACTAGTTCATGAACTGTATTTTTATTTTTATAAGTATCTGGTGTAATCATTTTAGCAAGTTCAGGATTCATAATAACAGTTAAATATGAAATAGTGTATAATATAAAGACTGAAACTCCAAATAATAATTTATATGATGATTCATTAGTAATATTGTCTTCAATTTCATATATGATTGGAATGCTTATTAGACCAGTAAAAACTATAAAATTACCAATACATCCTGATAATTGAGACATAATATGCCAAAATATACTTAACTTTACACGATTTTTATTATAATAAAACCAAGATATCATATAAAACCCCATTACACATTTTATTACAATAAATCCAATCCATGAATATTGACAATTATATACACTATATGTATTATAAAACAAATTTATAAGACATGCCACTAAATCTATATTTTTACGAAACCCTTCAATTGGTTTTCTCCAATAATTTACACTAGTTATAAATAAAAAAGTATTACTTAATAAAACATCAAGAAATATCATATCATTATACAAATAATTATAAAAGCCATATATACTATTTATACCAAACATTAAAGACGAAGTTAATAAAATTAAACTATATTTTTTTTCAAGAATATAGAGATTAGAAGTATTAATATTAATATTTGAATTTTCTACCATTTTTTAGAATTTGCAACATATTAAATATTAGTTTATTTTTTATATTATTTTGTATTCGATTTTAAAATTAATAAATTAATGGTACTTTTGGGTTAATTAATATATTAAAAATTGATTTCTTTATTTTTATTTAATATATATTACCGGTCAACATGACGACCATCGACATGACCCACGTGTTTCAAGAAGAACTTCAAGAAGAGCTTGCCTATTGGCAGGAGCAGCATGAAGGACTTCTCGGATATTTGGATGAGTTGAACGCAAACTACGAAACCCTTAGTTTGTATCAACTTGAGCAGTTGGATGAAATCCCCAATGTCGACGCACCCGAAATTCAGAGCAAAATTGACGAAATCATGGCAACCTTGGAAGCCATCGAAATCGAAAAGAGAAAGAGGTTCTCTCAGCTCAAGTTTGCGCTTCAGGAGAAAAGTCTTCAGATGATGTACCACCCCACTCGCGTAGCTCGTTTGCTCGCCGCTGGTTTGGTCTCGTTTGAAGAAGAAGGTTCTTTTGATAATCTGTAGGTATTTCACTTGTTGTTTTCCTAGAATAGTATTTAATAGACTGTTTTGGTAGATTTTTTTTATTTTATTTTGATTCAATAAAAACTTCGGTATTCATTAAATTATAACTAACAAGCTTTTTATTTTTAGAATCAACTTGTAAACTAGAAAGGTTAAAATCTGATTCTTTAGTCGAAATAGAAAAACTTAAATATCCTTCAATACTAAATGGTAATCTGTCTTTGATTTCAGGTTTTCTAGTTTTAAGCCAATTTGGTAAAATCTTTTTACCCATAATTGCATTTCCAGTTGGTTTAAAAATCATAATACCATGAGTTGGGTCTTTTTTAGACCAATCATTTTTTTTAGCCCATTCGTTTCTGTATTCGCGGAGATATAATTTAATGGGTTTATTAATATTTTTGGCTAAATAATCAACTGTTAATAATTTCATATTATTCAGCTCAGCATTAATATTTTGAACCCATCGATGAGTTTTATTAGAAGTTTCAGTTACGACATAAGAATTACCATCATTTCCTCGTTTAATTGTTCCAATACTGAATGCAGTAGCACTTTCACTTGGACTACCACGTTCAGATACTTTTTTATGTGAAGACATATTAGATTTATTAGTTTTTATTATTATTTAGAAAAAAAGTTAAAAAGTTAAAATGATAAAATTATATATTCTAGATAGTATTTAATTAGATTGTTTTGGTATAATTTTTTTTATTACTTCATCCAAAACATATTTAGGAACAATGTGTTCTAGACTATTATTCAGATCCAAATAACATTTATGAATAGTTGCTTCTGAAACATTGTCACAAACTTTAGAGATTTGACGTTTTTTAAGACCTAAATTAAAGAGATTATTTACTAAATAAATAACTCCTGCGACAATTGAGACTGCAACATACTTAGGTACAATATTTTTATTACTAATGTTATCACAAATTTGACGACATACTTTACGAAAATCATTACCTAGATTAAGACGAGAGCAAAATCGGTTAATATAATCAGATGGGATTGAAAGTTTTGTATCTTCCCCTGACATTGATTGACTCTGTTTTTGTACAACATCCCAATATTTTTTAAATTCTTTATGACCAGTTACAAAGACTGAACGGTCAATATGGAAGATTTCAGCCATTTCTGATGCACTTCGAGGACAATCATTCATTCGCGACGCTTCTAGGATACATGATGCTAGAACAGCTTCACGAGTCGGATGACGAAATTCATGTAAATTAACAGATGCTCGATAATCAATAATACTTTTATAGATATTTTCGGCTTCCTTGATTACACAACCCGGAATATCTGCTTGAGATGCATAATTGTTCATAAGAGTAATGTATTCATGAAAATTACGTTCTTTGTAGTTCATAATATTACAATTATGATACCATGCTACTTTCCACATTTCATAAGAACTAGCACCATTAAGCGAAATATTTGAACCTAGACTCGCTTCGGAATAAAACTCACTTGTCGGCATACCACACCGAGTCGGATTTACACTTTTATTGTCTTCAGCACCATAATAACGCCATTCTGGACTTTCATCAATTACACTGTCATTAATTATACCACATAATGGACAAACATATTGACCATCAGTTTGCATTAAATCAATTCCGGGACAGTTTACACATTGAGGGTTGTTTAAATCTTGTTTTTCATTTTTCAGTGTTTGTATTTTTGTCTCTTCAACAACAACTATTTTTTTAATAAATTTGCTTTCATCTCGAGCTTTTTCAAAAACTGACCAGATATCATCTTCAGTTTTATCAACTATTGAATCTTCATATGACATATTTTTATTGTATTTTATTATCAGGACATATTCTGGTTTCAATTTTTTCTTAAGTTTATTTTCAGTTATATAAAATAAAACATAAAATAAAACAAAACATAAAATAAGATATAGAACAACATAAAATGACAAAATCTAAAACTAAATCTAAAACTAAAACAAAAGTTAGTATTAAAAATAAAAAAGGTGGTGGTGATCCATATAGTTCAGATGATTACAAAGATGTCGGATTTTTAGATGCTTTAAAATTTAAAACGGATGATTTGAAACCACCTAGAGGAGAATTACCACCATTTCCGGGTTGTTCAATTATGTAAACAACCGTTTATCTTTACTTTAATTTTTCTTTTTACTAATAAATTAATAAATATATAAATATTCATAATGACTGATTTAAATAAATATTTAATTGAATTTTTACCTGGAATTTGGTTATCAAATACAATTTCATTAAATGATAATTTTTTAAAACAAAAAAGGCTTACTATTATGGTTAATTGTGATAAAGAGATGAATTTCTTTGAAAGTGCTGAAAATTATATCGTATCAATCAAAAATGAAATTAAAAAAACAAATCACATGAAATTATACCAATATTTAATTAATTCAACAGAGAAAATTCATAAAGCAATACTAAGTGGAAAATCTTTATTAATTTATGATCCTCATTCAACTAGAAAAGGACCAGTTATAATAATTGCGTATATGATGCGATATGCCCATCTTAATCCTGTTCAAATTATAGATGCTTTTAATTCAAAATCTAAAATACCATTAAATATCAGTGAAGACTATCAACTTGCAATTAAATTATTTTATAAAAAAATAAATGAAATCAATAATCCTTAAGCCTTAATCTATATATGATCATCATCACTAAAATCTTCACTTTCACATGTGTCAAATGGATCTAATGTGTCACTCATATCATCATCACTAGGTATACTAATATTCATAATCTTAGTAAAACATTTTTTTAATTGTTTAAAGTTATCATTCATATCATCATTATCATTATCCGTATCACTATCATTGAGTGATAATTCTTCAATACCATTAATAGATACTTTAAAATCAATATCAATTGAATCGGATAAATCGGATAAATCAGATAAATCAGATAAATCAGATAAATCAGATAAATCAGATAAATCACTAAAATCAGATTCATTATTATTATCATCATCAAAATTTAATTTTATTTCTAATAAATCATCTGGTTTTGAAACAAGTATTAATTCAAAATTATATACTTTAAATATATCATTATTATTTTTAGGATGTGTTTTCAAGTAATTAAATAAATCAGATTGCTTTGTATACTCAAAAAAACATGTTTCTAATTTTTGATTTCTAATTTTAAAGTAACTATTAATAGTTTCAACCTCAGTTGTTGTAATCATTTCAGTTAATAAATGAGTTTGACAAAATATTTCACCAATTTCTATAATTTTTTCATGACAATCATTAAATATACATAACTTATTTAAGTTTTCTAAGATTGATTGTAAAGATTTGTAGTTAATTTCAAATTTAATAAAATATTCATCTTCCGAGTTGATTAAAAATTTAATATTATAAGTTTCAATACTAATATCAAAATTAGCAAAGAAACTAATAAAATTAAATGTTTTTAAAATATTATGGTCTTCCGCACCATTTTCATTTTTAATTTTAAAATAAACTGTATGTAATCGGGTTTTATCAATTTTTTTCATAATTTCTTAATATTTATATTATTTAGAAATTATTAATAGTTTTTTTTCTCAAAGATAAATTAAAAAGATACAAATAAATGGGAGGTAAAACCCAAAAAAAAATAAATAATCTTCATAAAAAGATAAAGGGGACAAAATCAAAAATGAACAATATGAACAATATGAAAAAAGGTGGCAATGTAAAAAAATGTATGTGTATGAACTATGATAAAAAGGATAGTCAATATATTAATTATACTGATGCTACAAAATGCACTAATAATGTTAAACCTGGAACAAACTTTTGCGAAAAACATCAAGATTGTATGGGTTTTATAAAATCATTTATGAATAATTATGAATTAGAGTATGAACCCCAAAAATGGAACGATGTCCCTGAAATTTTAAATTCACATAACTGTTATACATATTTCTTAAACAATCAAGTTCCACCAATTGCCGATAAATGCAAAAAATACACTGAAAATAATCAAAAATCAAAATGCGGTAAATTAAAACCACAACCAGGAGATTTTTCAGAATTATTACGTAATGGAGATTTAAAAAAAAAAGAACGTCAATATAATTGTCCAGCAATGACACAAAAAGTCCTAGAAGATAATCCGTCTATTTCAGTATCATCATATACTCAAAAATGCCCTAAAGATAGTTATAAAGGGGCATTAGTTGTTGATCCAAATAATACATTTCATTTCTATCGTCAAAATAAAAATGGATTATGGAGTCATAAACCAGGTGTTCTTAAAGTTATTGATCGTGATGCTTCGGGTGAATTAATTTATTTTCCAGAATATGCAGATCGTAATTACAAAAAAGGTGATAATAATGATGGTATTAATTATACAAATTTTTGCAACCATATGTGTATTCCAACTAATAAAAGTGGTGTTAAAATCTATTCAGTTTAATTAAAATGCTTATGTTTCATACATTTTTATTTTTATTTTTCTTTTTATTTTTATTTTTATTGTGAAAAGTTTCTTCTAATAAATATAAATTAGTAAAATAAAGTAGAATATGTTATCTTGGTTTAGAGGTAAATCTTTTGAAGATCAAGTCGCTGAATTTGATGATAAAATCAATATTGTTGTTAATTCTTTAGTTAAATCTTCAAAAAGTTCAACAGAAGAAGATCAATTTGATCTTGCAAACTTACAAAATTTAGATACATGTAATGAATATGTTATTTTTCTAGGTGCTGAATTAGAAAAAAGATTCAAAAAGATTGATGCAGAAGCAATCGCTGATGCAATTTATATCGGTAAAAGACGCAAAAATAGTCAAAAGAAAGAAATGAATAACATGAATGCTAATAATTATGAAAATACTAATGAAGTTAAACATTCAAAAAAAGAAATTTGTATTAAAATTTCTAGTCATTATGTTCGCATTCTTAATCTTTTAAGTGCAATTTTAACAGCAATTAATCCTGAGCTTAATATGTGTTCTAGAAGAATTAAAGCTTTATATGAAACCACAACATCTGATGTTAATACTGGTTTTGTTAGAACATGTGTCACAGATGATACAAATAAAAGTAATCCATTATATACAAATAATATTAAAAATATTCCAGGTATTAAACAATTATTTAATCTTTATTATTTTAATTTAATACAAGATGTTGATAATATGGATCCTCAAGAATTAGAAAAAATTAAAGAAGAATTTCAAAAAATTATTCAAACTTTTTCCGAAGTATTCAAATATTCAATCGAAGAAAATCCATTAGAACCCATCACAATTTCAGAAGTAGAAGAATCAATTAATGAATTAAATCAAGCAGTTGCAACAAATAAAATAACTGAACCAGCACTACAAGAAAAAATTAATCAAATGAATTCTTCATTACAAGCTTTAAAAGAACAAATTGAACAAAAAACAAGTATCCCTGATGAAACTGTTAAACAAATTAAAACTGAATTCAAAGAAAATTTTGATGCTCTTACAGCACAATTAGCTACTCTTATTAATGAAATTAAAAAAACTACACCTACTACACCTGAACCTGTTAATAATATAGGCAATCTAAATACACCTACTACACCTAAACCTGTTAATAATATAGGAAATCTAAATACACCTATTACACCTGAACCTGTTAATAATATAGGAAATCTAAATACACCTACTACACCTGAACCTGTTAATAATATAGGAAATCTAAATACACCTACTACACCTGAA